TGGATAAATCGTTAAAATATTTGGTTGGTATATCTGCAATAGTTATTGCGGGATGTGCTGCTTATTTTTCAATCACAGGGTTAGGTATTTTATTTGCGGGTGCATCTGTATCAGTAATGGTTATGGCGGGATCTTTGGAGTATGCTAAATTAGTTACTGCCACATATCTTAAACAAAAATGGAACGTAATAAAAGGTTTTAATAAATGGTACCTAACAACTTCTGTAGTAATTTTAATGGCAATTACATCTGCCGGTATCTTTGGTTATTTATCTAATGCCTTTCAACAACAAAATATTAAGTTAGACCAAGTTCAACGTGAAATTGACGTTTGGAATAATAAAATAAAAACAGACACTACACAAATTACTTTATACACAAATCAATTAAATCAATTACAATCAAATAGTAATACGGTTTTAAATAATAACACAAATAGAAGTAGTTTAAGATTTGCAACATCTACAGGTAAAGAACAATCTAAGATTAGAACTAAAATTAGTGTTCTTAACGATTCTGTTGCCGCATATAACGGACACATAAATGATATTAAAAATGCAAACATAGAACTTGAAAGAGAAGTTGGTGGTTTCCGTTTTGTCGCCGAAGCATTTGGGATGAGTTTAAATTCGGTTGTTAAATTTTTTATATTCTTAATTGTAATAGTATTTGATCCATTAGCAATTGCATTAGTAATTGCGTTTAACCAATTGGTTTTAGGTGAAAATAAAAAAGAAGATGAAGAAGTTAAGGAAGACAAAACAAAAGAAATTATTGAAGAAGAATCAAGATTGAAATTATCTAAAGAAGATTTAGAAATATTGGAAAGTGTTTTATTAAATCCACCACCACCGAATGAAAATTTAAAAGAGGCTGCGAAAACATATAACGAACAAGTTGAAAATAAACAACCATTTGAAGAAATGTTAGATAAACTGCAACCGACACAAGAAGAACGTCATGAACTTTTGGTTGAAATGATGAAGAATGACGAAGAGTTGGGATTATATAATGAACCAATGGTTATGAAAGATGAAGTTGATTTAAAAGAAATTGCGGAAAAATTACAAGATAGAGAACTATTTCCCGAATCTAATCAAAGAGAAAAGGAGACTATTGAAAATTCAAATTGGGACGTTACTTTAATGGACGGGTTAGAAGATGAAGAACCATTCTTTACTGAAGAAGAGATCGAGAATATTTTACAAGAAGAACCAACCGAAGAAGAAATTGAAAGAAATTTTTCTACTATAGAACCTGAAACGGAGAATATTTTCCAAGAAGAGGATGATTTGACCGACGCAATTAGAGAATTCAATCAAGAATCAATAGAGGAAGATGATTTTGATGGGTTTGTTCCTGAACCATTCGCAACACCAGAAGAAGTTGAGGAATTAAAAATAGACATTAAGATTGAAATTCCCGAAGACGATGAAAGAATGAACATTATAGGACAGAACGGGAACGAAGGATTACATTACGAAAACGAAGAAACTACATCATCCGAACAAGATGATGAAAAAAAAAATTAAACGAATTCCCAATTCCAATATTGGAGGAATTAACGGAGGAATTGGATTTGTTAATAATAGAAGATACAATTCCCCTCAAGGAGGAACCTCAAACCTTAGAATCGACAGACTCTAAAGATGAAATTTTGTATTGGGAATCGGATGACGTAAATCCAAATTTAGTAATATACGATTTGGAAAATAACAGAACATTTGTACCGAGTTCTGAGGAAGAAATAATAACACCACAACCATCTCCGGTGGAAAAAGTTATAACAAGAAATGTTAGTTCAAGACGTAGAAATTTTAGATAATTTAATTATTAATCGTAAAAAGTCTAAAAAGACACAAATATTTTTATATGATACCCAAAGAAGATTAGATGATTTTTTAAACAAAATCAAATATCGTCTTAATGGAAAATATGAAGATGTACCCCATTATGTTATTTCTAAATTAGGGGTAGTATATCAGTTGTTTGATACCGATCACAGTTCCAATACATTTGACGACCCTCAGATAGACAAAAAACAGATTAAAATTGCCGTTGAGAACTTAGGTTGGTTGAATAAGAATACCGTTACTGGTGTCCTTAATAATTGGATTGGTGACCCTTATAGAGGTGAACCACACATTCGTAATTGGAGGAATTACTATTTTTGGGATGTGTACCCCGAAACCCAATTAAAAACCCTTTCCGAACTCTGTAATGAGTTATGTGATAAACATAATATAACTAAACAAATAGTCCCATCTCACGGATACTTGGAAAATGCCTCAAATTTCAGAGGAATAGTATGTAAATCCAATTTTTCAAGTATTTATACAGATATAAACCCTTCTTTTAACTTTGGGGTTTTTTTTAACAATGCAAAAGAAAACTAAAACAGATTACGACGTAACAAGAAACATGTTAAAGACCATTAGGACTTTAACGGAATCTAAGGTTTCAAACAAGACATTAAACGAGATGGTTGGTTTTCAATCACCTGAGGTAGATAAAGCTGAGGAAAATCTTAAAAATGATATCATTGTAGTAAATGATGTTGAAGTTAAAATGAACTCTTCAGATGAAGCCGATTTGAAATTACAAGATAGTGAAAAAACGGCGATATCACAGTTAGTTGATAATTTTAAACAACAAGTTTCACAAATTGCAGACTTAAATCCTGGTATCACAATTGCCCCCGATCAAATTAGATTAGACGGATCATTAACTGATCAAGACATAAGTTTTGTTTTTATTGCGGGTAAAGAATCAGGAGTATACATTAATGCGGATATGTTAAAATTAGAACAAGACGTAGCAAATGAATTGGAAAAGTTAGCTAAGTTTCATGAGACATACGAAACCGCAATGAATCCATTAATACAAGAGAGAAAAACTAACTAATAAATGGCACTAACAGATCAAGATAAGAGGGAGATAGAGAATATCACGAAGAAAGAGATTAAATCTTTTATGGACACAACACAAGCCCATAAGATCGTCGTGAAAATGATCCAAGACGAGTTAGGTACCAAGAAGATAGACGATAAAATAGTTGATTTATCAACCAAAGTGGTAGTTGAATTATTCAAGACCCTATGGCAGAGAAAATCATTCTGGGAAAGTGCTTTAAAATCAGTTAAATAATGAAGTATTCAAAACCAAACTTTGAACATGAATGGAGTGAAGCTCTTCGTTACCGTGAATTTGAAAAAATGGGTGAGGAAAAGTGGTTAGAGAAGGCGTCTAAAGATTTTGAGATTTCTAATTTTAATTCAATTAAAAATGTGTTGAATAATGTGGATTTAGATTATGATACATTAGAGGATGAAAAGAAGAAAAGATTTGAAAAACACTTTAAAGAAGGTGAAGTTGAAATTCCCATTGTTGTTAAATTTGGTGAGAAGGATTACGATCTTTTAGGAGGTAATACAAGACTTGCTGGTTTAATTAAAAAGGGTATAAACCCAAAATTGTGGGTTGTGGATATGACAAAAAATAAAGAAGAGGTTAAAGAGACAGGGGCGGATTCCTCAGGATCGTTTAGTGGACCGGCTTTTGGAGGTGGAGACGGAGATGTAATTAAAAGAAAGATTTCTAAAATACCTAATTTTGAACCAAATGAACAAGAATTAGGGGAGGTAACTGATTCAAGTTCTTCAGGTGCGTTTGATGTACCAGCGTTCGGTAAATCGACCTATGGTGGTCGTAGAGACCCATTGAAGATTGACGGACCTGACAGTATCTATAAAGGTAGAGCGGTTAAGGATAAGAATTTCCCTAAATGGGGAGGACCTGATAGTGTCTTTGTTAAAGTTAAAGAGAAATGTAAGAAGTTCCCTTACTGTAATCAAGGAAATACAGGAGCTATTGAATACGTAAGTGAAGACAAAGAAATACAACAAATAATAAGTGAAATCTCAAAAACATACGGTTTACCACGTAAACAAGTGGAAAATATCGTATTAAATGAGATTAAAGATATATTTATATAGATATGAAAGTAAGTGAAATCAAACAACTAATAGAAAGTATAGTTACTGACGAAGTTAGAAAGACTATAATGGAAGAATCTGAGGGTAATAAGGAAGTGTATCACATCAAATGTGAGGGAGTTCCATTAGGTACCTACAGTTCTCAAGAAGAAGCTGAAAATGATATGGATAAATTTAAAGAAATGCATCCAGGTAAAGAGCTTATTATTGAGAAAGGTGTTTACGAATCACATGATGATATGTTAGATAAATTAGATGAAATGAATGATCAATTAGAAGAAACAAACGATATGGAAAATACAGAAATGCAACCAGAGGAAGGAAATGCGTTTAGTGGAGCATTGGCTGCCGCTAAATTAAAAGGTGATAAAGAATTTAAAGTTGGGGATAAAGAATATGACGTAAAAGAGGAAGAAGAGTGTGATGAATGTGGTGGTGGTTATATGGAAGAAGAGGAAGAAGGTGGAGATGATTTTGAAGAAATGTTAAGAGGTAGAAGAAGAAAACATAGTTATGTAGATAATGGTGAAGAAACACCTGACGAAATGGGTGAAGAAAAGAAATCTTGTGAAAAATGTGGTAAAGAGATGTGTGAGTGTGGTGGTGGAATGTATGAATCAAAAAAGAAAACATTACGTTTAACTGAAACTGAATTAACTAAGATGATTGCTAAAATGGTTAGTGAGTCAATACCTGGTTTAGATGCTGCAAAGAAAGCACATACTGAAAGTGGTAAAGAAAACAAAGCTAATATATCTGCAGTTGAAAAGAAAATCGCAGCAACAATGAAGTTTGATGGTAATGATAATCCTGAATTTCCTAAGGCCATTGGTAAAGGTGAAAAAGTTGCAAGAAAGAATACGACAGATCAGGAAGATGAAATTAAGAAAAACTTTGCAGGTTTAGAAAATTTAGATTACGATATTGAACCAGATAGTAAATTTAAAGATAGATTAAAAAAAGCAATTGAAGGACATACTACAATGGGTAATGCTCCAACAACTGAGAAGACAGATGTTAAACCATCTAACGGAGCAAAACTTGGAGAAGAACCTAAAGATAAAGACGGTAACGTAATTCCAACACCAGAAACGGCTAAAGGAATTGAAAAACAAGTTAAGGACAGACAAAAGGATAAAGATAATAGAGAGTTATACAATAAACAAGCCGTTCCGGTTAAATCTAAATCAATCAACGAAGAAGTTGAGAAGATGAAGAAAATGTTTAATTACAACAAGAAAACTCAATAATATCTTTTAAATCTTTTCATTAATCTTTATATTTGTATTATAATAAAGTTATGGAAAATAAAGAGAGTTATTTAGAGTTTGTTGGGTCTGAGAATTACAAACAACAAATTGATGTATGGTACAGGGCGTACAATATCAATAGAGAAAAAACAGAACTTTTCTATGATTTTCTCATTTCACTATATGATTTGATGGAGGAAACTTATTTAGGTTCAGATGTTATATCTACAACCGACGATCAAATGAAACACTTTACATGGTGTTGGGATAAGAATTTAGATAATTTTAATAAAGAAAAGATTTATTTTAAAGAAAGGGGTAATGGGTATGAATATTTTTGGAACTTCTTTTTGGAGGCCTATTATTACCCAAAAAATACTGAAAATACAATAAGAATACCTGAATACTTTTACGTATTATTTGACTTTGTTCATCGAAAAACCAGATCTGAACTGGATATGTTAACAGAATTGTACAAATTGTTAGAACAAAACTTGAAAAAGTAAAATTTTTTCCATATATTGATATTAAAATCGTAATAAAATATGGAAACCTTAAAAAAAATAGATGAACTTTTCATGAAGATGAAAGTTGACACGGAGAAGGTTTATGGAAAGGGTAACAGAAGTGCCTCTATTAGAGCAAGAAAATACGCCCAAGAAATAAAACAATTAATTGGAGTCTACAGAAAAGAGATTCTTGACGAAATGAAAAAACATGATGATGCAACAGATTAAACTTTTTTTCTTTGTATTGAGTATTGTTTATTCATTACGAATTATTGTGGAGTTTGGTATAAAACTTACACAAGAGAATCCGGAACCAATGAAATTAACAAAACTTGAACAAATAGTACAAATAATTTTATTGTCCTATATAATAACTTACCTATTAACTTAACAACGTGTTTGAATCAATAAAATCATTAAGACCTTATTTCCATTCTTTAAGAGAAGTTCAAAATAATGTTAGTTTAGATATTAAATTACCATTAACTTGGAGATATGAAGATATTATAAAACCATATCGAACCATTAGTGTTAAGATACAAGATAAAAATGATAAGTATAATCTTGTATCATTAGTGTCACAAGCAACACAAGAAGGGTACGATGTTGCGTTTGCCTGTGCAAACGAAATATTTACTTTTAATAAGGAAGAAGAAGAAAAACAAAAATTATTCCACCAAAAAGTAAAAGAATTACAAGAATTATTTAAAACAGAATCTTTAGACAAGTTAAAAGAAATAAACTTAACTGACAATTATGGACAAGAAACTACAACAGGGATTGAATTGGCTGGACAAGGAAATGAAGAAGGATCAGAAGGAAGTGGAGATACAGAAGACGAGGATGATTAATGAAATAAAAAAAATTAATAAGGAAGAGTTGTTTAAACCAAAAAAGAAAGTATCTATAATAGATAAATTATTAAAGATATTAGGTTATGGAAAAAAAAGGTGAGTTAATAAATCAATTAGCAATTATAAGTGACTTATTAGAAAAGTTAAATACAAATACGGAGTCGACAACTATTATCCTTAACTTAAAAGAGGACGAATTTTTAAAGGCGTTCGATTCAATACAAAAAAAATACGGGAGAATAATTGAAAAACCTAACGAAACTTTTACAATAACGATAGGAGAAGTGGATATTATTTTTAATATGAGTAATGTCTAAATAATTCACGTCTATTAAATCCTTTAGACTCTAACAATTTATATAATTGTTTTCTTTGATAGGTAGTGATGTCTTTGACGAACATGAAGTTCGTCTTTTTTCTTTTTAGAAGGTCTTGTTTTAATAATTCAAACAATCTATCGGCATCATTAAGGTTTTTATTACCATACATTTTAACGTCATCCTCAATCTGTACAAATAGATTTTTATTTAATGTGAATATTTGGGTAATTTCTGTGATCGGTAGAATTTTGTCTACCATCTCATGATATCTAATTCTTTTCTTTGTTTGGAAATCGTAAATTAACTCTTCTTGCCAATATGGTAAGATTTCTTTGATACGAAATTTATCGTCTTCAATCTTAGCTTCCATATTTCTACCCAAACTATCTTTAACATATGTTGCAGTTGCCCAACGGTTATTTGGAAAGATTAGTGCAATCTCATATACTAATTCTTGTTTGCGTTTACTACCCTGTATTTTTAAAAATGGAGGTACACGCTGTGTTTTAAATTCCCTCCAATATTCATATACGGTGGTTCTTTTCATACAACGGTATAATACTTTTACTCTTTTCTTATTACAAAAAAGAACTATAAAATATTTTCCTTTTTTCATATTAATTTAGTTATTAAGGTGTATAAACCATATCCACCCAATAAAAACCAAACAATAGTAAAAATGACAATACCCGTAGAAACGAATTGAGTTGTTTTCTCAACCTCCTCCCTTAATTGTTTTTTCTTACATGTGTTACAAGCCATAATAAAATATATACTTTAAATTTCTCTTTATCAAATATTTTAGGTATATTTTAATATAAATAAATGATTAATGATTAGTTACATTGGAGGAAAGGCACGTATAGGTAAATGGATAGTTCCACAAATACCAACAGATATTGAAACATATGTCGAAGGATTCAGTGGTATGTTTTGGGTATTCTTTAATATGGATTTGGCCAAGTTCCCGAATCTAAAAACGGTCGTTTATAATGATTATAATAGATTGAACGCCAATCTAATGAAATGGGCTAAACAATATGACGTTTTACGTGAAGCATTATCAAAGTATCCATGTCAGGCAGTTGGAGTAGAAGACACACCACCTGAATATGCTCAAATGTTTGCTCAATATCAAAAAGAAGTGTTCAATCCCGATTTAGTAATTACCGATGAAAATAGTTTAGAAATTGTTTGTAAGTATGTGTATGTTTTAACACAAGTATTTTCAGGATCTAAACCTGAAACATCATCTTATACAGATTATAAAGGAAAGTATCGTTGTAAGGTTCTTATCTTTATGGATAAATTAAAGAACCCAAAATATAGAGAACATTTTGATAAGATCTCATTTGTTGAGAATAAAGATTTTTGTGATGTGGTAAAACAATACGATTCACCGACAACATATTTCTATATGGATCCTCCATATTGGAAAACTGAAAACTATTATTCTAATCATGATTTTGATGTTAATGATCATATCAGATTGGCGGAATGTATGAAAGGTATTGAAGGTAAATTTAGTTTATCATATTATGATTTTCCTAAGTTAGTTGAATGGTTCCCAAAAGATCAATATAAATGGAATCAAAAAGATTTTAAGAAAGCAGCGGCAGCAAAAAAAGACGGTACACAGAATGTTGGAACCGAACTTTTAATAATGAATTATTAATTTAAACAATTATGAGTACAGCATGGTATGTGGTAAAAGTTTTACCCGGTAAAGAAAGATCATTAACTGAACAATTCAATAAAGATATTGGATTGGGTAGAATAAACAAAATTGTAAGATTTGTTTGTCCTACTGAGAAAGAATTCGTTGTGGTTAAAAATAAAAAAGTAATTAGAGAAAAAGTATTATATAGTGGATATCTTTATTTTGAATCTATTAAACAATTAGAAGATGATGATTTGAAGATAATATCTTTAATACCTAATATTATGGGTATGATGGGAGATAGGATGCCAATGTTATTGAAAGAAACTGATGTTAGACGTATATTGAAAGATGATACATTAGAAGAACATATTGAAAGTAAGAAATTAAAATTTGATAATGGAGAACCTATTATAGTGTGTGATGGACCATTTAATGATTTTAGTGGTATTATTAAGGAAGTTAAAGGAGACAAGGTAGATGTTGAGATAAAAATATTTGGAAGAAATACCGCAGTTTCATTAACTTTGGATCAAATACGAAAACCCTAATGGATAATATTTCACCTGAAGTTTTAATCTATCTACAAACAGTTAAAAATTATTTTGAAACAAACATAGAGGCTAAAGAATTTTTTTTAAGTAATTCTGACGGTGAATTGTTTTATAAACATTTAACTGAAATCGCACAGAAAAATTTTGAAAAAAAAGGAGAAGCAACATTAGATAGAGAACAATTTGAATTATTAAGAAAAACAATTGCTGCAATAATAATTGCAACGTCGATTACAAAAATCGGACAAGTTGAATACAAAAAAGAAGATTTTGATTACGATAATGGGGTGTTTATTGAATTCCCTAATTTCGGTTCAATTTGTCTTAATTAAGATATTATATGAATATAAATTTACCAAACAATTATTCCATATACGATACTGTATATGGTAATGAAATACCAACAGAACAATATTATGTGGTAAAATATGACAAGTTACCATCAAAGTTTACGGATGTTAGTTTATCATACGAACCTGAAATTATTGAAGAAATAAAAAAGAATGGTTTTGTTGAAGTCGTAAAGATTAATATGAAATCTAAAAGTTATGAATCATCGACACAATCTTTATTCGTAAATGATCTTGCACAAATATTTGTTAGAACATATAAATCAAGTAGAGGACATAAAGAACCAAAAGAAAATCATATTCATTTAGAATTTGCTTATAATGGAACAAAGGGAGGGATTAAAGAACAAATTGATTTCGGTGTCTTTAAGAAATATGAGATAACAAAAAAGAAAGCGAGTATCCAACTTGTTAAAAGTGATATGGGTCATTTAGATACTGAAGAGTATGATCTACATGTTCCACCGACAGATTTAGAGTTGAATTACGGAAGTGATTTTAGTAAAATACATGAAGTTATTGTGAATAGATTAAATTCCGATAATGATAAGGGAATAATTTTACTTCACGGAGATCCTGGTACTGGTAAGACTTCTTATATTAAACATCTAACTACTTTAGTTAAAGACAAAGATATTTTATTTATTCCACCATCGATGGCGGAAATGTTATCAGAACCAACAATCATCCCTTTCTTAATGGATCATAAGAATTCAATTTTAATTATTGAAGATGCTGAACGAGTAATTAGTGATCGTGAAGGTAATGGTTCGCCCGCAGGAGTATCTAACATCCTTAACCTAACAGACGGTATTTTGGGTGATTGTTTAAATATTCAGGTTATTGCCACCTTTAATATGAAAAGAGAGAAGATAGACCAAGCTCTTCTTCGTAAGGGTCGTTTAATCGCTGAACACAAGTTTGAGAAATTATCAGTTGAAGAAACCAACAAATTATTAAAACATTTAGAAAAAGATCAAGTTGTTGAGGAAGGTATGGTTTTAGCTGATATTTATAACATAGACACAGAAGTCTATAAAACATCCAATAAAGGAAATAAAATAGGATTTTAAAATTATAAAATGGAATACGTTACATCTGCACAAGTTGCACAATTACAATCAGAAGGAAGAAAATTATTAGTTCAGTACACAGCCGATTGGTGTTCACCATGTAAGGCATTAACACCAAGATTATCAAATTTATCTAATAGATATTCAGAAATTACATTTGTTAAAGTGAATGTTGATGAAAACCAAGATGCTGTTATGGAGTTAGGTATTAATACTGTACCTACAATTATGATTTACGATGGTAGTACATTGGTCAATAGATCAACGGGTGCGAATGTTGATAGTATGTACACTAAAATTTTAGATACATTATAATATGGATGTTATTATTTTTTCATTAGCCGATTGTGATCATTGTCAAGATCTAAAAAAAAGATTATTAAATGAACAAATACCTTTTAAAGATTTTGAAATTAATAAACATAAACCATTTTGGGATGATATTGTAAAACAAACCGGATCGGATTATGTACCCACTATTTATTTAAAAGATGATAAAACAAAAACCGGACGTATTTTAATACCATTAAAAGACTTTAATAATGGGGATGAAGCTATCAATATCATAAAAAAATACACATTATAAAAAAAAAGGGTTTGAAACCCTTTTTTTTATGCCTATTAGTGGAATAAAAGTATTTATGTAAAAGACTTTACTTTTACATGGCACTACAAAGAATAAATTGGACACAGATTGAGACGGAAAACGTCACACCAGGTACCACAATTGATCTCGGTTCGTCAACAACTCCATTAAATGCGGTCTACGCAGATAATTTATATGTTTCAGGAACAAGCTTAAGTAATTTGATTGCGGGTTCATCAGGTACTTCAGGATCTAATGGTACATCAGGTAATTCTGGTTCTTCAGGATCATCGGGTACTTCGGGATTACGTGGAGTCTCAGGATCTTCAGGATCTAGTGGTACATCTGGATTTGGAACTTCAGGTTCGTCAGGTACATCAGGTCAAGATGGTTCTAATGGTTCTTCAGGTACGTCTGGATCTTCAGGAAATGGTACGTCAGGTACTTCAGGTGTGAGTGGTACTTCAGGAACATCAGGTTCGTCTGGTATTAGAGGTACTGCGGGTACTTCAGGTAGTTCAGGAACTTCAAGTAACGGAACATCAGGGTCTAGTGGTACATCAGGACAAAACGGTATTAATGGTGCCAACGGCCAAAATGGAACTTCAGGTTCTTCTGGATCGAACGGTACTTCAGGTACGTCAGGTCAAGATGGTTTAAATGGTAGTAATGGAACTAGTGGATCAAATGGAACAAATGGTACTAGTGGATCGAGCGGTACTAACGGATCTAGTGGTTCATCCGGTACGTCGGGTATTAGAGGTTCACACGGTACTTCAGGTACTTCAGGAAGTGTATATCAAACATCATCAACAACATACGTTTCAGATATTGATGAACATGACGGTGAAATATTACCACCATTTATTGTTGATGCTGGTTTGTCATATAGTGAAGGTCAGTTAGTTATTGCCGCATATGATGTAAACAATTATTTAATTGGTCGCGTTGTAAGTTATTTTGGAACAGAACTTACATTATTAATAGTAGATCATGCGGGTGGTAGTGGACACGATAGTTGGTCTATTAATTTGTATAGTGCAATTAGTGGAGGTGCCGGTGGATCTTCAACATTAAGAATTACCGATGGTACAACAACCGTTAACGGAGTTGATCAAATAACATTTGACGGAGCCGAAGTTACGGATAACGGATTAGGTAATATAACAGTTACAATTATAGGAGGTGGTGGTGGCGGTGTTTCAGGTACTAACGGTACAAGTGGTTCTAATGGATCAAGTGGAACGTCAGGATCTAATGGATCATCAGGATCAAACGGAACGAATGGTTCTTCGGGAACTTCTGGTGTTACAGGTACAAGTGGTACGTCAGGTACTTCAGGTCCTGCCGGTGCTACAGGTACAAGTGGAACGTCCGGTTTGAATGGTACTAGTGGTACAAATGGTACAAGTGGTACAAATGGGACGTCCGGAACAGATGGTACAAGTGGTACTGATGGTTCTTCAGGTTCTAACGGAACAGACGGTACTTCAGGATCTAATGGTACTGATGGGTCTAGTGGTACATCAGGTACAGGTACAAATGGTACTTCGGGTTCATCAGGTACATCCGCACCTGGTATAACATCAGGTACAAGTGGTACTGATGGTTATTCAGGTACCGATGGTTCTTCAGGATCTAGTGGATCAAACGGTACAGATGGTTCTAGTGGAACTTCAGGAGTTAATGGTACTAATGGTACGTCAGGTGTTAACGGAACAAGTGGTACCGATGGTTCTTCAGGAACTTCAGGTATTGGTATTAATGGTACATCAGGTACAAGTGGAACTGGCGGTGGTTCAGGAGTTTATGTTATAAAATTAGAATATAGTGCGGGTTCGTTAATATCTTCTCCATTTGTCGCAGCACAAGACCCACAAGGTAATACTATTACATCAGGTGCTGGTGGTTGGACATTTACAAGAGTTGGTGCAACTGAAGTGAGTGTAACACATCCATTGGGTGTATGGGGAATAAATTTTATGACACATTCACAACTTGTTGGTGGTGATTTCTTAAGTAGAAATATGGGAGGAACAACAACAGGTCAATCGGTATGTGTACAAAATGCAGCAAAAACCTTAATGACGTTTAAAGCATTAGGACCTGGTTTTACCGGTGTATATGGAGTTGGATCGGTTGTTCAATATATAACATGGCAAGTTCCTACAAATAATATTTATATATAAAAATGGCAAGACTAGAATCGTTACCAATTACATTAGTTGCTAGTATAAAACCTGGCAGTATTACTACTAGTACATTTTATAATAATACTGGAAGTACTTATCATGGATATGGATATACATTTAATTGTACATTACAAGTAACAGCAACACTTACTTCAGATGATAGAATTACACCAAATCAATTTATGTATGATGCATATTTTGTAAATGAAGGAATGTGGTTCGGTCAAAGTACTAATGGAGCATCTTATAAAATTATAAGTGTATCCACACCTACAAATGCATATGAAATTGATGTTGTTTTAAAAGATGTTGGTTTATATAATATATTATCTGACACTTCATTTAGTGGTTTTAATACACCTAGTGAAGGTAATAACGGATTATTATTTTATTTATCCGATGATGGAGATCCAATATTAAGTGGATTACAATTGTTACAACCTTATTTACCTGACATTAACTATTTTGTTAATGACATGTATGCAAAATTTCAATATAGAAATTTTACAACAACACACTATAATAATAACGATATCAATTTAGTATACGGTACAGGTTATAGTATTAATCAAATAGTTTATTTAAATTCAACTGGAACTTTTCAATTAGTTGATACAACTAATTCAAGTCAAGTTGAGAAATCTTTTGGTATTATTACATCGGTTAATGAACCTGAAGATGGAAATATGACAGTTAAACCATTTGGTGAAATCAAAGGTGGTTTAACATTAACAGGATTTTCAATTGGAGATGTATTATATTATGACGCAACCGCATCAAATACATCTTATGTTACGGATATAAAACCAACAACAAATCCATTACCTATTTACATTAAAATTAGTGATACCACAGGTTCATTAATTGGTGGTCAAACAAGTGGTGGAGGAGGTACAGGTGCATCAGGAACAAGTGGTACTTCAGGTACAGACGGTTCATCGGGAAGTAATGGTACAGATGGTTCTAGTGGTACATCAGGTTCTAATGGTACCGATGGTTCTTCAGGTACAAGTGGTGTTGACGGAGTAAGTGGAACAAGTGGAACCAGTGGTTCTAATGGAACCGACGGTTCCAGCGGTACGTCAGGATCAAATGGTACTGACGGTACTTCAGGTGTAGACGGAGTTTCCGGTACATCAGGTACAAGTGGTTCAGATGGTACTTCAGGAGATAGTTTATTTAGTGAAGTATCACCGGGCGTATGGACAACAACAAATAATATTTTAATCACAGGATCTTTAAATGTTGATGGTACTGTTAATGCAAGAGAATTACATGTTACATATGAAACCTCTTCAGTAATGTATACGTCTGGATCAACAAAGTTCGGAAATACAATCGATGATACACATCAATTTACGGGATCTTTATTTATCTCAGGTTCGGTAAACATTACAAGTGGTAGTTTAGTTATAGATGGTGTTCCATTCTCAGCAATGACATCAGGAACATCAGGTTCTAATGGTACTGATGGTAGTTCAGGATCTAATGGTAGTGATGGTTCTTCAGGAACTAGTGGAGTAGACGGGGTATCAGGAACAAGTGGAACGTCAGGATCAAATGGTACAGATGGTTCTTCGGGTTCTAGTGGTATTTCAGGAGTAGATGGTACTGACGGTTCTAGTGGTACTTCAGGTGTAGACGGAGTTTCCGGCACATCAGGTACTAGTGGATCAAATGGTACTGATGGTACCAGTGGTATTTCAGGAGTAGATGGTACTGACGGTTCTAGTGGTACTTCAGGTGTAGACGGAGTTTCAGGTACAAGCGGAACATCAGGTTCAAATGGTACGGATGGTACTAGTGGTATTTCGGGGGTGGATGGTACTGACGGTACTTCAGGAGATAGTTTATTTGCCGAAACTGGTAGTTTTTGGGCAACGACAAATGATATTCAAATAACGGGTTCATTAACTGTAGGTCAAGGTACCGGTGTTGTGAATTCTTATTTATTTTTAACGGATAGTAGTTCACTTATATTAACAAGTGGATCAAACATAATAGTAGAAAACGGTGGTTATATTACAGCAGCTTTCTTTGGTGATGGTGCGGGTTTATATAACATACCAGCATCTGGTGTAACAGGATTAAATTTAAATTTAATTAGTAGTGGTAGTAATACTGCTTCTATTGGTTTAAATGGTTTTAACATTAATACTAATACATCAATTACAGGTGCATTAAACGTTGATGGTATTATTACTGCGAGACAGTTAAATATTGATTACGTAAGTTCATCAATACTTTACACATCAGGTTCAACTAAGTTCGGTGACACCATTGACGACACTCACGAGTTTACAGGTTCATTGTTTATCAGTGGTTCTGTTAACATTTCAAGTGGTAGTTTAGTTATAGATGGTGTTCCATTCTCAGCAATGACATCAGGAACATCAGGTTCTAATGGTACGGATGGGACATCTGGTTCTAACGGAACGGATGGTAGTTCTGGATCTAATGGTACGGACGGTTCTAGTGGTACATCGGGAGTTGATGGAGTATCAGGAACAAGTGGTACTTCAGGTTCTAACGGTACAGATGGTTCTTCAGGAAGTAATGGTACTGACGGTTCATCAGGTTCTAGTGGTATTTCGGGGGTGGATGGTACTGACGGTTCTAGTGGTACGTCAGGTGTAGACGGAGTTTCCGGCACAAGTGGAACTTCAGGTAGTAATGGTACTGATGGTTCTTCAGGTTCCAGTGGTACAAGTGGGGTTGACGGAGTTTCCGGTACATCAGGTACATCAGGTTCTAACGGTACTGACGGATCTTCAGGTACTTCAGGAGATAGTTTATTTAGTGAAGTAACATCTGGTGTATGGGCAACAACAAATGATGTATTGATTACAGGTTCGTTATTTGTATCTAATACAGTTTATGCTGAATCTGGATCGTTTAATTATGTTCATACAATTTACGAAACTGCTTCAGTTATTTACGGCAGCGGATCAACTAAATTTGGAGACACATTTGATGATACTCATACATTTACAGGTTCAGTTAATATAACCGGTTCGATAACATTAAATGGACAAGCAATTGGTACAGGTAAGTTAGACGAAACCGTATTTAATGATTACACGTCTTCGGTTACCTCATCATTCTCAGGTACATCATCATATGCAACATATGCTTTATACGCTGAAAACGCGGTTATAGTATCGGGAGCCAACAAACAATTATATGTTTCTTCACCTTTAACGACATGGTCATTTACACATAACTTACATGAAAGATATCCTGTAATAAATGTTTTTGATGATAATGGTTACATTGTTGTACCTGAAACTATCAGATCAATTGATCAAGATAAAATTGAAGTATATTTTAATGTAGCTACAGCAGGACACGTAGTTGCATCTGTTGGTGGAGCGGGAACTTCAGGAACAAGTGGTTCAAACGGAACAGACGGTTCTTCAGGTTCTAGTGGATCAAACGGTACAGATGGATCTTCAGGAACTAGTGGTGTGGATGGTGTAAGTGGTACTAGTGGAACGTCAGGTTCTAACGGAACGGACGGAACATCAGGATCTAGTGGTATTTCAGGAATAGATGGAACTGACGGAAGTTCAGGTACTTCAGGTGTGGATGGTGTAAGTGGCACTAGTGGTACTTCAGGTTCTAATGGTACAGATGGAACATCTGGTTCTAACGGAACGGATGGTAGTTCGGGGTCTAATGGTACAGATGGAACTTCAGGTAGTAATGGTACTGATGGTAGTTCAGGATCTAGTGGTATTTCAGGGATTGACGGAACAGACGGTTCTAGTGGTACAAGTGGGGTAGATGGAGTTTCCGGCACATCAGGTACTAGTGGATCAAATGGTACTGATGGTTCTTCAGGTTCTAGTGGTACAAGTGGGGTAGATGGTGTAAGTGGTACAAGTGGAACAAGTGGTTCTAATGGTACTGACGGTACGAGTGGAAGTAATGGTACTGATGGTAGTTCAGGTACTTCAGGAGATAGTTTATTTAGTGAGGTGTCTTCGGGAGTATGGACAACAACAAACGACGTATTAATTACAGGTTCTTTATATGTTTCAAATACAGTTCATGCGGAATCAGGTTCATTTAATTATATTCACACAATTTACGAAACTGCTTCAGTTATTTACAGTAGTGGATCTACCAAATTCGGAGATACTTTTGACGACACACACAATTTTACGGGATCTGTTAATATAACAGGATCAATCACACTTAATGGTCAAGCGGTTGGTGTTGGTAAATTAGATGAAACAACATTTAATGCTTATACATCTTCGGTTACGTCATCATTCTCAGGTACATCATCGTACGCAATATTTGCTGAAAATGCGGTGATCGTCTCAGGAGCTAACAAACAATTATATGTTTCTTCACCTTCAACAACTTGGTCTTTCACACACAATTTACATGAAAGGTACCCTGTTATAAATGTTTTTGATAGTAATGGATACATTGTAGTTCCTGAAACAATAAGAAGTGTTAATCAAGATTTAATTGAGGTATATTTCAATACTCCCGAAACAGGTCATATTGTAGCATCGGTCGGTGGTGCGGGTACAAGTGGAACAAGTGGAAGTAATGGTACTGATGGATCTTCAGGATCTAACGGTACGGACGGTAGTTCTGGTACTTCAGGATCAAACGGTACAGATGGATCTAGTGGTAGTAACGGAACGGACGGAACATCAGGATCTAATGGTACTGATGGTTCTTCAGGATCTAGTGGTATTTCGGGTATTGACGGAACAGACGGTTCTAGTGGTACAAGTGGGGTAGATGGAGTATCGGGTACAAGTGGTACATCAGGTTCTAATGGTACCGACGGTACATCAGGTGATAGTTTATTTGCTCAAACTGGATCTTTTTGGGCAACGACAAATGACATTCAAATTACAGGGTCTTTAGATGTTGATGGTATTATTACGGCAAGAGAAATACATACATCATACGTAACATCTTCAGTATTATATGAATCTGGATCAACAAAATTCGGAGATACGTTAGACGACACACATCAATTTACAGGTTCATTATTAACTACAGGATCAGTAACAATTAATGGAGATTTAATTGTAAATGGTACAACAACATTGACGGCAACAGATCCATTAAGAGAATCACTTATTATATCAGGAGCAATGGCGATGATGCAAGCTCAAATACAAGCACAAATCGTTTCGGCATCTATATCAATGCAAGGACAACAAGTGATATTTAATCAAAATACGATTAATATAATGGATTTGGGAGGATTTTAATATATAATAATAAAAAATATAAAAAATTGATAGAAATAACTCGAGGATCACAAAAAATTAAGTATTTATAAACTAAACAAACAAACGTAGATGGCACAAATCATTAAACATAGGAGGGGTTCGATATCCATCCTAAAAAACACAACAGCGAGAAACGGTGAATTAATCATTGCGACCGGTTCAATAAGTGACTTATCTGGTCCTTTTATCTTTATTGGTTCTCCAGTAGGTACGGATGAAGGAGTTGCAGGTGCCTTCAACGCGATATCCAAGATATATCAAGGAGCTAACGCACCATCAATTAATGCTGGCACATATGGTTCTGGATTAGATGGTACACCATTCTATGCCAGTTCTGAGAAGAAATTATACATATTAAACAACAGTAACGTTGGTAATACCTCATTAAATTTAGTTGGTAACATTGAAGGTAATACTATCAGTGGTGTAACAATTACTAATTTAACAGGTACGACTGCAACATTTAGTAGTCAAGTTAATGTAAGTGGTTCATTAAACGTTACGGGTAGTTTATATATAAACGGAACATCATACACTGCAGCAACTTCAGGTACATCGGGTTCTAATGGTACTGATGGAAGTTCAGGTACTTCAGGTTCTAACGGTACTGATGGTTCTTCAGGAAGCAATGGTACGAACGGTTCATCAGGTTCATCAGGAAGTAATGGTACAAATGGTTCATCAGGAAGTAATGGTACCGATGGTTCTTCAGGTTCTAATGGTACCGATGGTTCATCAGGTTCATCAGGAAGTAATGGTACTAATGGTTCATCAGGGTCTAGCGGTTCTAATGGTACCGATGGTTCTTCAGGTTCTAATGGTACCGATGGTTCTTCAGGTTCTAATGGTACAAACGGTAGTTCAGGTTCTAGTGGATCAAATGGTACTAACGGTTCATCAGGTTCTAACGGAACAGATGGTAGTTCTGGAACTAGTGGTTCTAATGGTACTGATGGTTCTTCAGGTTCTAGTGGTTCTAACGGAACAGATGGTTCTTCAGGTTCTAGTGGTTCTAATGGTACTGATGGTTCTTCAGGTTCTAACGGTACAAACGGTTCATCAGGAACATCAGGAGATAGTTTATTTGCTTTAACAGGTTCAATATGGTCTACAACAAATTCAGTAAGAATTGTAGGTGCGTTAACATCATCAGTAGTATCATCTTCATTTGTAGGTGATGGTGCAGGTTTATATAACATTCCAGCAAGTGGAGTTACAGGATTAGAATTAAATAAAATAGTAAGTGGTTCAGTAAGTGCATCAATTCAGTCGGACGGAACGTTCAGAGTAAACGGTGATACATTTATTAACGGTACAATAACTGCAAACCAATTAAATATAAATTATGTAACATCATCGGTGTTATATTCTTCAGGTTCAACCAAGTTTGGAGATACATTTGACGATTTACATGAATTTACAGGAAGTGTAAACATTACAGGTTCATTATTCTTAAATGGTGTAACAGTTGGAACGGGTAAACTAAATACAACTGATTTCAACTCATATACATCTTCAGTAAACTCACAATTTGCAGGAACATCATCATTTGCAGTTTCTTCATCATATGCGGTTTACGCGGAAAATGCGGTTATTGTTTCAGGTCAAACTAAAACATTAGTAATTGGTTCAGCATCAACAACATGGTCATTCAACCACAATTTAGGATACAAATATCCTGCAATTAACGTGTTTGATGGTAGTGATAAAGTTGTTATTCCAACAGAAATTGAAGTTATTGATAGTAATAACTTAAAAGTATACTTTAATGAAGCACAAACAGGTACAGTAATTGCCACTGTCGGTGGTAATGGTTCTTCAGGTTCTAGTGGAACTGCTGGAACAAACGGTAGTTCAGGTTCTAGTGGATCAAATGGTACTAACGGTTCATCAGGTTCTAACGGAACAGATGGTAGTTCTGGTTCTTCAGGTTCTAACGGTACAAACGGTAGTTCTGGAACTAGTGGTTCTAATGGTACTGATGGTTCTTCAGGTTCTAGTGGTTCTAACGGAACAGATGGTTCTTCAGGTTCTAACGGTACAAACGGTTCATCAGGTTCTTCAGGAAGTAATGGTACAAACGGTTCATCAGGTTCTAACGGAACAGATGGTTCATCAGGTTCTTCAGGAAGTAATGGTACTAATGGTTCTTCAGGAACTTCAGGTTCTAATGGTACAAATGGTTCTTCAGGATCAAACGGAACAGATGGTTCTTCAGGATCAAACGGAACAGATGGCTCTAGTGGTTCTTCAGGAAGTAACGGTACTAACGGTTCATCAGGAAGTTCAGGTTCTAACGGAACTGATGGCTCTTCAGGAACAAGTGGTAGTAATGGTACTAACGGTTCTTCAGGGTCTAGTGGTTCTTCAGGAAGTAATGGTACCGACGGTTCTTCAGGTACATCAGGTTCTAATGGTACCGACGGTTCTTCAGGTACATCAGTATCAGTAACAGGTACAAACAATTTTATCGGTAAATTCCAATCAGGAGCAACGATTACATTAGTAGATTCAAGTGTAGTTGATAATGGTACAAATGTAACAGTTAATTCAAACTTAGTTGTTACGGGAACAACGAATATTCAAGGTAATACAAGTGTTACAGGAGCGTTCACAGTTGGTTCAGGTTCAATTACATCGTTAGGTGGTGATTTATTTGTATCAGGAAACTTACAAGTATTAGGTTCATCCACAAATGTAAACATCCAATCAAGTACAGTTGCAATCGGTGATAATATTATCTTAGTAAACGCTTACTCACCATTCCAAAGATACGCAGGTATCAGTGGATATGATTCAGGTTCAGCGGATCAATCAGGTTCTTTACTATGGGATTCAACTAATAATAATTGGTTAACAGTTGACGGTTCTAATAACTCAAGTAAAGTAATTGGAACAACCGCAGGAGCATTAGGAAGTGAAACAAGTTTAACAAGTGGAACGTTCCCAATCGCATCTTCAGACAACACAATCGGTGATAGTTTATTGACTTATAGTGGTACAACATTACAATTCAACACAGATAAATTCACAGTTGAATCAGCATCAGGAAACACAGTAATAGCGGGTACGTTAAAAGTAAGTGGAAATGGAGCGGATGCAGGTACGAACACCTCAACTGTAACATACAAAAACTCAAGTGATGTATTTGGTGAGATTTCAGCAACATCTTCAAGTGTGGCGGTTACATCAATGTTAGGATATAAAACATCTGACGGATCATTAACCTTCACAGATACAATCGACGGAGGAACATTCTAAAAATAGAATAAAATTAATAAGGAGGACCCAAAAAGTCCTCCTTTTTTTTATTCATATTAAAAAAATATTGTAATTTAAAACATTAAAAGATATTTATTGGTATGGCAACAACAATTCAAATCTTAACAACAAATTATAGTGGTGAAACGGCCACTATTACCTTTTCACCATGTAGTGGAGGAACAATTAATTTAGGTTCACAAGTAATACCTTACAACTATGTAAGTGAAAATTACTTAGGTGATTATTCTTTATATTTTTCGGATTATGATCAAACATGTACTTTTACAATACCATGTTCGACACCAACTCCAACACCAACAGGTGACCCAACTCCAACACCAACAATTGTTGTGACTGCTACACCTCTACCAACAGGAACCGCAACACCAACACCAACGGCAACTGATGTTCCACCAACACCAACGCCAACGGCTACAGAAGTACCAATACAATCATATGCTTACCAAATAGATGTTAGTGGGCAATATTTTGACCCTTATCAAGCGTGTCAAAATCAAGTAGTTAATTACACTGTTTATACCTCTTATCCATCATTAAATACAGGACACATATTATATATTGATCCTGAACTTACTTCAGAGTATAATCCTGGATTAGGAAATTACTTTATTATTGAAGATGCGTTTAATACATATGTTATTGATACAAATTATGGAGGAATAAATACCTTAACAAATTGTAATGACGTTCAACAACCCACACCAACAGCAACTGCGACACCTACACCAACACCAACTGCAACTGAATATCCAATGGTACATTTAGGTTTAAGTGCCGATAATGGAAACACTGCGTGTGATAATCATCTTTATAACTCATATAATGTCACAACTGAAGCTTTCGGATATAGTATGGGAACAAATTTATGTGATTCCAATGGAGTAACATTTACTGGAGTGGACATTACAAATCTTGCAAATCCAACAGGTCTTCAATCAATATGGGTGTCTGATGGAACATATTCAAGATTCGGATGGTTAAATTCAATTGGTGTTGTTTTCTCAGGTTCAACATGTGTATTATGTGGATCTGCAACACCAACACCAACACCAACAGCTACAGATATTATAATTACACCAACTGTAAGTCAAGAACCAACTTCAACTCCAACACCGACACCTACACAAACAGAAATGCCACCAACACATACACCAACACCAACACCAACACCAACTGTAAGTCAACAACCAACCCCAACACCAACACCTACAAATAATCCTAATTCACCAACAACATTTAATGTATATGTTAGTGAAACGGGTGAGCAAATTGCATGTAATGGAGGAGATACACCTATGGGTGCTTTCCACCAATTTACAATTGTAGGTGATACAAATGATTTATGTTCATCAACACAATTTACTAATTGTTTTTTCATACCAACATATGATCTTTATACATTTTATGTAAGTGATGGTACAAACTCTAGATTACTACAAAGAATAGGTGGAGTTTCAGGTACAACTGCAACTGCAATTGCAAGTTGTGAATTATGTGTTCCATTCCCAACGGCAACACCAACAGCAACACCAACCCCAACATTATTAATTACATCATTTAACGGTTTACAAATTTCTGGAGGATCAACTTTATACGAGGCTTGTCAAACTATTGGAACTAATAACGTATACGCAATCAATTCATTAAGTTTATATGATAATGGAATTTATTTGTATATCGATGAAACATTAACACAGGTTGCTCAAAATAATTATTTATATAAATTAATTTCGACAGATGGTTTAGACACCACATATATTGTAACAGTTGATGAGACAGGCATGATAACAAGTGTTAATGATTGTTCTACAATAAATCAACCAACACCTACGGCTACTAATGTACCACCAACGGGAACACCAACTAGTACCCCGGTACCACCAACTAGTACTCCTCATATTACACCTCCACCACCAACTGTAAGTCCAACACCAACAGCTACAGATATTATAATTACACCAACTGTAAGTCAAGAACCAACTTCAACTCCAACTCCAACACCGACATCAACACCGGTATCATGTGAATGTCTTACAGTTTATAATGAGGGAGGTAGAAATATAACATTCCAATATGTTAGATGTTCAGATGGTATTTTAGTTCCATTATCGGTTCCAAGAGGATCAAATAGAACGGTATGTGTACAGTCAGGTACTGATATAATATCTGACGACATTGGATTATTGACTGTGGTAGATAATGGAACACCTTGTACTGTAAACGGCGACTGTGCAAACCCACCAACCGCAACACCTGTACCAGATCCAACATCAACTCCAGTACCACCACCAACTAGTACTCCAGTACCACCACCAACTAGTACTCCAGTACCACCACCAACATCAACTCCAGTACCACCACCAACAGCAACACCAGATCAAACATCAAATTGGGTTAATATAACAACACAATGTTATGGTTGTGATGTTTATTACATTCAAGAAGACCAAAATCCATATTCACCAACATACACTCAAACAAGACAAGGTTCATTAGTGGCAAGTAACAGTGCTTCTTGTGGAGGATGTTGTGGTCAATCAACCGCAGCAAATTGGGTTAACGAAAGTACAGATTGTGATGGATTTACATTATATAATGTTCAAAGAGACACAAATAGTTGTTCAGCAACATATAATAATACAAGAAGAGGAAGTGATATAGCATACAATAGTCCAGCTTGTGGATATGTACCACCACCGACATCAACACCGGTACCAGCACCAACACCAACACCTGGAACATCATATACATATCGATTAGGACCATCATACACATTGGCAAGCCAAGCATGTGGAAATTTCGGTATGGATTTCTATACTGAAGTCTTCGCAGCAACGAATGTAATATATGAGGTACAACAATTCTTTACAGATTCTGGTTTAACAGCTCCATATTATGGAGAAAATGAAACTCACGCATTTCAATTAATGGATGGAGCTTTACCAATTGGTATCTCATATTCAGGAAGAATTTCATACACAGGACAGGTATCGGATAGAACATTCTGTGCGGAACAACCTTAATAAAAAATAAAATAAATTAAAATAAAATAAAATGGGACATAGATTTAAAGTAGAATATCAAGTAGGTGAAGAAAAAATAATATTTCATTGTGGTGCCTTTAGTAATTCAATAGAAGAATCACTAAACATAGCAACAATAGAGATAAACAAATATGTCGAAAGACAGGAAGGAACTGTCCTTTCAATCGAAAATGTACAATAAAAACATCAAAGGAGACCTTAAATAAGTCTCCTTTTTTATTTATTAAATGTATTTATAATAAGACCTACATAGGTCTTTAACCGTGATATATATCACAAGGATTTAGAACACATATATATGAGTCAAATAGTAAAACTACGTAGAAGTTCCACAGGTGGAAATAGACCTACTAACTCCCAATTACAATTAGGAGAATTAGCAATAAACACAACCGATGGTAAAATTTATTTCTCCAAATCGGGGTCATTAAACACCTCAATTGAGGAAGTTTTAACTACAAATACTCAAAACACAGGTTCATTAAATCTTAGTGGTAGTTTCAATTTAATTGGAGCGGAAAATATAACCGGATCTTTAATCACAACAGGTTCTCTAAGAGTTTTAGGGGATACATCATTAACGTCATTAGTCGTATCAGGTTCAGACCCCGTTGCAAATGTTCAAGCATTTGTTCCCGATAGTACTGTATACAATAATGCAAGTTTTAATAGTCCAGATAGAGTCGCTTCGGGTATTCGTTTTAATTGGAGTAATGAAAACTGGACTATAGGTGCCGCAAGAGGTTTAACAACTGATGTTGATGGTTTGGTGTTTAGTAGAAATGGTGTTAGACAAATGTTACTCGATGAGAATAATAATTTAGTTCTTTCAGGTTCAATTAATTTAACAGGGTCTATATATGTTAATGGTGCGGTTGTTGGAACAGGTAAATTAGATGAAACAACATTTAATACATATACAGGTTCAAATACATCTACATTTGCAGGAACATCATCATATGCATCATATGCATTAACAGCTTCTTATGTATCAAACCCAACAATAGTTTCAGGTTCAACAAAGAAAACAACGGTAACATCAGCTTCAACAACATGGTCGTTGAATCATGCGATGAACGAAAGATATCCATCAATTACAGTATTTGATAGTGATGGTTATGTTGTCATACCAACAGGTGTTAGAGCAATAGATTCAAATAATATTGAAGTATATTTTTCAGAGGCACAAACAGGAACAGTAATTGCAACTGTCGGTGGTAGTGGTGCAGTTGGTGCAACAGGTGCCTCAGGTACAAATGGTACTTCAGGAACAAGTGGAGCAGACGGTATTGGTGGTTACACACAAACATATGCATCAGCAACAACTTGGTCAGTTGCACACAATTTAGATTTAGATTATCCAGGTGTAACGGTTTGGGATAGTAATAGAAAAGTTATAATCCCAAGTGAGATAACATCAATAGATTCAAACAATTTACAAATAACATTCCCAATTGCACAAGCGGGGGAAGTTCATATAGTTAGAGGTGGACACATGATTAGTGGTTCACAAGATTTATCTGCAGTTGGAACAATAACACCATCCGCAAATGGTTTATATAATTTAGGTAGTGTATCTAAACAATTTAATAATGTTTATATTTCAGGTAGTCTTTTAGTAAATGGAGTACCATATAGTAGTGGACAAAATATAGATACAAGTTCATTCGCAACAACAGGTTCAAATACATTTAAAGGAACACAAACATTTAGTGGATCATTAATACCTGTTGGTAGTGGTTCATATGATTTAGGTAGTGAGTCAAATCCATTTAGACACTTATACTTATCAAGTGCATCATTATATATTGATGGACAAAAAGTTTTAGGTTCAACAAATCAGGAATTACAAATCACAACAGATAATGGACAATCTATTAAGATTTTAGAGCAAGGTACTGATACAATTACATTTCAAACTGTGGATGGAGATATTCAATTGAAGTCATCCGGTGGAGGTAATATATTAATTGATCCAACAACAGGTTCGGTCGATATTAGAGGAAATGTTATAGTTCAAGATGGATTTAAAATATTAAGTTCAGGTGGTAATAGTGTTGTTTTTGCTGATGACATTATTGTATCAGGTTCGGCTAATTTCACAAATGGAGTTACAATTGGTGGAGTATCATATGCATCGGCAACATCTGGTACATCCGGTTCTAACGGAACAAATGGTTCTTCAGGAACTAGTGGAAGTAACGGATCATCAGGAACATCAGGGTCTAACGGAACAAATGGATCTAGTGGAACGAATGGTTCTTCAGGTTCTAACGGAACAAATGGAACTAGTGGAACGAATGGTACGTCAGGTTCTAACGGAACAAATGGTTCTTCAGGTACATCAGTAACTGTTTCCGGTACTAATGATGTAATAGGTAAATTTAGTTCAGGAACATTAGTTAATTCAAACATAACTGACAACGCTTCATTAGTTAATATTAATTCAAACACAACAATAACAGGATCATTGACGATTACACAAAACTTAAATGTTTTGGGATCTTCGTCAATTACTTATACAACTGCATCTCAATTAAGAGTAAACGACAACGTAATCACAGTAAACGCTTCATCACCAGGTGTAAGATTTGCGGGTCTGTCGGTAATTGATAGTGGTTCATCACCTTTGGTTTCGGGTTCATTCTTGTTTGACTCATTAAACAATCAATTTGTTTATGTTCACACAAACCAATCTACGGTGACATCATCGGTAGTTATGGTAGGTGCACAGACTTATAATAGTTTAGGAAACGAAATATTACCAACAACAAATAGAGTATTAAAATCTTTAGGTCAAGAACATCTTGGTGATTCAAATATCTCAGATAACGGTACGACAGTATCTATTAATGGAGGTTTAATTGTAACAGGTTCTATCTTATCAACAGTTACTCCATTAGTTTCAGGTTCTTCACAAATATCATTTAATGGTATAACAGATAAACCAAGTTTAGTTAGTGGATCATCACAAATAGTTTATTCAGGTTTAACAGGAATACCTTCAGGTATTGTATCGGGTTCATTACAAGTTGATGTAATGTCAACAACAAACATTGCGAGATTGGCAACAACCGGTTCTAATACATTTACGGCAAATCAAAATATTAGTACAACAAGAACAAATGGTTCTAATACAAATGTACTTACATTATCTGATAATGTAACAGGAGTTCAAACTCCTGGATTTGGTTTGAGAATACAATATCAATCAAATGGGACAGGTGTTAATGCTGCTATAGGTTTAGAAAATGGCGGAGGAGGTACAAATAACGAATCACAAATTTCATTGTATACTCAAAATACTGCAGGAGCATTAACTAGACAAGTATTAGTAGGTTCAACGGGTAATCTAACCGTTACTGGAACTATTACCGAAAACTCATCATTACGATATAAAGAAAATGTTGAAACTATTAAATATGGTTTGGATAAAGTTCTTCAAATGAGAGGTGTTACATATGATAAAAAGGATAATGGTGTGAAGGAAATGGGTGTAATTGCAGAAGAAATTCATGAAGTTTTACCTGAAGTAGTTTTGAAAAATGAAGAAGGTGATATAGATTCGGTTTCGTATGGTAGAATTACCGCAGTATTGATTGAAGCCATAAAAGATTTAAAGAAAGAAATTGAAGAATTAAAGGCAAATAAATAATGGCTAATTTAAAAAACTTAACAATTAATGATACAGGTTTTTTAGGATTACCTAGTGGTACAACTGCACAAAGACCTGCATCTCCAACTGCTGGAATGATTAGGTATAACACATCTTTATCAACAATAGAATTTTATAATGGTTCTTCGTGGGCAAATTATACAACAATATTAGGATTAACAGAATCAGCACCCGCAGCAAATGCCACTGAAATATTAACTTATTATCCTAACGCAACTGATGGAGATTATTGGTATAAACCTAACGGATATGGTTCAGCAATTAAATGTTACACAAACTTTTCAAACGCACCATCAGGAAAAGGATATGTTATGATTGCTAGAGGTAGAGAATCAACGGATTGGTGGAATAATTCAGGACAAAATACAGGAAGTGATGGTTTAGCCGCCGCAAATCTTACAACAAACACTCCAATTGCGGTTTCACCTGCAACATTTGTGGACGCATTGATTGGTGGAAGATGGGATTTGTTAAAAATGTTATTAAATAGAAGAAATAATGGTGATAGTTTTTACTTTGAAGGAAAAACCGCAACATCCGCATTTAATTGGACTTCATTCAATGCCAATTCTTCGGATAGAACTACTACTGTTAAAAAAAATAGTGGACTTTTTAGAACAGGAACATTACAATTTGATATTACAGAAACAACTTTATGGACTGATACTTTATCTACAAGTGGATATGGTGTAGCAAATAATTGTGATAGAACTTTTACTTGGACTTGGGCAGGACATCAAAGTGCTGGTGGTACACAATATCAAGGTTGGTCTGGTGGTAGTGGTTGTACACCGGCCGGATCATTTCAAGCTGCGGTGGAAGCCCATGCAATCCAATTAGTAAATCTTTATGTAGTTTGTTAATATGGCAACATTAAAAAATATAACACTTTCATCAGACACGTCGGCATTACAATTGCCAATTGGTTCATCTGTGCAAAGACCCGTTAGCCCTACAAATGGATATTTAAGATTTAACGATGGATTAAAAGTAGTTGAACACTTTCATTCTGAAACTTCAACTTGGAGATATCTACCCGATATTACAAGACAAGGTTTAATAGTTTATTATGATTTTGGTGAAACAAATTGTTATAACGGTAGTGGAACAAATATAACAGATTTAAGTGGTGTTGGTAATAATGGAACATTAACAAATTCACCAACGTATAGTACAACCGATGGTGGAATAATTACATTTAATGGTTCTAATCATCACATATATAGAGGAAGTGTTATAAATCCACCAACTACAATTTTTAGTATGAATGTTGTTGCAAAATTTGCAGACACAGGTGCCGGTGGTAGATATGTAATGGCGTTAGGTAGAGATATTGGTACAAATGGTGGAATGGCACTTATTGCGTATGGTTATGCGGGTGCAAGTAATGAACTTATTTTTGAATTAGGTAGTTCATTCGGTAGAGTTAGTGCGGGAATAGTTCCTTCAACCGGTATATGGTATGATTTAACGGTAACCGCAGATGGTACAACTACTAAATTTTATATAAATGGTACATTAAGAAATACAGGTACACAGAGTACGGGTCAAATTGCATCATCACCTGGTTTAAGTATTGGTTCTTATTTAAGTGCGGCAATTCCACCCACAGCATCAAGTGCTTGGTTTAATGGTAATATAGCATCGGTTAAAATATATAATAGAGAGTTGACACACGCTGATGTAACTAAAAACTTTAGAGCACATAGAACTAGATTTGGATTATGATAAAAAAATTAAATAACTAATGGCAAATTTATTAAATATTACAATAAACGATACGGGACATATAACATTACCATCTGGTACAACTGCACAAAGACCATCCAGTCCATTAGTCGGTTATATTAGATTTAATACAACTATGGGTTTAGTTGAGTATTATAATGGTAGTTATTGGATAGACCAAACAACCGGTAGAATTGCGGAAGGTGGTATTGTAACATCAAACTTATTACTTCATTTAGATAGTAGTAAACCAACAAGTTATCGTGGTGGTAATGTGTGGTATGATATTAGTTCACAATGTGCACATGGAATATTTGTAAATGGACCAACATATTCCCCAACGGAGAGTTCAGGTGGAGCAGTTACATTTGATGGAACTAATGATTATGTTAGAATTTCTACATTAAATACATTACCAACAACACAAATAACTATGGAAGGTTGGATTAAACCAACAAGAACGGTAAGTACAGGTACAGTAAGAGGTGGTGTAGTTTCTGCAACAAATACAACATATTTGGGTATATTTAACTCCGCCGATGGTGGTAGTACACACTCTTTACATTGGGCAAATACTACCGATAGTAGTAGACCCGCTAGTGCAGTTGGTAATATTCCCAATAATGTTTGGTCACACATTGTAGGTACGTGGGACGGTTCAACAAGTAGAGCATACGTGAATGGAACAGAAGTTTGGTCGGCAGCACAAACAGGAACAATTGCCGCCGCAACATATGTAGTTGGAACATATGGTAGTGGATTAGTAGATGCTTTACACAATTTTCAAGGACAAATTGCAATTGCAAGAATGTACAGTATAGGATTAAGTGGTGCTCAAGTTTTACAAAATTATAACGCGCAAAGAAATAGATTTAATATTTAAATATAATGGCAAGTTTAAAAAATTTAACAATTAACGATACAGGATTTATTAAATTACCAACAGGTAGTACAGGTGAAAGACCATCTCCGTCCAATGGATACGTTAGATATAATACTACTTTAGGTAGGCCTGAAGTTTATGTTAATAACTGGTTAAATCCTTATGCTAGAATGGAAAGTTATTTACATTATTACGAAGGTAGAGACGCGAATTTGTATACGGGAAATTGGAATAATAGTACAACATTCACAATGTTAAACTTTGGCGAATTAGGACATGTCACTGCACATGGTTGGTCGACAGGTCCTGCAACATATACATTAACATTGGGTTCAATACCAACACATACACAAGTTCGTTATATGGTATTTTGGCATTTAGTGGACTCATTGGATACCGAAACAAGTAATTTATATTTAATGAATTCATCAGGAACAGAAACTGAATTTTGGAGATTTACAAAAATTTACAATGCCGCACCATCAACATCAGTTTTACAATCAGGGGCATCCGCAACTTGGAGTAATCCAAAAACATACACTTATAGACCTTGGGGAAACGGTACTTATGGAAATGATGGATATGTGATATTTGATAGTGGATATTATGACCACACATCAACATCATTTACAGCAAGACATGTGTGTGGAGCAGATCAGGCACAAGCAGATGAAGCACATTATCTTTCACATGTTCAATTATGGATAAAATAAAAAATTATGGCAACACTTAAAAATACAACAATAACAAGTTCTAGTGGATATTTAGGATTACCATCGGGAACGGGTACAGAAAGACCTACACCGGCAACAGGTATGATGAGATATAATTCAAGTCGTACTGAGGTTGAGGTGTATGATGGTACTAAGTGGACGAGCGCACAAAAAAGAAAAGAAAATTATAGTACATCTGGTTTAGTTTGTTATATAGATGCAGGTGACCCACAATGTTATAGTGGTAATGGAAGTACATTAACAGATTTATCAGGAAATTCAAATAATTTAACATTACCTGGCTCTGGAGTTTCGTTTAATACTTTAGGTGGAGGTTCTTTATATTTTAATGGAACCGCACGAGCAAACGTTGCACATCATAGTTCATTAGATTTTACAGGTACACAACAATATACGGCTGTAATTTGGGTAAATCCATCTTTGGGTGGAACAACTTGGCATGGATTAATAAGTAAAGGAGATGCACAACAATATGCGGCAACATTAAGAAGTGCATTCGGGTATATTCATTACGAAACAAATTATTCATTAGGCCCGATAGATACACCAACGAATTCAATAGTAGGGAATAAGTGGCAACAAGTTGTCATTAGAAGTAATGGGTCATCAAAAGCAACATTCATTGATACAATAAGATGTGCATATGTAACGGGATCCGTTAGTTCAACTACAAATACCGAAACATTGAGATTTGGCGAAGGAAATGGTGGGGAATTACTTATTGGATATTTGGGTGCGGTAATGATATATAATAGAGCATTAAGTGATGAAGAAATCGGAAATTTATTTAATGAACAAAGAGGTAGATATGGTGTAGATGCACCATTAGGTTCAGCATTTAATCCAGCAGATTCGGCACAAACAATAAAAACCTTAAATACAAATGCACCAAATGGTGTATATTATATAAATTTACCTAACGTTGGCCCAAGAAAAACATTTTGTATAATGGATAGTGCCTTTGATGGTGGTGGTTGGATGATGGTAATGAAAGCTACACGAGGAACTACTTTTAATTATGCATCAAGTTATTGGACCACTCAAAATGTATTAAATCAAAATAACTTAAATCAAGATGATGGTGATGCTAAATATGATGCATTCAATTATTTTGAAGGTACAGATTTAATGGCAAGATGGCCCGATATTACAACCAGTGGTGGTAGTATTGCGGGAACAGGAACTTGGACATGGATGGAAAAAGGGTTTAATGGTGGTAGAGATAGTACGCGAACAAATTTAGTAAATTTCTTTACTAATGCTGGAACATATGAAAATGGTTACGGTGGATACTTCAGAAGAGACGCAAAAACATTTACAGGTTGGGCAAATGGGATATTTTCAAGTCAGGTGGATATTAGATTTTATGGATTTAATTTTGATGGAGCTGGTAACTATTTTGGAAATGATATGACTAGAGTTAGATGGGGGTTTGGATGGAATGAAAACGGAGAAGGTTTATATTCATCTCCTGCAACATTAGCAACTGGTGGAGCACCTGGTTCAAATGATGTTGGTGGTGGAATTGGTATGGATACTCAATTTGGAAGTTATTCAGCAGGTGATAGAATTAATTGTTGTCAAGACACAACCGGTATCAATAGAACCGCTAGAGTAGAGGTCTATATTAGATAGTTTAATTATTAAAATATTTTTCTTATATTATCTTAATGATTACTAATCAAGACTTCATAACAAATAATATAACGACCAATTTAGGTGAACCTGTTCCATATAAATGGACACACGGGGCAACAACCAAACATATGGGTGATGGACTTATTGTATATTCAATAGTGCAACATATGAGGGCAAAAAATTGTCTTTGTATTGGTTCAGGTGGTGGTTATATACCCCGTATTATGACACAAGCAAGAATTGATTTACACAAGCAACAAATTTTTGAGGGAAATAGTGATTTAAATTGGGGAGATATTGGAACGACCTATCTGGTTGACGCTTGCAATGGGGTAGGAGGACCTAACGACTTACAGGATGAGAATTCACACTTCCGTTATACTTTTCACCCCAGATTGATTAAATCAACGTCAGAAGAGGCGTATTATAATTTCTTTGTTTTACAGGATATTAAATTAGATTTTATCTTTATTGACGGAGATCATTCATATGAAGGAGTTAAAAAAGATTTTGAATTATATTCACAATTATTAACGGATAAAGGAATTATAATTATACACGATACAGATTCAGATTATGAGGAAAAACTCATAGTTTCTGAGGATGCAAAAAAAGATCACCATAGATTTGATGGACCATCTAAGTTTATTGAAGAATTAGAAAAAAACCCATCATATAATTTGATTAATTTATTTAATTTTGGTATATTACCTAATAAACCGTCATCTAGCGGTATTACGGTAATTAATAAGAAAAATGGTTAGATTATTAACAGTTATTGGTCACGGAGTTAACTTACTTCCCCATTTCATCAAACATTATGAAAAACATGTAGATGAAATTAACATTGCCGTTTACGAGACTGAATTATATCCTAATTTAACTAAAGAGATTAATGAAGTAATAAAAAATTATGAAAAAGTTAAGGTTGTAATAACAATACAAGAAAGAGTATTTGATTGGGAAAAGGTAACACACTTATATAATTTTATCAAATCAAAACAAAAAGATAGTTGGTATGTTATTGCAGATATTGATGAATTTCATTTATATCCAAATGATGATTTACATAAATTAATATATGACTGTCAAGAAAATAATTGGGACATTGTTAGAGGTGGATTTATTGATAGAATTGGTAGAGGAGGTGAGTTTAGTGAGTTAGTTAATGATATATCAATATGGGAACAATTCCCAAATGCGGGATTTTTTAGATATCCTATGAGTCAAGCGTGTCCAAATAAGATTTGTGTGATGAAAGGTTATGTTGACGTAACATCAGGACAACATTATGCTAAAATAGATGATCACACAACATGGAGGTGGCAAGGATGGGATCACCCGTTGATTGCACCAATTGAGACCCATTCAGTCCAAGTACATCATTTTAAATGGGATTCAACATCAATTGAAAGAGTGTTAAATGTTGCAAACATTGACGAAGACTATGCATTTTCAAATGAGTATTTTAAAATGTATAAAGAACTTAAAAAAACAAACTTTAAAATAGATTTATTAAAGTCTGAATATATGTTTGAATTAGGATTAATTAATCCTGAATTTAATGATTATAAAAATTGGAATAAATTAATTAAAAAAATTGTTTCAATATAATGAAATTAGCAATAATAGTACCGTATAGAGATAGACGTAGTAATTTAGATATATTCATACCACACATGGAAGAATTTTTATCTAACAAACAAATAGATTATAAGATTTTTGTTTCAGAACAATCCGACGACAGACCATTTAATTATGGTAAAATTTGTAATGCTATATTTAATGAAATAAAAGATGACTACGATTATTTTTGTTTTCATGATGTTGATATGTTACCAATAAACGACGATGCTGATTATTCGTATAAAGAAGAACCAACTCATTTAGTTTTTGAAGATGAAGATGAAAATGTAATATTACCGTACAATCAATATTTCGGCGGAGTAGTAATATTCAAAAAAGAAGATTTCATCAAAATAAATGGATTTGCAAATGATTATTGGGGTAAAGGATATGTTGATTTAGATTTATTATTTAGATGTCAAAAAAACAATTTACCAATAATCAAAAATTATAATTACAGTGTTAAGAATAGTATAAAACAAGATCTTAAACACCGAAATATAAGTAAAAGATTATCTAAAGTTGAGTTATATGAAAATTCAATAATTGTTAATATGGATTCTAATATAATTGCAAAAGATTTTACGTTAAGCTTTTACTACACACAAAAACCATTTGTTACAAGTAAAGTTGTTTTATTCAGAACATTAGACACGGTAACAAATGCGGAAAAACATAGCCATTTATTTGTTAGTAATAATGATCTACAAATTTTTACCGTAAATGGACAGTTAATTATTCAATTTATGAATAATAATAGTCTATTCCAAATTGATATTAATAGTAATATTGATTTAACCGCACTAAACCACTTTACATTTGTACATAATAGTAAAACAAAAGAATTTACGTTTTACTTAAATGGAATTGAACATACAAGTAAAAAATATGACATAGATTACCAATTTTCAAATAAAAATGTTATTATTGGTAATATCGATAATAAAAATATTTTAGAATTATATGATTTAAAATTATTTACCACTTCTTTAACAATAAATGAAATTATTAAAAATTATTACTACGGCATTGATTCAAATTGTTTAGATTTTAATCAATTATGTGTTTATCAAGATATTGACGTGTTATTAGATAAACAAATGAATATATGGAAATTAATGGCTAGAACAACGGTTACTAAAGAAAATCAAATTTTAGGTGAAACTAAGATTAATGATAAATTAATTCATCAGTTTGGAAAAATAAAATATACACCAATTAAAATGAACGGTAGATATAAATTATTAAATAAAAAATATGAAGAAATTGAAGAAACACATCATCCGGATATTTTGGAAAACAAAAGAACATATTACGAGGACTTATTAAGTGGTAGAATAAAAATTGATAAATTCGGACTTAAGAGTGTAAAATACAAATTACTAAATAGGGTGGATTTTAATGAAAACACTGAATGGTTAAAAGTTAGTTTATGATAAAGGAGTTATTACAAAATGAGATGTTTGTTCAAAAATTGGAAACAATTGCTGAAGAAATTAATTTAATAAAAGAAAATAAAGGTGATTTTAGTTTTTTTGTCCCCAAATTTATTATAAACATGGAAGGATTATTAAAAATGTTCCATCCTAATGGATCAAATACATTTGATTACGCATCTAAATTTGAATCAACAAAAGAAGAGAAGATAAGATTACAGGAGGAAAAAAAACAACATTACGAAACAATTGCAAGTGCGATGGAATTATATAAAAGAATTGAAGTAATTGATGCTAACATATCATATATTGAAAATGATATATCTGATTCAGAATGGAAAGTATGGAAGGAAGGTCATGAAGGTATCGCGTTTGATAAAGTAAAAAAATATTTAAATAAAAACAATTAAAATGGAAAATAAGAAAGAATTAACAACAGAAGAAAGAGGAGTACAAGCATTAGAGAGTATTGCAAATTCTGCAAGAGACATAAGTGATTGGGTTTATTCTTTAAATACGGAATCGTGGTCTGAAAGACTTGAGTGGTATTTAAATGAATTTTACTTATTAGCAAAGGCTAAAACAATCGGATCATCAAATAGACCAACAAAAGAATATGAAGAAGAAACTGGCGATAGTAGTCCCTTATAGAGATAGACCAACACATTTAAAAACTTTTGTATCTCATATGAAATCTTATTTAAAAGAATATGATTATGAGATTATAGTTGTTGAACAATTTAACAATAAACCATTTAATAGAGGTAAATTGTTAAATGTTGGTGCAAAATATGCAAATGACAACGGATTTGATTATTTATGTTTTCATGATGTTGATATGTTACCAATTAAGGTAGATTACTCATATCCTGAACACCCAACTAGTTTAATATCTGAATTAGAAAATAAGGATGGTAATATTTTCTTCTCATATTTTGGAGGTATTACTTTATTTAAGGTAGAGGATTTTTTTGATATAAATGGATACTCAAACAATTATTGGGGGTGGGGGTTTGAAGACACCGACCTTTTTTACAGAGTAACACATGGAGGACTATTCTTTGATACTGAAACTATCGGTGAAGATAATTATTCATTTATAGGATCAATCAGTTTAAAGGAATTAGATTACATTAAAATACCAATTACATCTTCATTTATCAATAATGATTTTGAAATAAAATTAACGGCTAAAATAGAATCGAAATATCTTGACGAGAATAAAGAATATGACGAGTTTCCAATTCTATCAATACCTGGTTATAACATAGGTTTATTTTATAATTCATTTAATAGGTATTTTATTCAGATATACGATCAAAATAAAAAACCATATTCAATAACGAGTGACATATTAGACGATATTACATCAATTTTTAAATTTATTAAAGTAGGAAATAAAGTTTCTTTTCATATTAATGAAAAACTAATAGGTGAAATTGAAATGGATAAACCAATTTTAGATTTAAACAATAAATTTATGTATGTTGGTTCATTTTCAGAAAAGGAAAATATTGAATTTGACATGGATTTAATCGATTTAAATATTAATGGATATTCATTAGGTACTAACGATTTTGAGATGTTTGGAGGAATAATAAATGAAGAAAAAGTAATACCACATAAAACATCTTTACCAAAACCAGTTAGAAGAGAAGGGTTATTTAGAGAATTATATCATGATACTAACGCATCTATAAATAAATCTTGGGTACACCAAGAAACAAGAAAGAATCAAATTTATTATAACAATTTTGTAAAACAAAATTTAATTGATTTTACAAAAGAGGGATTGAACTCATTAAATTATAATTTGATATCGGAAAGTGATAATTTAGATTATAAAATTTTATCAGTAGAAATATGAGTCATAAGTTAGGTATTTGTATACCATATAGAAACAGAGAAGAACATTTAAAAAAATTAATTCCACATTTATCTAAACACCTAAATGACCAAGAAATTGAACATAAGTTCTATGTTGGACACCAAGTTGATGATAAGTTATTTAATAGAGGCGCAATGAAAAATATTGCGGCAAAATATGCATTTGACGATGGTTGCGATTATGTGGCTTGGCACGATGTTGATATGTTACCTAAATTAGACGCTGATTATTCTTATCCAACCGAAAACCCATTACATATTGCAACTAAGTTATCTAAATATAACTACACTTTAGGGTATGATCAGTATTTCGGAGGAGTTATTTTATTTACCAAAGAACAAGTTGAAAAGACCAATGGTTATTCAAACGACTATTGGGATTGGGGTATGGAGGACGATGATTTATTTTGGAGATGTTATTTTGAGGGAATGACGACAGGTAAAATATTTAAAAACTACACAGATAAATCATTTGGATATTTCGATGGAACATCTTCACATGTTGAAATTGCAAATAGAACTGCCGCAGAATGTTTAAATAAAAATCATACAATTTCCGTGTTAGTTAGTGCAGAACAACAAACAAACAAAGTACCCATATTTTTAATTGGAGATGAAGAAAAACAATTTATTGAGTACCCAATTTTAACTAAAAGTGGTGGTTATAGTTATATGTTATCTTTCAATAATTCAAGGGCATATACAATGAGGTTATTTAACGATGCACGTACACAAATATACAATTGGATCAAAAGATTTGAAAACATGTGGACTTGGATAACCATATCAGTTAATACCGATACTAAGGAAATTTATTTTTATCTAAATGACGAATTGGTAAGAAATATCAATGACGTTAAAGAAAAACTACCTGTTTCAATTACTGGAAATGGATTATTAAGGTACGATATGAGAAACCCATTTTATTTAGGGTTTGATAAACAAACAAATAATAGATTTAAAGGTAAAATTTCGGAGATTAAAGTTTATAACAAGTACTTTACCCCTGAAGAAATATCTACCGTTCTTGAGAAGAAAACTACCGAAGGATTGGTATTTGAGTACGATTTCACAAACAATGATAATATAGTTTTAAATAATGTTAAAATAGAGAAAGAAAACATCAACATTATTGAAAATATCATACCATATAGAAAAGAAGGTAGTTTTGAATGTTTAGAACATATAGATGAGGGATTTAAGAACGGAACATGGGCTAAAGGTGAAACCACCGCAAGAAATGAAAAGAGATTTATCATGGAAATGCAACAAAATAAGATTAATTACAAATCGGAAGGTTATAATGAAGTTTTAGATATTATGGAAATTGTTAATATAAATGAAACTGATTATCATAACACAGTATTTATTAATGTTAATATGAAATAAATTATGTTATTACAAATATTTTTTGTATATTTGTTATAACATACAAAAAATTAAAAATGGATTACTTAGAAGAAGTCAAACATAATTTAGACGGGGTGGGTTGCGGTTTTTGTTTAGCGAAATGGACACAAGTTACTATGCATTTACATAATGGATTTACCCATTCTTGTCACCATCCGAGTCCACATAAAATACCTTTAGAGGAGTTAGAAACAAACCCAACCGCATTACATAACACATCATTTAAGAAGAAGATTCGAGAAGAAATGTTATTAGGTAAAAAACCTAGCGAGTGTAATTATTGTTGGAATATTGAAAAGAATTCAGAATCATATTCTGATAGAGTTTTTAAAAGTTCAGAAGAGTGGTCATTAAAACATTTTAAAGAGATTAAGGAATTACCTTGGGACGCTAACTATAACCCAAAATACGTCGAAGTTAGTTTTTCAAATACATGTAATTTCAAATGTTCATATTGTGGACCTACGTTTTCATCTCGATGGGTGGAAGAATCCGAACAACATGGAGGTTACCCAACATCAAATAATTTTAATAATTTAGATTGGCTTAAAAATACAAATCAGATCCCTTACAAACAAACTGAAGATAATCCATATTTGGAGGCATTTTGGAAATGGTGGCCTGTATTATATACAACTTTAGACACATTTAGAATAACAGGAGGAGAACCTTTATTATCAAAAGACACATGGGGTATTTTAGAATATATTGCAACAACTGAAAATCCAAACAGAGATTTAAATATATCAATCAATTCTAATTTAGGAGTACCAAAAAACTTGATAGAAAAAATGGTAGATCTATGTGAAAAAATAATTAACGAAGGAAGAGTTAAGACTTTAATAATTTTTACATCTTGTGAATCATATGGTGAACAGGCAGAGTACGGTAGACATGGATTAAATTATAGTAATTTTATTGAAAATGTTGAATATATATTACAAAGATTACCAAAGGTTACTATTAACATTATGGCAGCCTTTAACGTATTTTCTCCATTTGGTTATACTAAATTAGTTGACGAAGTCTTCCAATTAAAAAAGAAGTACCATAATAATGAGAGATATTGGGTTTCCGCAATTCAGTTAGATACGTCGTATATTAGATCCCCATCATTCTTATCTGTTAAAATATTAGAAGATGATCATAAGAAATTAATTTTGGAAAGTGCAAAGAAGAGTTTTTATTATGCTATGCCTGAATTTACAAATGAATATTATGGTTTTTCAAATACCGAAGTTCAAAAAATAAAAAGATTGTATGATTATGCAATTGGTAACGATTATTTATATGACGTTGAACAAAATAGAGTTGATTTTGTAAACTTTGTCGATGAACATGATAAAAGAAGAGGAACAAACTTTTTACAAACATTTCCTGAATTAGAAAATTTATATAACAATGTTAAAAATAGATAAGGGACAACCATGGGTTATGTGGCCAGATAATTTGGTTAGTAATTTCATTGAAAACCCATCCAATAAAATATTTGATCACGACGGGGATTTTAATTTCACAATGAAATTTGAATTACCTGAACCGATTAAAGAAAAGAAAACGTTAATTGCAAAATTACCAAGTTATTTCGGTCTTGATATTGTACCCGATGGTTGTCTCTTAATTTACAGATATAAATCGGCAATTGAAACATTTCATTTATTTGAGGAATGTACTTGGGATATGAACATTATATATACATTAGTTATTGAGAAAATTGGTGATAAATTAACCATAAAAATAGATGATAAAGTATCGTTTAATCTTGATTTAATTTTTAGATTGGGTTATGATGATAATTCACATATTATTTTTGGAGCAGGTAATTTTCCTAAAAATGGATTTAATTTAAATTATTTACCGGTTAATTTACACTACCTATCAATAACTAAGGATAACGAATTAATATCAGAACATAATTTTGAGACTTTTATATACGATAAAAGTTTTGACTTAACTGATAATTGTAATTTTATACATAAAATTTAAAATATGGGAGTTTTTGCAAAAAAAGAAGATGAGAGTTATATTGAATATCGCGATCGTGCGATTAATTCCATTTCACCATCTTTCTGTGGTGCTAAATGGTTCAATGCAACAATATGGTTAGGTAATGGTACAACTGCGAGTTGTCACCACCCACCAGCACATAAAATACCGTTAGAAGAAGTTGCTACTAGTTACAAGGCAATCCATAACACTCAGTATAAAAAGTTAATTAGAAAACAAATGCTTGAAGGTGAAAGACCTAAAGAGTGTGAATATTGTTGGAAGATTGAGGACATGGGTAAGGATAAGGTTTCTGATAGAGTTTATAAGTCAATCATCTACACAGATGAAGAATTAAAAAACGCAAAAACAGAATTGGGTTGGCAAGAAGATGTTGATTTAAAAACATTGGAGATTGCTTTTGATCCTAATTGTAATTTTGCTTGTTCATATTGTAACGCATCATTTTCAACAACGTGGCAAAATGACATTAAGAAAAGTGGACCATATCAAAATTTAGTAAGTGATGGTGCTGCGGCATTTCAACATGATGGAGTACATTCGATGCCGTATGGTAAAAAGAATGAAGGTAATCCTTATGTTGAAGCATTTTGGAAATGGTGGGAAGGTGAACTACAATTTAGTTTAAGAGAATTAAGAGTTACGGGTGGAGAACCAACGATGTCTCAAGATTTTTGGAAGTTAATGAAGTGGTGGGAGACTAATAAAGATTGTGAAGTTGAATTCGCAGTTAATTCAAACTTAGGACAAAAAGATGAATTGTTTGAAGAATTACTAAAGGCAAGTCACAATATTAAAAGTTTTCATTTATATACGAGTTGTGAATCTAAAGGAGCACATGCGGAATATATCAGAGATGGTTTGAAATGGGAAAAATGGATTGGTAATGTTGAAAGAATGTTAAAAGAAGGTAATGTTCAATCCATAAATTGTATGATGACAATAAATGCATTATGTTTATTTTCAATTACAGATTTTATGGATGAAATATTGAGATTAAAAAGGGAATACAGAACGTCATCACCTAATTGTTCATTCAATATTCTTCGTTTTCCTTCATTTCAATCAATTGTAACACTACCAAAACACGTCAGAGAGGAGAGAGCAAACCATATTGAAAAATGGATCCAAGATAATTATGACGGAGGAGCAAATTTCTTCTTAGATTGGGAAAGAGACGGTATGTTAAGAATGGTATCTTATATAAGAGAAATTGAAACAGGACATAGTCATACGTCTTCAATAGAATCAAGAGAAAGAGATTTTAAATCATTTTATACTCAATATGATATTAGAAGAAATAAAAACTTTGTTGAAACATTCCCTGAATTAAAAGAATGGTTTGAATCAATTCCTGAAACTAAATTAGAGTATACTACAGAGTTAATAGATGGAGACGACGCTAAATCAAATAGATATGTCGATGAGGTTATGGAGACAGCTAAAAAAGAAGGATGGGTATTAAATCCTCAATGGCATAATCCAGGTGCACAGGAGTATGTTGAACCGGATATTCAGGACGAAATGATAAACTTTATTAATAATAAATAATGGAAGAACAAATATCGGATATATTTCCAATTAAAACAGACACCGCATGCCAATTTAAATGGACATGGAGTACTTTGTTTTTATCGGTAGGAACATCATCAAGTTGTCACAGATGTAAAGGTTTTGATGTTAGTGAAAATATGCAAGATTTTCATAATCACCCTGATAAAATTAAGGATAGAGAAAATATGTTGGAGGGAAAATGGCCAGGTAATGGATGTGAGTACTGTAAAAAGATAGAAGATGCTGGAGGTGAGAGCGAAAGAACTTCGTTCATAAATGATTTACATTTATCACCTAAAGAATTGGTCAACAATCCAACAGCCACTAATGTAACCCCAAGAATATTGGAAGTATATTTTACAAACTTATGTAATCAAAAGTGTGTATATTGTTCACCATTTTTTAGTTCATTAATACAAACCGAAATTGAAAAATTTGGTCCGTTGGAAGACATATATGATTTAAATGGATTTAATGGTAGGGATGATTACGAAAAATTAAAATCTGATTTTTGGATTTGGATGGAAAAAAACTCAACCGAATTATATCAGTTTCAAATATTAGGTGGAGAACCAATGTACCAACCAGAATTTAATGAGTGTTTGGAATATTTGGAATCAAGAAATCACCCTAAAATGAATTGGAAAATATTCAGTAATTTGAAACATAATCCAACAAAATTTAAAGAGAAAATTGATAGGATTAGTCAACTAATTGAATCTAATAAATTAAAATCTTTTGAAATTGTTTGTAGCCAAGATAGTTGGGGACCACAGGCAGAATTTAGTAGATATGGAATGAGTTTAGTAGAATGGGAAGAAAATTTTAATATATTATTAAATTCACCTTACGTTACTATATCCATACACTCAACAATTTCACCAACAACGTTACCAACTATGGCAGATTTTTATAGAAAGATAATGGAATGGAATAAAATTAAAAGAGTAGACTATGGATGGAATACAATAGCTAACCCTGTTTTTATGAATCCAGAGATATTGGGACATTATGCAGAACCATTTTTTGATGATTTATTATCTGTAATACCTGATAATGATCATAGAAAACTTTATTTAGAGGGATTTAAAACACAAGTAACAACTCATCCTGTTGACTCAATAAGATTAAAAAGACTTAGTGATTATTTAGATCGTATTGACCAAAGAAGAAACACTGATTGGAAAAGTCTATATCCATGGTTAGTTGATGTTTGTGAAAAAGAAATTATTAATTAAAATATGAAAATAAAACCATCAGAAGGAAATCAAACATTTTGTATGGCACCTTGGGCACATACATACCTTTCACCACAAAGTGAGAGGAGATTATGTTGTGCATCAAGAGAAAAGGCTGAATGGGCAACACAATATTTGGATTCTGAAAGTGCAAATAAAAATTCAAAATATAATCCAGGAACATTAGAAGATCATTGGAACTCTGAATATATGAAAGGTATTCGTAGAGATTTAATGGAAGGTAAAGAAATACCACAATGTTCTGTTTGTAATGGAAAATTATTAAACATATCAATTTATAGAGATTATTTTACTAAGACATTATTTCCTGATAAAATAGAAGAAGCATTTGAAAAAACAAACGATGATGGATATACCGAAATGAAACCAATATCTTTTGATTATCGAATAAAAAACCTTTGCAATTTTAAATGTAGAATGTGTGGAGACCAATTGTCATCTTCTTGGGAGGCTGAAAGAAGATCAATGGGTCATTATGATGCGAATGGTAATACGGATTATTGGGCACACAAAGAAAATAAACCAATAATAGAAAAATTTCAAAGAGAAGTTGCGGAAAAGGAATTGTGGGATGCAGTTAAAGAAGGTAGAATTGAGGAGATATATTGGGTTGGAGGTGAACCACTTATGTGGGACATTCATTGGGAAATCATGGAGTACTTAGTCCAAACCGGAGGTGCTAAAAATGTGTGGGTAAGATATAATACTAATTTTTCAAGAACAACTTATAAACATTATAATTTAAAAGATTATTTACCACACTTTAAACAAGTACAGATTTGCGCATCAATAGATGGTACGGGGAAAATTGTTGAATACGTTAGACATGGAATAATTTGGGAAAATTGGATTAATAATTTTAAAAATTATACATTTTTGAATGAACAGTATGGTAGTTATGGAATTGCATTTGATTTAACAATAACAACACCTGGATTATTTGCATTAAAAGATCTTTTTGATTTATCCGTTGAATTAGGTGTTCACACATTAATTAAAACAACCTTTGCATTTGACGGTACAATTGTGATGTGTCCTCAGGTTTTACCAAGAGAATTATTCGATGAAGTTATTGATGATATCATTAATTATATTAAACCTAAATTAGAAGGTAGAGAATATTATTCATATTGGATAACTTGCTTAGAAGATTTAAAAACAAGACAGACGTTCCAAGAAAAATATGAGAATTGGGAAAGTGAGTTAAAACACGGAAAAGAAAGATTAGGTATTACCGACATGTGGAGAGGAGATGTAAATAAACTTGAAGAAATATTTAGTATAAATCCAAAAGTACTAAATTGGTGGCAAAATATTAAAATATAATGGAAAAACAAAATGTTTTTTGTGTATTACCTTGGATACACTTAGCAACACATCCAATAGGAACAGTTACTCCTTGTTGTATCACTGACATGACTAACGCCATATCAACGGCAGCTAAAGAGCATGATCCCGCACAACATTTATTCTTAAGTAGAGATACTTTAGACGATATTACTAATTCAGTTAGATTTAATCAAGTTCGTAAAGAAATGATGAACGGAGAATTCCCTAAAATTTGTCAGAAGTGTTATAAGTACGATCAAGGAGGAGTTAAGTCAAAAAGAATTGAATCAAATGAAAAATTTAAAGAATACATTGACCAATGTTTTGCTAACACCAACCCTGACGGATCACTTAAAGAAGTAAATTACAAATATATTGAATTGAGATTAGGGACTGTATGTAATTTAAAATGTGTTACATGTAATCCATTTTCATCAAATAGATGGAATCAAGATTTACATATTTTTGAAGGAACAGAATTTGAAAAAGATTATTTCAAAGTAGATATTAAAACTGAGTGGTTTAGAGATCATAATTTTTATGACGAACTATACAGTAAGAGTAATGGTTTAAAAGAAATATGGATTAATGGAGGAGAACCAACATTAATTAAGGAACATAGTTATTTTTTAGAGAAGTTTGTTAATGACGGAACGAGTAAAGATATCGATTTACATTATAGTTTAAATTGCACTCAATTTCCCAATAAATTTATTGAAATATGGAAGAATTTTAATAAAGTAAGGATACAACTATCTATCGATGACTTAGGGGATAGAAATACATATATTAGATATCCGTCCGATTGGAACGTTATCTATGACTCATTTCAAAAAATATTACAATATAAAAATGATTTTGATTTAGAAGTATGTCAAACTGTTAGTGTTTTAAACGTAATGAATATAGATAATTTTAAAAAGTTTACCTTAGATCACGATATTATGGTTTCACATAATTTTGTTCATTATCCATCTCATTTACAAGTTAATTTAATTCCTGAAGAGTATAAAGAAAAATTATTAAATGATTTAAAATATTTGAGAATAGACGAGGTAGAAAGGTTAAAAATTGAACTGTTTAAACCACATGATCAAGATGATGTAATAAAATTTTATAATTTCACCAGTTTATTAGATTCAAGTAGGAATATTGAAATAGGAGATCATTTAGAAGAATGGAAAATCCCATTTGATGATTATATTAGTAAAGGAATAATTTTTTAAAAAATTATGAAAAATACTTTATGGATTTTTGGAGATTCAACAAGCGACGAATTTACACCAAAAAATTTAAATGATAATTTTGATTTTAGGACCAAATATTATAATTATAAAGGTTTTACACCAAAAGTGTTTGGTCAAATAATATCCGAAACATTAAATTTAAATTATAAAAATAATTCAGGTCAGGGATTTTGTAATGATAGTATTTTTCAAACTATTTGTGACGTGTCAGACCAAATTAAAAAAGAAGATATATTAATAATTAATTGGACCTCAATTACAAGATTTAGAATGATAAGTAAAATTAATGTTTGGACACATATTGTCCCTAATTTTAATGTCGACACTAAATTATTTAATAATATTAGTAATAATACAATAAACGAAATATTAATTAATAGAGATAATGATCTATACGTTAATGACGTAAATTCAAAAATAAAATTAATTAAAAACGCATATAAAGATAATATTGTTATTAATTGGACACCTTTCATACATAAATTTGATGCGGAAATGTTATTTGATGATTTTGAAACAATATTTAAAGAAACTTCAGGTGAGATAAATGATTATCATTTTAGTGAAAACGGACATTTAAAATTAGCGGATTATTTATTATCAATTATAGATCAAATAATGAATAAAAAATTAATTTAAAATTTTATTTATTCATTATTTTTAATTATATTAGTTTAAATGAAACTAATATCACATAGAGGTAATTTGTATGGGCCTAATCCAAATGAAGAAAATAACCCTCAATACATTATAGATACTCTTGAATTAGGATACGACGTAGAAATTGACGTTTGGTATATAGACAATAAATTCTATTTAGGTCACGACTATGCTAAATATGAAATAGACATTAAGTTTCTATTAAATGAAAAATTATGGTGTCATTCTAAAAATTTAGATGCGTTAAATGAAATGTTAAACAATGGAATTAGATGTTTTTGGCATCAAAATGATGATTTTACATTAACTAGTGATGGTTTTATATGGACATACCCAAATAAAGAAACAACAATAAAATCAATAATTGTTTGTTTAGATGATACTTTACCAAATAATTTAAATAAAAATAATATATATGGAATTTGCGGAGACAATGTCGGATCTTGGTAAAATTAAACGAATTGCTGTATGTTTAAGTGGTAATTTTAGAACTTGGAAAACAGTTGTTAAAACTTGGGATAATGTTATAAAAATCGATAACGTTGAAGTGGATTATTTTATTCATACATGGGATAAAGTATCTCCGTCAATGCAAATAATCGGAAATTTAAAAAAAACTGGTATTACGGATGAAGAGATACTAAAAGACTATTACAAACCATTAGATATGAATTTACTTAATGAAGTATTAGATTATCATAAACCTGTTAGTTATTTAATCGAATCTCCAAAAGATTTAAGTTTTAAAAACCCTAAACAATCGATATTTGAAAAATCACATTTATCACAATTTTTTGGGATAATGATGGTAGGTAAATTAAAGAGAGAACATGAAATTAAAAATGACTTCACATATGATTTAGTAATACGAATGAGATTCGATACATATTTTACTACACCAATAATAATTGATAACATTAAACCCAAATTAAACACAGTGTATGGAAATCACTATGATTATTATTATGATGAAGTATATAAAAGACATAATGGTAGATTGGGGGACATTTTTTGGTGTTCAGATTCACTAACTTATGATATACTGTCGGATTTTTATTTAGAATTACAAAACATTACAGATATACCACATGGGACACCACCAGAATTTAGTTGGTTGCGTTATATAAAGAAAAACGGGATTAACATAACACCAAATCCTAGATGGGACTTACATATTCTAAGGGAGAATGATACGTTAAAAAAATTAATATAAATGGAAAAAAGAAAAATTGCAGTTTGTATAAGTGGACAAATAAGAACAGCGATTGAAGCCGTATCTAATTTTAATTTATTTTTTCAGGATGAAGATATAGATGTGTTTATTCACACATGGTATGACCCATCATTAGAAGATCATGAAAATGTAATAAATCAAATAAAAACACTATATAAACCAAAAAAATTTCAAATTGATATATCACCAAATACCAATAGACTTAATTTTGAGGTAATGTTAAAGACCATTATGTTATCAAATGAATTAAAAAGGAAATATGAAGTTGAGAATGATATTAGGTATGATGTCGTTGTAAAATATAGATTTGACATTTTATTTCCACAAATTACCAAATTTACAGTAAATAACATAGAACCACGTACATTATATTACCCACAAGGGAATAACGGAGTACAACATACGGACTATAATAATCACGGGATGACTGATGTTATATTTTGGGGAGATTCCCAAACGATGGATATTGCTTGTGATACTTATAGATATTATAAATTCGTATTATTGCCAATTAGAAACACATTTGTCGAAAAAACTGGACATATTGTATATGACATGTCAGAATCATTAATGAGTCCAGGACAAATCATATTTAAGTATGCAACAAAACATAATATTTTCCCGATGGTTCTTAAAAAAGACGATAATAATTTTATGAATTTTACATTATGGAGAAAGGAAGTAAAAAATCTAAATTGGATAAACGATTTCGATAAAATAGAACATTTTTATCTAAATCAATATAACGACTAAAAAAATAATATTATGAAATTATTGGTAACAGGAGATAGTTGGACATATGGTAGTGAATTAAGATCCCCTGAATTAAAAAAAGAAGACTTAGATACTCATAAAAATAATACTGAGTATAGAACTAAAAATGCTTGGCCACATAAATTAAGTAAATTAATGGGTAATGTTGATGAAATGGTAAATATTTCAAAACCATCCGCTAGTAATGATCGAATAGTGAGAGAATTAATTGATTATTTAACTAAAAATTACATTAAAGATAAAAAACCTGTTGACGATTTATTTGTAATTGTTGGATTTTCATCGTTAGATAGAGTTGATTTTTTTTACGACGGTTTATTTGGTAGAGGTTGGGAAACGATTTGGCCAAAATTTAATCATCATTATAGATTTTCCGATATTGAGGATTTTAGTAAATTATATAATGAAGGCTTCTCAACAATTTATGGAGACTTCAATAGATATGTAAATCAAATACAATTTTTAGAATTATTTTTTGAAAAACATCATATAAAATATATGTTTTTTCATGGATTTTATCATCATCAAAATAAATATATAAGTAATTGGGAAGATGTGTTATATGTAAACGGATTAGCTTACGAATCTGGTACTTATTATTCTAAATTACATAATGAATTTGATTTAGATAGATGGATTGATATTGATCCAATACGTTTTGTTGATAAGGATAAACCAATTCATAGTTTTCATAATAGAATAAAAAAAATTGCGAATGACCAAGACATATCATTAGACAAAATATTTGCGAAAAATATTGGTATGCATCCGTCAGAACTTGGACATACCTTATGGGCGGAATATCTTTATGAATATATGAAAGAAAATAAAAAGTTATTTAAGTTTATTGAAAAAACATTAATATGATAAAAAAATTAATGATTTGTGGAGATAGTTATGCATCAGGAATTGGATTAGATGAAAGTTATAATTTAGAAAAATCTTTTGGAGGTTTAATTTCTGAAAAATTAAGTATACCCTCAATAAATTACTCACGAGCAGGTATTTGTAATTTTGGAATATTTTTACAAGTTAAAAAATCTATTGAGGATAATAAAAATGATTTAGATAAATCATTAGTTATTATTTCATTAACACAATCTAGTAGATTAATGATTGCTTCCGAAAATATAACATCTGAGGATTTGGATTTATCAAATGTTGATTACATTAATAATCGACCATTTTCATATAGTGAAAAAAGAAAAAGAGACGTACCATTTATATTAAACAAAAGTCCTAAATTATTTAGCCAAACTATTTTAGATGTATTGGCACATTTAAATAATAAAGTGTCGGGTGCAATGGAAGATGCTTATAAGATTTTACCAAAATATAAAATTGAAACATTAGGACAATATATACAAGATGTTTACTCCGATCCAATAAAAGATGAATATGACGTGGCTTTGGTTGCAAGAACACATCTATTATTAAAGATGAACAATATTAAACACATATTTTTAGGATCTCCAAGAAGTAAATTTGATTTTGTACCTGATGAAAATTTTTGTGAAGTAAATTGGAGAGAAATATCGGATAAATATCCAGACGAAATAGGATCAAGTCATTGTAATGAATTTGGCCACGAAATGGTAAGAGATTTAATTTTAAAAAAAATATCAAATGAATAAAGACACATTCTGCATAATGACGTACAAAGGTTTATTCGTTGAACCTACAAAACATGTGAAACCATGTTGTGTATTCAAAGATTTTGAAACCCCGTTAATATATGATGAAAATAAAACATTTGATGAAATGTTTAATTCCCCTCAATTTATTGAATTAAGAGAAAAAATGGACAATGGTATTGTTCATAGTGGTTGTGTAAATTGTTTTAATGGCACTATTAACCATAGAGAGGGTATGAACATTATGTTTTTTGGTAACGACTATGAAAAACTTAAAGAATTAAATATAAGTGAAGATTATAAATCGGACGAGATTCTTTATTTAGATTTAAGAATTTCCAATTTATGTAATTTTAAATGTAGAATGTGTAATGCAACATATTCTTCCTCATGGGAAGACGAAATGAAACAAATTGAACCTAATTTTATATCTGAACCGAAATGTGGACATAATTGGATTAATCCTATTGTAGATAAAATAGATAAGATAAAATATCTTTATTTAGCAGGAGGAGAACCTTTAATAATGAAGGAAACATTTCAATTATTAAAGTTAATAGAAAATAGAAAAAATGAAATTACATTATTTTTAAATACTAATTTGTCAAATTTAGAGTATAAAAAAATAGATGTTATTAATGAAATAATAGAATTTAATAAAATACATTTATTTGTATCTTGTGATGGGTTTGGAGAAGTCGGTGAATACCAAAGAACAGGATTTAATACGGAAAAGTTTAAAACTAATTTAAAGACATTACTAAGTAGGATTAATAACTTAGATAAAATAAAATTAGATATAATTTATGCGTTAAGTTCAATAAATGTCTATAACCTGTTTAATTTTATGAAAGAACTAAAGGAAGAATTTAATTTAGGAGATGAAGTTATTAATTTTCAGTTTGTTAGTTCACCATGGTATTTTAGTGTGGCATCTATGGATGAAACACATAAAAAAGATGTGGTAAGTTTTATAAAAGATAATTATCATTTTTGTAATGAAAAAACTAAAAATCAATTAGATAATTTTATATATTTTGTCGAAAACAATAAAGACAACATAACCACATATCAAAAAGAAAAAGACTATGAATTCTTAAAAAAATTAGATATATTTAGAAATACAAATATAAATGAGGTTTCACCTTGGATTTTTAAAAGTATTTTTAATGAGTTATAAATGTTTATACGCAAATGGAGATAGTTGGACGGAAGGGGATGAAATCGGAGATGAAAAGGATCATCGTAACACGCCGACCCTTAGATATTACAACTCTTGGCCTTGGTTTTTATCACAAGAATTGAATATCGGTGTTTGTGTAAATGACGGTGCCAACGGAAGATCAAATTATAGAATTTTCAGAAGAACCATTAAATTTATATTTGAATGGATAGAAAATGGAAAAAATCCATCTGAGTTAATTATTATTAATGGATGGACAACGCCAGAAAGATTTGAACTACCTGTTATAGATAAAAAAGGAAAAGGTAGTTATACTCATCTATTAATCAATACCCCGATATATGATAAAATTAAGTATGATTCATTAACTATTGATAAAATTAATAAATTTAGCAATTTATTTTATGAATTAATTGACTTAAATGAATTAGATAAAAATATGATTAACCATATGAGAATATTGAGAATTATTACCAAATATTTTGGTATAACTTATTTTGATTTTATTGGTGTTGGTAATCACCCGAATAACATTAAATTAAATTATAAAGATGATTTTAGTAATCTTTTTTCTAAAAGTTTTTTAAATACGGTATATGAAAATAAATGGAGTACTCACGAACAAAAACACCCAACAATCGAAACCCACAAAAAATGGGCAACACTATTGAAAAATTTTATTAATGAATATAATTTATAGTTTATGTGGTAATGGACAAAGATTTAAAGATAAGGGATATGATACAATAAAATACCTTATCAAATATGGTAATGCACCTATGTTGTATCATTCTGTAAATACATTAGGTATTAGTGGTAATTTACATTTTATTGTTAGAGACGTACATTTAAAAGAATATAAATTTTTAGAAAAGTTTCTATTAGATTTAGGTGGTAAAATAACAATTTGTTATAAGGAAACTTCGGGAGCAGCAGAATCTTTGTTATTATGTGAAAATGATATTGAAAATAAAGATTTACCATTTATATCGGTAAATTCAGATCAATATATGAATTGGAATGCTAAACCATTTATAAAAAAATTATTAGAAAATCCCGATACTTCATATACACTAACATTTCAATCAACCGATCCAAAATGTAGTTATGTTAGATTGTTAAATGATAAAATAGTCGAAGTTAGAGAAAAATTAGTAATTAGCAATCAAGCAACTGTTGGGGTATATCATTGGAAAACAAGTAAAGATTTTTTTATTGATGCTAAACAAATGATTAATGATAATGTTAGAGACAATAATGAATTTTACGTTGCACCAGTTTATAACTTTTCAATAAAAAGAGGATTAGTGGTTAAACCACATGAAATAAATCCAGATAATTTTATACCAGTCGGTACTCCATATGACTTGGTAAATTTTATGGCAGAACAAAGATTTTTTGATTAATGGAAAAATACAATATAAATGATTTTAAGAGAGGGTGGTTTATTGGTAATTTTGAACCATCATTATTTAAGGGTAATTTTGAAGTAGGTCTTCAAAAATCAAAAATGGGAGATAGCCATGACGACCATTTCCATAAAAAAAATACCGAATATAATTTAGTTATTAGCGGTAGAATCAAAATAAACGATGAGGTATTTATTAAGGATGATATATTCATAATTAAACCATATACAGTAAGTCATAGTGTAGAATATCTTGAAGATACTGAAATTTTGGTTGTAAGAGATATGAGCGATTCTACAGATAAGTACATTTATAAAATAATTAATTAACAATGAATATATATAAAAAAACGGCACCCGATAATCATTTTGTGGTCGAGTATTATTTGGAAGCAAAAACATCATTAAAAGATGCGGCTTGGAACATCGCTATAGGACAGAGTATAGGAAATCCAAATAATCGAAGTATTTGGGAAACTGAAGAAATGTATGAAAATCACATTTGTTTTATACTCGAAGATGAGGATTACTTAAAATCACATAAAAATGGTATTGTAAAAATTTCATTTCCACTTTCAAACATTAATTTAGAAGAAGACGGAATTTCACAAATTTTATGTCACATTGCTGGAGGACAAGTTGATATCTTAGAAATTCAAAAATGTCATGTTTTAAATATTGAATTACCTGAAGATGTTGAAAACTCATTTAAATTAAAACCAGCATACGGTATAGACGGATTTAGAAAATTAAATGGTGTTTACGAAAAACCATTTTTAGGTGGGATCATTAAACCAAAAGTTGGTATGTCACCGGAAGTGTTATTAGAAGTGGTAAAAGAAATGGTCAACGGAGGGGTTAATTTTATCAAAGAAGACGAGTTATTAGGAAACCCAAATCACTGTCCATTAGAACAAAGAGTACCACTTATTACAAAATGGTTAAAAGAAAATGCTCCTGATGTGATATATTGTTTTTGTATTAATGGAGATAGTCCATATGCATTACAAAGAGCCCAATTTGTGGTGGATAATGGGGGTAATGGTATTCATATAAACGTTTGGAGTGGATTAGGTGTGTACCGAGCAATCAGGAAACAAAACCCAAATTTATGGATACATTTTCAAAAAAGTGGTGATAAATTTTTCACAGATAAAAGAGCACCGTTTCACATATATTGGCCCGTGATTTGTAAAATTGCAGGATGGTCTGGTGTAGATTCAATTCATGCGGGTATGATTGGTGGGTATATGAATCAGGATGAAGAAGAATTAAAAGACACTTTAAAAATGTTATGGAAATACAATATTGTTCCAGCTCTAAGTTGTGGTATGCATCCAGGATTAGTACAATATGTTAATGAATCTTTAAAAAGTTTTGATTGGATGGCAAATGTCGGTGGAGCAATGCATGCACATCCGATGGGAACTTTGGGAGGAGGAATTGCCATGAAACAAGCAATAAATAAAAACTTTGACGGACAAGAATTCAAAATTGCAACTGAGAAATGGGGCAATAAAGAGTTTAACCCAGATTTGGCTTATCGATATTTTTAAAAAATAATTTAATAATGTATATAATAGGTATATCCGCATTTTATCACGATTCGTCTGTTTGTTTATTTAGAGACAATCAATTAATTTTTGCTTGTGAAGAAGAAAAGTTCACAGGTATTAAACATGATAGTTCGTTCCCAACGAATGCCTTGGAATATATCTATAAACAATATAAGATTACATCCAAAAATTTACAAGCAGTTTGTTATTATGAGGATCCTAAATTAAAATATCAAAGAGTAATGGAGAACATTAAACCTCAATGGTTTAAAAATCCAATATACTCATTGAAGTCTTATTTTAAAATACGTAGTAATGTAAAGAATGTTGATAAGAAATTAAAAGAGATCTGCCCAACGATATTTTATTCAACACATCATGAAGCACATCAGTATTATGCACATTATACATCACATTTTGAGGAATCAACTTGTTTATCAGTTGACGGTGTAGGTGAGATTGATACGGTGTCATTGGGAGTTGCAGATTATAATGGAATCAAATACAGTTCACTTGCAAAGTATCCACATTCAATGGGTCTTTATTACTCCGCATTGACCTCATATTTAGGGTTTAGACCGAACGAAGGTGAGTATAAGGTAATGGGATTAGCGTCTTATGGTGATCCTCAAAAGTACATTAAAGAGGTACGTGATTTGATTTCATTTAAAAGTGGTAAGTTGGTGTGTAATATGAATGTATTTTGTTGGAATAAGACCGATAAATCTATGTTCAATGAGAAACTTGTGGAACTATTAAGTGTTCCACAAAGATTACCTGAAGAAACATTGGAACAAACACATAAAGACTTGGCTGCTGCCGTTCAACTAAGATATGAGGAGGTATTGTTTGAAATTATCAAATCAATTAGACACGTAAGTAAAAGTCCAAACTTAACATTAAGTGGTGGTTGTGCGTATAATGGAACGGCTAATGGTAAAATTGTTGATAAATCACATTTTACACACCTTTGGATTCCACCGGCACCATCTGATGCGGGATCGGCAATTGGATCAGTCGTTCATTATTTGGTTAAAGAACGTAAAGTAAGAAGTAAAATTACAAGAAATCCATTTTTAGGACCTCAATATTATTTTGATGATATTAGACGAGCAATTCATAGAAATAATTTTAAAAAGTTTGAATCTGAAAATAAATTAAGAACACATATTGCTCAAAAATTATTCGAAGGTAAAGTTGTGGGATGGTTTAATGGTCACATTGAATTCGGAGCAAGATCTTTAGGTAATAGATCAATATTGGCAAATCCAACATTACCTGATATGAAAGATAGAATTAATAAGGTCATTAAGAAAAGAGAAGGATTTAGACCGTTTGCACCAATGGTGACCAAAGAGAAACAAGATCAATTCTTTGAGATGACGGATGACGTTCCTTATATGAATCAGGTTGTTAAGGTAAAGGAAGAATATCGAGATAAATTACCTGCGGTCACACACGTAGATGGTAGTGCAAGAGTTCAAACAGTTTACAAATACACCGTTATTTATGATTTATTAAACGAATTTGAAAAATTAAGTGGTTATCCAATTTTATTGAATACCTCATTCAATGTTAAAGATAAGACAATGGTGTTGACACCGAAAGATGCGGTTGATACTTTCTTTGATACTGATATGGATATATTAGTAATGGGTAATTATGTTATGTATAAAAATTAAAATATGAAAAAATTAATCAATTGGGTAAAAGACTACTTTGAAAGAAGAAAAAGAAAGAAAGAATTTAAAAAGAAATTAGAAGATTTACGTAAAAGAGATCCATTTATTTATAATCACTAATTTCGTGATATTTATATAAAAACAAATCATGACATTCAAAATCAATGCACTTAAAACAATCGTAGGAAACGAAGAATTCGTATTATTGGACAATATTTTTAACTCTGCTCAAGAAGCATTGGACTTTGTAAAGGCAAACTTATCATTAAATGATACTTTAGGACCAAAAAACGTTGTAAGTATTAAAATAAATGACGTTTACTATCATTATTTTGAAATTATCGAAGGATAATTTGACAATTTGAGGTATTTTTAGTATATTATATCATTATGATATACTGGTTAACTGGACAACCCGCAGCAGGTAAAACAACATTAGGTACTTGGATTCAATCAAGTTTCCCTAATAAGTCCATAATTGTGGACGGAGACGATATCCGAGAAATATTCGTAAATAAAGACTATTCTGAGGAAGGAAGGAAGAAAAACATTGAAAAGGCACAGATTTTGGCTAAGTTCCTTCATCATAAGGGTTATACCGTTATCGTATCGTTAGTTTCACCATATAGAGATCAAAGAGAAGAGTTTAAGAACGAAATGGGTGATAACTTAAGAGAAATCTATGTACATACCACCCAAGATAGAGGACGTAATCATTTTCATGTTGAGGGGTATGAGCCACCTTTAGATAACTACTACGATTGTAATACTACAGATAGTAGTGAATATCAAACATTTTTAGAATTAAGAAGAAAATTAAACATTTAATAATATGAGTAAGAAATATGCAATGTATGTTGGCAGATGGCAGAATTGGCACAAGGGCCACGAATGGTTAATTAACCAACAGTTAGAAAAGGGTAAGGATATTTGGGTTGCAATTAGAAATGTTCCGACAGATGAAAATAATCCTAAAACGGCCCAAGAAGTAATGATGGAATTAGCTGGTGAACCATATTTTATGGAAAATTCACATAGAATTAATATATCCATTATTCCAGATATTGAAAGTATCAATTATGGTAGAGGGGTTGGTTATGACGTTATTTATCACGAACCACCACCTGAAGTTGAAGTAATAAGTGGAACTAAAATCCGTAATGGAGAAATGACAACTGACGGTAAAGTTAAAGGATAATGATACACCAAAGAGTTTTATTTACCAAAGACGAATGTGATTACCTTATAAATTACAGAAATAATGGTGTTTACCGAAATAACGGAGGGTATGTAAACCATGTTGATATAAATTATAAACAGTGGTCAATTTTCAGAAATAGTGATTTAGAATTTTTGTTTGATAGAATTATATCTTTTGCTGAAATATCCTTTGATGTAAAAATAGAAAATTTTAAAGAGGAAAGTTGGATCTATCAGTGGGAAGTGAATGACGGTTATGGAATGCATAGGGATAATGTTAAAAATAGGAAATTCATAATAGGTGTACAATTGAATGACGATTATGTTGGAGGGGATTTAATGGTTGATTATGGTAATCAAATATTAATTGCGGATAAAACAATTGGTAATTGTTATACTTTTGAATCCGCAATGTTACACGGAGTTTCACCTATAATATCGGGTAATAGATTTAATATGTTAACTTTTTTTCCAACGTATAATATAAAACAGAATAAAGTTAGTTTAATATGATAGTAGAAAGAAAAAGACACATAGTTAAAACAATATCGTATCGTGTTATTAGTACTTTAATAGGGTTTGTTATAATGTGGTGGGTAAGTGGATCAATTAAAGTTGGTGCGGCATTTGGTGTGGCGGAATTGATATATAAACCCATACAATATTACATTCACGAAAGAATATGGTATAAGTGGATAAAATATGGATTAAAAAAATAAAAAAAGAAAAAACAATAATCTAATATATAATAAGTTATGATTGGTAATATAGACATATTTGAAAAATTCCTATCACCCGAAGAATGCGACCTTATTTTAAATAAATGTAAAGGAGAATTAACATTATCAAAGGCGAAAGTATACGGGGATAATTCTAACGATACTCATACTAAAACAATTAGAAAATCATCAATCGGGTGGATATCTGATTTAGGATTTTTAAATGAAAGATTAACAAATATATTAAAAAAAACATTCACAATAAACGGTATGGAAGTTACTGGATTAGGTAATTATCAATTTACTGAATACAAAGAAGACGAATATTTTGATTGGCATACTGATAGTACGGACACTATATATAGAGATAGATTTACATCAATAGTAATTCAATTAAACGATACATATCAAGGTGGAATATTGGAAATAAAAAATATTAAAGGAGAACTAGTACCAATAGAAAATAAAATAGGAACGTTATATATTTTTAATTCAAGATTATCACATAGAGTAACACCTGTGGTAGATGGTATTAGATACTCATTAGTAAATTGGGTATCATTAGTTAAAACCGATTCAAAAAAACAAAATCTTTTATAATAATAAAAAAACAAAAACAAATGAAAATTTTTAATTTAGGTGATGCCTCACCATCAGGTAGAATGACATTCCTTTCAATAGGGGTGGTGGTATTTATAGCCAATTGTTTAGCTGGTTTTGATAACATTAGTTGGGTACATTGGCTACCTCCGGTTCTTTTACCTTTGGCCGCTTTAACTGGAATTTGTCCTTTTAAGATCGTATGGGAAAAATTAGGATTTAGAAAATAAAAAAATAAAATGAAATTTATATTAACATTTGCAATTGCTATTATAATTTTATATTCTATTATTGGTTGGAAACGAATATTTGATAGATATAAAATGTTTATGAATAAAACTTATTGGACAGATTATAATACAATTGAGTTTGCTGCTTGGTTTGCTAAGGCGATCATCATAATACCTGGATTAGTATTCGGAATTGAAATATGGTATCTACATTTCCTAACACTACTTACGTCTTCATTATTGATTTGGGCATCAATGAAAAAGGATTTACCTACATTAATTGCTTTTAATACGATATGGATTTGTTTATCATTAACGATATTAATAAGACATTTAATACCATAATATGAAAGTTACAATTATAGGTGGAGGAACTGCCGGTTGGTTATCGGGTTTATATTTTAATTCTCAGGGATATGAAGATATTACAATTATAGATAGTTCCAAAGTTGGAATATTAGGTGCGGGAGAGGCATCTACACCAAATTTAAATGGATTATTATTAAATTTAGGAATTGATAAGATTGATTTTTTAAAAACAACCGGAGCAACCATAAAGGTATCGAATGATTTTATAAATTGGTCTCCCTTCGGAGGTAAATACGAAAACCCATTCGGTCACCCCAATAGATTAAAAGAAGAAAATGATAATACATATGGTTATCATTTTGATGCGAGAGAATGTGCTAAGTATTTTAAAAATATAGGAATTAATAGAGGAATAAAACATTTAGATGTTAATATTACACATTTTACTCAAAATGAAAACGGAGATATTACCAATATTCATACCGAAGAAAAAATAAACATTGAAACAGAATTTGTTATCGATTGTAGTGGTTTTGGTAGATTATGTATCGGTAAATTATATAATAGTAAATGGAAATCGTATTCGGAATATTTGAAGGCTAACTGTGCAATTGCATATTTTCTACCACAGGATAGAGTATTGACAGAAAATTCTAAAACACATACCCAATCCATTGCTATGAAAAACGGATGGATGTGGCAAGCACCACTACAACATAGATGGGGATGTGGATATGTGTTTAATGATACTTACATTACAAATGAAGAGGCTAAAAAAGAAGTTGAAGATTACTTGGGTAGAGAAATTGAAATTGTTAAAACTTTCAAATTTGATGCTGGTGGGTATGAAGAAACATGGATTAATAATTGTGTTGCACTTGGGTTATCTAGCGGATTTTTAGAACCATTAGAAGGAACATCGTTAATGTCCGTTATATGGTCTTTAAATAAATTAAGTGATATTAGGTTAGAAAATTGTAATTTTGAAAATAGAAAATTATATAATGAATATGTTAATAATGTAAATTATCAATCTATGTTGTTTGTTAGACATCATTATAATTGTGGTCGAACTGATACTAAATTTTGGAGAGATATAAATAATACTAAATTACCATCAGATTTAATTAAAATACTTAGAAGTTTAGAAAAGAATATTGAAGACGATTCATTGATTTATATTACAAGTAAAAAAGATGGATTACCAATATTTGGTAAAAATCATTATCAAATAGTTGATTTGGGTCATAAATCAAAAACAATAAAAACATTTTTATAAGATGAATCATATATTAGTTGATAATTTTTTTAACGACCCCCATTCAATCAGAAAACTTGCATTGTCTATGGAATATGTTAAATCATCTAAAAAAACAGGATGGAAAGGATATAGAGTCATTATAAATAATGATGATATAAAAAAATATATTAAATATAAATTAATTGAAATAGATAAAAAATTTGAAAATTTATTGATAGATGAAATTTTTTTTCATTATATTTTAGAGGAAAATAGAAATGATTTAAAAAAAAGATTACACAAAGACACAACAGATTTTGCTGGAGTTATTTACCTCACACCAAACCCACCTAAAAATTCAGGAACAACCTTACATAACGATAATACCAATTTGGAGAACGTAATTGATAATGTATATAATAGATTTATTTTCTATGACGGAAAAAAATTACACGGCCCACAAGATACTTTTGGTAATAGTATTGAAAATGGTAGATTAACATTAACCATGTTTGCAAATATTAGTAAGAATAAAAAAACAATAATATAATTATGATTGAAGAAATAAAATTAAATGATAATACTAATATCTATAAATCAAAAATAAAAATTACCGATAAAAATAAATTGATATCGGATATAAAACTTAATTTAGATATTTCCATAAATTCAAAAAATTCAACCCCCACCGAACCTGGTATCCAATCAACTATTGTAATATCAACACCTTCCATACGAGAATTAAATGAAAAAATAATAGATGTATTATTTAAAAATTCTAAGATAGATATAAATACACCATATATCACAAATCAATGGGTTTATATTAGTGATAAGAAGAATACATATTATGGATTTCATTCCCACGATAAGAAAAATCACACAAACATACCGTTACAATGGACATATACTTATTATGTCCAAATGCCAAATAATTTAGTTGGGGATGATGGTAAATTAGTTTTTAAATTAGATAATGATACTACACATTCCATATTGCCTGAAGTTGGTGATTTACTTATATTTCCCACAACATTATTACATGCACCAATGACTAATACTAATTCGGAAATAGAAAGAATTGTATTTGCTGGAGTTTGGAGTTATATTGACACAACAATTCAAATTAGAAAAAAAAATAAAACATTATTATAATATGTTAAATTTTAAAGAAATATTTACATCTTGGGCGAAACTTTCAAATCCAACAGAACAAGAGGAACGATTAGCTAAAATTAGATTTTCAATATGTGAAGGTTGTCAATATAAGAAAGAGATTATTAAGACAAAGAAGTGGTCGTTATTATGTGGAAAATGTGGATGTCCTATACGGGCAAAAGTTTTTTCAGATCAGATTAATCCGTGTCCTATGGGATATTGGAAAGATATCGATAAAAATTTTGGATTAGATATTGATGAAAAGAATAAAAAATCAATAATTTAATATATACATATATATAAGTATATTTCAAATTAAATATATAATTTAAATATTAAATTATATATTTAAGAGAACAATTACTAAAAATAAACTATTTATCAAATAACATAAATAATATAAAGAATATGAAAGGTACAATTATTGGGACGGACTTATTAGAATTTAACAATTCGGTAAAAATTTTAGAAATAAACACAAATACAACTATCTTCAACAGTGCAGTTGATTTGTTAGATTATACATTATTTTTTGAAATGTTAGTTAATAATAATATTAACGAATTACATTTTATTTATAATGAGTCGGATGCGTATATAAATGATACCGATACAATGCTTTTTTTATTTGAAGAAAGATTAAAAACAAAATGTATTGAGAATGGTATCACATATTTTGATTACAAAGTACCAGCTAATTCTGTAACTGTACCGTTTATTGAAGATGCTAATAATAAATTTATTTTAAGACAGGCATTTGATACGACTGCGTTGGTAGATGAAACATATTGTGCAGATAAATTTGAATTTTTTAATTTAATGAAAGATTCACAATATATTCCAAAAACATATATAAATAATGGTACTGAATTATCTTTTGACACCTTTAATACTATAAGTAATTATACAAACGGTAGACCAAATTTAGTTAAAAAAGATAGATACCCAAGTTATGATTTTCATTTATATCCTGCTTTATCTAAATTAACTACCGATGTACAATTATCTCAATTAAAAACATCAGTAGATAATACCACGTTTTTGATACAAGAATTTATTTATGATGATGCTAATATAGTAAATAATAGATGGAATGTTATCAGAAGTATTGATATATTATATGGTGGTGAATTAGATGTTTTAAATATGGGATCATATAAAACATCCGTATTTGTTGATGTAGATGCGTGGGCGGATGAATATGAATCAGATGGTACTACACTCACTAAAAAAAGTAGATATACATGGGTAAATAAGCCAGTGTACAATACAGGTGATTTTAATTATCATACAAATGGTGAATCATTAGTATTGGGTAGTGATGGGACATTATTAAATTTAAATAATTTACAAATCGGTAACCCAATAGCGTCGGTTAATTTTACAGACGAAGACGGATTATCACCAAATTCATACGATGCAGATAGTTTTAGAACTCCACATAGACAATGGGGTAGTACAATAGAACAAGCACAATCAACTTTAACTAATACCCCATCGGAAGTATTAGATATAACATCAAAAACAGTTTCAGAAATAATGTTAAAAATAACATTAGAAAATGGAGTTAGTTGGAATGAACCAAGAGATACAATTTACTTAATCCAAGCTGCAAATTCAAATGTTACTCATTTTGACAGATTAAATACGGTAGAAATTGGAGATAAAATGGTTACTTATAATAAAACTACATTAGAATTATCAACTTTAGTAATTACAGGGATTGAAATAGTATATGATGAGATCATCGGATACAATATAAATATTCAACCATCGGATCTATTTTTAGTTGATGTAACTACCGATTTATTTGTGGTACAACATAATTATAGTTGTGACTTTTGCGGTTGGTACTCTTGTGGTGATTATTTTTGTAGCTATAACTGTCCTGGATGTAATCAAGGACTTCCCCCTAAAGTTTAAATTAAATATAAAATTAAATAAAAAATTATGCAAGAATTACCTTTAACGAAATTAGAAAGACCAAATCAACACATTAAGGTTCAAATCAATTCACTTTCAACTGATTTAAAAAATAAAGTTAAAGTTGCGGTTCAAGAAGTTGTAACTAAGATTAAAGAAAAACATCTTTAATATATTGATGCATTATGAAATTATTTGCATTTGGTGATAGCTGGACTGCCGGCCAAGGCTGTAATTTAAAAGTAGAGAATAGTTTTACCGATGAAAATGAACGAAAGATATATAGAAATAGTATGTCTTGGCCTAAATATTTATCCGAACATTTAAATGTAGATTTTGAAAATTTAAGTAAATCTGGATCATCCAATAAAGAAATTTTTGACACTATTATTGAAACCATCAAATCGAACATCATAAAAGATAATGATTTGGTGGTTATTATGTGGAGTTCGTCGTTAAGAGATAATACTCCCTTTTTTCCAAATGGAGAATGTCACATTTGGGGCAAAACTCATATAGAAAACAAATGGAAATTTAATTGGATTATAAACTCAATTAGAAATTCAAAAGGAGAGTTAAAACACGAATCTGATTTAAAATATAATCATTTTTTAAAATCTTATAAACAATTTTACATTGATGACTTATATAACGATTCATACTATAACATAGTAAATCAAAATTACATTCTATTCATTCAAAAATTATTAGAATCGTATAATATTAATTATGTTTTTTGTGATGCGTTTGATTTTATGATCACTAAAAACATAAAGATTGATTTAGATAAAACACATTTTATTAATAAATCCAATTATTATAAATTTGGAGAAGTAACAGCTAAAGACTTTTTAATTTCATTAGACCCAACTGATTCGGATTTATGGGAGGACTCTTCAAAATGGACAAATATATCCGGAAAACACCCAAATGCAAAAGGATATCAAAAAATATCTGATGAATTATACGATTTTATAATAAAATCAAATATTATAAAAAAGAACAAATCAATAATTAAAATGTTATAATGGAATTTTCAATAAATAAATTTTTTGACAAAGAAGAGTGTAATTCCATATTAGAATATGTGGATGGTATAGGTGTGCCATTTTCTTATAACCCAAACGAAACATGGGATTGTAAAAGAATATATGATGAAAGTTTTAAAACGAATATTCTTAACAGATTAATATTGAATTACGAAAAAAATAAATTTAAATTATGGTTTGATTTAAATGAGTTTGACATAAAAGATATTAATGTTAGTTTAACAAAATATTATGACGGTAGATGGTTAGATTTGCATTTAGACTCCACATCTCAATTCACATCTGTTATAATATTAACAGATGAATTTGACGATGGTAGATTTGCATTGTCAAATACATATGAAGATATTAATAATACCGAAAAATATCATTTAGATATTGGACAATCAATATCATTTGACGGTAGTAAAATTTATCACGGAGTAATGCCAGTTAAAAAAGGTTTAAGATGTGCATTAAATATATGGACAACTAATACCGATTTTAAATATAGACCTTTAAAAAATAATAAAAGTATTATATGAGAATAGCAATAGTGTGTAATGGTAGGAGCGGATCTAGCTCAATGATTAATTATATAAATTGTTGTTTGTTAAACGAATATAAAAAATATAACATTTTTTTTGAACCATTTAATTATCTGAACATCGACGCGTCCGGTAAACTAAAAGTAATTGATGAAATAGTAAATAAAAAAGATGTGTTATTGAAAACCTTCATAGATAATGATAATTATCCATATGAATCATTCGATAATATTGAACAATATTGGGAATGGGTATATTCATTTTTTGATAAAATAATAGTATTAGAAAGAAAAAATAAAAGATTACAAGCGGAATCGTTAGTTTATCATATTAGAATATCTAAAAACAGAACTGTATCACCACGTTGGCTTAAACCTAAATACTATGATTTAAACGAATTAGATGAACAACATATAATAGATTTAACAAAACATTTGGAATCTGAATCTTTAGTTTTAAAATCAATTTCAAATAAAGGATACCCATTATTTTATTATGAGGATATATTTGTGGACAAAGATATTGAAACAATAAAACGTTTAAACGAATATTGTGAGATAGAGTATAATCAAATATGTATTGATGAATGGATTAATTCACCATATAAAAAAGTAAGAATAGAAACAAAATCTAATAAATTAATATGAAAATTTTAATAATCGCATTACCAAGAACAGGTTCTACAAGTTTAGGGGAACTGCAGACCAAAAAACACAATATAAAAAAATATTTATTTGAACCATTTAATCCAAAAAATACTGAAAGATATAATTCTAACGAAAGTAATGTTGTAGTTAAAACACTTGTATTTCAAATTTTAGAGGACATTAAAGAAGAAAATAGAATTGAATGGTTGATAAATTTAACAAAAGAATTTGATGAGGTTATTTTATTGACAAGAAAAGATTTAGTAGCTTGTGGAGAAAGTTGGGCGTATTTAAATTATTTTCACGAAACAAAAAAGTTTATGTATTATGAGAATTATTTATGGAAATCAACTCCATATGATACATCAGCATATAATCAAATACTTTCATTTAATGAAGATTTAAAATTTATTTCCAAAAGTATAAATGTACCTATAACATATTATGAAGATATTTTTGACATAAACGGAGAAGGAAGATTAAGAAAAGGTAATAGAACAAATACATTAAATATTATATAATGATTAATTTAAATGAATATGTTTGTACCGTACCGTTTACATCAATGGAAATACATGATGAATCATATTTTCTTTGTTGTGCTAGTTGGTTAACAAAATACTTACCGAAAAATCAGCCAATGGATGGTATGTGGAATTCGGAAGAATCTATTGATATAAGAAAATCGGTAATGGATGGAACATATCGTAATTGTGATAAAACACAATGTCCATATCTGTCACAGTTAATTAACTTAAATAATAAGAGTTTAGGACCTATTAAACATATAAATGAATTACCCGAAGACATAAAAAAATATGTAAACGAACAAAATGGTATTATGGAAACTGGACCGAAAATAGTTCACATGTCATTTGATAGAAGTTGTAATTTAAAATGTCCATCATGTAGAATAGAATCTATAATGGCAAATGGTGAAAAATTAGAAAAAATAGATATAACAATTGAAAAAATGGAGGAGTTATATTCCAACTCGATTGAAACAATTTATTGTTCTGGGACGGCGGATCCATTTGCTTCTAAATCGTATAGAAATTATCTTAAAAATTTTAATTTTAAAAAATATCCAAATTTAAAATATATTCATCTACATACAAATGCAACTTTATGGGATGAGAAAATGTGGGAAGAAATGAAAAATATACATCCATATGTTAAAACTTGTGAAATAAGTATAGATGCCGCGAGAAAAGAAACATATGAAAATGTAACTAGATTAGGTGGAAATTGGGATAAATTAATATCAAATTTAAAATTTATATCAACAATAAAAAGTTTAACAAGTGTTAAGTGTTCATTTGTTGTTCAACAAAGCAATTATACCGAAATGACTGAATTTTTAGAACTAATACATGATATTTTTGGTATGAAAACAAAAGTGTTTTTTGGTAAAATAACAAATTGGGGAACTTTTAGTGATGGACAATATAAATTATTAAAAGTGTGGGACAATAGTCATCCCGAGTTTAATCTATTTTTAGAAGAGTTTAAAAAAGTGGCATTAAATCCATTTGTATTTCATAATATGTATGAATTATTGGACAATAAAAAGTCTTTAATATAAATTGACATTTTAATATATTTTCATTATATTATACCAATGAAAATACTTGCACATACATGTTTTATCGGAGTCACAGGATATGCTAACCACGCAAAGTCCTTTTTTTGTGCTCTGAACAAATACCATACAGTTAAAGTTAGGAACTCAACAATCGGAAGTGGTTGGAAGGGGATGAATAACACACCTCACGATGATGAACCATATATCACCGATGAGATGAAGGATATGTTAATTCTACAAACCCTAATCAATGGTGATGGTAGTAGATCTCATTTACCTATGTATGGTTATAAGAATGATTTTAAACCTGATGTTCATATTGTATTGGTGGATATGAACAACTATTATTTTCACGAGAATTACGATGGATATAAGATAGCATATAACGTTTGGGAATCAACACGTTATCCGCAAGATTTCTTTAAAAGATTAATGTACTTTGATGAAGTATGGGTACCAACACAATGGCAATTTGATTGTTTGGTTGAACAGGGTTATCCTAAGTCTAAAATATCAATAGTTCCTGAGGGAGTTGATGTGGGGACATTTAAACCATTAAGTAAGATACCAAAGAAGGACAAATTTAGGTTCTTACATTTTGGTAGATGGGATTATAGAAAAGGAACTACAGAGGTTTTAAGGACATTTGGTGAGGTTTTTAAAGGTAGAACTGATGTTGAATTAATCGCGTCAGTTGAAAACCCATACGCGTATGACGGAATTAAAACAACCGAAGAAAGAGTTAAGTACCATAATATTAACGACGAGAATATAAAGTTTATTAAGTTCACACCAAGAGAGGAATATGTGAAGTATCTACAAGAAGGTGACGTGTTCGTTACTTGTGCCCGTAGTGAAGGGTGGAACTTACCGTTGATTGAATCGATGGCTTGCGGAACACCATCATTATATTCAAATTGGGGAGGTCAGTTAGAATTTGCGGAAGGTAACGGTGTTCCCGTTAAGATAGATGGTTTAAGACCCGCAAATGTAGAACATAAACATTTTCCTGGTGAATATTGTGAACCAGATTGGAAAGATTTGGGAGAACAAATGTTAAATGTAATGAATGATTATAAAAAGTTTAAATCATTCGCAATAGAAGAATCAAAAGAAATTCATATAGATTTCAATTGGGATAAAATAGCAAAAACAGCATCAAATATATTAATGGAAAAGAAAACAATTAGAGAAGATGATTTTTATAAATCAGGAAAATTCTACACAGATGTAGATGTATTAGAAAATTTAGGAGACATTAAAGACTACCAAGGAGGAACACTTGAAGTGGCGAATAAGTTTGGTTGGCCAAGAGCAATATATCATGAGATTTATAATTTAATGGATTACTATAAGCGTCCAAATAATGACAAAAGAATTTACGATGGTGATGTTGTTGTTGATTTAGGTGGGAATATAGGAATTTTTAATAGATGGGCATATAGTCAAGGTGCGTCTAAAGTAATTTCATTTGAACCAGATAGAAGATATTTTGAACTATTATCTAAAAATGCAGATCCCCGTTCTATTTTATATAATGGAGCCGTTGCCGACGAGGTTGGTGAGATGGTTCTTTCTGAAACAGGTCATCTCGGTGGATCTACATTACTTGAAACAGAAGAAATGACAAACACATACACAGTTAAAACATATACATTAAATTATTTGTTTGAAACTGGTGTAGTAAATAAAATAGATTTTTTAAAGATGGATATTGAAGGTGCCGAGCATCATGCGTTTTTAGGAATATCAGATGAAAATTTATTAAAAGTTAGGAACATCTCAATGGAGTATCATCATAATTTATTGGGACACAATGTTGAACTGAGAGAAAGTTTAATTCAAAGAATGTCAAGATTAGGATTTAGTCATTATACTCTGTTTATGGGCGGAAACGATAATTTACAGATGTTATATTTTGAAAGAAAAGAAAAATCAATTAGAAAATCTAATATTCATTTTGTTGATGGTCCATTTGCTGAAGTGAACGAAGACGTGGAACATTTATACAATGTTCAATTTATTGATGGAGACACCGGTAAAATTGAATATGAAACGAATATCAAGAGTAATCATTGGACAAGAGCATCTAAAAAATATTATGTTAATTGGATTGTAAAAATTAAAGGTATTGATAATGATTTTTATAGAGAAGAGAAATTTAATCCACAAGGACAAAGAATTATGATTTGTTTTGAATCAAAATCGTTAGGTGATAGTTTAGCTTGGATCCCATATGTAGAAGAATTTAGAGTTAAAAATAATTGCCAAGTTATTTGTTCAACATTTAAAAATGATTTATTTAAAGGACAATACCCTGAAATTGAGTTTGTTGAACCTGGAACGGGAGTTAATAATATATATGGTTTATTTAGATTGGGGTTATTTCAAGACGATGAAAGAAAAATAAAATATGATAAACACCCATCTAACCCAAGGGTAGAACCTTTAGGTAAAATGGCTTCAGACATATTAGGACTTGAATTTGAGGAGATAAGACCAAAATTACCAAAATTTAACAAAAAGAAAACAAAGAGAGTTTGTATAGCCATACATTCAACTGCTCAGGCAAAATATTGGAATAATCCAATAGGATGGCAACAGGTTGTTACCCATTTAAAGAAAAAGGGATATGAAGTTAGATTATTATCAAGGGAAGAGGATGGTTATATGGGAAATAAAAATCCACAGGGTGTTAAACAACAAAAACCAGGACCGATTGAGAAAGTTATTGAAGTTCTAGAAGAATCTGAGTTGTTTATAGGTATTGGAAGTGGTTTAAGTTGGTTGGCATGGTCAGTAGGTGTACCATGTATTATTATATCGGGATTTAGTGAAGAATATAGTGAACCTATGTCGGGAGTATCAAGACTTATTAATAAGGATGTGTGTCATGGATGTTGGAATGTATACGATTTTAATCCGGGGGATTGGAATTGGTGCCCCGTTCATAAAGACACTAAACGACAATTCGAATGTTCAAAATCAATCAAAGGGGACGATGTAATAAAAGAAATCGAAAAACTTCTACCAATTTAGAGATATTTTTTATTTAATTTGAAAATTCAAAGTATTTATATGAGTATAACAATATAACCATATGAAAATATTTGACGCAAACATCTCGGGATCCCTAAACGTATCGGGCGCAGCTCGTTTCTTCGGTGATCTTACGGTAGACGGAACAATAAATGCTGCGATTAGTGGTACATCCACAAACGCACTATCCCTAAACACAACGGGTTCTGCTCGTTTCGCTACCACAGGTAGTAACCTATTCACAGCAAACCAAACAATTAGCGGATCTATAATCCCATCTGTTAATAATGCTTACGATTTGGGTGATGCGACACATTGGTGGAAGGACATCTATGTATCTACAGGATCTATCTTTATTGGTGGTATAAAAGCTATCAGTACAAACACTGATGGTACAATCCAAATAGGTACTCAAGTTGTACAAACTTCAGCAAGTTTAGCATCAGTTGGTCTACCAGTTCCTCCAACAGGTTCTGCAGGATCAAGTCAAAGTACATTAGTAGGTAGTCAAAATATTACAGGTAGTCAATCTATCACTGGTAGTATGTCAGTAAGTGGTAGTATGGTTGTAACAGGTTCTTTATTTATTAACGGAACCTCATATACTGCGGCTTCTTCAGGAACTTCAGGAACTTCAGGAACTTCAGGTTCTTCAGGTTCTAGTGGATCTAACGGTTCATCAGGAACTTCAGGATCTAACGGAACAAATGGTTCTTCAGGAACTAGTGGTTCTAACGGTACTGACGGTTCTTCAGGTTCTAACGGAACAAATGGTTCTTCAGGAACTAGTGGATCTAACGGAACAAATGGTTCTTCAGGAACTAGTGGATCTAACGGAACAAATGGTTCTTCAGGTACTTCAGTAACCGTTTCAGGTACAAACAATGTACTTGGTAAATTCAGTTCAGGAACTATGGTTAACTCAACAATAACTGACGATGGTACGACAGTTACTATTGGAGGTAATTTAACGGTTAATGGTACAACCACTTCAGTCAATTCAAATACAGTTAATATTGGTGACAATATTTTAATTCTTAATTCAGATGAAGCGGGTGTTCCATCACAAAATGGTGGTATTGAAATTGAAAGAGGAACATCTACAAACGCAAGTTTAATATGGGACGAAACAACTGATGTGTGGGAAGTTGGTTTAGCGGGTGCTGAACTTGAAATTGCAACCATTAGTGGAACACAAACACTTACTAACAAAACAATAAATGGTTCACAATTAGTTGACTTGTCGGTTGCAAATGGTAAATTGACAAACTCATCAGTAACCGTTTCAGCAGGAACGGGTATGAGTGGAGGTGGTGCGGTATCATTAGGTGGTACTGTAACATTAACAAATGCGGGTGTAACGTCAATCACAACAAATACAGGTTTAAGTTCAAACGTAAGTGCGACAGGTGCGGTTACAATCACAAATACAATAACCAATAATAACCAATTAACCAATGGTGCTGGATATCTTACAACGGCTGTAACTTCAGCGGTTGGAGGTACGGGTGTTGGTGTGAGTTCGGGAACAGGAGCGGTTACATTCTCAATCGGTCAAGCGGTTGCAACATCATCAAACGTTCAATTTAACTCATTGGGTGTAGGAACGGCAGGTCCTGGAACAACAGGTTTAATCAGAGCAACAAATGACGTTATCGCTTACTTCTCATCAGATGAGAGATTAAAGGAAAACTTTGAAAATATCCCTAATTCTTTAGATAAGTTAAAACAAATTAACGGTTATTCATTTGATTGGATCCCTATGGAAGGTATTCACGAAAATGAAGGTCACGATATCGGTGTTAAAGCACAAGAAATTGAAGCTGTTTTACCTGAAATTGTTACAACAAGAGAAAACGGATATAAGGCGGTTAAATATGATAAATTAGTTGCTTTATTGATTGAAACAAATAAAGAATTATTAAATCGTATTGAAGCTTTAGAAGCTAAAATAAAATAATTATATTAATTGATACTCACCATGTTATAAAAAAATATGGTGAGTATTTATAACATACGGATATTAAATTAAAAGATAGATTATGGGCGTTTTACCAGCAACAGGGTCAGAAATTAGTATGGGAAGAATAGGTGCAGCATTAGGTGTTGTTCCAAATTCTACAACGCAAGTCGCATTGAATGCTCAACTCGGTACAGGTAGAAATAGAAACTCATCTGGTGTCGGAAGTATTCCTAGTGGATCACAAACTGCAGAATCTGCAGGTTTTGGTAGTCTGATCACTCCAAATAACTATTAATTTTACATTTTCATATTTTTTTCTTATATTATACGTATGAATATAACGTATAAAAAATATCCCTCAAAATACGAATTACAGTACGTTAAATGGAATGGAATTAACTTTGATAGAGAAAGATTAATTAACTTCATTAAACGTCTTAAATTAACGTATTTTTTGTCATTTATACCCTATTACAGAAAGGAACATCAAATACTTACAGAAATATTAAACACATACGATAAAGTTCGTATTCAAGGTCTTTTAAATAATGATGAAGATATTTTAAGAAGATGTTTTATTGAAAAATGGGCAAGAATTGCGTCAACTGACATTTTATTAACAAATGTTTATTCAAGATCAACATTTACAACGATATTTAATTTACCAATCAAAGATTACCAACTACTTATGAAAAGAGTGGAAGAAATGGTTGAGGCCGGAAGAAATTTAACATATCAAAGTATAATAATTACAGACAATACACCTGGAACATGAGTAAATCAATCAACAACAGTTCAATGTGGGAAATAAAACCACTTAAGTTATCAATATTAGTACCAACAAGAGATATGGTACATTCACAATTTTCATATAGTTTAACTCAATTATTTAACACAACGAGAGAGGCGGGAATTGATGTTTATTTATTTTTTGATTCTAGTACAATATTATTAAATCAAAGAAATAATCTTATTAAGAAGGCAATGGAAGTAAAATCCGATTATGTTCTTTGGTTAGATAGTGATATGATGTTCCCACCAACCACAGCATTACGTCTTTTAGAACACAATAAGGACATCGTCGCATGTAACTATATGAAACGTTCAAAGCCTCTTAAACCTGTTGCATATAGGGATCTAAATGATTGGGATAGTTGGGTACCGATGGAAATACATGACGAACTTGTTAAAGTGGAGGGAGTAGGTATGGGATGTATGTTAATGAAATTAGATATGTTCGATAAATTAGAAAAACCATATTTTGAGTTTAGATATAAAGAAGACACCGAAGATTACTTCGGAGAAGACTTTATTTTATTGGGTAAGTTAAGAGAATTAGGATATGAAGTGTTTATTGATACATACTTAAGTATGATGGTTAAACACGTCGGCAATTACGCCTTTTGATCCTTATCTATTATCAACACAGTTATATTACCATTTTCATAAACACCAGGTCCATAATCATCAAGAGATACTCTCAATGCGTTGACCATGTTAAAATCATCCTGATTAAAGTTATCGGTAACAAATACTTTAATATCAACATCATTAACATCTTCAAATTTCTTAGTTAAATTGTAACGAGTAGATCGTTGTTCCTTCTCAACATATTCCGTTGGGAACTCATCAATCTCAATCTTATCGAAGAATGGTTCTAATAATTCAATATGTTTGGTACTACTTAATTTAACACCAACAATTTTCTTAACGTATGTAAAGTTATCTGTTGTTTGATAATCCATCGCGTTAAACATTGGAATACTAATCCCCCATTTTCTTATAAAGTTTCTAATGGAATGAGCTTCAATTGTTCCACGTACATCTTTCATTTCATCACTGAACCTTGATGTCTGCGAAACAAAATGATAGGTAATTGCAGAATCACAAGTTTTTAATTCATACCCTTTTAGTTTCGCACGGATTAAAAAGTCATCATCTTCACAAAAACATGGAACAAAACTAAATCCATCAAAACCACCTAAGTCAATAAATGTTTTCTTATATGCCGACATAAAGAAGACCGCACCATCATGTAGTGTATCAGTATCTTTCCATTTTTGAATGTAATTATCAAAATGAGTTTGATCAAAATTATCAAACCCACTACCCAAATCTAATAATACTTTACCAGGTCTTGAATGACCTTTAAAAATAGGAGGTTCAATTGTTGTGTAGGATAAGATCATATTCTCAGTTAATAGTCTTTCTATTGCCTCTAAGAAACCTTCACCAATAACCATATCGTTATGGATAAGAACAATCTTTTCCGTATCAACAAGATCAATACCCGCGTTATATGTTTCTGAGAATGTTAAACGATCATCATCGTGGAAGAAAGATAAGTTTTCATCTTCTAATGATTCTAACCATTCTTTAGTACCGTCACTTGATCCACCACTACTAATTACTAACGGTGCATCGGGATATAACACACGTAATCTTTTATAACATTCCGTTGTTAGATCTAATTTATTATAGACAGCCAATACAAAGCTTATATTCATTTTATTTTATTTTATATGTAATAACTTATTTATATTTTAAAATTTTAATACTTGTTTCCATAAATTAAAAATATCATCATTTGTTAAATTAGAAACTTCATGTAGTGTTTGATCACAACCAAAAAACTTGGTATTTGTATAAAAACATTCATCTTTTACTAAACATGCAACTTCACCAATCGATGAATGATATACTCTACCCACACTATCATACATTTCTTGTTTAGAATTGGTATAACCCACAAATTCAACATAAGGATGATTTTCATATTTTTTTATATTTTTATTATAATACCCATCCATCACAATTTTACCACAAATATAAATTTTTGTACATCCGTCCTTCAACGCTCTTTCAATAGATTGATGAGTTTGTTTTCTTTCTTCCACCGTACCAATAACACCAGCAACTAAATCTAATTCAGATTTTTCTTTTGATACTAACAATTCTTTAGGGTTTGGTATTGTAGTGTATGGACCATTATATCTTGAGTGATAGTTTCTATGTTCTTCATGACTAAAAACTAACGTATCCCAATAATTTGGTATGTCTGCAACCTCAAACCACCATTTTTCATGACAACATAATACAACACTTTTCACATTTGGTCTTTTTTCTAATTTTAAAAAATGTGTTAATAAAATGTCATCTTTATCTAATTTTAAATTACTTAACTTATCTGATTTACATTTATTTAAATGAAAATCATGAGGACCATAAAAAATTGTCTTGACCCCTCTTTCGTTAAACATATTTGTTAAATTGATAAGAATAGTTGTTGACCCTCCTTCGGCCGAATATCCCGAAATAATTTTTACCATATTCTTTTTAAAATTGTTAAACCATTATTATTATAAAATCTTTCCGCAATAATCCAATGAGGATTATTATTCATAAATTCCTCAATTGCCGGCCATAAACCAATAGTATCTCCATTCATACCACTAAATTCAAATGATGTAGTATCATGAAAAATAATGTATTTTCTTGATTTATTACCGTGTAATGTTAATTCACCTTTAACTTGTTTATATGTGTGATCGGTATCTAAAAATAATAAATCAGTTTCTTCAATTTCAATATCTAAAGTACTACCTAAAATAAAATTAAAGTCAATTTCATTTTTTTTACCAAGTTCAATTACGTCATTTACATTAATTCCCCAATTTTCTAATGGATCAATATCATAGGAAATTAATTTTTTAGGTAGACCCATCATAAACGCAATCGTTGAAACTAACCATCTAACCCCCATTTCTGTTATATGATCACAATCTTCGGCATATTTTTTTAAAGTTGGTAAATGCTCATTAATATCTGATACCAAATTACACCTATATTCGTAGTTATCTATTAAATCTTGTGTCATACTTTATAATAATTTTCTTTTAAATCATTTTCATTCACATAATTTATTTTTTTCATAATTACTTGATAACCATTATGAACTATTTCTAAATATTTGTGATAACCATGATAGAACGCATCGGCACCTGTTTTAACTTGTAAGTATTGTTCTTGTTCAAGTCCACCACCATAATCATCGAATATAATATAACCATTATTTTTCAAACAGTAAAATGCATTTACCGCATCTTCTAAAACATATTTACACATATGATTACCATCTATGTAAACAAAGTCTAAAAACTCTTTAGTTTCACCATTATGGTTAAATGTTTTAAAACTATCGGCAGATTCACCTAATTGATATGTTACTTTATCTTTATATGGTTTAATGTTATTTTCAATGAATTCATTTGTATTAATATCCATAATGTAATGATGAGATCCTTCTTTTTTACAGAATTTATCTAAGATATAAACTGATGAACCACCATATAGTGCACCAATTTCTAAACATACTCTTGGTTCATCACCATAGTTAGGCAAATAATGATCCCAAGAATCGACATGATTTAAAAAGAAATAACGTTCTCCTTCTGGATATTTAAAATGTTCTGGATATTGATAACTCATAATGAATTGTATAAATTGTTTTGTTTTTCTTGACGTTCAATTGTCTTATGGTGCTGAATACAATATTCTTCGTCATTCGGTAATGAAGAAAACTTTTGACCACCTATTATTCTTTCATGTACCTTACCATACCAAGTCATACCTTTACGATATATTCGTCCTTGAGCATCGGGAAAATTAACCCACCCATTTTCATTAACTCTCCAACCCCATTTTTTTACATGTTCTTCCGTCAAACCGTTAACAGTATTAATACGAGGAACAAATATTAAATCTACCTTTGGATTTAATTCTAAAATCTCGTGAAGATTTTTAACCATATATTCACTAATCATTTCGTCAGCGTCTAATTGATAGATGTAATCACCGGTACAATACTCATTCAATTTATTTTTCCAATCGGCAAAGTTTCCTTCAAAACCAAAACCTCTCCATGTTTGTACATTCGGTTTAATATTGTATGGTAAAAGAAAATCTAATATTTCAGGATTACCGTTCTTCTGATCATATAAAATTACTATTTCATCATTGTATCTTTTATGTTCCAATAAAAACGGAACTAATCTTTTTATTTCCTTTAGTTCATTACAAACCGTAATTGCAAAACTTATTTTCATATTATGCTCTTTGTCCTCCGTTTATTCTTCCCGTTAATATATTTATTACTTCGTTGTCAATTTCTTCCACAATTTGTTCCGACATTAATCTTGTTAATTCTGCCTCAGCATCAATTGAGTAAACAGTATTTAAATCATCAACCAACTCAGGTCTCCATTGAGCACGTAGTGTTCTAACGATATTCTGAATACCTTCCGATTGAATTGTTATCCCATGAAAAAATCTAAACTCTCTAACTCCCATATTATTCTCTTTCTCTTGCGAATAATTTAAATACTCTACCATTATCATTAAATGTCATTTCAGTATTACTCGTTGGACTTAAACGAATACTACAATCATTTGGACCATGGGCAAAAACGACTGGTTCGTCATCACCAAATTGAAAACAAAATTCAACATTTGATGGTTCAAATGAGACCGGAGTAAAACATAATGTAGGTGTTTCATCACCTTTAAAAAATTTGAAGTTCATTATTTAACTTTATTTAATTTAGGTAATATTAATTTAGTTTGTTGTGGAGCAGGTTGTACAACAACTAAGTATGGTTTTAAAATTTCTTGAAAACGTTCTTTCATTTTTTCTAAAGAAAAGTTTTCTGAGTTCTGATCTTTTAATAAAATACTATTTGATGAAAATCTTGAATAATCATCTCTAACTAATTTCATTACTTCCACTACTTCATTATAATTTGCGGTGAACCACTTAGATCCTTTAATTATGAATTGATCAATTGCACTATCATCAACATCGGTTAATTTACCACCAATCATAATACTTTTATCTGTCGGTAAAAAATCTTTTTGTCCTGACCAATTGGACGCAATTACTGGTTTACCTGACATTGTGAATTCCAATAACGGTCTACCAAATCCCTCACCTTTAGTAATTGATATCATTGACTTAATCTTTTTATGATTATATAAATCATTCATTTCTTTATTTGTTAAATCACCAAACAATAAATAAATAGATGGAGGGTTAGGTGTCTCACCGACTATATCTTTAATTCTTTTAATAAACACCTCACGTTCTTTAATTGAGAAACTTGATGATGATGTTTTTAAAACTAAAGCGGGAGATTTTTCATCGTCTTTAAATGCTTCAACGAAACACTTAATTAACATACCAATATCTTTTCTATCTTGACCTACGTTTCCCTTTAACCAATGACCAACAAATAAAAATGCGAAGTCTTCTTTAACATTTAATTTAAATTTAGGATTAATAGTATCGTTATAGATTTTAGTATCAACACCTTCAAATAACACTTCAATTGGTTTTGTTATTTTATATTGATTAGTTAATTCATTTGTTGTTTTATTTCTTTCATCATAAACTGTCGATAATAAAACATTTTTAGAAAAATTGGAAGTGGCAATTATTAAATCCATTTGATTACAACCGTCTATCCAATCCTTAGGTGCTACAGTTGTTTCAATTCCTGCGGTGATACCAATATTAAACTTACCATATCTTTTAAATTCATTCGGTACGGTTACTTGTATATAGATATCAGGTAAACCGTCAAATTTAGATACAATATTACTTTCAATCCATTTGTGGAATATGTTATCAGACTCTAATGCTGTCATTGGAGTATTTCCCCACATACAACTATCAATCTTAATATCAAATAAATTCATTTGATAAAGTGCTTCTAATAAATCTCTTGAGTGTGAACCATATCCACTTCTTGTTTTAACTGGTCCTCTAAATAATATTGTTGGTTTCATTAAATTACTTTATATAAATTAAATCTTTCACGTGGTGTAAAATTCTTTATTGTTTTTTCTATTCCTTCACTCATAGAGTCACACATAACTTTTGACGATAAGTTATTGATTGCCCACTCTCTTCCTACTTGACCATTCTCTTTTCTTTTTTCTTTACCTAACAAATACATTTCATTAATTGCATTAGCAACTTCATTATTATTAACTCTATCATCATAGATATACGGTGTCAATGGAGATCCGTTTATGTTTGTTGCTGCCGGCCATACAGGTTTAACCCACACACCATGATCTGGTTTAACAAGTGAATTACTTAAAGTTTCGATAACAATGTATTGGTCGGGAGTTAAAAATTTACCATCATACCCAAACCCACATTGGTCTTGTAAACCACCTGTTACACTTACAATGATGGGTGTTCCCGCCATCATACTTTCCGCCGTACCTAAACCAAATCCTTCATTATTTGCAATGTTAATCGTACAATCGGCAATGTTATATAGTTTATTTAAGAGATCATTTTCAATTTTGGTCGTTGAAAAAACGATATCATAATTTGGACATACCTTATCTTTAACAGCGTATAAGTCTGTACCATTATTATCGATAGGAGCGGTGTGCATAACCAATACACACTTTTTAGATTGTTCTTTACTTAATTTATCACAGAATAATTTAAATGATTCTATAACGTCCGCAGGTTGTTTTCTACGAATATTTCTGTTATTAAAAAATAAAACAAAATCGTATTCTTTACCCTCAAATAAATCCTTTTTAACTTGAGTTAATTCTTTTTCATCTAATGGTTTAAAAATATTTTCATTAATACCGTGAGGAACATAACTAATTTGCCAATCTTCCAATGGTTTACGAATACCATCTTCAATCTTACCAACACGATTAACAATACCGTATGTCAATTTAGAAATACAACCTAACCAATCACAACTTTCATAGTAATCTTTATTGTATAATGGATCGGGTACGTTATCCCAAATGTGATAATATAAAATTGGGACTTGTTGTCTTATCTCATGTTCAGAATCATATAACCATTGCCAATAGTGAGGATCAGTAAAATGTAAGATAGCATCTATTTTCATTTCGCTTAATATTTTCCTCAACATTACAATATCACCATATGAATTATATGGTATAATTTTTAATTCGGCATCAGGAACACCAGTTTTTTCTCTAATATCAGTATCAACATCCACAAATTTACCAGCTTCATTATGATTAATACCCGCACCTAATTGAACCCAATTAAAACGATCAACGGTACCCATCACAAACTCTCTTGACATTGTGGCGATACCCGATGTCATTCGTAAATCGTCTGATAGTAATAATATTCTTGGTTTACCCATATTAATATTTTGATCCACTCACAGCTAAATCTGTGTAGTTATTTATTTTGCTTCTAAATGATTCATCTTTAACATAAAGATCTAATGTACGATTAACTAACTTTTGTAGGTTAATATTACCATCAATTGCATTTATTTTAAATTTTCTGTAAACGTCTTCCAATACATGGACACTCGTTAATTTTTTTTCTACTTTCATATTCAATTATATATTTAGATATATATTACTAAATTGAAAAAATATCGTCAATAAAGACGATATTCTCAATTATCTATAATATTGACGATACTATTGTTTGATTTGATTCAATTTCTCAACAATTGCGTCGACTATTAATTGTTGTTGATCAGGTAATGTACCGTTATTAGTTTGTTGATTAACTTGGTTTTCATCTAATGAAACGTTAATTTGTGTTGGTTCAGCTACTACTTGAGTAGTCTTGTTTTTTTTACATCCGCATCCCATAGTATTTCTTTTTTTATAAATATTTTGGTTTATTGTTTTTTATTTCTTATATTTTAATAATACAAAAAATAAATTTAAATATCAATGGATAAAGACTTTAAAATGGTGAAAAGTGTCTACACCTCAAACTACGACGCAATTACGAATATAATGCACCTTTATAACATAGAAAGGTTTGATTTAGACTGTACATATTCTAAGGGTAGTTTTTGGAAAGACCTACCTGGACCCGTTTACAAGACAGATTTAATTCCATCAAACGATAGTGTAGTTGAGGCCAATTCTGAGAACTTACCGTTTGAGGATGGGTCAATGAGAACTATTATGTATGATCCTCCATTCGTTGTGGCGGGAGCATCCTATAAGAACAATAAAGAAGGTAGTTCAATCATTGCAAAACGATTTGAGGGGTATACTAACTATAAAGAATTAACTGACAATTATTACAATACATTAAAGGAATTATATAGGGTATGTCAGAAAGGTGGGTATGTTGTAATGAAATGTCAGGACACCGTATCAGGGGGTAAGAATCACTTTACACATTGTCTTATTATGAACATGGCGATGGAGATTGGGTTTTATCCAAGAGATATGTTTATTTTACATAACAAGGTGAGGATCAATAGTTTCGGTACTAAATGGACTAAACAAGAACATGCAAGAAAATATCACAGTTACTATTGGGTGTTTGAGAAAGTTAAACCAAAGGTTAAATATGATTTTATTACTCCAATTATCGAACAGGGTTTTGAGGAGTCCCCAAATACATAGCAACTTTGTCCCCCACCTTCCAACCATCACATGTGCCGGCAGGGAATTCAATAACATGATCGCCAATACCTGTGTAACGAGGTAGGGTCATACGATGAGAATCTTCAACGGGACAATTGGGATGAATACGGTTGATACGGTTATTGAGAATAAAAACAATATCAAGTGGTACGAGGCAATTCTTCATCCAAAACGAATGATGACCTTTACCCATCTTGAATACCATACAACCGTTTAGTTCTTCTCTACCCATCATACCTCTTTCAATATCCTCAGGTGTGGATAAGTATTCGGCGGTGAATGTTTTGTTATTAATGTGAACTGACATAACTATAATTATTTGGAATTATCAAAATATATCATTATATTTGAACTATGGAAAGTATATTTGGAAGTTTAATAGAATTTGACAGTCAGAAAGAACTGAATGAATACATGGAAAATTTGGACGTACTCAGTGCGACACAAATTATTGAAAAACAAATTGAATATGTTGCTTCACATGGTGGATTTACTATTGTTGAAAGTCACGTTTTATATAAATGTTTAATTAAATTAAAAGAAGATGCAAATAAGAATCAAAGAGATCATCTACATAATGATGATACTAACGGGGATATTGGTTGAGAAATACGGACTTAAAGGTGCGGATCCCGAATTGGTAAAATACTTTGGATGGGGTGTTATAAGTCTCGGTTCATTCAATTTAGTATTAGATTACATTAGAAAACCTAAAAAGAAATAATATGTCAAAGTTTACAAAAAAATGGCAGAAGGAATTTGAGAAAAGATATTCCACTGCGGTTCTCGAATTAAAAAATTTGGAGGCTGAATATAAAGAAATGAAGGATACAAATCCTGATGAATGGTCACTAAGTTTTATGACCCCAAAGGAAAGTGAAATTGATTTTGGAGTATTAGGTGATTATAGTATATACGATTACGGAGATAAAGTTGATATCAGATTTAATGGTAGTATCATTAGTGTTGATTTTTCAATAACAGAATTGAAAAAATTAATTGAATTAAGAAATGAATTGATAAAAGCAATTGATACATTCCAAAGACCAATAGTGAAAGAAAAAGTTGTTGTTGATACTGATAATTGCGATGATGAGGAAGACGCCGAAGAACAAGAATGGGAAATTAAAGCTGAAAGGTCATTAACCGAATCATGGACATACACCGTAACGGCAATAAGTGCGTGTGAGGCTATAAAAATGTTAGAACAAGACGAAGATCAAGTAGGTATAAAACATAATGATGACAGTGAATATTATGATTATGGTGATATAGAATACGAATCAATTTAATAATAAAAATAAAAAAATGACAAAAAGAAATTACGAAAACGAACTTATGGAAGCAATCGCACCATTTGTTGCCGATTACCAAGAATTCCCTCGTGGATTTGCTGAAACTGACAATCTTAATGATATTAACGAATGTCAAAAAATAGTGAATGAAATGTTAAGAGATTTTAATGTTTTTTATACTATTTCAGATAAAAAACAGGCCATCAAAGAAGAAAAAAATAGATGGGAACAAGGAAAAAACGCATGGTGTTATGGTAGATACATAGCTAGATTAAACTATCTTAAAAATAATAAAAATTAATTATATGAGTCAAGTAAAATTTTCAACAGCAAAAGGGGATATGATTGCTGAGTTATACGATAACGAAACCCCAATTACAGTCAATAACTTTAAAGAGTTAATTAGTAAAGGATTTTATAATGGATTAAACTTCCATAGAGTATTACCTAACTTTGTAATTCAGGGAGGGTGTCCAAATGGAACAGGATCTGGTGGACCAGGTTATAACATTCCTTGTGAAGTAAATGCAGATAAACAATATCACGACAGAGGAGTTCTGTCAATGGCACATGCAGGAAGAAATACCGGTGGTTCACAGTTCTTTATTTGCCACAGTAGACAAGGAACACAACACTTAGATAAAAACCATACATGTTTTGGTAAAGTCATCGAAGGTTTAGATATAATTGATTCTATTCAACAAGGAGATAAAATTAATTCAATAGAAATTTTATAATGTTAAAGAATTATTACAAAGACTTTTTTGTCTATAAGAAGAACCATCACTGGTATATTTTACCGGCTATCATATTTTATTATGATAAGCATTCAATTTATGATGACGGTAAAATGGCACCATCATACGGTTTAACGGTTAGATGGTTACGTTATATGATTGGAATACAAATACAAAAGATAGATGAAAATTGAATTATACCCAACGACAATTGAAACATACATGACTTGGCAAGAGGCTAATGATTATTGTGTTAAATTACAAGATGATTGGAGATTACCAACTAAAGAAGAGTTAATCTATATGTTTGACACAACCCCAAATGAATTTGGTAATTACGGATGTTGGGGAGAAAGACATAGTATATTTTATTCTTGGTCCATCGGTTTTAAAACTGGAAATGTGTATTTAAATTTAACTGAAAACAAAAATTATTTAAGACCGGTAAGAGATATAAAATGATAGTAGATAAAACATATTGGGGTAGTGATTTACCATTACCTTTATCACCATCCGATAGAGATGTTGAAGTTTATAAAAATTATTTAAAAAAGGGGACAACTTTAATGTTAGGTTGTACTAAAAAGTTAATACCATTGAGTGATAGACAATTGGATATTGACCCATGGTACAATGAAAACACAGTTATTAATGGAGATTGGGTAGATAACCAACATTTTTACAATAACATTATTATAGACGGTGGATTATGTTTCACTAAAAAATTGTGTGATGATATTGTGAAAATGGCGAGTAAAAATTGTGAAGTTTTTATATCAAGATCATTTAAACATAAATTAGACACGATGAAAATTGCGGAATATTTCCCAAAGACATCCGACTTCAAAATTATACCAAAAGAAGTTGTAGTTTATGATGATTATTTTTTTTACATATGGAGATTTTAAATGACGAACAAATAGATAAAGATGTTCTTAAGTTGTTAGAGATGTTTGAAACAACCCAATACAAAGAACATAAGATCAAACCTGAGATGATATCAGGACCAATCATTACACGAGACGATTTAAGGAACATGAAAATGGAGAAAGGACTTTACACAAGTAAATCGTCTGGATCCACTGGCGAACCTGTGAGCGTTGAGAAAACATATCAGGATATGATATGGTCATTAGCAACAAACATTCGTGAAATCCGTTGGAGAAATTGGGACGTAACAAAGACTGTTGCGGTTATTAAAGCAACCCATAAAACAGATGAACTTGATAGTTGGGGAATATCTAAACGTATAGAACCGGTACAAGGTAAAACCTACACAAATTCATATAAGACCATATCAGAATTACAGGAGTGGTTAGAAGAGGTAAACCCACATTATATTCAATGTATCCCATCAATACTTAAACAATTGAATGTTGCTAAGATTAGTAATTTTATTGATTGGAAAGGAACGGGGGAATTAGGTGGAACAATGTATTCAACCGAAGAATGTGGAACAATTGCTATTTTGTGTCCTGAGAACCCACACGTATATCATGTGATGGAGAACATACATGTTGAGACGGACACAGATGGAGGTATTATAGTCACGTCAATGACTAACCCTTACATTAAACGATACAAACACGGAGATCATATTGAGATGGGGGAATGTACCTGTGGACGAACGATGCAAACAATAAAGGAAATTAAAGGTAGAACTCGTAATATGTTTACATTACCTAATGGTGATAAGAAATGGCCTCTATTAGGTTCACATCATTACTATGAAAGATTTGGTATTAAACGATATAAAGCAACTCAAACATCTATTAATGAATTAACATTGGAGATAATTGCGGAACCATTAGAAGGAGAGGAAAGAGAATTAAAAGATTTGGTTTGTGAGTTTTTACAAACGGACATTAACATTACGATTAAATATGTGGATAACTTTCCAAACTATAAGTTTGAGGAGTTCGTGAGTTTAGTGAATTAAAAAACCCTGACGTTAGTTGTAAAAAATCAGGGTTAATTAGATAGTTGAAAATCAATTACTTAGCGTCCTTGACCTCTGTAGTTTTTTTCAGTTCTATCGTGTTTGTTGTGAGTTTTTGTTGCTGAACCTTTTTTTCTCTTACCAAAAGAGACTTTGTTGTTACTAGCACTTTTTCCTTTTGCCATAATTGTGTGTTTTTTAATAAATACACGTATATTCTAACTTTTTTCGTATATTTGACATCTAAACTTACTTTATGGAAGAAATATTACTTTATCAACGATACTCTTACGCGAAGATCACACCATATAAGAATTACTCTAAATTCCCAAGAGAGGTACAACCACATAGTGGAATACATAAACAATTATCGTATGATGATGATTTTAGTACCATAACTCACTATTACGATGCGGAAGAAGGTATTGGATTAACTCCTTTATTAGATGGTACTAGAAAGAAAAACACAAGATACTTTTATTGGAAGGACGAACTTAAAGATATACCGGTCATAAAGTACGCATCTAAACATAAATTGGATGGTGGAATGGGAGTATTTTACACCACGAAAGATAGACACATTAAGAAATATTATAACGAACCATTCAGTGATATATTAGTGGTTATTCTTGAGAGATCCATTATAAGAAGAGGAGATAAGGTCACCATAAAAACAAACAAATATACAAAACACAGAGGTTTTAATTGTAAGTATTTTAAATCAAACAGATACACCACATCAGTTACTTTTGATATGGTTAAAGGTGATTTTTTAATTATCAATGCAAGTTTTTTAGGTAAAAAGAAAAATAATCCTGTTTTTAGAAAAAATAGTTTTAACTATCTTATGAATTTCATAAAAAGTCCTGATGGACCATTTAGATTTTTGAGAAATCACATGGGAAAAAATAATAGACTATATAAAGAATTATATTATGCGTTCGACGATAAACAGTTTAACCAAGCTCTTTATTCAGTATTCAATCGTATGATCACATATCCAACCGACGGAACATTATTTAGAGATTTATTTTATGACGAAGTAATGAGGTGGTTTATTAATACTAAGAAAATAAAAACACCAAATGAATATAGGGATTTGATACTTAGATATTACCCAACTGAAAAGTATTTGAAAAAGAATGATAGGAAATTAGTTGCGTCAATATTAGATGTATTTCAAATCAAATCAAAAATAACAATTAAGTTATTACATGAAAAACCTAATGTAGATTTAAGGTCTCTAATTAAATTATGTTATTTATTTGGTGATCAATATCAAAAATATATCGGATCTATTAGTTTTGATATGTTTGGGATTATGAGTACAATTAATGACTTACCTTCATCTTCTTTAAGAATGATGGAAAGTACTTGTAATGATTATAAAAATCATGGGTATGATATTAATGATATTGAGAAAGAAAATTTATTAAAAGTATTATTAAGTGAACCCGAAAGAGAAAGAGGAAATACTGTAAATGAAAATTTTATGGGATTAGTTGTGGATCATTTTAGAATGTTAAATAGAATTAGAGAGTATGATCCTAATATTAGAATGAGAGCAAATAATAAAACTAAATTTCATACTGAACATATGGAATTATCTAAAGTTATATCTCAAATTAAAAAGGGTTGGGTCATTCAATATTTTTATCCTGAGGAAACAATTAGACAAATACAACAACCAATTAGTTGTGAGAAAAAAAGTGAGTTGTGGAAACACGATAGTGATGGTAGTAAAGAATTAATTACAATTGTACATGATGGTGATGTAATGATTTATCCATATGTATTAACACGAGAGGAAGAATACATTGAGGAAGGTAAATTTATGCATCACTGTGTTGCATCATATGCTGAGACCGATACATCAATGATTGTTTCTTTACGAACTGAAAATCAACAAGATAGAGTTACATGTGAATTTCAAATATCAAGTGGTAAATTAATACAAGCAAAACATTTTTCAAATGCACAACCACCAAAACATTATGAAGATGCGATAGATTGTGTGAGTGATTTGATTAGAATACACGCAAGATTTGGAACTCTTAATTGGTTAAAGAAAGACAGAGTTGCGATTAAAATAAATGGTGTTGAAATACCGGCGGAGAAAAGAGAACCAAGAAGATTGATAGATATTTTAGATTTAGATGATGCACTACCATTACCATTTTAACTACACATTTTCATTAAATCCATATATATTACTATATGGATTTATTATTTTCGTACTCCCAACAAAAGAAGGATAAGAATAGAAAGAGAGATGAGTCTATTAGTCAATGTTTATTGAGATTACATAAACATAATGATGAGTTGACTTATGAAGGTATATTTGAATTTGATTACGATAGATATGGAAAAGAGCAACACATAACTTTTGAACATAATTTAGTTGTTAATTTAATTAGTGGTGATGTGTTTATAAAATACAAAATTAAAAACAATTTAGACACAGATGTTAAGATGTTTAGAAACACCGACAGGGAAAAGAAAAATGATTTTAAGTTATTGTTTGATTTAATTGAGAATGGTATTATACGTGGAGAAAAACGAAGAGGGTATTGGGGAGTGAAATATGAGAGAGCGGTTGAAAAGATAAGTAATTTATTTGTGCAACACATATTACCAAATTTTAAGTCACAATTTTATAAAGAAAAGAATTACGATTTAAAACCTTTTTATAACACTATCTATGATATGTTAGTTGATTATCATTTAGACATTAAAGGTATTAAAGGACATAACGCGGTATATTACGACATTCAAAATGATTACCCAAAAAAGAAATGGTTAGATGAAAATGATAATAAATTTTTACCGGCAGTATTAGATTATTATGGAATTAAATCTAAGTATCTTATTAAAGAATTAAGTCAGAATGTTAGACAAATTCAAATCAGTACGTTAAATTATTTCTGTAAATTATTTGGAGATAATCATGTTGAGTACTTAAAGAAATTTATATGGGAAATACATTGTTATGATACACCACCTAACAAAAAAATACATTATTTAAAGAATGATTCGGAAAAAGATTATTTAGTAAAAGTTATTAATGATTGGGAGATAGATACAATTAAAACCGATTCATTAATCTATACATTAAACAAATTGTTTACAATTAGAGATCTATTAGAACAAAGAGGACTTAATCTTAAATTCAAAGCAAAGAGCGATAATGAATTTGACAATATAATGGAGATGTGGTCAGGATTAAAATTACACTTTGCACGTGGGTATAAAGTAAAATACCTTATATCGGAAGATTTTGTAAAAGAAATAGAAGAAGAAATTATAATTGGTGATGAAATATTCAAACCAAAGATATTACTTACCGAGGACGATTTTAGAATTGAGGGGTTTAATATGAAAAATTGTATGTCCAAACAGTTTGCACATGGGGCCATTTACATATTCGTTTCATTACAACATAAGAGGAAAAGAATTAATCTACAATATCGAAAGGGTAATTTGATACAATCTTATGGTAAAGCAAATACCCCTGTCACTCAAATATTTGAAGACCCAACGAATATATTAACAGAAAGATTTAAGAAATACCCAACAATAGAATGGAAGAAAGAAAAATATGACTTTCTAACTAATTCACAATCAATAAGTTAGTATTTTTATTCACATTTGTTTTTTATTGCAAAAATAATTTGATATATTTGTATAAACATTTAAGATATGCAAGAAAAAGAATCAAAAACAAACACACACTTTTGGATTAGTTTAGTTAAATCTTTTTTTAGGATTTGTGCCGGTGTGGCTTTATTTGATGGATCATTAATGGAAGCAGGTGGTTTATTAATTATAGCCGAGGCTCTCGGTATCGCTGAAGAAATATTTTAATTATGAAAACATTTAAAGATTTAACATTTGAACCTCATCCATCTGGAACGGGTAAAATAGCAAGAATGGAATTCGGTAATCAACATGGAATAAGTGTTGTTCAAGGACATATATTTTTACATGAAATCGATTTATTTGACATGGCGGAAATATTTAATGGAGAAGTTGTGACATCAACTAACATTATGGAGGCAACTGAAGAAGATATTACAAATAAAATGATTGAATTACAAAAACAAGTAAATTATGGGAATATTAAATAAATCAGAAAATTGGTGGTTAAGATTATCATTAGTTTTATTTGCGTTAATTACGTTAGGATCGGCGTCAGTTATTAATAGAAGTGTAACTTCGGAAAAACAAATATTAACCGACAGTTTGAATTATTATAAATTACAAGTTGATAGTTTATATGACGAAAATTTCCAATTAAATCATCACAATGGTTTACAAGAATTGATGATTTATAATTTAAGTTCTGAAAATCCAAAATATAAAGATTTAGAAAAAGATTTAGAAAAAGAAAGAAATGGTAACAAATATGAATAAGAAAGAAACAGAAATATTTTTAGGTGCGGGGAATAATATGGAGATGAAATCATCTCAATATGTTAATACACATCAAACATTACATTTAACCACACCCGAAAACGGAGCGATAAGTTTGAATGTTGAAATATCGGCAGATTTTAACACAATACCGCAAGAATATCATGAAGTATTTTTAAACATGATGTCAGCAAAATATTTAGGTAGAGTTTCATTTGGAGATAACCCATTCTCACAATGTCAACCTGTACCTAAAAGAAAATGGTATCAATTTTGGAAAAGTAAAACTTTAAGTATATGATTTATTTTATTATTGGTATTATTGGAAGCATTTTGTGGATTGCTTATGAAATGTATACAGCACCCATGATGGACGAAGATGGAAGAATTACTAAACCAGGTAATAAATTATCAGATCTATTTAAAAAGAAAATATGATATTTATCATATAAACAACTAATATGGCATATTCAGATAAAGTAATTGATCATTATTCTAACCCCAAAAACGTAGGAACATTAGACAAATCCAAATCAAACGTTGGTACTGGATTAGTGGGAGCACCTGAATGTGGTGATGTTATGAGATTACAAATTGAAGTGGTAGATAACATTATAGTTGACGCTAAATTCAAAACCTTTGGATGTGGTTCAGCGATAGCTTCATCATCGGTTGCAACAGAATGGTTAAAAGGTAAATCATTAGATGACGCAATAACAATTGATAATATGGATTTGGTAGAGGAACTAAACTTACCACCAGTTAAAATACATTGTAGTGTACTCGCAGAAGATGCGATTAAATCTGCGATAAATGATTACCGTGTTAAAAACGGTATGGATGAATTAGTATTTAAACATTAGTATGATTACAATATCAGAAAAGGCTTTAAGTCATTTATTTGAATTAATGGTTAGTGAAGGTTTAACTACCGATACTCACCATCTTCGTGTTGGCGTTAAAGGAGGAGGGTGTAGTGGTTTATCTTACGTAATGGACTTCGATGACACAACAGAAGAATTTGATGAAGTTATCCAACTTGATGGAGGTTTAAAGGTTGTAATTGATAGAAAATCAGTTCTTTATCTATATGGTACTGAATTAGATTATTCCGACGGACTAAATGGAAAAGGATTCCAATGGGGTAATCCAAATGCAAGTCGGACTTGTGGATGTGGAGAAAGTTTTGCTCTCTAATTTTTATTTTACATTTATTTTTATTATATTTTACTATGGAACAAATAATAGGTGACTACAAACAATTTGTGGTATTGGAAAGAACAGTATTAGATGAGTTACTTAAACGTGCTGACGAATTAAGTGAAATGAGTGATGCGTATAGTGGTGTTAGGGCCACCGAAATTAGAAATGTTGTGAATTTCATTAAAGAAAATAACATTTATAATAAGGATTTTAAAATTAAAAGTTAAATAATATGCAAATGTTAATTATATTAGGATATGTTGGATTTGCAACACTATCCGTTTTTTCGTTTATTAATATTATTAGACAAATTAATAAAATACCAAATGAAAAAGATTAAACATCCTTTGGTTAATGGGGTAGTTAAAGAAATTGTTCCACGAATATATTGTGTCATAGTTGATGATGATTATGATCGAGCAATGTTGTTCTGTCGTTATCAAGAGTTCTATGAATCACCATATAAAAAATTCAGAGGGAAACCATTCACGTGGATGGAGTATATGAGATTCTATAAAGACGCTTGGAAGAAAGATGTGTTTACATATCCTGAAGATTGGTCTGGTTATAACATACCAAGTAATATAATGGATAAAGCAAATAATGTTTTCCACAAACAAACCGAGTATGATGAAATCATGAACGATATCTATTTTTATTGTGCGATCGATTCACAAAATAAAAATGAGGGAACAAGATGTGATTGGTATTTGATTGGAGCAAGTTCTAAAGATAAAGGAACTATGAATCACGAAATTGCTCACGGGTTATATTATACCAACAAAGTATATAAAAAGATGGTTGATATATTAATCGGTAATATTAAACCAACTCACTACGATAAGTTGAAAAAGAAACTCATTAAGATGGGTTATGTTGATGATAAGAAGATTATTGATGATGAGATCCAAGCATTCATGTCGACAGGTTTATATAATGGATTGGACACAAAAGAACTAAAAGTGTACGAAAAGGAGTTTAAAAACAATTTTAAAAAGTTTAACAATGTTACTTAGTTATTTAGTTGGATTCGGTTGTAGTTTTATATTGGCGGCGGTTGTCTCATTCTTTTGGGTGAGGGGAATTGACCATATGAAAGAAAATCACCCCGATTACGAAGGTGAGGACTTTTTTGATAGAAATAATTGATAAATTGGGATATTTATATTGATATGAAGAAAAGAACCCTTAAAGAAGAAATAGAAAGAATACGTACCATAACATATGGTAAAAATGTTTTATTTGAGAATGATTTCCTAAATACATTAATACAAGGAGATGACGACGATAATGTAAAACCATATGACGATCCCGAAAAGGCGGATTTAGTTGACGATAACGTAAGGAAATTCCTAAACGATTTAAAATCAATTGATCATGAGTTATCTGAGCAAAAATTCGGTAGTATGGAATTTCAAAAAGAGGTTGAATTGGTTCAAATTGGATTAGTTCTATTAGGATATGAATTACCAGTTCACGGTGTTGATGGGTATTTCGGTCCTGAAACGGCAGTTGCGGTTAGAAAATACAAGACGGATAATAATATTTTATCGGAATCTTCATCACCATATAAAGGTGGTGGAAACATAACAGTTAATAGTGATATTGACAATAATATCGACGAAAGATTACAGGATAAAATTGAATCTATCGCATCTGAATATGGTAAACCATTTAGAATTAAATCAGGTTATAGGGATCCTAAAAGAAATGATATAGCTGGTGGTGCAAGTGATTCGGCTCATCTTAGACATAACGCAGTTGATATCGGATTACAAGACGAATCAATTGAAAATACATTAAAATTTATTGCAATTGCGTCTAAAAATGGTATTGGTGGTATTGGTGTTTATGGTCCGGGTAGTATACACATAGACTTAGAAGGTCGTAGATCTTGGGGACCAACTTTTAAACGAGCTTCCGTTCCTTCTTGGGCTGAATCGACTATTCAAGATCATTTAAATAGTAAAATAGATACTGGATATGTGTCTAATTATGACTCAAGTTCAGATAGTCCATCGTCAGATGGTGTAAATGAAACCATCTCAACAGAAATGATACAATCTATATCGTCTAAATTAGAAACTAGGGGGGTGACTAAAGATGAATTAGAAAAATTAGTTGATAAAGTTAGTACTGGCGGTGGTGATATTTTCACCGACTTAGACTTAACAAATGAAGAAGATTATAAAATATACGCGAAAATTTGTGAATTGTATTTAAAAACGAGACAACCTAATCCATTGGGAATTACGGGTACAATGTTGGCAGATGGTGCTAAATCGGCATTTATTAAACATAGTAAATACGTACCACCAGAATTAGCATTGGCTCAATTGGCGGCTGAAGGTGGAGTAGGTGATCCTAATGTTAATAACAAACCAGTAAGAACTAAAAACCCTTATAATATTGCAAACATGGACGACGGTTCAATAAGAACCTATTCAACAATACAAACGGCGATTGATGCATATTTTGACCTAATCTCTCGTAATTATTTAGGTAAAGGAAAAACATCTAACGATTTGATTTACAACTTTGTAAATCATGAAAATCAAAGATATGCAAAAGAAGAGGATTATGAAGATGTTGTAACATCAATTGCAAAACAAGTAAAAAAAATAGCAAATACTATTTAAAATATTTTGATTTATTAAAAAAGAAGTTTAGATTTACACTCTAAACTTTTTTTTATGCCAAATGAAATTTGTATTATCTGCGGAAAACAAACTACCATTGATGTAAACACACATATCGATTTAAGATATGGTTATGTTGAAGGTGCTGGTCAATGTTGTAAACAATGTTATGATAAAACTTACGGACCATCTGAAGATTATGTCAGTACCGTAATGAGAAATCGAACAACACTTATCACAATCTCGGCCGAAGACATTTTAAACACATCAAACGATCAAGAACTTGGAGCTAAGGTTAGACAAAAGTATTGGGAGATTACGGGAGAAACACCTGAACCACAAATGATATGTAGTCATTGTGGACAAGACACGTCTGAGATTGATTATGATTACTTAGTCAATACAGATCATTTAGAATGTGTACTTAAAATGAATCCATAATGAATATATTTTATTTAGACAAATCACCGACTAAGTGTGCACAATATCATAATGATAAACATGTCGTTAAAATGATATTGGAAACTGCCCAATTACTTTGTGGATCTCATTGGGCAACGGGAGGTCAAGCACAATATAAATTATCCCACGTTAATCATCCATCTGCAAAATGGGTGAGAGAAGATCTACATAACTACATATGGTTATGTGAACTTGGTATCCACCTTTGTTATGAATATACCCACAGATATGGGAAGACACATAAGTCCTATGATGTGATCTTGTGGTGTTGTGATAACCACCCTAAAATACCCGATATTAAATTTACCCCACCACCAATGGCTATGCCTGACGAGTATAGAGGGGTGAATACTATACAATCTTATAGAAATTACTATATGGGTGAGAAAAGATTGTTCTGCACTTGGAAGAATAGAGACATCCCAAGTTGGTTTAATTAATATAATCGGAGTATTTATATAGACATAGAAGTATACTCAAATGAAAGAAATATCAAAGAAAGACTTATTAGTTCAATTAAGAGAACAAGGTGAAGTGGATGAGTTCGCTTATTCTAAAAAAGGAACACAGGACACATCTAATAAACTTGCGGCGTTCAGACCTATTTTTAGAGATGGGAATAATACAGATATACCTGATGGATGGGAACTTAAAAAGTTAAATACAATTGAAGACCCTAACACAGGTATAAAGAGAAAGGAACTTGTTCCTGGTAGTGAACGTATTTGGATCCCGTTGGATGGTATGGAATTGGAGGCTTTTAAAGAGGCAAACCAAGAATGGTTAGATAGTTTAGCGGATCAATATGGAATGGAACCTGAATTGGTGGCAGCTAAAAAAGTTAAAGATCAACCAAGAAGTGGTAAGGCGGGAACAACATATCAACATTCAGGTAATATTAAACCAGCAACTACTAAAATTAAAATAGAACTTAATCGTACAGTTGAAGAATACTTAGGTAATCCTGAAGTATCGGCTCGTTTAGAAAGATTGAGTATCCCTGAGATTAAATCAAGAGATAGAAAACATTTAAATAGATATGGTAGAGTAGATAATGATCAAATCAATTATCAAACACATACGTTCAATTCATACTTATCGTCAACTCAGTTTTTAAAGTTCGTAACAGCGAGAATTAGTGGTAAGAAATTAGAAGATGAATATAAATCATATCATTTGGCTCGTCAGTTTAACCAACAATACATGAATTGGGAAGAGACCAAGAAGAATAGCCAACAATATTTGGGTAAAACCCCGTCATATATGTTGGACGCTTATGGTTTTGATGAGGCAAATTTGGATGTAACGGTTAGAATGGACTTATCAATTAAAGGACAACTACTTGATAATCAATATCTTTGGACTGTTAGATTTAAAACTAAATTCGGTAGAAAACTTAAGGAAGACAGATGGGTTAATAATGGTTTGGAATTAGATAGAGATGAAACAATTAGAAAGACCGCAGAATTGGAACCAGGAACTGAATTTAACGATAAAATGACGGTTATGGATAGTTTACCTATCAAGACCGCACTTATCGAAGCATTGGACGAATTAAAGGACATGATTATGACCCAATTCAAACCAGTTGAGATGTTGAAGAAAGCTAACGTTAAACAATACGATATTACCAAGAAAAATAACGTTAATGAAAGTGTTAATGTAGCAAAACAAGTTATTAATAAAATTAATGATATAAAGAAACCAAAAAAATAAAGAGCCCCTCCCTGGATAGTATCCTTGGATTGACACACGTACGTGTTTCGCCCTGATCCCCACATTTCTGTGGGGATTTTTTTTGTACGAATTTTTATTTGTCATTATATTTTGTTATATTTTATTTAATAAATAAATGATAATTAAAATGATAAACATTGATACCACATTAATTCACAAAGAAAACTTATTCAATCAATTAGAAGACTCCCTAATTGAAAAGGAAAGTTTTAGTGATCAATATGAAAGAGTTAGAAAGAAAAGAATATGGGAACAAGAAGAATCTACAGTAAATATTTTAAAAAAATTTATTAATAATGAAATTGACTTATCTGATAAGGAAATTTGGGATAGTTTAAGGAGTGGAATTTGCAGATATTCTGAACAAAATGATTTAGAACCAATTCAATTTGTTAAAACTTTAATAATAGAATATTATAAAAATATTGTATCGGCAAAATCACTAATATTAAGTTTAGGTAAGGACCCATCAAGACAAAATCTTTCAGAAGAATTACAAGAACAAACTTGGAAAGAAAATGGAATTACTTTAAAAAAATTAACACAGAGTGGTAAAAAAAGTTTACATATTTATAATGGAGAGTGGGTTAAAGGAAAAGATTTAGTAGAAAACGATAAAGGATTAGCCACGAAGGCAATGGACTTTAAAGTAGTTAGTTCGTTATATAACATAGTAACATATAATAAATATAATAAATGGATTGGTGGTTCTACTAAAGATGTTTTTAATGATGTAAATAAAACCATTGAAGATTTTAATTCAATTAAAAATAATGATACAAAATTATTAATTATTTTAGATGGAAAATATTGGGACGATGGATGTAGAAATTCTTTAATGAGATATAATAATAAAATGTTAATGATTACTTGTACTGACGATTGTGGATGTCAAGAAGTTATTGATTTTATAGGAATAAAAAAAGATTAATTAATGATAGAAAGTAATAAAATATACAATGAAAGTTGTTTAGAAACCATGTCAAAAATGGATAATGAATCTATTGATTTGGTACTAACATCACCACCTTATGATGATTTAAGAACTTATAATAAATTCGTTACTGGTAATAAAACTGAATTTAACGGATACTCATTTCCATTTGAAGATATTGCTAAGGAATTATATCGTATAACCAAACCAGGTGGAGTAGTAGTTTGGGTTGTTGGAGACGCAACAAATAAAGGATCAGAAACGGGAACGTCATTCAGGCAAGCTTTATTTTTTAAAGAATGTGGATTTGATTTATATGATACTATGATATATCAAAAAACAGGTACACCTTTTCCTCAGAAAGATAGGTACAATCAAATTTTTGAATATATGTTTGTATTTTCTAAAGGAAAACCAAAAACGTTTAATCCTGTTATGAAGAAAAATGTAACAGCGGGTGCTGTGAGAAATAGTAGAAAATTTAGAAATGCTGAAGGTGAAATGATTCCTGGTTTTAATGGAAAACCAGTAAATGAATGGGGGGTTGAGAATAATATTTGGGTAATAAGAAACGGTATGTATAAATCTAGTAAAGATATAGTAGCATTTGAACACCCTGCAATATTTCCCGAAGAATTAGCATTAAAACACATTATAAGTTGGACGACAGAAAATGACTTAGTTTATGATCCTTTTATGGGTAGTGGAACCACAGCTAAATGTTCAATTCAATTAAATAGAAATTGGATTGGTTCTGAAATTGATAATGATTATTATGAATTGATAAAAAAAAGAATGTTAAATGTTTCAAATGAAATGATAGATACTTTTATAACTAGAAAAGATTTAAAATAATTTTGTATATTCAAAAACATTTCATATCTTTGTTGGTATGAATATATTACTAATAATTTTTATAATATTGGTTTGGGTAACCTCATCTGTATATGTGATGTATTATCATAATAAACATTACACATTAGGTTTGGATATGGTAATAGGTGCAATATTGTTAGGTCCAATATTGGCTTTAATAGTAGGAAAGGATGTTGAAGAGAAGAAGAAATATTATGGGGTAATGGAACAGGAGAGTAATAATAGACATAGAGGATGGTTTAGAACAATGGGGGAAATTAATAGACAACGAATGACAAGTTTTGGTAGATCCATTCCACCTCCACCACCGATATCACGAATTGCCCAAGCACAATCAGAGAGAGATGAAGCAGTTAGGTCGGCAATAGAAAGAATAGATAAAAATAAATTAAAAGACTTCAAATTTTTGAGGAGTAATGTTAAAGATTGATAACGATAGAAAAGTATGGGTGACTTCGGACACACACTATTCACACACAAACATATGTCGTGGAATAACTAATTGGAGATTGCCTAATGGTGATGTACCAGAGAAACAAACACGCCCATTTGAAACATTGGATAAGATGAATGCGTCAATTGTAAACAACATCAATGAGGTTGTTGGTCAGGATGATGTGTTGATACATTTTGGCGACTGGTCATTTGGTGGATTTGAAACTATTGAAGAACTTCGTAATAGAATATGGTGTAAAGAAATACATTTAATTTATGGGAATCATGACCACCATCTGGTTAACAATAGAGATAACTGTCAGAAACTATTCACATCAACACAATGGTTCTTACAATTGAACTATATGGGTGAGACAATGGAATGTATGCACTTTCCTATCCTGTCATGGAATGGACTGGGTAAGGGTCGTATACACCTTCACGGACATTCTCACCTCCCCAATGAAAAGAAAATATCATTTAGAAGAATGGATGTTGGTATGGATGGACACCCTGAATTTAGACCTTATGATTTACATAGGGAGATAATGAATCCAATGAAGAAACAACCAATAGGTTCTGAACTTGGAGCTGACGAACATCATATTGATAAATTGAAAAATGTTGTAGGATAATTTTTTTATATCATAATTTTTATTTATATTATACCATGACTTTAGAAGAAATAATTGAAATGTTTCCTGAAGAGGAGTTCTTAACCGCAGATGGTTTTGATAGTGCTATCGTTGGCGTTGAACCAAATAGTATGAGATTAGTATATAATCGTGATAAGATGATTGGTATACTAATTGCGGATGAGGAGATGGAAGAGATTGATGCAATAGAGTATTTGGAATATAATACTTGGAACGCTTATGTCGGTGAGAAGACACCAATTTTTATTGAAATTTAAAACAAAGTATATGGAACTATTTGGAATTATTTTATTGAGTGTCGGTCTTGTCTCAGGAGGGATTTTTTTATGGATGGAGATAGGTATAACAAACGATAGACTACGATGGTTAGAAGAAAGATTAACCAAGTTAGAAAAGGATGCGGTTAAGATTACATTTACCCCAAAACCAAATCCAAAAAAATTTGATGGAGTTAAAAGTGAAGAACCGTTTGTTAAAACTAGAACCAAACGCAAACCCAAATCAGTAAAAGATTGGGAAGATAATTATGATTTAGGAGGACACGAATAATGACCATTTTTGTTATATTTAATAATATGACAAAAAAACAAATTAAAGCCAAAAGTAGACTTAAAATGGGTAAGAAAACCCGAAACCAAATGCAAAAAAAGGGAGTTCATATGAAGAAATCCTAATCCAAAGTATTTATATAAAAAGAAGATTATGTCAAAAGTAGTAAAGATTAAACAATCTGATATTGAAACTATCGTTGAAAATATCATTTCAGATAAAATGGACCAAGAGAACTCAATTGCGAAAGAAGAGGAAGTGTCTGAAAATCAAGGAGGTGGAGAACAATTCATGGTTGCCAAAAGTGAAGATGGAAAGTACGCCGTGATCAATATCAAGACAGGTGAAGTATTAGGAATGAAATAAGTTATCCACATATTATACACATTTAGAACCCCAAAAAATATTTTGGGGTTTTTTTATTATTTTCTTTGATATTCTAAAATATATTTTATATCTTTGTCGAATGAGTTATATTATAGGTAGTAAGTGTGTTAGTTGTATTGATGGAGCATGTCTAAAAGTGTGTCCTGTCGATTGTATTAACGGTCCGATCCATCCCGATGGGATGGGTAAAGAGTCTCTTGGAATGACTGATGAAGAGAAGGTGGGTAAACAGCTATATATTAACCCTGACGTGTGTATTGACTGTGGTGCGTGCGTTCCTGAGTGTCCTGTGGATGCCATCCACCCAACGGAAGTATGGGCAATAAAGGAAGGTGAGTTGGAATATGTCAATAAGAATTACGAATTTTACGGACAAACTTATAAACCTAGAACAAAATGAAACTACTAACTTACTACAAAGGGCCAGAGATATTCTGGTTCCGGATCTTTGGGTATGGATTATCCTTTAGATCCTTTAAACACGGATTTGTACCATTTTCAATAAGATATGGATATCGCAAAACATTTAAACTTTTCGGTTATCGAATTGAAATTTTAAAAAGAGACAAATGGCAAAGAGGATAATCCAAAAAAAAATACTATATTACGAAACATTATTGACCGAAACAAAAGGATTTCTTAGGAGATTACAAATAAAGTTTTGGATGTACAATGAAAAGTGTAAATTAAAAAAATACAAATAATGATTTTTATTTTAATCTATATCGTGGGATTTATCCTAACACTTACATTCCTTAAACTATATGGGAAGAAGATAGGATTTGATTATGATCCACCACATGAAGGAGATTATGATGATTGGGAAGACAATGCACAAGCATATACTTTCTTTTCATTCTTTTGGATTGCATTTGTTCCAATGGCATCAATTGTTGGATTGATTAGAGGTTTATATAAATTTACTCAATGGTTTTTAAAATACCCAAACGTTTAATATGACAATACTATTAATATACTGGATACTAACAACAATATACGGAGTGTATTGGTTAGTTAAACACCCATCAGATAGAAGATGCGAGGATGAAAATGAATTTACATTATTGGAAGTTGTTGCTAAAACTGTTCCGGCGGCGATGATAGCTTGGGCGATCGTCCCAATGCTGTTATTAAATAAAGTTAAATTTAAAAGAAGATAATATGAAAAAATACGAATACTTAGCGAGACCTTTACTAACACAAGATCATTTAAATACATTAGGTCAAGATGGGTGGGACTTAGTTTGTGTAAATCAAAACATATACATCTTTAAAAGAGAGATAGTTGAACCTAAAACTAAAAAGAAATAATATGGCAAAGGCAACATTAGAGTTTAATTTAGATGATCATGATGATGTGAAGGCACATTTAAGATGTGTTAAATCTACAAGTATGGCAATTGCATTATGGGAAATTACCCATAACACAAAGAAAGGATTAGAGTGGTCGATGGAAGGAAAAGAGATTGACAAATACGACGCATTGGAATTGGTATATGAAAAGATATATGAAATCTTAAACGATCATAACATTAAAACGGATGAATTAATTGATTAAATTTGGAATTACAAAAAAAAGTATTTATATTTTAGAATAAAACAATACACCATGTCAAGAATTAAAGAGTTAAGAACCAACGAAGATTACAATTTAAATATTGTTTCTATTTTAGAAATGTTTAGTCCTGAGGGTAAATCAAAATATACGGAGACATTACTTCGTATGATGAAGAATACTCCTAATTTGAAAGAACACACTAAAGAAATTAAGTTAGTTCTTATGGAGAAGTTTCCATTCATGGAGAAGAGTAAGTTAGATATAATGAGCGACGTTCAAATAATGTTGATTTATAAATTTATTGATGGGTTCTTTAATTTCGAAGACTTACAGAAATATAGAAAGTTTTGTGAATACAACGAAAGAAATTTAATTGAAGAAAATGATTTAACAAAATACAAATCATTCGATCAGATGATTGCTGCGATGGGTGTTGCAGAGATGAAAGCGGAAGAGAAAGAATTAGAAACACAAGTAATTAAAATACACGAAGATAGTCAGTGGTTATTAATTAGACCATTAACATTTAAATCATCTTGTAAGTACGGTGCAAATACTAAATGGTGTACCACTACTGAACATAATCCTGAATACTATAACAAGTATGCTAAAAGAGGAGTGTTAGTTTATTGTGTTAATAAGAAGAACGGTTATAAAGTTGCGGCGTTTTATTCATTAGATAAGAATGAACCTGAATTTTCATATTGGAATCAAAAAGATACCCGTATCGATTCAACTGATTCACAATTACCATTAGAATTGATTGGTTTTATTCGTGATTATGTTAAAGACCCTAAGGTAAAATCTAATTGGTCTATGTTAGATAGTAATGATAGAAAAAAAGAATCAGGTGGTAGAAAAAGTGCAATTAGTGAGAGAGTAGCATCTGCGGTAAGAAGAGCACAAGAAGAGATTGAAGTACGAGAACCAATGGTTATGGAAGAATCTGTAATGGAACAACCTGAATTACCATTTTATGATCAAAGAAGTGATGAAACGGAAGAACCTGAAAGTTCAATTGATAGAATGCAATGGATATCAACAATTCAAACTACAAACGATGGCGATAGACGCGGTTAAGATTGATAAATTACAACAGAAATTAAAAAAACTCAAGGAGGATCTCCACTATTGGGAAGTGGAGTTCCAACCTTCGGGTAATATGGGTAAATGGGGTCGAAGTGTTCGTTTAAATAGTTTAAATGAAAAGATTGAAAAGACCCAATCTAAAATAATGATTGAAATGAAAAAAGGATATTATGGAGAATAAAAATAAACCATCTAAATTAAAAAGAACAATACAAATTGGGTTTTTTACATTTATCGGAGCTTCGATAATTGGATACATGTTTTACCCAATTATAACCGGAATATTTGATATATTATTTGTTTGGTTTGTTTTCAAATGGTTAAAAAAAAGAGGGGTCATAGTTAATTTTCATAAAAAGAATAAATAAACGATATTTATAGACTATGAAGGTTATTTTAACAGAAAGTCAATATACTCGTTTAATTGAAACCCAAAGTGAGGGTGAATGGGATAGTCAAAAGTTATATGAAAGGGAAAAAGTGGTTAAATTACTTAAAAAAGGACCTAAATACATAAGGGAATATATTAAAAAATTACCTCATATTGAGGTACAAAATGACGAGGGAGACGTTAAAATAGCTACTCGTATACCTCAAACCATCCATCAATATTTATTTGGGAATTTCTAAAATATTTTAAAAAATATTTGGAATATTCAAAAACCCCCCATATCTTTGTACCCTAAATTAAAAATATGGGTAAAAAAACAGTACGTCTTAGTCCTTATGTGTTCCCTGGATTAAAACTCACACAAAAAGAAAGAGAAGGTCTTAAAAATTCTCAAAGGTCATTAAGATACAAAATGTCTAAAGATGAGATCTTAGAAATCATTGCCGAAGAATGTTCAATCAAAGTAAGTGATATCGCTTCTAAAACAAGAAAGACAGAAGTGGTTAATGGTCGTTTTATTTTCTGTGGTGTTATGAAAGAATACTTTGGATACTCATTAAAAAAGATCGGCGAATTTGTTGGGGGTAGAGATCATACAACTATTATTCATTCAATTAGAGAATATAAAAATAGATATCAAAACGAAGAACATTATCGTTATATGGTAAACAACATTTATAACAAAATAGGTTTAACAAAATAATATGAAAACATTAATCATACATCCTGAGGATTCGAGCACATCCTTTCTTGATATTGTATATGCTCCTATCGAAAATAAAACAGTAATAACAGGTGGAATTAGTAAATCTGAAGTCCAACAATTAATCCGTGAACATGATCGAGTGATGATGATGGGACACGGCAGTCCTGGTGGATTGTTTAATGTTGGTCGGTTCACTAATTGTGGTGCTTATGTCATAGATCAGCAAATGGTACCACTATTAAAAGAGAAAGACAATAGTGTATTCATATGGTGTAATGCTGACAAATTTGTTGAGGTATTTGGATTGAAAGGTTTTTATTCGGGAATGTTCATCAGCGAAGTAGGTGAGGCAAATTATTGTGGTTTACCCGGTATGAGTCAAGAAGTTGTTGACGAATCTAATTATGGATTTTGTAATATTATTGCAAAATATATTAATGACGATAAAGAACTTATTCATGAAAATGTTAAGAAAGAATATGGTCTTATTGCAGAACAAAATCCAGTTGCATTTTACAACAACAATCGTTTATATAAATTTTAAAAATAAAAAAATGAAAAATAATTACATGTCGTTTATTAAAAATTTTATGTTAATAACATTATTAACATTTGTAGTATCATGTACTAAAAAAGATATTACGGTTCCTGAACCAGTTGCGGTACAACCAGCACCAATTGAAGTAACGGACACCCAAAGTCTTAAATTATCTAAAGGACCATTACTTTATAATGAGTTTGTTGAGGAGATTAGAGTAGAAGATTATTTATCAAAACCAGCAATTGGAAGTAAATTAATTGTTCCGGTTATTGTTATTGATTGGATACCAACTGAAAATAATGTAGTGTTGCAATCTGTTAAAAATAGTCTTAAAGATTATGGAGATAAAGTAGTTAACGATTTAAATGAAACTGACATTTATAATTGGATGACAAATAACAATTATAAAACAAAGTACTCAATCGAAGAAGGATCTAAATTTAGAGGATATAGTAATCCAACGGCAACACCCTATGTTGGTATTCAAGTTGTTAAACATTATAAAGTACATAAATGGGATTTAGTTAATAGTCCATTAAATGGTAGAAAACAACCAAACTATAAACAAATCTTTGACATGATTAAATTACAAGATTTAGTTGAACAAAATGGAGTTAAAGAAGTTTGGATTAACTATCCATATTATGTCGATGGATTAATAGTTGAGGAATCTAATATGTCTTCACCAAGAATAAAAAATGAGGGATCATCTGCGGATGTATCTAATAGTTATCACATCACGACTGATTTACCCATCTACGATAAAACTTATGTTGTTTATGGTAATGCTGCGGATAGATGGTTTGCAGAAATGATACATTGTCGTGGACATCAAATTGAAGCTCAAATGGCGAAATTAAACAAAACTTTTTTTTGGAATGATTTTGTTGGATATAAAAGAGATGGAACCGCATATAAGCAAGAAGGTAGAGCAGGATCCACACATTTTACACCTAATTCAAACGGTGATTATGATTACAATAACCCAACATCAGTTTTATCTGATATCGGTGATTGGAAACCTGATAGAAGTGGAGTTAAAAAAATGGTTAACAACTCAACATGGGTTGGAGAAAGAAAAAATATGCCGTATCCGATTGTATCAATACCAAAACATCAAAAATGGAATCAATTAATGAGACAAGGTGTTGGTGGAGACCCACAAAGTGCGTGGATCATATATTGGTATCAATCAATACCAAGTACAACTCAAATAAAATACACAGACACAACAACCAAAACAATTAGAACGGTTGAAAATTGGTGGGATTTATTTTACAATTGGGAAAACGCGTTAAGGACAAATAAAAATTTATACAAATAATATGAATAGATACAACTGTTTATTAATTTTACCTGAAGGTACTAAAGATATAACAATATTAGCGGATACGGTACATCCTGATTCGACATGTGCAACAAGATTTCAAAAAAAAGTTGAGGTAATAGGTCTTTATGGGACACCTGAAACATCTTTTCAATTAGTGAGTCAATATCCAACAGATAAATTTGTTATTGAATCTATTGATTACAATGTAATAGATAACGATGAATAAAATTTTATTTACATTAACTTTATTTGTATTTGTTAGTTGTTCTAAAACGGCACCAATAATTAAAGAGGTCGTTAATAATCCAATTGATAATAAACCAATTACCACATCACAATTTCAAGGTTATAAAGTACAACCATTTAATAAAAAAGATGAAGTTAAATATTGGAGAGATTGTGGTGTGATGTGGGATATAATTGCCGATAAATTTTTGGTTAAAATAGATGGAAAAATTGGTTCATATTTTTTACCACAAATAACAGTTGGAGATTTTAATAATGATGGTTGGATCGATATTTTTAATCCAGGTACTGGTTTATTTAAAAATGAAGTTGTAGATAATGTTGGTTGGTTAATTTGGAATACAACAACTAAAACATTTGATAACAAAAATCTGTTTAATGATAAGACATTAAAATCATTTGGTGGTAATCAAAGAAGAAGTGTTACTTTAGATTTAAATAAAGATGGATATAGTGATGTTGTCATATTCGATAGTGGAGACGATGTTCCATTGCCAGGAACCATTCCCGAATTACAACCAATAAGAATTGTTTTGTCAGATGGGAATGGAGGATATTCATTAAATAATATTCAAACTACAAGTACAATACTTTATAATCATTCTGGTGATATTGGAGATTTAAATAATGACGGTTATCCCGATTTAGTTTCAGCAACGGGAGGATCACTTTTCATTTCATGGGGAATACCCAATTACCCATATTTTTCAACAAACGTAACGTTATTTGATTTATGGAAAAAAACTGATAATGGATTTGGTGAATGGTTTAGAGAAGCCTCAGGTCAAGTTTATAATGTTACAATTGGAGATGTCGATAAGGATGGAAACGAAGATATGATTTTGGGTTGTAATGAAATGAAATATCCATCAGCTTATAATTTAAGTGGGTTTGATTTTACAACTAAAATTATACTAAATCAAGGTAGAGGAGAATTTAGTAAAAGAAGTTTAATTAATTTACCCTATTATACAAAAGACGTTCAAAATTTCTTAGCAAACGATTTTAGAATTGTGGATATTAATAACGACGGTCTGAATGATATAATATCAACGGGTAGTGTGAATTATGATGATTGGTCAATTTATACTTATATGCAAACCTCCAAAAATTCATTCTCAATCGATACAAGTAAATTTATTTATACGATAAACACCAATCGTAAATCAAATTCAATAGGATTATCTTGGAAACCTTGGTTAATATATTATGATTTTAATGGAGACGGTAAGAAAGATATATCATATATAGATGCTCACGATTTTTGGAATAACTCACTTAAAAGAAAAACTATATTCATTAGGAAAGGAAATAACTTTGAAGAAGAGGATTTTTACAAATATGACAATTACATAAACAAACTTAAATAATGGATTATAGTAAAATATTTTTAGGTGTTATATTTGGACTAATGGGTCAAGTTGGGACATTTATACAATTACAGGGATCATATAAGTACGGTTGGTATGAAAAATACACATGGATGGTCATATTGGCAAGTGTCCCACTTGGTTGGTTATATATTAAATCCGTAAATTATTTCATTGCAGGGTTCGGTGGTCAGATATGGCCAAGTCGTCTACTTGGATTTTCAGTGGGGATTATAGTTTTTACACTAATGAGCCATTATCTATTTAAAGAACCGTTAGATCTTAAAAACGGAATTTGTCTATTATTAGGGTTTAGTATATTAATGATCCAGTTATTTGTTAAATAGCCGTAAAAATATCTAAAATTTATGATACATATCGTAGAATTAGAATATTTATGTTTATGGCAATTACAAACAAAATCAAATACGTAAGCGGTAACACCATTCATAATGGTTCAATTACCAATAATAACGTCGCCTTAGGTGTAGATATGGATCTAGATTATGGCGAAACAATCAATACAGGATATTGGGCGGGAGTTAATCCATCCAATAATGGTTATACCATTTATTATCTTGACGGTACCAATCAACCAAGAATTATGTCGGCAGATGACGACAATGCTCTTATCTTCTTCGCCAACGAATTTGGTGCTTCAAATGTAACAACCGTAACGGACGCATTACTATACTTCAAAGATAATGCGGGTTATTTCATAACCAACCGTAAAGTTGAATCAATCACAACCTCAGGGATGACTTTAATGTACGACCCAGGTTTGGTTCAATCATATCCTAAGTCAGGAACTACAATGAGTAACTTGGGTAGTGTAGGTTTAGGTAATAATGGTCCAGCAATGTACTTGTCAGGAACAACTTACAATTCTGAAAAGGGCGGTTCTTTACTTTACTCTAATACGGGTAACACCTTTTCTGAGGCCGCAACAACTGAATTTTTAACTGATTTCACATATAATATTTGGTTTAAGGCAACAGCATTTGAAACAAATAACATTTTGATGTCACGTGGATATGGTTTATGTAAATTGTCTTTAGGTAAAAGTCTTGATAACCCAACACTTAGTAGAGTAGAATTTTATGATAACAACACATCGTTAGATATGTATTCGGTAAGTGGTTATACAATTGGACTTGACACTTGGACTAACGTTACTGTTAAACATATTGAAGGAACCTCAACACAAGTTTTTGTAAATGGAGCGCTAGTTCTCTCGGACACAACAACAACTAATTTATATAACGAAAATATTAGTGATCTTTTTATCGGTGGTGAACGTGGTAGTAATGGTAATGGATTTACTGGTTACATAGGACACGTTGCTTATTATGATAGGGCATTAAGTGTTTCTGAGATTGGGAAGAACTACAACGCTTTACGTGATAGATACTACGGTGCATCGGGCGGTGAATCATTCTTTATAATGGCACAAATGCCGGGTAGTAATAACTTCGGTTATGTTATATTAGAAGCAACAACAGGAACGGCATCTGAAGTAATAGATACAGGTTTAGACCGTGATATATATTATCAAGATGAAATACTTCAAGTAAATCACGGAGGTTATTCATTATTATTTGGAAATGATGATACCGGTGATAAAAAGGTATTATTCATTGACGCTTTTGGTACTCTTGTTGATACGTTTGATTTCCCTAATACCAACTGGAATTCTAGTCGTGCTAGTGGTTTTGTAAATATATTTACCGATAATGCGGGTGGTGTAATGAAGTTTTTTGACGGAACATCAGTTGGAACATATACTTGGGACCCAAGTTCTGAAGAGGCCAATTTTAACAATAACTGGGATCCGACATCGATAGATAAAACGTTTGCAATTTACACAAGAAACACCAATACGAATGTGGTAACTTGGAAACTTGCAAATGCTCAGACAGGTGTTGTAAACTTGAGATCGTACAATGATGCTGATTTTACTACTGAACCGATAATTTACACTAGTGGGAATTATGTGATTCTACCATTCCAAGATGATAATACTTTACTACACAGTAGTTTGGAGGTTTATGGTACTGATGGAACATTAAAACATACACAAAGTTTAACCGGATTAACGTTAAATAGTTGGAATGCTCGAACTTTTGGAACCGGAAAATTCTCAATACTTTATACGAATAATAGTGACGAAGATGTCGATTATCATTTATATGCATACATCGAATCCACAAATTCATTTATATCGACAACTCACGCAAGAGGAGCTAATTATCGTAATAATGATGTATATTCAGAATCTATAGATTACGTAAGTGAAAACACTAATTGCGAAAGTGTTCATTATGTGTTCCGTTCTGATAGTACCCATAATAATAATGATTTAAATTATTACGATTACATCGATTACGTTTCCTTATTTGAGGGAGAAAGTAATTTTATAACTAGTGTTTTCGCCAATAATACATCTAAGGGAATAGCCAGAGAAGGTGATACCACCAAATATTATAATGATCTTGTTAATACTGGTGACAATAAATTAAAATCTATGTTGATTACTCCGTCAGGATTTACATACACAGAAATAGTTACGGATGTTACAACGGTTACCTATATTAGTCAAGATTTATTAAATAATGATATACTATATTTATTATATCTTAATGATGTAAACAACGAATATCACTATTACGTAATAAATGGTACAACAGGTGCAATAAGAGACACATTAACACATACAACCGTAAATGATTGGAATGATTGGTATAATACAGAATTTGATACATTATACATTAAAAACGTCGACACGGCAGAAGCTTGGTATATGTGTAGAAGTCAATATGAATTTGCACAAACAACAAATTATGAAAGTGACACAAATGCTAGTGATTTTTACAATGAAGATGGTTGGACTGAAGAACCTGTTTTAGTAATGTATAATGGAGACACCGATGGTAAGTGTAGAGTATTGACACCTGATGGGATTTCAGATGAGTTTACATTACCATTGTCTACACAATGGGGATATGATTTAGTACTTGGTAAATCCTTTTTCACTTGGAGATATCATAATGCTGATGGTTTTCCATCAATGAGAATATACGATTTTAGTGGAAATATACTTAATGATTATGTTAGTCCTTTCTCGGTAGATGTAAATGGGAATTTCCACCAATATGGAACAATTGGTAATTTGGCTTATGTTGTTGCGGGTGAAGGATGTCCTGATAATCAATGTGGAACATTGGTACCGACAATCCTTAATACAGACGGAACAACGTCATCTCGAACAATATTCTATAATAACATTGGTAGCTACTACACATCGGCAACTGACTACTTCTGGTGGGATAACTGCTAATAGGTAGATAAATAAATAAATAAAACAAATTAAATAAAAATAAAAGATGCAATATAATATTAAAATAACCGTAACTAAGGGGTTAGTTGATGTTGAAAAAAGAACTAAAGTAAAAACTATAGATAAATTTTTGGTTAATAAGGATTTCCCAAATGTGGCAACAGTTAAAGAAATCAAAGATTTCGGAAAAACAATTCAAATCAAAAATTACACTGACGAGGAGATTAACGGAGCGGTTCTAATGTTAGAAGATAAAGTGGCAATTGACGATAATGAATCAGTTAAACAACACGCCAACATCAATTACGTTATTAACTTAAAATAAGATATAATAAAAATATCATTATACAATATGGGTAATAGAAATATTACCCATTTTTGTTTGTAATATCCAAACAATTTCTTATATTAGATATATGTTTAAACAAGGAGACAAATACATACATTTCACCAAATATGGTGGAGTAAATAAAGGTGAGGTTGAATGGTATGGACCAACAATGAATTACGATTATGAAAATGAGGTAGTTTATGTTTCATACTATATTAAATCAACGGTTGGACATATCATATCCATAGATGGAAGTGATGGTAGAGTTTATAAAATAAACGAAGAGATGGATCCCGAAACACTTAGAATGTTAAAGAATTCAACTGATGTAATGGATGAATTAAAGAATAGAAAATCCGTTAATATTGAGAAACCAATAGAACCATTAAGTGAATCATTAGTAAAAAAGATAAATAAACAAATAGATGAGAGAAGCTTTTGATGTAATGAGTGAACACCCATTCCTTACTCTTTTCTTGGGATTTGTGTTGATGGTGGTGGTAAGTGAAATAACCGAGATATTTAAGAGAAAGGAGTAACATGAAAACATTTTTATTTTTCCGCGGATTCGTAGAGAGTCCTTTATTGGATATTGATTGGGAAGAAATCAATAGAAGAATGAATACCAATATAATACCAATAACGACATATCCAACTTGGACAGGGACGACTTATACTCCGACATGGGTTGTAAATCCGGGTTATATTACGTATACACAACCAAATTATTTAGCAACAACCGGTACATTTATAAATCCATATAATAATACCACAACAACTGCAACTAGTTTTAGTTTGACAACATCAAACCCAAATGGAATAACATATACCACAACAAGAAATGCAGGAACTTTAACAACAGGAACAGATTTATATTCAAGTAGTAGTTTTAAATTACAATAAATGAAAAAAATAATTAATTTTACACCAACAGGTACTCAAACTACTCGTGAAAATTCATATGCACCATTATTACCAAATGAAATAATTGAAGAGGTTCATGAGGCAAATGAATTAGGTATTTCGATTGTTCATTTACACGCAAGAGATGAAGAAACATTAAAGAATACATATAAGAAAGAAGTTTACACTAAAATTATCGAGGGAATAAAAAAACATTGTCCTGAATTATTAATTTGTGTTTCATTAACAGGTAGAAACTTTCCTGAGTTAGAAAAAAGAACTGAGGTTCTACAACTACATCCCGATATGGGATCATTAACGATGTCATCATTAAACTTCCCAACAGGTGCGTCGGTTAATGAACCAAATATGATTTTATCATTAATTAATGAAATGGAAAAGTATGGAGTTAATCCTGAGATAGAATGTTTTGATTCTGGTATGTTAAACTATACAAATTATTTAATATCAAAAAACATATTAAAAGGTCCACATTACATCAATGTGATATTGGGGAACATATACAATTCACAATCTGATATTCATACAATTGCATCAATTAAATCTTCATTACCTAAAAACTCTAAAGTTTGTTTTGGTGGTATTGGTTCGCAACAATTGAGAAGTAATGTTTATGGGTTACTTGAAGCAGATGGAGTTAGAATTGGTTTAGAAGATAACTTATATTATAAAGATAAAGAGAAGGCAACCAACACACAATTATTAAAAAGAATTCATAACATTATGAATGACATGGAATTAGAAATTTTATCATCAAAAGAATTAAGAGATTTAGGATATGGAAACAAAAATATTAGTATTAGGTAAGGGAGATAATGTTATCACAATGATATTAGATAATCTATATTCTTACTCTATAGATAGATTATTATATTTTGGTAAAGATATTGTTGTGTATAATAATTTAGATTTACCAATTTTAAATTCATTTGACCATGGCAAATTCAATATAGAAGTTTTAAATGAGGTTAATGTAGATGACTTTAATTTATATATATTAGGAATTTACCAACCTAAAAATAAAATTAAAATTATAGAATCGTTAAATCCTGATAAAAATAAATTCATTAATGTTATTCATAAAGGAGAAGATATTTCATATACAAGTACACTTGGTTATGGATTATTAATTAATTCTAAAGTATCAATTGCAGCACATACGACAATCGGTAATTTTGTTTCAATAAACAGACATGTATCAATCGGTCATCACACAACTATCGGAGACTTCACCTCAATAAATCCAGGTGTCAATATTGCCGGTAATGTAACTATAGGTAAAGGTTGTCAAATAGGTATCGGTGCAAACATACTTGACGGAATCACAATAGGAGATAACACGGTAATAGGTGCGGGTTCATTAGTCACCAAAGACATTCCAAATAATGTGGTTGCCTATGGTAGCCCTTGTAAAATAATAAATCATCAATATGAAACACAATCCATATAAAATAGTTGAAATGTTTGAGGAGGAGATTGCGGAATATACTGGATCCCCTTACGCAATTGCGTTAGATAATTGTACTGATGCATTATTTCTGTGTTGTGTATATTCAAAGGTAACAGAAGTAACTATTCCTAAAAAAACGTATCTATCGGTACCACAAGCGATTATGTCTTCAGGTGGTAAAGTAATATTTGAGGATACGGAATGGAAAGGTCTTTATGAGTTAAAACCATATAAGATATATGATTCGGCAAGAAGATTTACAAGTGGTATGTACATACCAAATAGTTTTATGTGTCTTTCTTTTCATCCTAAAAAAATATTACAAATGAGAAAAGGTGGTATGATATTGACAGATAATGAAGATGCTTATAAATGGTTTAAAAAGGCTAGACACGAGGGGAGAGATGAAATACCATATACACAAGATAATATTAAGTTTTTAGGTTGGAATATGTATATGACACCACCAGATGCTGCCGATGGATTATGGTTGATGTCATCAATGCCAAAACATAACGAGGATACAATTGAAAATTACCCTGACTTAACAAAAAATGATTTATTCAATAAATTTTAAATGATGGAGGATTTAATACTTATAACCGCATATTGCGAAACTGAAAAACAAGAAGAGGCATTAAATAGATGTATTGATTCGGTAAGTAAACTCGGATTTCACATTTTACTAATATCTCATTCACATATACCAACATACATACAAAAAAAATGTAATTATTATTTTTACGATTATAATAATGACGTTAGTGAGGATCATAATTTATTAGGACATTTTACTTTTAACTTTGATAATAAAAAAATAAATTCTAGATTCTTTATTAAAAAATTTTACGGGTTTGCAATATATAGAATGTTTTCAATTGCTAGTCAAATAGCCACAAATTTTGGATATGATAATCTACATCATATTGAATATGATTGTGAATTGTTGGATGAAAATTTAATCTTTGAAAATAAAGAAAATCTTAAAAAGTATGATTCAGTAATTTGTACTGACACTGGCGATAAAAACGGGTGGTTATATGGTTCATTTAAGTCATTCAAAGTTAAATCATTACCAGATAAATTTAAAAATTACGACAGAGATTTTATTGAATCTGAAATGAAAAATTTAACTAAAACACATTTAGAATTTTTAACAAAAAAATTATTTATTGATGGAGGAAAAACTTTATTTAAAAATGAACCACCTAAGGATAAGTTTAAAAAGGGAAATATATCCGAACATAGGTATCTACATTTTACACTTTATTTTGACCCTGAAAATGGAACATTGAATATTTTTTATAATGCAATTAACTTAAAAAAATCGGAAGAAATAACTGTAATTGTAAATAGAGAAAAGGTAATTAATTTAATAACAAAACCTGGATTTTGGACTACAAGAGAACTGGGTAATTTTAATCAAATAACACACGTCAGAGTGGATAATAATAAAAAAGTTATTTATGAAATTGCATTTGACGACGATTTTAGAGAAATATTCAAAATAAAATCATATATTACCGATAATGATAAATAAATTCAAATTTTTCAGAGGGTATATTGGAACGTTAGATATAATGGACGGACAAACATATGCAACAGCATCGTTATATTACCCAAGATTAGATTCCAATAATGAAATGGAAAGATATTATGCTGAACATTTCCGAAGTCCTACTTATGGATCTCATATGGAAATGATTAGAGAAAATAGACGTTTTGAACAAATGCGTAATCATGGAAGGATTTCACATGAACAATACATGAGAAATAGAGATATGTTGATTGAACAAGAAAGAATAAGAAGATTAGGAATGATAAATCATTCAAGAGAAACCGATGAACGAATTAGATTGTTTCAAGCAACAACAACCATAACGGTGAATCCAACACTATGGACTAAAGTTAAAATATTCGGAACACGAGTTAAATTATTCTTCAAAGAATGTTTTAGACAAGAACCAATTGGTTTAATTTTTGTGACTTTATTGAGTTGTCTGATAACATTCGTCGGGATTGCAAAATTATTTGGAGCATGATAGGAAAATTCAAATTTTTTAGTTCCAATGAAAAAATAACAATGAGATTTAGTCCTCATTGTTGTTATGACAATGCAAAATATATTCTTGAAAGTTTAATTAGTACTGATGAATGGGAAACAACAGTATTCCCAAAAGAATATCCACATGATCGAGGAACTTGGAGAATTCTTTATATTCAACAAAGAGAAAATAATTATCATTCTGTTGTTTGTTGGGTACCAAGAAATCCAGGATACATAACCGAAAGATTTTTAGTTAATATAGATTTATGATTAGAAACTTTAAATTTTTAACGGATAATGATACCAATGAATTAGAATTCGGAGGATTTGTTCATGATCTTCATGACGGATTTGCAAGTTGGATGTGGACAGGAAGAGACTATTTAGATAGAGACCCAAATTGGGTGGAAGAAGTAATGACCACCACAAGTATTAGAACTTTTTTAATGAACTTTCCTGAACAAATGATAGTACCAATATTATCTATAACGGGAGATAATATAACGATGACAATAGATAATGACCACGATCCGTGGCCTTTTAATATATTAGGAGGAACACCACTTCGTATAACCTTTTTAAGATGGATACCAGAAGTTTAAATATTTATTAATATGAGTTCAAAATTTTTTACTAACCCACAACAATCTAAGATAGATAAAGGGGCAAAGAAACCAGCAACAACTAAACCAGTCAAAACCAATACCCAAATTAAGAAGACGGGAAGAGGTAAATAGGATATTTATATCTAATGAGTGGATTAACAACAATTAAATTAAGTAGTGAAGACCTTAAGAAAGAACAAGAACGCCAACGAAAAAGAGGTAGATTGATCTTTAATACCTTTAAAAAAGGTAAGGTTAAGGTTGTAATTGGTCGATATGATGAAGACGGAACAGTTCCTGACATTATATTTCAATATCAAATACATGACGCACACTTTAGATCAATTGTAGATTACACTAACGGAGAAGTAATCTGTGTAATGGATTGTTATTATGATGATATAGATATTCTTAATGAAGACGGTAGTGAAATAACAGAAAAATTACCTCTTTGGTTAGTTTCGGAAATTGAGAACAAAATTGAAGATAAGTTTGGTGGTTTTAACATCGAACTCCGTTATATGCAACAATCAGACGGGAAAGGAAAGAAAAGTTTGGTTAATGAAGATGTAAGTGAACATCAGAAAATGATCAACAAGGTTAGGGTAATATATAAAGCACACAGAAACGGACATTATGATTTTAAGTACGGTCCTCAAAAAGACGAAATAAAACACGTAAGTTGGGTACTCCCACCTAAATTTAGTATTAAAATAAAAGAATATAGTCAAGAAGACAGTGAAAGATTTGGTTATGAAAATTACCCTATTTTGACGTTGAACACAGAAACTATTAATTTTATTACAGAAGACGGTAAACCTATTCAGAGTGGAGAGAAAATGGTCATTGGTTCAAAAATAACGAGTATCTTTAAGAAACATAGAATAACCGTATATTGGACAGGAAATAAGAATACAACGGACGATTACACACAGATAGATATTACCCCAAAATCAAAATAAATTTGGATATTCCAAATGGGGGTTGTATATTTGTTTCATGAAAGTAAAAATAACAGTAAAATACCATATTGAAATTGGTAATGAAGTCATTGAGTGTGAATCACTTGAACAGGCTGAACGTAAATTAAAACACATCTCAGAGGTTGAGAGATATCTTATCAAAACCGAATTAAAGGGAGATCAAATCGTTGCTCAGTATTTAATAGGTCAATAAGGTATTTATTATGAATGAACAGAAAAGAGTATAGGAGACTATTACAGGACCCCAAATGGAAGATCAAGGCTTCCTTCATCAGGAAGAGAGATAACCACTCCTGCGTCAGATGTGGGAAGAAATCACATAGATTACAGGTTCATCACACCAAATATGAAGATGGTTTAATGCCGTGGGAGTATGATAATGATACGTTAGAGTCGTTATGTTCGGGTTGTCATAAGAAAGAACATAACATTAAACCTAAAAGGAGATTTACCCCGAGAAAGAAGAAAGAACCCAAATTACAAACAAGGGTGATTAAGATTAAACCAATTGACGATAACTCTTGGAGTTAGATATTTATATACAATGAAGTTCATAGATTTAATAAAAGAAGACGAATATACAAGACAATACAAGAAAGCTCATACTATCTATAAAGCACTTAGAAAGGGTAAAGCAACTGTTTCGGTAAATGTAGCTTATACCGAAAGAAATGGAATTGAATTACACACATTTGAATACATGTTACCAAAAGAGAATTATATAATAAATGTTACTAATTTGTATGGAAGTACCACGACACATATTCGTTGTGAAAAAATGGTAATAATCGGTAAAAAAATACCAATTATGGACACATTGATTATTGGTGCGGTTAGTAAAAGATTTTCAAAGGATTTTGGAATTGATTTAATTATTAATGATGTTGAATATACTGAGGAAGGTGTTAGAAATGATGGTTTATTAAAAGAAGAACCAAACGAACGTGAATTGGAAATAGAAAAAGTTAAAACCAAAACAAAGACTGTTTATAAGGCACTTAAAAAAGGAACTTTAAATGTTCGTTATGCACATGGACAACCGGATGTGAAATTTAAATATGAATTACCTGACGAATATAGAATAAAAGTATTAGGGAGTACGACAGAAGGATTTAAATCATACATCAAATTAACATGTAATCATGTTAAAATTGAAACATTAGATGGTATTGAACGTGACGACAACCAAAAATTTGGGATAGGTTTTCCGGCAATTAAACACAAATTCGGTTCTTTTGATATTGAAATGGATTGTCTTTTTGGTAGTTAACAATTCTTGTTTGGTTTTACCCAAATAAACTTTATGATGTCCAAAAAATTATTTAAATTAATAGTACTTATTTAAGATTAGACAAATACAATTATACATTATGGATATTAATGAATTATATGAAAGATATATGACGGCGTATAAAATAGAAATCAGGGAATGTGAAACACCATATAGTGTTGATCTATTAAGAGATATAGATATGTTAGAAAATTTAACTATCGATGAGTTTAAAGACAAATTAAAAAACCCAACGTTTAATAATAAATGGGGTGATGAGCCAAACAATTCAAGTAACTTTATGTACAACTGGATTAGGGATAAGAGCGGTAAATAGTTTTTATAATTTAACCCAAGTTCCGTTATGTTTTAAACGAAATTTTGTTGCTCTAAGAATAATGTTCAACCCAAAGTTGTTAAATTTTTTCTTAACAATATTAAGAATGTCCATTTTAATTGTTTGAATATTATTTAAATTTGGGTTTTCGTCACAGTTAATTTTAATTGATGGTATTAAAACTTTGACATTGTAATTATTTTCAAATGGATCTGTCTCAACAATATATACATCACCTAAATCATAATCAAATGTGTATTTTTGTGGGTCAGTTGCACCTCGATAAAATAATCTTATTGCATCAACCTCCATTGTTACCTTACCTTTCTTTAAAGCTTTAAAAACAGTTGGTGCTTTTTTAACAAGTGTTTCATGTTCGTTCTCATTCTCTTCTTTTACAATATGAGTTTCAGTATTTTTAAATGCATCTTTGTATTTGGTGAATATCATATCACAATTAGAATCAAAATTAATAAATCTCATTTTAATTTTATGGCGAAACGATTCTAACAATTCAATTTGAACTGCACCATTTTTTGCTTTGAAATCGTATTCAATCTTTACATCTTCAATCGGAATAAAAAATGATACGGGTCGATTAAAAATGTTATTAAAATCTAATCTTATTCTAAATTTTTTTGGTAATTCGTAATCAGCAACAACCACAACCTGTTCTCCGTTATTAAATATTGGAGGTACTTTAACTTTAACTTTTCCTTTTCTAAAACTTTTGTAAACTAATTTGGACTTATTAATTATTCTTTGTTTTTCTTGTTCATCATCAACACTTTCATCAATCATATTTTCATATGCACTTGGAACGTTATGTTTTTTTCTAATACTAAATCTAATTTGTTCACCTTCGTCGAATGTACCCTTTAATGAATTATTAAATTTACGAGCAAGTTTTCTTAATATATCTTCTCTAATATCAATATCATCAGCAAGAGAAGGATATCTTTCACAGTTTATAGTTATACCTGTTATTATCACTTCATAAGCTAACATTTGATTTCCTGACGTTAGATGATATGTGGTAGGTAGTTCATATGTGATAACAACATCTTTATCATCAATTATTTCAAATCCAGTCCAAAATGGAACCATATCGGGGAGTAGATTACCAATCTTAAAACCACCTGTTCTTAGTGTCTTATACATAAGTTTAACCTTACGAGACACCTTACGGTAATCGTCACTTAACTCAGCTTCCCCCAAAATATCCACAAATTTCATATCTTTATAAATATACCTGAAATTGTTTGGATATTATACTAAAAACTCTTATATTTGGGTATAAAACTATATATTATGGCAATTGCAAAGAAAGCGGCTAAGAAAGCTGTACCAAAAGTGGTGGAACAACCAAAACAAATCGTTTTAACCCAAGATCAGTATGATCAATTGGTTGGTTTTAAATGGGAGGTTAATTCAATTTCACATGAAATTAAAAGTGTTGTGGTTGATGATGATAAGAATGTTAGAGAGATTTCTTTTGATCTTGGAACTTTACAAGTTAGACTTAATAAACTATATGATGATCTAACTAAAATATCTGATGATGTTGATCCAGACCCATACGTTTGGGAAGATGATGACAACGATGATGATAACAATTAAGTTATGCGTGATTTCAAATTTCTTGCCAAAAACGATATATCAAGTTATAACGGACAAATGTCTCGTGAGGCTATTGACTATCTATATGATTATAACAATCGTGTAAGGAGTCATGAGAGGACCACAACGATTGCGACATATAAAATGGTGGATTATACCTATGGTGATGGTGATATTGTTGCAGGAACCGTCAATGCATATCCATTAAATGCTTCGAATATAAGAATCACTTTTAGAATAAGAAACGGAGAGATTACATCACACACCATAGATATTGACTATTGGAATACGATGGGACAATTAGTAAATGCATTAAGGAGGGAAGATTAGAGATTAGTTGGTCTTCCCGCACCTCTATATGCCGAAATATACTTTGGTTCATTTAAACTACTAACCTTTACACCTTCGTATCTATTTGATGCGTGAACAAATAAAGACTCACCAATATAAGTTCCACAGTGCCATCTACTTGGTGATTGTCTACTCCTAAAAAATAATAGATCACCAACCTGTAAACTATCCTTCTTAATTCGCGGAGTTGTTTCCCACTGCAACGAACAAGTATTCTCAATATTAATTTTAAAAACATCCTGAGCCAATCTTTTATTGAACTGAGAACAATCAATACCTTTCTCCGTTGATCCCCCTAACCTATATGGTTTACGTAACCAATTGATTACAAATGTATTGAGAGTACTATCAACGGCAAAACGAGGGATTGAATCTAAATAAACCTTTTTAGTTTGTGATGTTCCTAATATTGAGATGAACATCAATAATGTAATAATTAAAAATTTCTTCATAACTTATATTATACATAAAATATTTGAGAATAGAAAGGTAGGGGTATTTAATATATTCACAAAAATATTGTATATTTGTTGTTGGGAATATTAAAAAATTATAATATGATGTATTTTAAAAAAATTGAAATAAATAATTTAAAAATTGTAGCACCATTAAAATGTGGAACAAGATGGTTACATGAAAAATCGGAAAAATCATCATACATAAACATTGAAGATTTAAAGGAGGAAACGGATAGTGAAACTATATTTTTATATAGAGAACCTAAAGATCATTTAATATCGGCATTACAAACAGATTATATATTAAATGAATGTGATTTAAATAAAACTTTAAATGATTTATTAAATAATAGATCGACACATTGGCGTGGAGATATGTACGAATATACTCACATGGATTGGTGTTATAATAAGTTTAAAATGGTTAACTATTTGAATATTTGCGATTTAATAGGTGATTACGATTTTGATAAAAAAAAATATGATTTCTCTAAAGAACCATATCTTTTTACGAAAGAAATGGTGTTAGATTTGGTACCGATTGACGTTAAAGAAGAATTATTTAAAATGGCGGACAATAATGAATATTGGTTAAAACAAATTCAAGAAAAAAATGATAAAATTGCCTCAAAAATTGTATTGGATAAACTAAACGATACTATATTGGAAAATCAAAAAATAGATAAACTAAATCATATTATGTTGGAGTATCAAAAAGTAGATAAAAAAAATATATTTGATCTTGAATCCGTAGTTTTAAATAAAGAATCAATAATTTTAAATTACGAATCGGTAATAAAAAAAAATTACATAATCATGGAAGATTATCGTAAAAATTATGTAAAAAAATCTTTATTATAGATTATTAAAAAATAGAGATATTTTGTATATTCACAAAGATATTGTATATTTGTTATGATGAATCAATTATTCACTTTTTTCCACGGGATAACTAAGAAAAGTAGGGTTAATACTATTATCACTAATAATAGATTAAGAAGATTACCCAATAGTCAAGTGCCGACTTGTGAAGGATATGATACACCAGAACTTCGTAGTATATTCTTACAGGGGTGGAGAGCATGTGAAAGAGGTGAGGAAATATATAATAATCCATACGGTCATTTAGAAAATCTACTATATTCACTACATAATGCGTGGGAAAGAGGTTATTTTGAATGTTATAACACAAGAAGAACTAATCCATATGTGGCACAAACGAGAGAATTTATTACTGATATGTTTCGTGATGCACAAACACACGGATTTTGTGCAGGAGTACAAAACACCCGATTAGAATTACATTATGAAGGGGACATGGATGAATTATCCGTTAGGTCGATGTTGGATGAGTTAATATATAGATATAGAACTTGTGTTTCATTTAGCGATTTTACATTAAATAATATGGAAGATTATTTAAATGAACATTTAAGTGGAACATCAACAATAAGATTAGCATGACCGATGCTCAAATAGTAATATCAGTAATTTTTGCTGTGATATTTTTCGTAATTCTTATCTTTAATGTGGTTTCATACCCAAACGTGAAATTATATAAAAAGAAATATAATGAGTTGGAACGCGGTGTGTATAAATATGAACCAGCAGAACATAGCGAATCAAATTATTTTTATCTATACAGTTATGATATTACTACCTTAACATTTACTCGCACCGATGTTAACATCATATTCTTTCTTGATGGTGATATAAAACTAACAGATAATTTATACATACACAAAAGTCATTTGTTTATGTCGTTTGTTAAATGGTATTATTGGAGAAAGTTTCAAAAGTTAAAAGATGAGTTGGTTGAGACATATAATATTAGAAATCAAAGAGGTCGTTATGAACAATCCCATCAGGAACGATATATGAAACAACAGAACAAATTAGATTTTAAATTTTTTAGAGGATGATAAAACATTTCAAATTTTTTGAGGGTCCCGCAAAAAAACAAAGAGTGTTCACAGACTTCATGGATGCGTTGGATGACTATTTTCTCGGTGATATTCCATTAGCTACACACGTGCAAAGAGGACAACGAAGAGAAGTACCAGGCCCACGACTTAAACCATTTACATTAAATTTGTTTGCGGAAGTGTTAGGTAGAATACCAACATTTTCAATGGCATTTGAATCATCTGATCTTAATACTTATGAAACACTTCGTGGAACAACAATAGGACAATTAACAAGTGGTGAATTAGGTATTCCTTGGTGTTTCACGGAATTACATATAACAAGAATATCCGATAATTCACACGTATCAATACATTATGATAATGTAGATGAGATGGATAGAAGAGGATTAATATTTGACCCACAAGATGCAGTAACAATCTGTTATAAACCGTAATGATATGGCAAAAGAATTAAAAGTTCCTGGTGAATATCAAAGTAGAACACCAAGAAGTAAACAAAACATATTCCCAAAACAAAAACAAACTATGAATAGAGAATACACCGAACAGGATTACAAAAACTATATGAAAGTAGTTGAACACGTTATTTGGGAAACCGAAGAAAAATTAAAGTCATATGAAAAAAATAAAAAAATATTCAGTTTAACATTTGAGCAGTGGGTTCAATGGCAAAACAATGTAATAAGTTTAGATGACATTAAAATAGATAGTGATGATAAAACCATTTAAATTTTTTGAAGGTAGAATAAAAAGGTTGTATCATTATAACACTCCGTACATACCACTGCTACGAACTCCGCCAGGTAGTTATTACGATAGAACAATTAATCCAGATTTGTATGGTGGAGTAAGATTGAGTGAGTTATCAGATAGAGTTCAACAAATAGTGAGAAGTCCAGAATATATACCAGCAGGTTATGTTCAAGTGCCAATAACAGAACAACAAAGATATAATAATATGGTTATTCGTTATGTCAGAAGTTTTATGAGAGGAAATACAAATTGGAGAGGATATGAAGAAGCTTGGATAGATGAAAGAAATGAATATGTAAGATTAAAGATATTGGGTGGTATTAATATCGGTGGGATGATGCATATTACTTATGAAATAACAACACACCACACAACGTCACAAAGATATCGTGTAAGTGTCCCATTAGTTAATTTACAAAGAAGAGGATAATATGGCAAAAGCAAGAAAGATTTTATCAAACACAATAAGTGAATTGTTAAAAGAAACATCGTTGGAAACAAGAATTAAAATGTCGTGTTGGTTTATAATTAACAATCTTATTCATGAATCAGGCGCAAGAGAAGAAGCTGCGTGGGATGAAACAAATCCAAAAGACATTGAGATGATGAAACTATTGGATGATAAAACAAAAGAACTAACGGAAACAATATTAAGAAACATTAAAGAGTGGGAAGAAGATGGTAAACCAATTTAAATTTTTTGAGGGGAGACCAAAAAGATTATATCACTACGACCTATTGGTTGGAGGTATACCTGTTGAGGTAATAACTTCAAACGAACCACCAACACATTTTTTTTCTAGTCCCACACAACATCTTGGTTTTTATGTGGGAGTTCAAAATACACAATTAGAATTAATTTACGATGGTGACATGGACGAATTATCCGTTATGGCAATGGTAGATGAATTAAAATATAGATACGCAAATTATGTTTCAATAAATGAACAGGTAATTGGATTTATGGAAGATTTTTTAAATGAACATTTAGATGGAACATCCACAATAAGATACGCATGATGAAACCTTTTAAACTACTTAACGGATACACATATAGTGATGAGTATACATTACCAGTACGAATAGATCCACCATATGGAATATCGAATCGTCATTGGAATATGTTGCCACAAGATTTAAGAGGTGGAGAACGAGAAGATATGTTACTTTATATTGAAGGATGGGAAGCGTCGGCACGTGCTGATTACAATAATCCATATCCCGACCAACTAAGAGGTGAGGTGTGGAATAGAGGATGGCACGCGTGGTTTGAACGTCGTAATGGAGAAACACATACTGAAAGGGATATGGAACACTATCACGCAGATAGAGAATTTTTCAATAGAAGAACAAGAGTGTATACTGAAAGGGATATGGAATACTATCACACAGAAGAGTTTTTGTTCTTTGATGTGTCCGAAGAAAGATACGACCCTATTTGGCCGCAACCATATAAAGTTATGTTGTTTAGAAGTATTGAAGAAGGGAACACAGTGGAAGGACAAACAATTTATCCAGACCACTATATGTATAATTTTCCTGATGTAATTTAAAATAAAAAACAAATAACCTATGAAAACAGCAATGCAAGAATTAATGGAATGGCTTGATGATTCAATACCAGAAACAATTAAAGAAAAATATCTTGAAAAAGAAAAAGAGCAGATAATAGATGCTTATGATAAAGGAGGTGATGTAAATGATGATTTACAACCATTATATGGAACACCTGAAGAATACTACAAAACCTATAACCAAAACAATTAATATGAGATTAAACGTAGAACTATTCGCATTTGACTTCTACCGAGTAGGAAGAAGTTGGATTTCTTTTTTAGAAATTAATTATGGTCACCCATTATTTTATATAGAATGGGGACAAGGTATGAAAATACAAATCAGTTTCTTATTTGGATTACTTAAAAATTATTAATATGAATACAGTTTATTTTCAACCAGAAGGTATTAAACCCGAATACTGCGAAATTGGTATGATTCACGAAACAGACAAAGAACATATTTGGTATTTAAATGAGCCTTGTAAAATATTGATAAGTGAGGTTAAAATTATACCAAAAGAAAATGTATTTTATGATGTGAAAAATAAATCATATAAAATAAAATAATATGAAATTTGAAGAAGCGGAAGAAAAATCATTAACTGTAAAATGGGAAATCGGAACTTGCTCACAAGGAGAAAAATGTTGGTGTAGAACAATTAAACCAATTGAACCCATACTTTTTGATGACGGGGGTCAAGATGAATATTGGATAGTTGGATCTGGTGAGCTACATAAAAATATTGCGGAGTATTTTGTTGAACTTCATAATAAAAATATTGAAAACAAAATTAAATAATATGAAATTTAGAAAAACACTCACAGATAAACGTCTTGAAGAATTATCTGATAAGGTAAGAAGAGGAACCCCAATCTTAATGAGTGAGGCGATTGAGGTAGTGGAATATCAAGAGATGTTAAAGAAGAATAAACTACCTTTCACAGATAGAATGCTTAATTTCTTTAAAATAAAAAAATAATATGAAAACAACATATATAGACAGAGATAGTAAATTATCTGTTCATAATGGTTTTAACTTTAATGGTAAAATAATAGACTTAATTAAAATATTAAATGGTGTTGTTAAAGAACACGGTGAAGATACGACTTGTGGAATAGAAGTTATGAGTAGTTTTCCTCATCGTCATAGCACTAATATTGTTTTAACAAATAAAACATTAAACGTATAATATGAATATCTTTGCAAACCCAAACGATTTATTAAAACACTTATCCTTCTGGCATAACAAAACAGATGACGAGTGTGTTGAAATGGCAACAGGTGAATTTGGTGTTGATGCTGAACGAGCATTAATTAATATACTTGAAAGAGATTTCTGTACCAACATTAATAATAATGTAATTGAAAAATTAAAAACATTATGACACCAAGAGAAAGAAGATATCACATGAACAAACGTCTTCGTAAATTACTTTGGGAAGAAATAACAAGAGTAATTGATGAGGACATTGAAAATCAATTAAATGGTAGAGAACCTAATCCGGATATTGAAACATTTGAAACAAAATAATATGAATGTAACAAAAAACGATATTAAAGAAATTGGAATAAAATATGGTATTTTATTAAGTAATATTCAAATAAATAATATCTTTAATGAATACAATAGAGTAGTATTGGATAAAGCAGAGGATTGGGAAGATATAGTTAAAGATTTATTTATTAAACAAATAACAAAATAATATGAAAACATTTAAGTTCCTCTCAAAGAAACAAGTTCCTATACCCAATAGATTTGCCAGTTTAAGTCCTGAGGATAGAAACATATACACAAAAGGATATTATGATGCATTTGATTGTTACCGTAATAGTCGTTCATTAGAGTCACCATACAATCCACTTGTGGAAGAATATGAGTATGAATTATGGAGAGAAGGAGTTACGATGTATGAACAAAATAATGATGTAGAATGATAAAGGACTTCAAATTTTTTAATCCAGTATTATATCCAAAAGGATATTTGAAAAACGATATTGAAATATCATACTATGGTTATGGTTGGACGGCGGGAAAGAATGGATATAATTACGCGTGTGCTGATTATTTCTCACCAAGGATAAAGAAAGTGTGGTTGGCAGGATATTACAATTATTTAAGTTATAAAGAGTTCGGTAAAATACCAAGTGGAATATGATATAAAAATTCAGTATAAATACTGATGTTTTATTTAAAAAAGTTGTATATTTTTGTAATATAAAAACAAATAACCATTAAAATTTAAAACATGATTTACTTAATTGTTACATTTATTACTATTCTATACATAATAATTGGTCTGGTGCTATTCAAAATTGATATTGATTATGGCAGCGTTATCCTAACTACAGGTTGCTTTAATGATAAAGGATTTGAATTATACTTTTTACTTTATGCTTTTTTATGGCCCGTGTTATTAGCAATAACCATAATAAGATTACCTAAATTAATTGAAATAGTTAAAAACAAATAACTTATGAAAACAGCAAACAAAATAAAATACTATAATCAAAAGAAATAACATGAAAACAATAGATTTAATTAAATCAATTTTAAGGCTTGTTTCAAAACAAGAACACAGTATAGATGACGCAACAAAAGATTTAAAAGAAATTTTACAAGTTGAGAGATTTACATATTTTTTGCGTGGGTTCGTTATTGGAGGTGTTGTTGCACTATTAATTATTAATTTTTTAATAAAATAACCTATGAAACTAAAAGAATTAAAACTTATCAACCCATTTCATATAGAATTACACCAAAGCGGACACGGTGAATTTCCAGATTCATATAAAATAACCAACGAAGGTGTGAAAGCAATATTAGATGCAGTTAGTGGTGATGATAAATTGATACAACATATCAGAAAAGAAACGGGAATGAATAAAACCGATATTAAAGATGCATTAACTGATAGCAAAGAAGATATTGCAAACGTAATTTCAAATTGGTATAGAACCCACGGTAAAAAAACATCTTAAAAAATGAAAGGATTTAAATTCTTCAAAGATAACTTAAACGAATTAAACATTTTTTGTTTTAATTCTGAAGAATATGAAGATGTGGTTGCCAATTTAATAGTACAACAAATTGTAAATGGTTCAAATGTTACCGATGCATCACTTATCTTCACTGATGTTCTTACCTCACATAATAGTGAAGTAAGAATATTGCAAGTTGAATCTTTGGTTGATTACTTTAGAATTCATTATAGAGTATTAGATTTTGTTAGTAGAACATCAACCAGATATATTAACGAATTTGATTATAGAACAATAAATCGTTTAGTGGATGATGCGAGACTTCAAATTTTTTAGACCTAACGAAACAAGAATAAATTGGCAACTAACTGGTTTGTTAGATGATGCAACAAATGTTCCATTATTGATTGGTGTATTAGACATCACATACAAATATATTCAGGATAATAATCTAATGGATAATGACAGGGTTAAAAATATATTGATTATTGTTATGACCAAATTATATAGGGACAAATATAATTCTTATAGTGATTATGATATTAGACGTAAGATTGATGAGATTGCAACTTATATGAATAGTGTGGCGGTTAGAAGAATGGTTCAGGAAATTCAAGCAAATGCGTTTATGACAGTTGATATTGAAGCGGAAACAAATCATATTATTTATGAACGATGTAAATGGGATGAAGATACGGTAGGAGAAGTATTCCACACCAACGCTGACATAACTTTAACATTTAGAAATGATTAAACCATTCAAGTTCTTCCAAAAGAATATAAAGAGAAAATGGTATTTGAGGAGTGATTACCTTGGTCAAATACAATGGATGTATAGGCCTGTGGGTGTAATATTCTATATGGAAAATAGATGGGATGGAAATTTTTATACCGAGGAATTAAAGACGATGACGGTGACAGTTACAAATAGATATATCAATTCATACAATCATTTTATGGAAATGAGTAGAGATAAGATTATATTTGTATATGAATTCGTGGACAACACAAATATAAGTAATATGATACATTACAACGAAGATAATTTTGATGACATGCCAAAGGATAGACCACTAATATTCAGAGGAGTAATAAGAGACAATGAAACCATTTAAATTCCTCCAAAGCGAAAAAGATATACCAACACCACAGGATATAAGGAATAGTCCGTGGTTGAGAGGTGTATTTAGACAGGGATGGAACGCAAGATCACAAGGTATTGATAGTCCACCACCCGAATATAGAGTTTCCCGTAGAACATTGAATGCGTGGTATCAGGGATATTGGGCCTCACAATATAGAGGTTAGACATATTTATATACAATGAAGTTTTTAGATCTAATAAACGAAGACGAACAATCCGAATGGAACAAATTGTTTAAGAAAACCCAATTGGTTTTTAAAACGTTGAGGAAGGGGAGAATACGCACACATTCGAATGTGGTCTTTAGTTATGAAATACCAGAAGATAGTCATATAAGTGTTGCTAGTTCACATGGTAAGGATGACCTCACAGCCTATATTATGTGTGAAAAAATTAAGATAAAAGAAGAATCTAAAGAATGTTCTCATGTGTCTTTTGGTAAGTTTGGTGAATTGATTAAAAGAAAGTTTGATCATTTTGGTATAATGTTTATTTTTAACGTTTACCCTGAAGATATTGAGAAATACAAACACGAGACCATTAATGAAGTTTTAGACCATCAGGACGAAGAAAGTACAAACTTAACCGATGACCAATTAAAACAATTAAAGAGAGCTAAAACGGTATACAAAGCTTTAAAGAAAGGAAAGGCCACCTTTAATTTAGCATCTTCATTTGATGAACCAGATGAACATACAATAAAATATGAATTAGGTGATCCTTATTATTATTGGATATATGTTGCAGGTACCAATACATTTAGAATAGAAATATCAAAAATTACAGTTTATATTGATACTCGTGAATTCTACGAAAGGGCCATTAGTAAAGAAATAATTAAAGGAAGTTATAAAACGATGGAATGGATATTACTTCATAATCTAATTGCTCCACGTGTTAGAAAGAGATTTGGAAATAATGATATTGAGATAAGAATTGCCGATGCAGATTTAAAGTTTGAATATGTTGAACCACAACCCATTAATGAGGACAAAGATAGAAGAATAAAAAGAGCACATACAATATACAAAGCACATAAAAAAGGTTTATTAAACAAAGGTGAACATGGTAATGTTAGATATGAATTACCCGATGTATATGATGTTAGATTAAGATCATTAGATGATCAAATGATTATTGAGGTGGGATATGAGGGAGACGATAATGAGGTAAAGTTTTATTTTGGACCTAATGAAGATGGTAAGTATAAACTTACAAAACCAGGACCAAAATATTATGGACCATTTATAGAGAGATTATCTGATAAGTTTTTTGAACCATACGATATAAAATTAATTTTTTAATGAAGTTATTGGATATCATATTAGAAGACGAGAATAAGGAAAAACTTATTAAGAAAGCCAAGACAATATACAAAGGTGTTAAGACCGGAGTTGTTCGTAAAGGTGTGTTCGGTAAAGTTGTATACGTACTCCCTGATGTATATGATGTTCAAATAGATATACATGATGAGATCTTTATTAAGGTTGGAGGTAATAGAACAGAGAATGGAGTTAAATTCTATTATGTGGATGATACAGATGGTGAAATGAAACCATTAAGAGTAAATCCTACAGAATATCAATTAAACATAAAAAGAATTGAAAACAAAAAATTTACACCATTCGGAATATATTTGTGGTATGAAGAAAGTGATAATTGGGAGAAACCTGAAGTTGTGAATGAAAATGAAGATAGTGATCGTACAAGAAAGAGAGTTAAGAATGTTTATCATGCATTAAAGAAAGGGATTGTACACAGGAATGAAAGTGGTATAATATATTACGAACTACCTGATGAATATGATTATAAGGAGAAAGGTTATGGAGATCCTCCTTTTCCTGTGGTGTTTGTGGGAAATCATCATCATGAAAATAGTATAAGGTTTTTCCAACAAGATTACAACACAAGTAAAGAAGATAGAAGAGAATTAGATATACCGGCATATGAATACAATACATTACTTGCTCGAATAGGTGTGTTGTTCGATAAATTTAATATAAGTTTCCAAAGATATTAATATGAAACTATTAGATATAATAAACGAAAACGAAGATAAAAAAAGAAAGAAGATTAGGGCCGTATTTAAAGCACTTGATAAAAAGGTATTTCGTAAGGTTCACATACGTAAGATATTTTACGTTCTTCCCGATCATTATAAGGTTTTAGGGGACAATGAACCGGGACTTGACCAATACAAACGTAAAAGACGTTATGGTGATGACGTTATATTTGTTCAAGTGGGGCACGATGGTGAGAATAATCAGGTTAAGTTCTTCTATACAACAGAAGGGGAGGATAAAATAGAAAGGTATATACCAAATAATATTGATCAGTATAGTGCTAATTTATCATTTGTTAATGATAAATTCAAACCATTTAATATACGAATGGTTTTTAAACGTCATAATGGTGAATGGGAATAAATTATAAAGGGTTCTAATAAGGACCTTTTTTTATGACCCACCCAACCGCGAACGGGACTTCCGGCGCCCGAGATCCAACTATATCTATTTACATATAAATCACTTTATAATATCTTTATTATATCCAAAAACATATAATTTCTAAAGCGACTGGAGCTCCTCAGTCCTTTAATTATATTATCAATTAATGGGATATTTATTTAAGATGAAGTTTATAGACACATTTACTGAGGACGATAGGAAGAAGTTAATCAAGAAGGCCAAGTTAGTCTTTTCTGTATTAAAGAAAGGAACAATTACCCGTTCAGATGGTGTGTCATTTAGTTACATACTCGGGGATAATATGAAACCAATCGTAGTAGATGGTGAGATAGAGATTTTTGCATTCATTTCCAAGATAATAGAAAAAACTTATTGTCCATTAAGTATACATGCGATTAAAGAATTAATTATTAAGAAATTCGAACATTTCAATATCAATGCAGAATTTTATAATACTGACAACACTCAGATAGAGAAATACCAAGGAAAGAAACCGTGGGAGAAGGACGAACTAAACGAAGAGGGAAGATTAGTTAAGAAGCAGGACCCAAATGAGGAAAAGAGGGTAAAAACCATTTTTAAAGCATTTAGAAAGGGAGTGATAAAGGTTCAACACCCAAGAACAAACGAGATCATCAAGTTTAGATATTATATAAATGATCCTGTATTTTTTACATGGGAATATTATAATATGATGGAACAACAACTTACCATTATTACCAACAACTTCCCTGGTGAAGGTATAACCATTTACTGTGATGATAAAGATGTGGTAGACAAATGTACAAACGATATAGAATCCATATCAAAGAACCCAACGGGTATCCATCTGAGGGAAATGTTTATGAATAAACTTAAAAGAAAATTCGACAATTTAGATGTTAGTTTTTATATTAATAAAAAAGGTATGAAGTTTGTTTTAGGTGAACCAACTGAACTAAACGAAGAGAAGGACAACAATCTTACCGAAAAGAACAGGAAGAAGATAGAACTTATCTATGGTTTATTTAAGACGGGGAAGTATAAGGTAGATGATTTAATATACACATATGTTCTTCCCGATGACTACTGGACATCAAATGATGATGAATCGGGGGAACTTATTATTGTTCTTACCATGAACCCACAACAGAGGATGAAACTATATGCAACGATGGATAATGGTAATCTAAGTATAAGTCCCGGAACGGAAGTGGAAACACAATACCATCATTTACACAATAATGCAAAGGAAAGGATTAAAAAGAAGTTTGCAAGGTTTGGTATAGATATAATATTTTAGGATATTCCAAATCATACTAGTATATTTGTGGTATGAAAATACCTATTCAACTATCATTCAAGTTATTCAACGAGACAACGTCCATTAAGACAACCGTGGAGGACCTCCATATAGGAAAGACGATGGATATGTATAAGAACATTATGGTACCCCTATTCGGGGAGGAATCCTATGAAAACACCATACTTCAACTTGCCAATAGAATAAAGGACAAAAGGAATAAGGACCCCTATATGTGGAGGTTTTTTAAATGGATGGATAAGTTCTTCAAGGAATGACCCCAACCACCGTGAATGGGACTTCCGGCGTCGGAGATCCAATGTAGGATATATCATGCACTAACCACAAATAACCATATTAATGCACGAGAAAACCGGCACACGAGATCCAATACTATATGACTTTACATATAATAACCATTATACTTTACATATTATATCCAAATAGATATAATTTCTAAAGCGACTGGAGTTCCTCAGTCCGTTAGTGGTATTATATATGTGGATAAGTTTACGGGGGATTGTTTTTATTTACAAAATATCTTATCTATACTTAATAACATGACAAAGTTATGTAAAAAGTGTAATAAAGAGTTCACACCTATCAAAGGGTATGTTAATTATTGTGGACCGAAATGTAGAAGTGGTAGGGAACAAACCCCTCAGATGTTAGAAAAGAAGAGTATTGCCAATAAGAAACACTGGAAAGATGGTGGGGTATTCAGAAATATGGACTGGGATGTGCTAAATAACCGACCTGAGAAGATTAAGGTTACATTAGAGGTATGGTTCCTTAAAGCGGAACAAAGAGTATTAAACGGGGAACAACTCAATAATGAGACCACAAAGAAGTATCTAATAGAGAAACACGGTCATAAGTGTTGGGGATGTGGAGCAACTGAATGGCAGGGGGAAAAACTACACTTAGAAATGGATCATATAGATGGAAATAATAAGAATAATGATATTAACAATATAAGGATACTTTGTCCTAACTGTCATAGTATAACTCCAACATGGAGATATAAGAACATTAAGAATAAAAAGGATAACCCTAAAGCTAAAGGTCTAAGGTCAGGATATAATTTATAAGAGTAGACTTCAATATTATATAGGAATATGTTATATTCTATATAAGATGAAAAAGAAAGACATATATAGAAAAGAAGTAGAAGTAGGAAAGAAATATAATAAGCTATTGATTACAGAAATATCACACCATGATAGTAACAATATTCTATGGGTATGGACACTATGCGATTGTGGTACTGTAAGGAAGAAAATGGGTATGGCTGTAGTAAATGGAACCACAAAGGATTGTGGATGTAGTAAACCAAAACTCACTCGTGAAGAAAAGGAACTACTACCTGACTGTTGGTATGAGATGAAGAACATCATACTCATATATAAGAGACATGCAAGAGATAGGGGATATGAGTTTAACCTTACAGATGAACATGTACTTGATCTTATACAACAAAATTGTTTCTATTGTGGAATACCTCCGAGTAATTTTAGAAAGAGATCTACTAAGTACGTAAAGAAAGATACGAGTTTTTATTATAACGGAATTGATAGGATAGATGGTGAACCTTTCTATAATGAAGATAACACCGTTACTTGTTGTAGTAAGTGCAACACTGCCAAGAGTGATATGAACCAGAAGGAGTTCATGGATTGGATTAGTAGGTTAGTTGGACATCAGATTGAGACAGATAATATTGGAGTAATATAAAGATATGGCAAGGAAACAATTTCAGAAGATGGTTAAGGAATGGAAGGAGTGTGGTCCTAAGGAGGTATTTGAGGGTGTAAGGGATAACTTCATCTTCGGGTTCTTGGGAGCCATGATCATTGTATTCGTTTCTACCCGTACAGACATCATGGTCCTTGTTGGATATCTATCTTATTACTTCTTCATGGGAAGGATTGTTAATCGTCCTAAGTATGTTACCGATCTTGGTAAGATGATTGTGTTCCCTATCCCTTCAGCACTCGGAGCCTTCACAGGGTATAAATTGTCCATGATATTACAGAGTTTATTGTAGTATGTCTCCGACATCCGTGTCGGGAACATCCTGTTTATCCCCCGAAGGACCCGTTAGGGTCCGCAGTAATCGGTACAAATATAGTACAAAAATCCCACCTTTAGACCCCTGAAAATTACCCCTAATTTATCCCCGATATTGACCCCTGTAGAGGGGTTTTATTTGTACCTTTTTATCGTAGGGTTTAAATTGGTCTAATAATCCCACTTTTACTAATATTTATTGATTGTAGATATCCCAGCGTCATTTTGGGGAGAAAGTGGGGAAAAGTGGTAGTATGTGGGGATTGACCCTCGACCGAAGTAAGGACCATATCCTAAAAAATTTGAATATATAACTGTAATACGGGGTCCTTCGGACCCCTTCAGGTCTGTCATAGTGTCATATATAGTTATATATAATAACCCTTTATATATGTAATACGGTGATCTGTAATACCTTACATTCTATTTAACATAAAGTACGTTATAGGTTCACAAGTTATCCACATTACTGACCCTTGTCATACACCCTGAAGGGACGACCGTAGGATCGTCCCGTAATACTTGCCAAACAATATCAGGGAAATTAATGTTTAACCATTTAAGTGTAATACTTACACAAAACTTGCCAAACAATATTACAGGTCTTTTGGGCCAAACACATTTGTCCGTCATACATCCGTTCGTCTACGGTAATACATAAAACCTGAAGGGGACCCTATGGGTCCCCGAAAGTAAGCTTATTATGTAATACGAATTAATATCCTATGTCGAAGTTCTTAAAACGTTTCTTTAGATATTCACGGAATTCTTTTTGTTCCTCGTCAGACAGAGGTGATTCCTCGGGGGAGTTCTTTTTACCATCAACAATTTCCCACCCAAAGTTACAGGTGATTTCGAAGTTAGGATGTAATACCTTATCGGCTCTATTGTAGTTAAACTTATCTTGATGTATCACAAACCCCTTGGACCAATCATGTGGTTCGAACAATTCATATGTATGACCTCTCCATGTTCCTCTCTTCAGTGCGTTATACACAGACCTGGCTTTCTTTACCAACTTGGACATTGCCAGAGAATATCCGTCTGAGAAGGTTGGAAGATCCCCTTGGGTTAAACTATACGTATTTAACAGATGTGATCTTGAGAACATGATACCACCGAACTTTTGTGGGGACAGAAGTTTCAAGTTATACGTCGGAGTATCCATGTAGTCCCTTAGGTGAAGTATACCTTGACCAGGATGGACAGATATATTCTGTAATTTCAAATGATAACAATCAATTAGATCAGGAGGATAGATCGATGGTTTATTCATTAGATCAGGATTAATCTTAAGTAGACTATCGACGAAGTCAGCTACAGATACCTGTAGGATATTCAAAGGGATCTCAGGATTTGGGTTCATGTTTGGCATGTAGTCAATTCTAAGATTGATCTCCCCAAGATACTTCTCCTCATTATACCTAACAAAGGTGTATGGTATTTGGTCCAATTGAACTGAATAATGTATCTCACCTTCAGGTATTTGGAACTTCCTATAGAACATATGTTCCTTCTTAAACTTCTGCACAGTCTGCACGAATTTTTCACTGGCAAACTTAAACTTGTCATTAGGGATATTATCCTGTTCCTCCGTTAATCCTTTTAATTTACTTAGTCTCATAGTATATAAATATTGCCAAACAACATTGGATCGATCAGATCCTGAAGTTCCTGTTGTTCCTAATGTACCATATGTTCCTGATGTTTCTTGCCAAACAATATCAGCATCCTGCGTCTTCGATCAGGATAGTGGTTCTACAGATACAGTTCGTCTATTGTTCTTACCAGTCTTGAAGGTCATTATACCATCTGCTGTAGCAAATAGTGTATGATCAGAACCCATACCGACATTGCTGCCAGGATAGTACTGTGTTCCTCTCTGGCGGATGAGGATGTTACCAGCTCGTGCTGACTGTCCACCGTGGATCTTTAATCCTAATCTTTTGCTGTGTGAATCACGACCGTTCTTTACGGACCCTTCACCTTTCTTGTGTGCCATATTCTTTTGTTATTTACTGTTTACTATAAATAATAAACCCCCCACAATAGTGGAGGGTCCATTATTGTTCGTCTATAATACGATTACGCCGTCTTCAATAATTGGTTACGGAAAGTAATTGCTGTTCTCTTGTTTGAGAAGTTCTTAGAGATCTTATTACCGTTAACAGATGCTCTTACGCGGTATGAACTACCGTCGAAATATACATTGTTAGATACTGGTACATAAGTTGTCTTGGTGCGACGAGCTGTACTCTTACGAGTTGTTGTTGTTTTTTTCATAATCATTAATTGTTTATAATAAAATATAACACCAATTATTGATAATAAAAAATTTAAGGCAACTTTTTTTTGGATTTCTCGAAATTTAATTTGCCAAACAACATTCCACAGACTCACTGTCCCGATCAGTACTTCTCCTCTACATGATCATACCACACATCTCCCCACTTACCACACATGTAGTTGAAGTGTTCCTCAGTACTCATGAGGTAGTAAAGGATATGTTTGTCCCATATGAACTTAAACTTTGTCATGGTATTTAATTTCAATGTTAACACTGTCTAAATTGAAGGTGTCGTAGAAATCTTGTAGGATCTCTATCTTGGCCCTTCCCACCCAAGGCAAGAGAAACCCCGAATCCATCTTTCGTTGGATCTTGGATATCTGATCCCTAACCCATAGTTTAACTAATTGATCATTCATTTTCTAATATTTTATATTGTTTATCACCAACAGTATCCAAGATATATGCAACCTCTACTATATCCTCCAAGTCGTAGGTGGACAAGTCATCGAACTCATCCCCTTCTTGGTTCATACCCGTTAAGTACTGTCCATCGGTCATAGTCTTAACAAGGTATGGTACCTTGATCCAATAACCTGACATATCCTCCTCACTGACATAGACATTGAATGGTTGATCAAACTCTATGGTCTGACCAAGTTGGAATAGATTCTCTATTTCGTTACAAAACTTAATCCTTAAGTTCTTAACTTCTTCTCTTGAGTTGTAGTTCATATTAATCTTCGTTGTTTTCGTTATCAAATTCTTCTTCCTCATCTTCATTCTCATCTAAGAGGTCCTCATCGGAGTTCCCAAGATACTCTAATCTAATTCCCACAATCTTATCACCATCCATCATTACATCCATAGGATATAGTCCATCACCAATACCTGATGAGGTTACCACACCTGTGTCATACAAACCCCATTGGTTTTCAGATAAGGTAAATCTACACATCTTCTCATACCACTTCTCTCCACCATCGTCCTTTCTATATTGTCCAAGACTGAAGTCACTCTCGGGTGTTGTAATACCTTCAGACATTTCATCGTTACGATAACTTGTCATACAGAAGACACCACACTGTCCACTATCAACACCACATTCACTGTGTTGTTCCCAATCACCATCATCTACATAATCCTCGTGGATTACTGTAATACTTGACACTCGGGTACCCCAACCTGTTCCTTCATCGTGTCTATCTACCTCGACATTGTACTTACCGGGTAATACATTAGTTAATTTAGTTTGACACCAAGTGTCGGGTGTATAACAAGGGTCAGACACCATTACATTTTCGGAGAGAGTAATTTGATTCATTTTAATTTAGTTTAGTTTATGGGGATAAAGTTAAATTGTTTATTCGAATATACCAAATTTAGTTGGAATATATTTTAGTAAAGTTATCCACATTTTCAATAATAGTTTCTAACATAGATGTCCTTAACTTGTAATACACCTTCTTCATAAAGTCCTCATTGCCAAACAATATCTGAGGATCCACTGTCATCCCATTCGGGAAGTAGAGGTCTATAGGATCAATTAGAACTCTGAGTTCATTGATGTCATTATCGGTTCTGTAGAAATTTGTTCTGGCATAGATGTACTTGTCCTTAACGGTATATAGTTTCACATTGCCAATCAAGTTTGACAGTGATCGGATCTGAAGTACTATAACTTCTAAATCAGACAACTCTTGTATATCGGTCTTCATCGCAGTTACTCGTTCCTTGTACAGTTCCACGAATTTTGCCAAACCAATTTCGGGATGGAGATCCGTCCCGTGGTCATCAGTTATGAATTGTTCCCACTGCGGTATAGTCTCTTGATCACCTACCACTTTAAGGAAAACTCCGTTGTTTAATTTGCCCATGATAATGGATTTAAAAAGTTAATAATTTTGCCAAACAAATTCCCACCAGCAGATCTTGTCTGTCCAAGGAAAACTTTTGTGTTAAACACATTGCCTCCATAGTATCGTGTGGGTTTAGTGTATCCACTTGCCACACCATATTGGCGGAACCACTCGTCTTGAGTCAGTTGTTTTTCGGGGTAAGTAGTCTTACTCACCTTCGGTGTCGTCGTCATCTTCGTCATTGTTATTAATTGTTTCGTTATAAATTCTTGTTAATTCTACCTTGTCTTCATCTGATACGAAATCGAATTCGGTTAGGAAGTCCTCTAATGATAGTTCCTCATCTACAATACAATCACTTCTATATTCTACTTCAGACCAAAACTCCTCTCTTGAGTATTTGTATATTCCCTCAAGATATCCACATTCGTCGTCATATACTTCCAACTCACCATGCACCCAATTAAATGTGGTTTCACCAGCAAACCCTACTCCTCCTTCAGAATAGAACAGGTACGCATTCACCTTGTACATCTCACATAAGTTCTGTAGGAATGGAATCGGTGGTGACCAAGCCGTTTCACAACTCAAAGTGATTTCATCTTTACTGAATGTAAATGAATGTTCCTCATATGAGATGTCCCATTTAGTTCCAAACCATTCAATGTTAGTGTCGTACCATTTCTCCTTGTAATCACCATCAGACATATGTTGAGGTAATCCTATGAGGGATTGAAACACATTATCACTTGGACCATCATCATCAGATGACTTAAGGGATTTGATAACGGATGTGAGAGTACGAATTGTACCCTCATCACCGCTGATTTTAATGTAGTTGTTGCACCAATTTGGCATAGTATATTAGTTTTCTTGTTCTTGTTTAAAATCATTTAGGAACTCGTCCTCAAATGGTAAGTTATTTAACTGATAAGATTTAATCAATTTGATTGGATGATAATCACTACCCTTTTCAGTTAGATTAAAGAACCTATCCTCTATTGTTAGTGGTTCTTTATTAAAACCCTCGTAAACTTCTAATTTGTTATTATCCAAATCTACAAGATATGCCCACTCACAGAATAAACTATCACCTGCGAAGTCTGTGCTATCGGTAATCCAAATCTCATCTTCTTCACCATCTCTAATCATTTCGAGAATTCTAGCACCATTATCTCTTGTGAGGTATGGATACTTCTCTTGATATAACTTCGACTGGTCTCCTGTCATCCAACCATTCTCACATCCAATAGTCTTTAACCAATTCTGAATTTCTTTCTCTTTGTTTCCGTTTGTAAAGAAAACTTTGTTTAGTTTGTTTTTAAATTCTTCCAAATTAGTTGTTTGTAAGAACTCTAATACAATAACACCATTACCTGATGGGTATCCATCCCATTGTCCGTATTGTGCTACCTTTGTTTCTCCATTGGAGATTACCATTGTTAAATTTCTTGTTCCCATAGTTTTATAAGTTTAGGACACAAAGATAAAGTTTATATTTTTATCCAACAAATTTATTTCAAAGTTTTTTTTGTTAAAATGTTGTTAAAGGATTTTACCAGAAAAACTGGTAGGCGCAGCTGGCTGATATTGATTGGCAACATTTGCGCTGTAAAATCCAGCAGAGGCGCACAGGGGGAATTTGTTTGGCAAACATAACTCGTTGATAATCAATAAAACTAATTTTGCCAAACAACATCGGTGCTGTGCTGCGCTAGAAATTTAAATTGCTTCATTAGTGCGCAAAAAAATCCCCCGTACTTCTACGAGGGATCGAACTAAACTTACTAACCCACACCTTCTCTATTTACTTTGTAATACGTCTTTAAATAATTTTAAAGAACCATTTATTATAGTCGTCTCTTTAATCGCATCATCTATTGATTTAAAACTCTTGTGTAATACGAAAGTCTTGCTATCATTGGAATACCAAACATCATACGTTTTTTTACTTGGAGATAAAATTATCTTCGTGGTCATTGTTATACGGATTTAATGAAGTACAAAGGTAATACATATTTTATTACAAACCAACAAATTTTTAAATTTATTTATTTTTTTATTATATGTGAAAGATTTAATCAAAAAAGTTAAACAGATCTTGCCAAACAATATCTCACCAGGCCCATTACTGGTATTACATCTAATAAAAATGGAGATCCGTAGATCTCCATTGTACAACTAACCAAACACTTAATTATTAAACACTATATAATATACTAAAAATTTTTGACTTGGTCAACTTTATTAGAGAAAACTTCTAATACATCACCTCGACCATTCATGTTGTATATCTCAGCCGTAGATTCACCACCATTATCACTTGGTTGTAATACTTCCTTTGTATCCATAATCTCTTCCCAACTAATCTGTTCAAGGTCTCCGTCTTCATACATTTGTTTGGCAATCTTAACTGCCTCGTTTAAGTCGTTAGCCTTAACTTCAAAGTCGGTTCTCATCCATGTTGTAACCTTTTGGTCTAAAAAGAATTCAAATGTTTTCATATGTTAAAATTTATTTCTTACACCCACCTTACGAAACAAATCGTCGTACGGGTCTGTTTTTGGTTTTAGTGATTCATTAATTAGTGTGATATCAGCTTCGGATATTTCATCCACAAACTTCTTATCCAAATCGTCGAGATGTCTGCCAGACAATTTGTCGAATCCTCCCATCTGATATTTGGGATAGATAATCTTGGTTTCTGTGTCGATTACTGATGCTACGGAGTTTAGTTCTACTATCATGGTAAATCGTTTTCGGTGATTGTTAATATAGTTTCTATATCATATTTAAAACTTATCAAATACTCAAACATCTTCTCATCACTCTCAATAATTTCTTGTTTGGTAATTGGTGAACTATTCCAATTATCGTAGAAATTATTAATCACTGCGTTTCTCAAACCTTTAATGGTAAAATACATTTCATCTGACGATGTATCTTCCTTATCTTTTAATTTTAAAATATCTATTTTCATATTAATTGTTTTAATTTGTAATTAAATTCTTCTCTCATACCTTCTACATCATAAACCTTCTTGGTCTCGTCGTCGTTGGGATGATAGAAACTAATATCCACCTCAATTTTATTACTTGGAAGGATTTGTTTCATAAGATAATCTACAACCTTACCACCGATAATTTCTTTCACCTCTTCAATCTCTTCCTCGTTCTCCACATCAATAGTGATACCACCTTGAATTAAATTATCAGTAACCTCCTCAATAAATTCATCACAAGAAATACTTTCGATGAATTGTGTGTGTTTGTCGGCGAATATGTCATTCACCATTTCAGATACAATTTGTTTGTCCATGTTTAATAAGTTTAGACCACGAAGATAATTGTTTTTTCTTTATCAAACAAATTGATTTGTTAAAACTTTGTTAAAGAAATTAACAGATGTATTACCTGTGATCCGAGCTGTATTATTGTTTGGCAGAAATGTCAAGTTTATTGCGCAGAAAACTTGACAAGTGTTATAGTTTTATATAAAAAGGTAACAAGTGTAATACGTTGTTGCCAAACAACTTTGGGTACATGAGGAACAAGTGGCACTTCAGGAACATCTTGGAGGAACTTGTGGCACTTCGGGAACTTGAGGAACAGCAGATCCCAACAATTTGATTGGCAATTGCCAAACAACAATGTAAGCTCACCAGGCGCTAGTATTTGTAATACGATTGCCAAACAACATTCCTCGCCGGCACTGTGCCTATTTTGATAAAATAAAAAACCCCCTACTTTCGTAGAGGGTCGGGAGGGAAAACACAAACCTAACTATTAAACCATATGAACCAAATCTGAAAATATCTCTTGTTCTACTTGACCAATACCACCGAACATTTTTGCTTCGGTATTATCGTTCTTACTATAAGAGTGTGTAGTGTATTTTGTTACACCACTAAATAAACCCCACATATTATCACCCTTTTGAGACAACTCACCATTTAAGTCAATATAAAATCTTGATAAGTTATTACGTGTTCTCGTTGATAAAGCATCTCCATCATTTAAATCAACTTCAGGTTTGATGCCAAACAATTTTCGAGTCACCTTCTCCTTCAACAAATCGTCAAAACGTGTTTCACTTAATTCAGTAATGAATCTGAATGTTTCCTTCTCTTCTTGCAAAACAATATCCAAACGTCTGCAGATGTCTTCAACTTTTAAAGACATAGACTTTGTGTGTCGAACTTTGTTTTGAAGTCCACTCATAACTCTAAAGAACGTGTTCATACAACTGATAGTTGTATTAGAATGACCGAATGCCAATGATGTTGAACCATCAAAAGAATTCACACCCGTTAAGAAACCTTCGATGCGGTCATTGCCTAACTTCAAATCATTTCCTTTTAATTGAACGTAGATACGACCACCATCCTTGAACTCACCTCCACGATGAATTTCTAAACCCGTTCTACCTGATACTTGATGTAATAAGTCCATCAACTCATAATTCTGATAAGGAACATAACCATCAGAATGCAAACCAACAATCATGTTGTTGTCATCTCTAACTATTGCCTTTTTGTTTGGAATACTAATACCACTAATGGTTTGTAATTCCTCTTGGCGAACCGTCCAATTAAGGTTGGTCTTGTCCAATAATGTTTTTACTTGTTCATTCATATTAATTTATTTAGAGTGTAAAGGTAGTCTTTTTATATTACCCACCAAATATTATTTAATCTTTTTTTGTTAAAGTTTTGTGAAAGGATCTGTAATACGAGAATAGGATCTGTGACGCACTGTAAATATTGATTGGCAAATGCCAAACAACATTAACTGAGTAAATTAATCCAAGTCGTGTTGTCCTGTTTTTTATATAATAAAGTGGACATATGTAATACGAACTTGCCAAACAATATATTTGCATGCGCATGGTAAAATCTGTGGACATAAAAAAAGGGATTGTCTTACGACAACCCCCGTTCCTATTATTCACTAACCAAATCTAAAACCTTAAATTAACTTTATTACTTCTCTTGTAATTGTAGATGTCCTCAATCATTTCTACATATTGGTCTACCGTACCACAAGCAACTAAATTGTTTGGTCTTAACTTAACTTTGTGTAAGAACTCACTAAACACAAACTCTTTCTTATTTGAAACAACTTTGATAAAAGCTCTTACGAAAATAGCTTTAGTGTAATACTTCTCAAAGTAAGGTTTCAACTCTAATATATAACCCGCCCACTCACGAGCTTTTTTCTCATTCTTAACAACATACTCACCACTTTCAAAAGTATCTCTCTTGATTGTTGATAATGTGTTGTTCAATAACATTGCAACTTCCGTGTATTTAAACATTGGAAATTCATTTACGAATTGATTGAAAGTAACGTAGTGTGAATTACCTTTTGTTACAAACTTGTGTAAGTGGTCAAAGGGTGACCAATTTCTTTGTAAGGTATTCATACTTGTCATTTCATCACTACCTGCACCTTTTGTTACTTTATAACGAATTGGTGTGTTAGCAGACATTGCAGCTTTTACTCTGTGTTGTCCGTCAATAACTTCACCATTACCATTTAAAGTTACAACTGATGATGATAACCAACCATTTTGTTTCATACGATTAGCTAACTTCTTTACATGATTTTGATTAACTAAACGATTGTCGCCACGAAACTTAAAGATTGAATAATCTTTTGTTTCAAAGATTTCACCTACTTTTTTTCCAACTTGAATCTTGTTCATTTTAATTATTTTTTAGATTAATGAATAGAGAACAAAGGTCTATATAATAATTGATATAAACAAATATCTTTTATAATATTTCTGTTAAAGTTTTGTTAAGGTGTAATACGAAGATTTCCCGTCTGCATCTGTGGTGATGTTGATTGGCAAGATCTCACCAGTTGGTTTCCAGCTCAGGACCAGTGACGATATTGATTGGCAATGCCAAACAATAAATGCACGTGCGCTGTTGTCACGGGGGTTAAGTGTAATACGTTTGCCAAACAAGTTCTGAGATGGATCCGAACCAACACTTCTTGTAAATAAAAAACCCCCGAATTACTTCGAGGGTCTTCACCTTTTCTCAACCTTATGTATTTCTACACAACTTCTTTTTCTTTTTCATATACCGATAATACATTCATACCTTCACCTTCACAATCTTCTTCACTAAAGAAACTTCCACAACTTTCAACAATAGACTTGTGTTCATGTCCTTTATCACAAGTTTCAATTTCATAAATTGTGTATTGGTAAACATCACCCGTAATGTAATGGTCGTAAGTCTTAACATCACTATCTATAATTTCTTCTAAATTAGTTTCGGTATGTCCACTACTATCACCCGTAATGTATTGTAATTGTTTTTCAGTAATGAATACCCAACCAATTTGACCACTATCCCACTGACAACCGAACGGAGTAGTACTAATTGTAATACCCGAGTGGTCGTACATATACAAAGGTTTAATCATTAATACTTTGTTATCACTTTCGATTTGTTCCTTAAGTTCATCCCAACTACTAAAGTCACTTGACTTGTAGTCGGTCTTATCACCAAGGTCGTACCTTTTGTGAAAACATATTATTGTAGTAATGTTGTCCCACTCGGTGCGAGGGTTCATTGGGTCGTTGTCTTGTTCAATTTTTAATTCGTAAGTTTTCATATCATTTAGTTTAGGGTATAAAGGTAAGTTATTTATATAACATACAGAAATTTATTTGTTAAAATTTTGTTAAAGAAATTTCATACCTGTCGTCCATATTCCATTATTGTTTGGCATTTGCCAAACAACTTCCCACCAGGAAGGAGATCTTACGGGGAAGATGAGGTAATAAAAAACCCCTCGTATTTCTACGAGGGGAAACCACAAAATATAAAATCAGAACTATAAACTTATTTCAACTTCTTTGGTATCGTCGTGGTCAAAGTCCCAACTCCAATCTTCTACGAAAGGTCGTGTACTAATAAAGTAAGTATTATCTTCTTCTTCATTTAAGATAACCATACCATAAGTTTTTTTCTCACATTCAAATACATTAGTATCCATTAATTTTTCTAATACACTAACACATTCTTCTTCAGAAGTATTAGTATCATTTACCATATCCCAATTTTGAACAAACTCAATTTGTCCTAAAGAAACTCCGAACTCAAAAAATTTAACATTGTTTTTCATATCATTTATTTTAGAGTATAAAGGTAATTCTTTTATTTAATATACACAAATATATTTCATAATAATTTGTTAAAGAAATTTTCCTGAATCGGATCCGAATATATTGATTGGCAAATGCCAAACAAATTGTCCTGACACGGGAACATAAGGAACATCGGGAACTTGAGGAACAGCGCTCAGGTAGATATTGTTTGGCAGTAATACGTGTTCACTAATTCTTCTTGTTCACGGAACGTGAACATCGGTAATACGTGAACATGCCAAACAACATTCTCAGTGCATGAGGGTGAATGGTCTAAAGTATTTATCGTTCATTCGTAATACGTTTATCGGTCAAATAGGTGTCAAAATGATCGATAATTGACTTATGTTTGATCGATAAGTTTCATTTTGACTTGTATTACGATGCCAAACAAATTCTCTACAGTGCCCACAGAATCTATACGAAAGTGTAATATAATACACATTTACTTGGAATAATAGGTGTTCTATGGTAAAGTGTAATACGAAAGTGTAATATATTACACATTTAACTGCCAAACAATATTTCCTGGAGACGATTCTACAACGGAATCTTCATAAAACAAAAACCCCCCGTAAGTAATACGAGGGGAACATGAAAAACACAATATGAACACAAACAAACTTTTAATAGTTATAATCTACGAAATTATGAGGGTTATAATTTCTTCTCACGGGAGTTCTTTGTCTATGACTAACGGGAGTGTATGACAAAGGTCGGTCTTGGTTGAAGGACTTTTCCATTCGTTGTTCAATAGTAGGAACTTCGTAGTCCATTTCAGGTGGAATACCATTCTTCACTTGCCAAACCATTTTTTGGATTACATTCAAGGTCTCCTCAACGAAAACAATACCATTCGTTGTGGTTATCTTTGTTTGGACTAATCCACTTTTCATATCAGTATCCATATAGATTGATACGATTTGGTCTACATTTACTAATGTGGGTGTACCACGATGTGTCAGTTTAATTAACATTTGATTTATTTTTAATGATTACTAATTCCATTCTTGTAGGTATGACAATTGCCAAATTACATTCATCACAACATTCGTCATCTTCATTTTGGGTTTCAATAGGACTTGGGTTATTACCATAACCCTCGACTTCATTACCACATAAACAACATTTAAATTTCTCCATTTTAATTTAATTTAATACTTCAAAAATATCTTTACCAATAATAAGACCTAAGGTACGACCATTATCCCATTTAACATTGACAACATCAAAACCAACATTGTAAACAACTCCTTCACGACCAACCAAAATTGGTTGTGGGTCATCTTCCATTGGTTCAATAAGTCTAACTCTTTTACCCATTAATATTTGTGGGTTTACAAGAACATCATTTACTATCATATTATTTAATTTTAGAGATTTTTAATTTGATACCATAAACAACTAAATTGATTAACGATAAAACGAATAGACAAACACAAATACTCCAAAAGATAAAGATAAACTTTTGAACTCCCTCTAATTGATTGTAGATTTCTTGATACATAAACATTTATTTATTTGATTAACTAATATTACACGAAGGTAATACAAAGTTTTGATATCACAAATTTATTTAGAATATTTTTTATTTTTTTTCATACCTGTCGTCCACACTCGAATATTGATTGGCATGTATGACAAAACCCCCAACATCCTGATCGTCGTCCTAAACTTGTTTGGCATATACGATAATATCCGTAGATATCCGAAACCATATCCGAAATTGCCACACAACATTACAAAACAAGCAGACTCAAGGGGGTTTGTATGACAAAGTTTGCCAAACAACAATTTTCCCGTCGGAGAACCTCCTCTTCAAATTTATTTTGTTAAAGGATTTGCCAAACCATATTAGAGATGACGATGACATCTCTTGGTGTATGACAATTGCCAAACAACAATTCCTGGAAGGAGACGAATATGGTCAAAAAAAACCCCCACCTTTCGGTGAGGGTCGGTTAGTGGGGGAACTAACCTAATCAATAATTGTGTACTCTTGTTTGAGTATTTTAATTCTCTTGATATTGTCTAAACTTAATACCTTATAATTTAAGGTATTCTCTAAACCATTTTGATACTTTGAATAGTCGGTCTTTGTATCAATCATATATTGTTGGAACAATAACTTTTCAATACTATTACCCTCAATCAAATATCTTGTGTCAAGATAACTACTATTGTGGTCTTGATATCTAAAGTAGAATTTAGTCGGGTCGGACTTTAAAAATACTAAAGATTTAGAAACCAACTGATAAGGACTTTCTTTTTTATCCTCATTCACAATAGGGGTAATTCCCTCTTTCTTATACTTTCGTTCTAATTGTTCATCATAATCAAAACCCGTTTGGATATTTGATAACTTTTGTTCAATCAAAACCTTATCGTAATAAGGGTTAGGATTTTGTTTACCACTTGTCTTGAAGTCAAGGTACTTGTTCATCTTAACTTTTTTTAATGTTGTCAATCCCACATTAGGGACAAAGATATCTATACCTGATAGTATATCTTTTAGTTCAGTTTTAATAATGTTCATATCTTATTGTTTGTTCCCACAAAGTTAATGTATATACCAATACAAAGTTAGAATATACAAATAAAGTTATCCACATTCTATTGTTAATAACTTGGGGGTTCACCTTCGGGAACTAATGTGGTTTGGCAAACTCTTGAGAACGAACCTTGATGGGATACTCCATTATTGTTTGGCAGGTCGGGTAAGGTATTGATAGTCAAAGGGTTAGGGGTAGGTAGGACTGATAGGGGTGGTGTACCCCCTCCCCCCTCCCGTATCCCCCCTTTATATAGTGTTTTAGGGGGGTCTATAACAGGGGGTCAATGCCACGACTGAAATTTTTCCAGAAAAAAAGTGAAAAAAGGGTCTTTACCCCTAAAAGTGATTTAAAAATTTTCCAGAATTTTTTGGAAGTAATGAGTATTTATATAACAAAGAACATCATATGAGTAAAAAAGTAATACGTTTAACGGAATCAGAATTAAAAAGATACATTAATAAAGTTGTGTCTGAACAAGCATCACCAGCACCTACAGGTGGTGGACCAAATTTCCAACAATCAACACCAAAAGTACCTGTTGTTGGGGGAACTGCGGCCGAAAAGTTGAAAGAGTTGGTTGGTAAGGCAGTATTATGTAGAGCCTCAGATAATAGTGCAATTTACAAATGCGTGATCAGAAGTGTTAGTCAGGGTAAAAATAATGTTGTTTATTTAATGGTAAGTTGTGAAAATGACCCTAAGGTTCAGTTTATTAGATATATAGCAGATGGTGATAAAGGATTAGTTGTGGGTGGTAGTACTATGAATTCTACACCTGTAACATGTAAAGGTTTATCAGATTGGTTAAATACAAATATTAAACCATATATGGAAAGTTATGACTTCGCTAAAAGTGGAGGTTCTAACATGAACGCAGATTTTTCATAAATGATTTGATGAAAAGATATAAAAAAACCCTCCTATACGGAGGGTTTTTTTATTTATATGGAAACACTATTTATATACAATGAAAATAATCATATCTGAATCACAGTTAAGAAATATTATTAATGAGAGTGAGATAGATCGTATCTTGGACAAAATCAATGAGAAGGGAATGAAATCCCTTACTCCACAAGAAAAACGTATTCTTCAAGGTAAAGAGAAAGAAAAGGAGGAAGATCCTACGGGTTTAAACAAGGATCAACAAAAATACCAAGTAATGTTTTATATTGATGTTCCCCGTTTCGAAAGTTTTGATAATGACGTAAAGGAGATTAAACATATCCTAACTATGGGAGGAATAGATTGTGATGTGGATTATCACATTAGTTTCCCTTTCAGTTATTATATAGTTTATTTTGAACATGAGTTCCAAGGTAATAAGATTCTTTCTTTATTGAGTGATGACAGTTATGTTCCCGTTGGTTCACCAACGGAGACTGGAAAAGAGGAGATCGAGTTAAAAAGAAAGGTAATCGATAGTCTTATTAAACAAAACGCAGATTTGGTATTGAGACCTAATCATGAATATAAACTATCTAAGTTTTTGGAAATTAAACGTATTGAAGATATTATCCAATCCGTTGGTATTCCTTATCATCGTCATGCAACTACGTCCGATGATGACGGCACATATATTGTTGCTTTGGGTGTAACTAAATTTATGGTCAATAAGTTAATAGTAAGTTTGGAGAATTATGGGTATGAGGTTTCAAGATACGATAACGCATATTAGAAATATATTTCCAATTCCTTTAAATAACCCTATATATCGGGAGACAATATCCCTATATTAGAAATATAGTTCCAATTATGAGTATTTATATCATATGAAAATCATCCTTACAGAATCTCAGTTAGAGAAAGTTATTAATAAAACCCATAAGGTTAGATACTTTGAGGGTGAGGAGTATGATATCCCCGAACAAATTGATTGGTTAATCATGCAGAAAGAGTTTATCTACTTGGGACAAGGATCAGGACATAAGTTAAAGTTAATTAACAACATTATACATAATCTACAGAAGCTACAATAAGATGAGAGTTATCATAACAGAACAACAATTAAAGAGTATCATTAAAGGTCAACAGAAAGGTGCAATACTAATTGGTGGTTTGGATGATAGAACGGACAAAGACGGAAAACTTATCGATAAAACAATTGACCAACAAATATCCCTATTAAAAACTGCAAGTGGGTTCAGTAATATCATAGGTCTTAGATATAGTACCTCAGATGGTGATATAATGAAAACCATATTAAATAACCCTAATTTTCCTGTTGTATTATTCAGTGCAGGTTGTCAGAAGGCTGACGTGGTTTTAAATACTAATGGTGTTAACCCTAATAAAGTATTCCTTATACAACCATGGGCTGCAAGTAAAAAAAGAATGGATTATTATAACGGATTATCCATGCCAAAGAACCAAATATATGTCGGTAAATTTTCAAGTACCGGTAATGGTATACGTGGTGCAACCCGTTGTCCCGAAGGAATGGATCATTGGGGTTCCCTTCCCGCAATCGGTGGAATGGTTTTAAAATTGAGATAATACATAAAGATACCTCGGGTTTGAAGACCCGACTTAGGACCGGGACTAGTTACATAGTACCGTTGGGGCACGAATTCGCTACTCGTGTCCTTTTTTTAATATATTTATATAACATGAAACTTATTATTACCGAACAACAATTAAAAAGTATCGTTAAAGAACAGGGAATGGGTTGGGATTATACCAGTAAAACCGAATGGGAAAGATATTTGGAGATTAGCGATGACAAATATCATGAAACATATCTTCACGCAACAAATCAAGGTCCGGGTGACTTACCTAAGGGTAAAGCCGTAATGATTCCATGTTATTTTTATGATAACGATAAAGGTAACTACCATGAAGATAAAAACTGTAAAAAGATATTAAATTATTCATCCTCAGATACTTTGGCGATTTATAAAAACGGTCGTGTAACTGTTAATGATAAAACAACCGGTAAAATGAAAAAGAAGGGTACATTGAATTTATTGGATAATGATCATATTAGAATTGATTGGGACGGTGGAGGTTCATTGGAGAAAAAGAGAGATTATAATAAATTATCGAAAATTGATTCCCCTAAGAATTCCGATACAATATGTGCAACCTCATTGGATCAGTTGAAGAAAGGTAGTGGTAAAGTTTTACAGAAAGGTTGTAAATCAGAAACTGTTAAAGAGTTACAAAAAATGTTGGGTATGGAACAAAAATATCATACAGGATTTTTTGGTGATATCACAAAAGCTAAGGTTATTGAATATCAGAAAACACATAAAGACGTTAATGGTGTGAAATTGGTACAAGATGGTATTGTTGGTGAGAAAACATATAACTCATTAAAATCTAACAAATAATACCACCATAGGAGATCTTGGTATATAATATATTTATACATAATGAAACTAATCGACCTGTTAACTGAGGATACTAATGAACCAAGAGTTGTGTATTTTAATACTCCACATGGTTATAATGGTTCACCAGAAGATCATAAGATGATTAAGAAGATGATAAATGTCTATAAGGCCCTGTCTAAGGGTCGTGGCTTGGTTCAGATATATCAGGGTGATAATTACCCTCCCCTTGATGTATCCTACGAATTACCCCCTTTAAACACCGTTGCAATCCTAATTGACTATCCCAGTAAGAAAGCACTTAAAAATGGTGGTGAGATTGATTATACGTTTGATGTTGTTGGTAAGGTGAAATATACCCTTCATAACTTTGAAACACAATATGATACCGACATTGATAGATTTATGATGCATAAGGGACATGAAATATCATTTGTCTATAAAAAGAGATTTGAGAACTTTGGTATTAATATCAGTTCTTAATTTCTAACCTCCGATAACCCCGTTCACGACTTTCCGACGCCGGAACCCCCGTTCGAAATTTTTATGTCTTTCTATTTTTGTGTCCGTTAATAATAGTGGGATATTTATATGTGTATATGAAATTAATTGATATTATATTTGAGTCGGTTATTGATATGGGTGAGGTTCATGGTCAGAAATTAACCGATGCCGATTTTATTAATAGATCTAAAAAAATATGGGGAGATAGGTATGACTATGGTAATGTAAACTATTATGGTAGTCATATACCTGTTAAAATTAAATGTTTAAAACATAATAACGAATTTGAACAAAGGCCCGCAAATCATTTAAACGGATCACAAGGTTGTAAGTATTGTGTTGAAAAACCTGACAGGTCTTTAACATTATCTGATTTTGTTAAAAAATCACATGATGTTCATGGTAACAAATATGACTATGATAAAGTAGTAATGGGTAAAAAGAATACACATAAAGTTGTTATCACTTGTCCTAAACATGGAGATTTTTTACAATCTGTTGCATCTCATTTAAAAGGTAACGGTTGTAAAGTATGTGACCTTGAAAATCGTAGTTTGGACACAGATGAGTTCATCAAAAAGTCAAAAGAAAAACATGGAGATAAATACGATTATAGTAAAGTAAATTACGTTAATAATAAAACACCCGTACATATTATATGTCCAATACATGGGGATTTTTTACAAATACCTCATAGACATTTAATAGGAAACGAATGTCCTAAATGTGGTAATAGTAAAAAAGGTCAACGTTCAATGACACGTGATGAATTTATATCACGAGCAAAAGAAAAACATGGTGACAAATATAGTTATGATAATGTAATAATGGGTAAAAGAGTTCACGATGATAAAGTATGGATTACATGTCCCAAACATGGTGATTTTTTACAATCCCCATGGAATCATATCAATTCGGCAGGTTGTCCCGTTTGTCTTGAACCGAGAGGAGAATCTAAAATAAGAAATATATTAAAATCATTGAATGTTGATTTTTCTAAAGAACACGTATTTGATGATTGTGTGAACACAACTAGCGGTAAAAAAAGATGTAAAAAATTACAATTTGATTTTTATATCCCATCTAAAAATATTGCTATCGAATATGATGGAATACAACATTTTAAACCAGTTAAAAGATTTGGGGGTATTGAAGTGTTCAATACTCAAAAAATTAACGATAAAATTAAAGATGAGTATTGTGAAAAAATGGGTATTAAATTAGTTCGTATTCCATATACCGAATTTAAAAATCTTGAAGAAATATTAAAAACGTTATTAGTTTAATTAAATAAGATTAACCCTCCATAATGGAGGGTTTTTTATTTAATATTATATTGGGATATTTATATGTGTATATGAAACTATTAGATATTATATTGGAGAATGAATTCCCGTTATCGTTAAGTGAGAAAACTGAAGCTAGAACTAAGGAAGATTTCTTATTAAAAATGAAAAATCTGTTTCCTTATCGTAATGGTTGTCTTTATGATTTTGGTAATCAAGAAGTTTTTACAAAAAACTCGACGGTAGATGTCCAATGTAAAAAACATGGAGTTAGTTTCCCAACAAAGGTTGAGTATCTATTAAAAGGTCGTATTGGACCAAACGGATGTGAGGGATGTAAAAAAGAAGGTAGTTTAAATCAAACTAAATCAACTAAAAATGATTTTTACAGTTATGTGAAAAACATATGGAAGGATGAGAATGGAAATCCTTTATATATCTACGATAGACCGGGTTTAAAAAGATATACAAGTATTAATAACGAATTTGATTTTTATTGTCCAAAAATTGGATCAGATGGAAAACCTCATGGTAAACAAAACATAGCAAACGCACAACTTCATAAATACCAAAATGTTGGGTGTAGAAAATGTAAAGAAGAACAAGGTGTGGTTAACCAACAACCAACCAATCTTTCTCGTGCGGAGTTTATACGGAAAGTTAAAGAAAGAATGAAATTATACCATATTCCAATAAGTTGGTATGATTGGAAGGGAATGGAATATTCAAATCCATCGAGAAACTCTAAAATAAAATGTTTAAAACATAACGAAGAAGTCACGAGAGTGAAGGGTAAATATTTTTACACCGGTGTACCTTTATGTTCAGAATGTAATAGAATTGCGGTTAAAGAAACAGAATTTATGGATAAAGTCCGTAAACTCTACAATGATAGATTTGTTTTATTATCAGATTATATTGGAGGAACTTCACCCGTTACTCTCGGTTGTAAATTACATGGAAAAATACCATATCCGGTTGTAGTTGCACACCCCTCATCAATTTGGGGTTCTACTGAAAATTATGGTTCAATTGAATGTAAAGAATGTAAAAGAGTTAATAGTTTAAATAATTACAAAAGAACATTTGAAACCGCTCAGTCTAATAGATCAACTGAATATACTTACCCAAATATTGATAAAGAATTTATTAATGGAAACACAAAAATACCTATTGAGTGTCATGTAAAAGGATCTAACGATAGAGAACATGGAATGTTTTGGCAAACACCAGCAAATCATTCCACAGGTCAAGGTTGTCCAAAATGTCAAGAATCAAGAAATGAAAGACATATTCAAAATTTATTAAGTAAAAAGGATATAAAATTTGAAACCCAAAAGAAATTTGATGAACTTGGAGATCAAAAATTTGATTTTTATTTACCTGAATACAATGTTCTTATTGAATATGATGGAAAACAACATTTTGAACCTACATTTGGTAAATCAGAATATACTAGACAATTGAATTATAATATATTATATGAAAGTGATAATTTAAAAAACAAATTTATTAAAACTAATAATTACGGTTTGGGGTTGATCCGTATTCCACATACCCTTAAAGAAGGTCAATATGATAAATTATTAGAGAACGCATTACAAAGAGTTGAAAAAAATAAAATAGATCCTCTCGGTGATTATCCAGAAAGACAACTACCTAAAGAACCGAAACACAAAGATAAAATAAATGAATCCAAATTATCGTTGATTGATGTAATTAATGGTGTTATTAAAGAACAATCTTCAAATGGTAAAGACCAATTGAAGTGGTTAAGATCATATGTTGCGTCACCAATGTATTTGGAAAGATTGAAAAAGGAGTTCCCTGGTAAATCTGATGAGTTTATTCAGAACGAAAGAAACACTCGTTTGAATAATTTGAACAACATGGAAAACAAAACTCATTATGTGAATAGTATTGGTAGAGAACCTCAGTATATTTCGGGTAAAATGATTCCACAAAAAGATGAAGGTGAATTTTATAATATTAAAACCGGTAAATGGGAACCTGACGTATTAAAGAAAAGTCCTAAGGGTATTGATAAACGAGGTCATGTCTATTTTGAAAAGGAATACCAACCAAATAGTTGGTACCCATCTAAGGGATTTGAAACAATACCAACTCATGAATATGGTCATATTGTGGATGACGGCGGACAAAGAATTCCTAAATTAACAAAACAAAAGATTTTCAATTATACAAACCAAAAAAAAGATCAATTAATGTATAGGAGTGATGGTATGGCATTTGATTATCTTTCTACACCCTCTGAGTTTATTAATAGACTCCAATCAGTTAGATATTTGTTAAATAAAGTAAAGATTTATAATCCATCAACAAATAAGTTTACCGAAAAAGAGTATAACTTAATGATTAACAATCCCACCATAAAAGATAATCAACACTATCAGGATATTATGAATACATTAAAAGGTAACGAAAACGACAAAAAGAAATACTTCATTGACCTTATGAATAGTGTTGCACAAACAAACGGAACTAATTCTACGTCAGTATAAAGTGTTTTCTCCCTTTTATAATATTTATATGATATATTTATACATATGAGTAAAAGAATTATTAAATTATCAGAATCTGATATTAAGAAACACATACAAAATGTAATTTCAGAACAACCAACTAACATACAACGAGATGCTAGTAGACAAAGTAAAATGATTCCACAAAAAGATGAAGGTGAATTTTATAATATTATAACCGGTAAATGGGAACCTGACGTATTAAAGAAAAGTCCTAGAGGTCAAGGACAGACACCTCCACCACAAAACCAGACACCACCTCCACAAAAAGGACCTAAATTACCAATTGACCCTAAATTAGACGTTGCACAGAATATTCAAAAATTAGAACGTATAATGAGAAGACAATTAACACCACAAGAAATTAATAAATTGACATTCGATTTGGGTCAATTAAAAAAAACACCTAAACGTTCATCAACTCCTTCTGTTGATAAAAACGATTTAACTGGTGATAATAAAGGTGAGGGAGTTAATTTGTATGGTAATGAAGGTCAAACAGTATTACAATATTCTGCAACAATAGATAAAATTGTAAAAAGTGGTTCAGGATTTGACATATTTGTTAGTGGTGATTATGATCTTACTGATAAATATTTTCATTGGGATTCCAACGCACCTTATTTTCAGGCATTTTTAAAATCAACACGTAAACCATTAACATGGGAATATAATGGTAAAACAAGAACACAAAAATTACACAATAAAGAATTTTCAGGTGTTTTACAAAAAATGCTTTCGAGTGTTGTAGAAAAAGGGATTGCACCTGTTTCATCAACAAATAATGCTAAGTGGGATTTCACATCACCAATGAATGAACAAAGTGAAAAAATTGGTTCGGTTACCGACGGATTTGGTACTATAAAAGAAATTATTGGATTACCGGTAATGTTCTTTGCTGATAAAGAAGGGAAGATACCATACGGTAATAAAATGACGATTTCAAAAGTTGACAAGGACCCAATTTATTCAAGAAAATTTAGAATTTATTTTAAAGAACTTGGAAATGACTATTGTACATTTGAATGTGGAATGAAAGCGTTTCTTATGAAGAGTAAGGGAGAATGGGTATATAACACCCAATTATTACACGCATTATCATTACCTCTTTGCAATTCTGAATTGAGTAATGATGGTAAGGTAAAATCGGTTCCTAATGTGAAATATGCTAAAAACGACTCACAAGGAGCTCCGAGTCAAACTGATAATCAAACTTTAGCGGAATCAAAACAAAAACCTTTAAACGAAGGTCAGGAAATACTGAAAGATGTGTTTAAGAGTTTATTAAAATAACATAAACCCTCCATTGTGGAGGGTTTTTTATTTACTATTATTAGGATATTTATATAGTATTATGAAAAAAGTTATCAAAATGACCGAGAGTCAACTTAAGAAAATGGTTTTACTAACCATTAATGAACAGGTATCAACCGATTATTTCAATGTTTTGGTAAATGCTGGTGATACTGTAAATCCAGATAAAGACGGCGAAACAGATTATAGGAATGTACCTTGGGGAGATAATTCAACATTAAGAATTCGTGATGACGGACAATTTGTTTTATATACTAAAAACACGCCAGATTTTAAACCTGCTTGGTTTGGGAAAATGGTTATTATAAGTGATAAATCATATAAATTGATGTATGACAATGGAGACGTATATAGAAGTGATATAAATAAAGAACAATCTAATGATAATAAATTATACTCAAACTGTGCTGAGTCATTAGATAACATAAAGGAAGATAATTTTGAAATCCTTAAATACGGTTGTAAAAACGAAGCGGTAAAAGAATTACAGAAACTATTGGGTATGGAAGAAAAATATCATACCGGTTATTTTGGTAAAATTACAAGAGGAAAAGTTATTGAATTTCAAAAAACACATAAAGATTCCACAGGTGCTAATTTAAAACCAGACGGTATCGTTGGTGGTAAAACATATCAATCTTTAATATCTCAAGTAAAACCAACTGAAGGAGACACTAATACTAATACTGACACTAATACCAATACCGACACTAATACAAGTGTGGATAATAATGTTGAAGGTGATTTTAATGTTGTGGATGATTTTATAAATGAGAGTTATGATGATGACTATAACGAATTAGATAGTTTATTCACAAATAATTTCGATACTGAGGATGATTACGACGGTGAAATGTTTAGAGGAGACGATGAAGGTTTCAGTAATAAAATGAGACAAAATCAAATCCACAAAAAAATGAGATTATCATCAACAGGATTGGATACATATTATAAAGGTGGAGGTGATTTAAAATCAAATACAATTCCTCGTGATTCCGAAGGTGAAGAAGTTAAATGGAGTCCAATTAGAGATAATGAAATGCCGTTAGACAAATACCTTGAGAAAAAGAAAATGAAAAATTTGGATGAAGATGAGGACATTGCAATGTTAGACAATTTATTAAAAAAAGATTAAAACAAAATATATGGGAACAAAGGCAAATAAACCACGTGCTATGAGAAGTAGAAGAAGTGGTATTAAATCATTAAACATAGTTAAGAAAAATTTAGAAATTCTAAAGAAACTTAAGGGGTAATGAAAATATTAATTTCGGAAGAACAATTAAAACGTATTATATCCGAACAACCCGAATCAAGGTTTGCACCAAGAGGTATGTCCAATAAAGAACATATGGATGCTCTTAATAGAACCACTTTAAATCCAAATTTGGATGCTGACGATTATGCGGATATAGTGTCAGGTTTAATTGATGTTATACCTGGTATTGGTAATGGGATATCGGGAGCAATTGATATAACACATGGTATTACCTATATTGTTAGATATTATTATGCAAAAACTATAGAAGAGAAAGTTGAATTGGCCGTAATGGGACTTATTACGTTAGGTATGACATTTATCCCTGTTGGGGGTAATGCAACAAACATATTAGCGAGAAGTGAAATTAAAACGTTATTAAAGAAAACTCCATATGAAGTACGTTTGATGATGAAAAATATGGGACTTATAAAAAGTGCGGGATTCCAATTATCAAAACAAGCGTGGAAATATTCTTTCTTAATTGCACTCGTAAAAATATTCAGAGGTCAATTAGATAGTGTAATTGGAGATGTTTCGAGAACTTTAACGTCTATCTCCAACAAATCTAAGGAACTAAGTCCTATCTTACAAAACTATATGAAAACTATAAACGAACTTAAAAATATTAACAAGGCGTAATGAAAATACTTTTAAGTGAAGAACAATATGGTAAATTGATTGAAGCGAATCAAACTTATTCATTTCCTGAAAATAAAGGGGATCTTGATGCGTATATAAGAAGTTTTACCGAGAAAAACACTAAAAAAGAATTACAAGTAAAACATAATCCAATTTATTATAGATTATGGGCGGGTGGATTGTTAGATAAGTATTATCCCCCTAAAAAACCAATTACCAAAAATGAAATAAAAAAATACATTAAGGATAATAATATTACATTAAAATCAAGTGATATAAAAGGGGATACAAGATCATTATCTCAAATGAATGGAACTTATTACCGAGCTGCGTGGAGTAATGGATGGTTAGATGATTTATTTCCAAAAGAAAGTGATAAAAAAATATTTAGTAGAATAAAAAAATATATCAAGGATAATGATTTAACAAGATCAACATTTAGGTTCAAAAAGTATTATCATATTGCTATCTCAAAAAATTGGATGGATTTGTTATTTCCACCAACAATTGGAACTAAAGATGAATTTATTAAAACTTGTAAAAAATCACATAAAGGAAGAGATTATGACTATACGGACATAGATTTTAAAGGTACTGGATATGAAATAACAATTATTTGTCATAGAAAAGATAATGAGGGAAATGAACATGGACCATTTACTGTGGGGGCTGGAAAACATAAGTTAGGTGATGGAGAATGTAAAAAATGTTTATGTCAAGACAGAACAGAAAATTTCATTAAAAATGCAATTGAAAAACACGGGAATAAGTATGGTTATGATAAAGTCGATTTTTGTGATCCAAAGTATCAAGTAAAAGATACCTCAGGAAAAAATAAACATAGATGGTATTTTCCAATATATTGTGAAACACATAAAACTTATTTTAGACAAAGAACGGATATACATTTAACTCCACATGGATGCCCTTATTGTGCGGAATCACAAGGTGAATCGGCAATTAAAAAAACATTAGATGAGATGGGGTTAAAATATTCGGCGTGGGAAAGTTTTGATTTTTGTACCAATCAAGGTTATAAAGGAAGAAAATGTACTGATTTAGAATTTGATGTTTATATCCCCGATATGAAAACTATTATTGAATACGACGGAGGAGGACACTTTGGACCAATTGATTATTTTGGAGGACAAGATACTTTTACACAAGTTGTACATTACGATAATTTGAAAAATGAATTTTGTGATGGACAATATAATATACGTGGAACTCATATTGAAAAACTAATACGTATATCAGATAAAACCCCATTAAACGAAATACCAAGTGAAGTTAAACGTTTAATTATGGGTAAAAGAAAAGGTTTGTTATTATCAAAAAATTACCCATCCGCTGGTTGGAATGGAGGTGGTATAAACGAATCCAAATTATCGTTTGAAAATGTCTTAACCGAAAAGTTAAGAGATATGGTGTCAATTCCAATCTATCACCATACCACAGAGGAACGTGCTTTGGGTATTATGAATAGTAATATGTTAAAAGGATCTAAACAATATGAGGAGGTTTTAAATTTAGATAGAACATTAAAACAATCCAAACATAAAACAATGGTTTCCTTTACTCGTGATAAGAACTTTATACCAGATGGGTCTATTGGTAATTCTGGGGATGGTCCTCGTATTAAACCTGATATGTTGAACGTAATCTTTGTTGCAGATAGAAGTCGTCTTAAATCACGTTATAGGGTGGTTCCTTTTGATTATGGAACAATTGCAAATAAAGCTTGGATGGATCCAGTTCCACGTAGTCGTAAAAACCCTGAGGTAGAAGAAAGAGTATTAACTGATCGAATATATCCATTAAGACAATACCTTACAAATATTATTTATACAGGTCAAGATCTTGAGATACAAAAGAAGATAGATGAGTATCTATCGGGTATTAAATAAATTATATGATAATTCATAGACCAGCACATACAAGATCTAATCCAAAAAATAATTGGATTAATTCGTATAGAACATTTAGTTTTCCTCCGTATTTTGATCCGAAGTATATTAACTTTAGTTATTTACAAACAATCAATGACGATAGAGTTCAACCAAAAGGTCAAGTCGCAATGCACGAACATAAGAATATGGAAATATTTGGTTATGTTGTTGAAGGTGTTTGTAGGCACACGGATAGTCACGGAAACATATTAGATATACCAGCGGGAGCCGTCCAAAGAATGTCTTGCGGTTCAGGTATAAGACACACTGAGGGAAACACAACAGACACCCCAAATCGTTATTTACAACTATGGATAAGACCTAATGTAAAAGATACAGAACCAATACACGAATGGTATCAATTCACAAGAGAAGATAAACTAAATAAGTTTTGCGATATAACGGAGAAATTACCCATAAAACAGGACGCAAGATTGTTGGCAGGTATATTCACAGAAAACTTTAGTTTTGACCTTAATTCGTCTCGTAAGTACTACCTGTACGTAGTATCAGGAATGTCTACCTTAAACGACACACCATTAATAGAAGGAGATGGTTTAAGCTTCACAGAGGAAGATAAAATCAATATAATTACGGATACGGAAATCGAAATCATTTTGTTTGATTTAGGGTAATATTTATATCTAATGAAGCTTCAGGTAACAGAATCACAATTAAAACTTATTGAACAACAACAGTTAAATGAACTGAAGTGGTTGGCTAATGTTCAATCACACATTGTTAAAATGGACGTTCCGTTGACACCGTCGTTGGTAAACTATATTTGGGGAAGTCAAAGAGTTACAACATTCCACGTCGGAGATGTTAACGGTATTAATGAGATTGGTGCAATGGTTGGAACGAGAAAATCTTTATCTACATTTAGATTTATGGATAAGGAATTGGTTAAAAATATGAAAGGGGTTCAAACCGAAGGTGGAATTATCTATCAAATTGTTGGAGATTTACAATTCGACTCACCAACAGATGTTATGAGTGCTCCTGATGAGACAGGTAGAAGATGGGTAAACATTAGAAGTTTCCATAATGACTTTCAAAATAAAGTCGAACTTGAATATGTAAAGTATGAGAAATTTGGAGATATGGATGAACTATCAAAATCCCCAAAAAATTTAATAGAATATTATAGACTAATGGACCAATTGGTTCGAGAAAATGCAAAAGAAATTCGTGAATATTTTACCGACATTAAAAAGAACAGAGGTGGAAGGGAAAGTTTATGGAATGAAACTGTTGTGAATAATATTGAGGTTAAGGACATATTATGGAAAGAGGATATTGTTGCATTTTTAGATAATTGGGAAACAAAAGAACAAAGGTTAAGTGTACTTGACAAAATTGGTATAAAATTGAGTTCTATATCCACAGGAACCGTTTATTTGGCTGATAGAGGTGGTACGTTTGGTTTTAGAGATATTAATCCAGTTAAATGGGTTGAACAAAGAGGAGGTCTAACTAATTTTAAAAAATACGTTAAAAAATTCCATGTAGATAGTGAACCAAAGAGAATACGGATCAATGAGGATAAACCAAACCCTAATAACCCACCATTTATAAAATATGGTCAGGGTTATGTTTTAATTACACCCGACAAACCTATAGATAAAACTGCGTGTGTTATTTTCGGTGGTTGGAATACTACAGATGGTAATCACAAACATTTAGTAAAATTTATTCCTGAAAATTTACAATATAAAAAAACAATATTAATTACAGTACCTGGTGCAAGTATGGGTGATTTAAAAAGGATGTTAGGTAATACAAAAATTAAATCTATAATAGGTTTTGAGGAAGGTGGAATGAACGCATGTAAGTATGCTGGTGAATATGATGTAGTTGGGTTAATTAACCCCGTTTTAAATAAAGATTCACAAAGATATCATATTAACGATAAAAGAGTTTTCATGTTATATGACCCAAATAAGGGAATTTTAAATGGTAATAAAATTGAACGAGGAGATAAATACCAAAAAGAATTTGCTTCAATTATGACGGGTAATGCTATACCACTTAAAGATTATAAAAGTGAAAATATGTTAACTTATTTCCTTAATAAGTTTCAAAATAATATTTAATTAAATTGTAATTCCCTTTTTTTGATTGTATTTGATCATTGATTTAATATTTTTAGAATAATTACATCCGGGACAATAATCAGTATCCAATTTTTTATAATATCCATCAACGTTTAATGAACTATAACCAAGTTCGTCTTGCATTAATTTGTAATCTTTAACTGAATCAACCCAATTGTTATATGTTGCATGATTTCTATTAGTACCTGTTGCAACATTTTTTCTTTGTTTTGGTTGTTTCATCCCAAACAAATTATTATTCTCTTTGAACACATTACTTTTAAAATGTTCGCTTTCCCAAAAAGCTTGTGCTAGTGCAATATTTGGGTACTTAATACCTTGTTTAATAATCTCAGCTTTTAAATTTTCTAAACTAAATGGTTTAGGTTCTGTTTTTTCGGATGTTTTTGGTTTATTAGATTTAGTTAAACGATCATAAGCCGATTTACCCATATCATAAACCGATCTACCAAGATTAACAGCATTTAAACCATCTATTTGTTCATTAATTAACCTATCAAGATCACTTTTTTTAATTCTAATAATTTTCATATGAAACTATATACTTTTTTAATATTTTAAGTTAAAATGATACCCAGTATATACTAGTATTATTTATTACTAGATTAATAGCTAGATTCTAGTACTAGAATAAATACTGGATAAAATAGAAAAGTTGAGATGTTTTAATTGAAAAAGATGTACACCTTAAAGTACATGAACCCATGTTAATTGATCTTAAGGGTAAAATTGATACTAATCTCTAAATCCAAGTATTTATATAAAAACACACAAATGGGAAAGAAATTTAAAATTACAGAAGACCAACTAAAAAGATTGGTTGAAAACAAAAGTAGAATTCAAGAACAAAATGAAGGATATATGGATGAAGAACTTGACGGACCTTCAAGAGAAGAATATTTTGCTAAACACGGAGATGATAATATGGGTTGGACAGGTAGTTCAAACAAAACATATCAAGATTTACCTGATGGTGACTATGATGATGAAACGTATGATGATTTTGATACATTACATAATGCTTATCCTAATTTTCATTCACATTATTCAGGTAAAGGTGAGGTAGATCGAGCAAGAGGAATGTTTGGTACATATAAAAACCTTCGTGGTCCATTACGTATAAAGAAAAGAAGATCTATGGATGAGATGGGCGTGAAAGAAGATGGTATGATGAACGAATCGATTAAACAATATAAAACCGAATTTGAGAGGTTTTTAAAGAAACCAAAACAATAGTTAATGAACCCTTCAGAAATGAGGGGTTTTTTATTATATCTATAGGGATATTTATATACAATGAACTTTAACAACATTTTTGAAGAATTACTACTTGAGTTAAGTGGACAGGAGATATACCAAAAGTATTATTCTAAAATACCATATGAGACTTTTTTAGATATTGTAATGGCTGACCCGAAAACAAACATAAGTGGATCAGGTGAATTACTATCAATAGGAAAATATTCAAAATTATTATTATCATTTTATCAAAAGGGTAGTTTAAGGGATGAGGATTTAGCAAAGGCTGAAGAATATTTGGAATGTGTTTATTCCCATAATATCGCATTAGACGTAAGTAAATTAAAAAATTTAGGGGACTTATATCAAGTAGTTCAAAAATATCTTATTTCGGACACACAAGATCTTAATGAAATTTTAAAGGCACTTGTTATCGATCAAGATTACAAATTACTACATCAAGGTAAAGATTGGGATTTTTATCAACCTCTTACCGAAAAAGGATCATCATATTTAGGATTTGCTACCGAGTGGTGTACCGCTTGGGGTCAGTATTGTCTTAATAAAAAATATAGAGAAAGGCAAAACCATTTTGAAAGACATAACGGACAAGGACCTTTATTCATTATGATGAGTAAAATTAATCCATTAAACAAATATCAATTTCATTTTGAAACAAATCAATTTATGGATCCAAAGGACAGTAGAATTAATTTTACTGAATTTTGGCCAAATAAAGATGAAATTAAAAATTATTTCTTCCCATCATTAGTTAGAGAAACATCTGAGGAAGAAGTAAAAAATGAATTACAAAGAATTTCAATTTTACCTGATGCAGATGGTATGGTAATATTAAAGAAATCAATCGGAACTGTTAACAATCCTTTAGTGGAAGCAATCATAAATGAAGATGAAGACGCATTAGAAGATTTGGTTGATGGTGAAGAAAGAGATGGTTCTGTTTATGTTTATAGTGGTAGACTTATTATACAAGTTGACGGGATACCAGGAGACGATGCTGAGGGTGTTGAAAGATCAATAGATCAATATAGGGGAGAGTCGAATAATGGTTGGGAGTGGGTTCACAGTGATATTGAAAATAGATATTACGACGTAAGTGATTATGAAGATGATTTTGAAAAAATTTTTAAATCTTATTACGATAATCACAAAATAATATTACAACAAGAATTGGGTATTAATTCATATGAAATTTTTAAAGAAGATTATTTTGACAATTATCTTGGTGATAATCATATTGTAGATACTTTTGTAGATGATATAACTGATTTATCATATGCAAGTTATGAAGCCGAAAATGATAGAGAGGCGGATGCGATTGAAAAGTATTTGTCTTTTGGTTCTTCAGATGAACTTAATTTTTCAATTGTTTTTTTAGTACAATTTTTAATTAAAAGAAATATTGTTGGACTTGGTGGGAATTATGATTGGACAATACAAGACATGGTTAGTAGTTATATTAGTCATTATAAATTAACAACTGAAATAGATGAACCGGTATATAATTATGAGACAACATATCCAAAATATGGAGACAATAATTATATTACGAAAAGTACTGATGAACATTTCGGTAAATTATTAGATAACCCTGAAACAAATCATCAATGTGTAGAATTAAGAAAACAATTAAATTATATTATTAAAACTTTATTTAAAGGATCAAACAAATTTGAAAATGATCATGTAAAAATTAAGTTAAAATCAAATAAAATTGATTGTGAAAAGGGGACAGTTAATATTGAATTTGTAAATAAAGATACGGGTCAGGTTTTCTACGATAATAATGTTAAAGTTGAAAATTTACCGAGATATGCAACTAACTACGAATTGAATTTAAAAGAAAATAAAAAAATGAAATTAGTTATAACAGAATCTCAATTAGAAAATTTAAAGAAGTCGGTTGGTAAAGGAGAAGATATAGGTGAAAGAAGTCGTAGTTTTGCGTTTACAAGAAAGAAAAGAAAATTTAGTAAACCTGAAAGAATGTCTAATCCACTTAGATATAAAGAAAAGGATAGATTGGAAGAGGAAGGTGAAGAACATAATTTTAATAAACCGTTAACACCTGAACAAATAAAAAGTATTGAACAAATAAACAAAGACGCTAAGTTCCTTACTTGTAGAAACTGTAGACATAAATTTACACAAACGACACATAAAAAGAAGAAATCTTTACCTATTTGTCCAACTTGCGGAACACATAATAAATAATATTATTAAGATTAACTACAAACACTTAGCCCCTAAATTCCATTGTGTTCCTACAACGGGACTATATACTCTCATAGTAACGGATGACATACTTTCATCTTTTGTTATGGTGATACCAACAGAACCATTATGATAAGGATTTAATTCCCAAAAATCGGGATCGTCGGTTGTGGTTTGTTTAATTGTGGTATTATCAGTAAAGGTATATAATGGTGTAGTTTGTAAAAACTCATCAATAAGTTTCATATTATTTGTTCCTTCACGCATAAATCGTTCATGATCAATAACATGTCTAAATAAACTCCATAAATCACTTACTCTCTTTCCTTCGAACATATCCAAAGCGTCGTATTTATCTAAACGAACAAAATTATTTGGAAAGTAATTAGGGATTTTACCTCCGTAACCATAAACTAAAGTTGTCGCAATACATGCGTTGACGAGTGGATCCGATGCTTGGTTGGAAACAAGTCCAGTGCTTTGAGAAAAAGAACCCGCATTAACCACTAACATATCCGCCATTGAATGTGGAGAAAATACTATTTTAAATTTAGTACCATTTGGTAATTTACTAACATCAATTGTTTTTGTGTAACCAACAAAATCATCTTCTTTTTTGGCAACACCACCCTCCATATTTTCAGTAAAATTACAGATTGTTTCTATCGTTCTACTACCAATAATTTGTAATGATAATGTAACGTATTGATTTTTTTTGTACTCTATCCAATCCTTACCCTTTTTCGGGTCCCAAGAAGGTCCTTGAACTCCTTTGTCTATTTTATTGATTTTAACATTTTCCGGTACACTTGATAACATAAATTTTTCTACCTCATCGGCCCTTAAACGTGATAAATCACCAACCTTCATTCCCGCTGGAGGTGGTACCGCTGATTCGGAGGATTCTACATTAATAATAAATTGTTGATTATTTGGGTAATCTTTAATTTCAGTATTTATTTTATTCATTGCGTCATTAATTGATTTAGTGTTTGTCAATTTATATTGACCACTTGCAAATGAATTACTAATGTTGTAAACTTGTGACGGTTTAGTTTCAGTATAACTAGATAATACTTTTTGTTCATTAATCACCACTTTAGTGATTAAATCTTCAATCTGTTTTTCTAATAATATAATTTTCATTGTTATTTCTAAATTGTTTTTTATTTCTTAGGTGGTTTACCACATAAGTCAGTTCTAAGAAGTGCGGTTTCACTCATACTACCTCTTGCCATTTTTACATTTGGTTCACCTTGGTAGAGGTTTCCTTCTTTATTATTAATTATAACAAATGGAACTTCAGCATGTGAACCATATAAATAAAACATACTATAATCACCCTCACTACCAACTAAAGGTTTAATTGATAAAACTATTTCTTCCGCAGGGGCATTGTCTATTATTGATTTGGCCGTTTTACCATCTAATATAAATGTTTGTGAACGAACCCCACCCCATTTATTATCACTATATCTATTATTATTTTTATTAATAGAATTATTAACCTTTTCTATATATTCAATATATGGTTCGTATTCATAAGAACCGGTTAATTCTGCATGTTTTGATATATATTTATTTAAAAAAACTATTCTATTATCTTCAATAACCGGAGTGGGCTCATCACCTACAATTTTATAAATGTATTGTGCCATTTTTTGGTTGTTTGGATTTTTTATTTTACCTTTTTCAATATCCGATAACCAAATTTGATATGCCATTTTTTGTTTATTTTCATATTCAGATTTTACATCAACACCTTTTTTAATGATTTGTCTAAATTCAGGTGATGAAATAGTATCTAAAACACCATTGTTTAAATTTACAACTCCTATTGAAACTCCATTCATTTTTAAATCAAATATCGCCTCATCACAATTATGTACAGCTTTAGTTTTACTTTGGTCATACATTAACGTAATTTCTAAACCTATAAGACATTCGTAATCTTTACTAGTACTAATAATTGCACTTACAAATTGTTCTTTTTGATATAAACTTGTTAATTTCGGATTTTTTAAATCGTTAGATCCACTGTATGGGGTATCCCCAGTTTTTGTTTGAGGTTCTGGTATTTTAGGTAATTTATCTATGGATCCATTATCAAGAAGATCTTTAAAATATTTACCTAAATAATTAACCATTTGTTCTCCTCTTTTTTGTGATAAAATTCCTGTGGCTAATTTTGGTTTAGATGGATCTTCATTATCTACGTTTGTTACTTTACTTTCTCCTGCAACAATTTGTATTGTTATATTACTTCCTTTATTCTTATTGATAAAATTGGTTATTTTAGATAATTCAGGATTTAATTTACTTATTTGACTAGAAGTTAATTTCCAATAACCCATCGGCCAAATAGACCCTAATGGAACGGTCAATGATTCTGTTCTAACTTCATTTTGTTCGTTGACAACTAATTTATCGACCATCCTCTTAATCTGATCTTCCGTTAAAATTACTTTCTTCATGTTATATATAAATACTTTAAAAAGATAAGTTGTATTTATTAGTATATAAATAGAAAAATTATGTTATTAAAATTAGGATCAACGGGAGACGACGTTGTAAAATTACAAAATAAATTGGGCGTTGACCCAATAGGTAAATTCGGACCTAAAACCGAAGCTGCGGTAAAAGCTTGGCAATCTCAGAACGGGTTAACCGCAGATGGTATTGTTGGAGATGGTACTTGGAGTAAATTATTTGCTGAAGGTACAGTATCCGCTCCGACCTTAATAACTGAGCCTGCACCAATTAGGAGTTCAGGTGGGTTAAAATTAGAAAAATTAAAGGGACATATTCCCGATGCGGTTATAGCTCAAATTCCTGACACAGCAGCTAAATTCCAAATAGACACACCGTTACGTTTGGCTCATTTCTTAGCTCAATGTGGACATGAAAGTGGTGGGTTTAGACTTACAAAAGAAAATTTAAATTATTCAGCGAAAGGTCTAACAGGTACATTTAAGAAGTATTTCCCAACAGAAGCTGCGGCAAAACCATACGAAAGACAACCTGTAAAGATTGCAAATAAGGTATATGGTGGAAGAATGGGTAATGGTCCTGAATCATCAGGAGAAGGGGCTAAATTCTGTGGTAGAGGATATATCCAATTAACGGGTAAAGACAACTACACGGCATTTGGTAAATCAATTAATGAGGATATCTTATCAAATCCTGATAAAGTTGCAAGTGATTATGCGTTATTATCTGCGGCTTGGTTCTTCTCAAAGAACGGTTTACATAAGATGGCCGATGAGGGTTCATCTGATACAGTTGTAACTAAAATTACAAAAAGAGTTAATGGAGGTACAATTGGTTTGGCTGATCGTATTAAACACTTTAAAGAATATTATTCATTATTATCATAAAAAAAGGGACTTTATAGTCCCTTTTTAATTTAATACATTTCTTTTATATCTACATCCGTTTCAGGATCTAAATCACTGAATCTACGTGAATCGTCATCATCATTTTCTTCGTCTTTAGGATGCATTTTAGTACCTTCTAATTCCGCCCATTTCTTAGCACCAATAAAGTGGCCTCCGGCCAATTCATTATCCTCATCGATAGGATAAACACAATATAGTGTACGATTATCAATCGGACCATTCTCACCTACCACATATGTCTCAACTAAGTATGACTTGTCTTGATCATCAATGTATAATATAGTTGATGATTCCGTATAATGAGGTTCAAACATAACTCCATCGTAAACAACCCAATTTGTTTTATCTAAATGATATAAACCAAAATTTTTCTTATTCTTCTTACTTTTATATAATCTAATCTTAGGATTATCAATACTTGTTCTAGCAGTAATAAATTCATTCTCCATTAAATGTTGGTAAATGAACGCCACACCTAAATCCGCTAAACTCTGATTTGAAATTCTACCTTGTTGATCTTGTCTTGATCCTACAGATTTAAGTGTACTATCTAATAGTCTAAATTCATTACCAACTTTTTTAATAGCAGACATTATTTCATATGACGAAAATTTATCAATAGCGTCTCTTGCAGTTACCGTTAAGATATATAGATTTCTAAGGTTGGTATCCATACTCTTCCAAGACTTTTCGGTTGATATTACCCCTCCTCCATCTAAATAAGCCTTTTTTAATTCTCTTCTTGCCGCTGCAAATTCATTTCTACCTGGATTTTCAGTAAGTCGATTGGCCATGTTTCTGTCGAATAATTCGGCCTCATCGTAAGCGATGTATTCAAACTTATCTTTATGTTCCGCCAATTGTGGATATATTCGAATAACTTCTTCCCATGTTTTAGGGTTATCACCATCATTCAACATACTAGTCATTCTAAAACCGGTATATCCATTATCACGTACACAATATTGTAATGCACATATGTAATATCTGTTAATATCCTTATTTGGGTTGTCTTTAGGATTTTTAGATTCATCCATAACAAACCAAAACGTTCTTCTTGGTCTATATGTTCCCCATAAATTAGAACGAGAATCTGACGTATTTCTACCCGTTACACACCATTGAAGACCCCCGTGTTTTTCAGCCATTGCTTGTTGGTAAAATCCATACTTAATTGATTCTCTAGCGTCAGATACATAGTGTACTTTAAATCCTTCTTCACTAATAATTACGTCTCTATCACTTGACCATAATTTTTTAGATGCTGCAATCTTCTTTTCGTCAGATGTTAATTTACCTTTAAATTCATCTTCTTCACCTGCAGTTAACACAGCATCTCTAAATTCGTGTAATAAAGATTCAATTTCTTCTAAACTGTATTGACTAATATCCATTAATTTAGATGGATCAAATGCGGGTAAACCACGAGTACCGTCGTGTCTCATTAAAAAAGTATAGACGGCCGGATTATTAACGGTTAAACTTTTTTGTTTTTCCATGAATAATGTTAAATCGGCTTCAGCTTGTTGTATTTGTTCTGGAGTTGGATTATCACCAAACCATTTTTTTAATAGAAAGTTAAATAGTTTCTTATTTTTAACCTCTTCTACTATAACGTCATAAACTAAATCTTGTATGTTCATACTACATAAATATATAATAAATACCTTTTTATCAATATAAAAACGGGTATATTATTGAGATATGAACACGTCGGAGTTTGTTAGATTTTTTTTAAGGGTAGATAGTTCATCTGTCACCGATTTTAATAACCTCTCAATCATAAGGATTTTCATTAAACTATCAGCATCCGTTGTACTAACATCATTGGTTTGACCACCGAAAAGAGCTAACTTAATTAAACTATCGGTTTCATTTTTAGATTGTTTTTCTTTCTTTCTTTGGAAATATCTTCTAGAATTCTCCCTTGTACAGTCAATACAGTAATTACTATGACCATCTAAAACTAACTTGTTCTTGTAAAAATTGTCAAGTGTTTTCGGTGTTTTACACCCCGAACATCTCTTCTCATTTTTCTCTTCAGACATAAATCTATTTTTTGATTAAGAAACAAAGGTAATGTATATTAAAAGAAAAACCCAAATATCATAAAAAATATTTGGGTATAACTTATTTTATATTATATTTTAATATTACCACCAACTTTCATGTTTAGATACTAATTTGTCAAAAACCTCCTTTTCTTTTGGTGGCATTTTCTCTTCGGTATCAGGTCCCCACACACCATCGGTTGGGTAAACACGGACAATATCTTGATACATTCTAATTGCCTCTTCAGTTGCAGAATTACGTCCAGTTCTACCATCAATAGTTAATTGTTTGAACTTTGGTATTGTTTTTAAACGAAGATTTAAAAATTCCTGTACCGCCTTTATTTTATTTCTTTCGTAATTCTGTTCATTGATTTGAGTTCCCGTCATTTGACTATCAATAATTTTCTTAATTTGACTTTCAGTGAATATATATTTTTTCATATTATTTAGTTATTGTCCTTCTTTTTTTAATTAAATTATCGTTCTCTTTAGTTAGATATTCAACTTTAACGGTCAACGCGGCCACTTCTCTTGTTAAATTCAATACCATTGTACGTAGTTCATCTTTTTCACTTGCGGATTGTTCCAATAAGGCCTCCAATTTAGAGATACGATCTTTACAGTCATGTCTGATGAAGTCCTCATCTTTCTCCTTATGCATTGCTCTTCTTTCGTAGTATCTCCAAGCACCTCCACCACCTAAGATGGTTACTGCGGTGATTAATACTGAATAAATGTTTTCCATATTGTTATAAATAGTGTAATACAAAATAAAATTTAACTTTTTCTAAGTTGGTGGGGGTAATAACCCGAATTAATTTTTACCTGTCAAATCGACACTCTTTTTTTGGGTATTTTCCTAATCAATAACTTATTTATTTTTGTTGTCGGGGGACAAAATAAACTTATTAAATTAATATACGGGAGATTTCACAAACTCCCCTTTTTTATGTATATTAGGTAAGATATGAGTAAGATAATTAATTTTTTTGGTGGGCCGGGTATAGGTAAATCCACCCAAGCATCAGGTTTATTTACAGAGATGAAAAAACACCATATGAGTGTTGAATACACTTATGAGTTTCCAAAAGAAGTTGCATGGGAAGGAAATGTGTCCCAATTGAAGGATCAGTTCTTTATTACCGCAAATCAACATAGAAACATTAGTCGTCTTTATGGTAAGGTCGATTATATTATTGTTGATTCACCGATAGTATTGGGTTGTTTTTACGAACAACGATACGGTGAAGGTTATCCCGCATCACATTACTCAATGTCAGGTTTAAGTAATTTTCTTTGGAGTTTATTTAAAAGATATGACAATATAAACATTTTATTAAAAAGGAACGATGAGACATATGATACAAATGGTAGACTTCAGGATTTACAGGAAGCTATCGAAATTGATGAAGACATTAAACAAACATTGGATGTTAATAACATACGTTATAGCGAATTTTCTGTTAATAATGATACTGCTTTGGACATTTACAGCTATTTAATAGAAAACAATTTATGAGGAAAAATTTAGGTTCTTATGTGGGAATTACATTGATGACTTTAATGTTATTAACGATCACAGTATTCACTTTTGCACAAGATGTGGTGGTTTTAAAACATACAAATTATACATCACATTTCAGTAAATCAAAGAAATACCCCGTGATGGTTGAATGGTGGGAAACTAAAGCAAAAGTTGCTTGTGAAAAACCAATACCAAGAAAAGATAATTTTAAACCTGACCCATTATTGGTTAGTGAGACTAATTTAGCTGCAGATTACGTTGGTAGTGGTTTTGATAGAGGTCATTTAATGCCTGCCAAATCAAATCAATGTCAAACACCGGCAATACAAGATGAGTGTTTTTATTTTTCCAATATGGTGGCACAATATCATAGATTAAATGCTGGTGATTGGAAATCATTAGAAACTTTAACCAGAGATGTTGCAACAATAACCGACTCAGTTCACATATGGGCAGGAAATATCGGTGAAATTAAAAAAATAGGTAAAGTTTCTGTACCAAAACAGTGTTGGAAGGTGTTTTATGTTGTTAAAAGTAAAGAATGGTTTGCTTATTTGTTTGAAAACGATTTATCCAATCCTGATGGTATAAATAACAATAAAGTTTCAAAAACGGACATAGAAAAATTAACAGGTTTTAAATTCAAGTAATGTTAAATAAAGAATTAGTAAATTATCAAAATAAACTTTATTATATCTTTAAAAAGATAAAACAAGAACGTATTGTGGAAGGTTCTGTTAATGATTTAAGGGTACATTGGAGATGTGATATTGTTGTTAAAAGTAGAGTCAATAACGACGACACACTTCTTTTTTTAGTGGAAATTCCTGAAGCTGAGATCGTAAAAGATCTTATTTAATTACATATTTTTCTTAATGTGTTTTATACACATATTAGTATACTTTTCTTCATTACGTTTAGCCTCCTTTTCCAATGGATTTTGAGAGTAATAATGAGTTTTTTCGTAATTTCTATATTTTGTACGAGATTGTAAATAATGAGTATATTCGTGGATCATGGTCGCCACAATATCGTGTATTGTGGTATTATTTGGTAGATATAAAGTTATAGTGTTCCTCCAAAAACAGTAGTTTCCGTAAACATCACAATTACCCATTTTACGTTTTCTTTCACTAACTTTAAAAATAATTTTACGTCTTTTTCTATCACACATCCCAAAATACTCCTTACACCACTTTAAGGCTTGATGAGCGTAATAAGTTTTGGATCCTATGTCGATAGTTCTAGCCATTATTTTTATCTATTTTAATCGTCCTTGGTGATCTTTTAATTGGTTTTGAGGTTACTTCATTAACTGCATCAAAGTTCTGTGCAATGTCATTTAAAATAGCGGCAAACTCATAATTCTCCGACTCTTCGTTCTTCTTCCAAAGAACACTAACAAAACTCCTTAATTCTAAATCTGTCAGTTTAGCCCTTACTTTAACCGCATTTTTCATCAGTTTTAAGACCATGTACTGAACACCTAATTTCTTATCTTGATTTAAGGAGAAGTAATTATTGATCGTCACATTAGATAAAATTGATGCCGATACGTTCTCCAAAAATGAAATGAACGACGGATGGTTAATGTTTACATTCATAAGTCTTTTCGTTTTTAATAAATAGTATTGTTATTGTTCTAAAAATGGAAAAGGGGATAAGTTTTTTAATTACTTAACCCCTTGACCTTCAATTTAATCGATATTCTCTATTTCGCCCATTTACCATTTTTTACCAATTGAGCAATAATGGAATAAACCGATAAGTCTTGGTAAGTGTCGTCTACCGCCTCTCCTACGTTATCCTGACCCCCTAAAACGACGAGTTGTTTGATCCTTTGGATCTTATCGTTCATTCTAAACCAAAGTCCCATTTGGGACAATTTACGGTCTTCTTCCTTAGTTAGATCTTTACCTAAGGCGATGTTATCAGGACCGTAATTGGACTGTTTTTTACAAAAAGTCTCATATTGGTCTCTCATTATTTTTTTGAATTCTCGGGTCATTTCTGGGTACTTATCCTCAATTTCTTTGATGACCGGATTTACTTGTGGTTTCTCTTCAGACATAAAATATCATTTATATTATAATATAACGATTTTCTTTTGTAATACAAAATATTTATATAAAAACATATACACATGTCTTCTAAGAAATACCAAGAAATGCAGGCTTCGGGTGAAAAACCACATTCAGACCAACCTAAACACAAACAACTTATTAAAATGTTGACTTTCAGAGTAGTACCTGCCTACTATAAGGAAATTGAGAAGGTTGCAAACCATAAAGATATGACTGTTTCTAAATTAATTAGAACATACATTAAGGATGGTATGAAAAAAGACGGAGAATTAACCGATAAAGAGGAAAAAGATTTTGGTTTATAGTAAATTATATGAAAAAAACAATTATTACCGAAAATCAGGTAAAAAACGTATTAGATAAAGTTTTAATGGAAGAAACCTCCAAAGTTTCTCGTAATGAGTTCAGTAGAGTTCAGTTCAAAATTGAAGAACTACAAAATTCCCTTAATGAAACTGTTAGAGAACTTAGAAAATTGGAAGATTCTATCCCAAGTGGTTTACAAACCCTTACAAAATCAAGAATTTCGATGATTTCATCAAATTTGTTAAATTCGCAGAAATTATTGGTAATTGTTAAAGAAAAGATCAGAAATTATAAAAAAAGTTTATATTCACAAACAATAGAAGAAAAGAAATAATGAAACTTATCCAATTAATAGAAGAGTTTGATCCAAATTTAAAGAAAGATGACCCAAGTTATAAGAAACTTGTTAAAACTGTCAAATTTCTTGAAAAAAAGGAAAAAGTGTTGTTCATAACAACCTCAAATAGAGGTGAATGGGCGATGAAGGAACTCAAGGAGGAACCAAAGTCAACAAAATTGGCTAAGGCGGTTCAATCATACTTAGGTAAGTCAAAATGTACACTTTTCGAGACAATAAAATTACAAATACATCATTGTGAGGGTAATGTGTCCCATTTTGAGGGTAATTCATGTGGTGTTAAGAAGGCGTCCCTAAAAGATAAAGATAAGAACCCAACTGGTAATCATAGATGTTGGAGGAGTATTAACAATCCCGATGATGAACTATGGAAAATCACCAAAGAACTCTTTGAATGTGATGCTGTGGTGTTTTTTGGGTCAATTAGATGGGGTCAAATGAATGCTCAATACCAAAATCTAATAGAAAGACTAACATTTTTACAGAATAGACACTCTACATTGAGTGAATCTAACATTTTAGGGGATATTTCATGTGGTATCATCGCCACAGGTCAAAACTGGAACGGAAAAGAAGTGATCAACACCCAAAAACAAGTTCTTTCTTTTTTCGGATTTGATGTAAAGGATGAATTATCTTGGAATTGGCAATTTACCGAGAATGTACTTGATGAAACATTAAAAAGTTATAAAGCGTCAGGTAAAAAATTTAACGATACTTTTGAATTAGATCAATAATTCTTTTTCATCACTCTTTTACCCTTTTTAGTAAGAAAAAACATCTCCTCGGTTGTCTCATCTTCATACGAGTCAACTAATCCTTTCTCTTTTAGTTCGTATAACACACTACCGGCAACGATTTCACGTAAAACAACGTCAAATTCCTCATCGTTAAAAACACCTAAAAATTCGTCCTCGTCATTTTCTAATTCACCCAATATAAACTTTTCGGTTAGTTTATCTAAAAGGTATTTCTCAGCAAACACAGTAGAATTAATCTCATAATCTTCAAAAAATTCACTTTCAGTCAAATCGGTAATGATTTCGTTAGTCATTTCGATTACAATAGGTTGGTATATCTTATTCATTATCATTAAAATTGTTCTATTATAAATAATAATCAAAAACCTTATAAAAAAGAAATTTGATGGACTTTTGTTTTCCACATTTATTTGTTATATTATTAAAAAATTAATTATACATGAAGAAAGGTAAAATTTTTATCCAAATTGCGTCATATCGAGACCCACAATTAGTTCCAACAATTAAAGACTGTATTGAAAAGGCAAAGAACCCTAAAAACTTAGTGTTTTCAATTGCTTGGCAACATTCAACTGAAGATGCTTGGGATAATTTAGATGAATTTAAAGATGACAAAAGATTTAAAATTATTGACATTGATTATAAAGATGCCAAAGGTGCTTGTTGGGCGAGAAACCAATTACAACAACAATATAACGATGAAGAGTACACATTACAATTAGATTCACATCATAGATTTTTAGAAAATTGGGATGCTGAGTTAATCACGATGTATAAAGGACTAGTAGAGAAGGGTCATGAAAAACCATTGTTAACAAGTTATATTTCATCATTTGATCCTGATAACGATCCTGCGGCAAGAGTACAAGTTCCTTGGAAAATGAACTTTGATAGATTTATTCCTGAAGGTGCAGTATTTTTCTTACCAGCAGGTATCGACAACTATAAAGAATTAAGTGAACCTATTCCTGCAAGATTTTACTCAGCACACTTTGCATTTGCTTCAGGTAGTTTTGTAAAAGAAGTTCCACACGATCCTGAATATTATTTTCACGGAGAAGAAATCTCAATTGCCGTTAGAGCGTACACATGGGGATATGATTTATTCCACCCACATAAGACTTTAATTTGGCACGAGTATACAAGAAAGAATAGAACTAAACAATGGGACGATGATAGAACTTGGGTTGACAAAAACAATGCATGTCATAAAAGAAACAGAAAATTATTCGAAATGGACGGTGAAGTAAAGGACATCGATTTCGGACCATATGATTTTGGTACAGTTAGAACATTGGAAGATTACGAAAGATATTCTGGTTTATCTTTTAAAAAGAGAGCAGTACAAAAATTCACATTAGATAATAATATTGCACCAAATCCGCCATTATATGGCCAAGAATTCGAAGATTCATTTTTGAAGATATTTAAACATTGTATAGATGTACATAAAGGATCATTTAATAAAGAAGAGGATTACGATTTTTGGGCGGTTATTTTCGAAGACGACTCAAGTCAGCCTTTACATAGAAAAGATCTTGAACTAAATGAAATTAATTCGTTATTAAACAATAACGATCAATTTGTTAGAATTTGGAGAACATTTGATACTGAAACAAAACCAAGTAAATGGATTGTTTGGCCTCACTCAACAACTAACGGTTGGTTAAATAAAATTGAAGGTAGAATATAAAATAAAAAAAATATGGATTTAACTTTAGAAAGAATGTATCACATTGGGAGACCTAGACCACCTAAAGGTCAGGGATTTGGTGGTATATATGAAAATGGATATTATATTAATTATTTACATGGATTAGATTTTTTTTGTAGAAAACACATAAATAAAACGACTAAAATTTTAGAATTAGGTTGTTTTTATGGTGCTTCTTCGGAATTATTTAGTGAATATTCGGATTTTGTAACCAGCGTTGACTTGGAGTTACATAATGAAATGAAAGATGTTATTGAAAGAAAAAATGTTAAATTTATTCAATCAGATTCTATTGAATTTTTAAGTAAATTAGAGGTTGGTGAATATGACATCATTTATATTGATACAACACACGACTTCGGTCAAACCAAAAAAGAAATTTTATTATCTTATGAAAAATTATTAAACGGACAGTTTATTTCTGGACATGATTATAATTCTCCCGGTGTGTATAATGCGGTAATGGATGTTTTTGAATATCCTGATATTGAAATATACTTAGATAGTTCTTGGTTAATTAAGAAGACAGAAAATTTAGTGATAAAAAAGTAAAAAATGAAAAAAGCATTATTAGGGTTATCAAATAATATTAGTCAACATAAAGAAAAAATAAAAATTTGGTCAGATAGTTTTAGAAAGTTTTCGGATGGAGAAGTAATTCTATTAGCTGCAAATTCAAATGAAGAAGATATTAGGGTTTGTAATGAATTGAACATTAGACCCATTCCTGTAGTTGTTGAAGATACTTGGTATATTAATCATAAAAGATTGGAACATACCTATAATTTCTTAAAAGATACTGACATTGATTTGTTTATGATAACAGATGTGTTCGATGTGGTATTTCAGTCTGACCCATTTCAAAAATTTGATTTGGAAAACTATGACTTATTTATGGGCGCTGAAGGTATTTTAATGTCTGAAGAGCCTTGGAATAGTGATGTTATAAATAAAGTATTTCCAGGTGAAATAGAATGTTGTAGAAACCACGAAATCATTTGTAGTGGAGTGATCGGCGGAAAGAAAGATCAATTGGTTTCATTATATAAACGTATGTACGATAAATGTGAATCTGGAACTAACAATCATAATATAAAGGATCAGGCAGCATTAATCATTATGATTGCTAAAAACGAAATTGATAAATTAAAGATTTTTAATTTAAATGATGCATGGGCGATGCATTGTTCTACCTCAGGACCAACACAATTCTTCGAATCGTGGGGACTTAGAAATAATATTGAAAGGAGGTATAATGTTCCTAAAATGATAGACGGTAAAATTTACACAAACGATAATAAACTTTACGATATTGTACATCAATTCAATAGAGTACCGGAATGGAAAGATATTTTAACAGATGAGTTTAAATAATGCATATTGTGTATGTACCGTACCGGGTACTTACCAATCATACGTAAGACATTGGGATTCATTTAAAGAAACCGGAAGAGAATTAACATTCGTATCGGATATTAGTTCCGATGGATCTTTTGATGTTGGTTTTTTATATAATGAAACCAATATTAGAATGAGTCTTAATTTTTATAAAGATGTTGATAAAAGAAATTTTTGGAACTCGGTTGGTAATAGAAACATTATATGGTTTTATGCACATTTTAGAATGTTAAATTATTACATACATAATCCACATTACGATAACTATTGGTTTTTCGATGATGACGTTAGAATGGATGATTGGAACGCGTTTTTTAATGGTGTTGATAACGACGATTCAGATTTTATGTCTTACTTTTGTTTTAAAAATAAAAATGTAGAATCTCAGTTATCAATTCCAAAAATAGATAGTAATACACATTCTTGTGATGCGTGGTTTTTAAGATTTCCAGGTCCAGGTGATGTAGTACCTGAAGATGTTAAAGAAATATTTGGATCATTTTTTCCCGTTGTAAAATATTCAAACAGAGCAATGAAAAAATTATTAGATTTAAATAACGAAGGATTAAGTGGATACTCAGAAGGATTTGTACCTACAATGTTAAATAAACATGGAATGAAAATAAACACATTGATTAAATCAGATGACACGTCAGATTTTTTTGATGTTAACGAAGTTAATATTAAACATAAAAATATAAAAATAGAATGGTCATGGATATAAAAAAACCAGTAATAGTAACAGCACTATATGATATCGGTAGAGATAAATGGGAAAAATTTACATCGTCTTATGGTGGTTATATTCATATGATGGAAAGAACATTATCAATTGATAATGAGATGGTTATCTATACACAAGAAAAATTTAAAGATGAGATCATTGAACTTAGAAAAAAGTATGATGTTAATTTAAATAAAACGGTTTTAATTATTCAAGAATTAGAAGAGTTGGATGCGTATAAATTGTATAATGAAAAATTAAACGATTTAATGTTCTCCGATGAATTTGTTAAGAAGGTTTCTTTTCCTGACGTTCCCGAAATGTGTAAACCATTATATAATGTAATCATGTTCAATAAAATGTTTTGGTTAAAAGATACAGTCGATAAAAAATATTTTGATGGGGATTTGATCATTTGGGCAGATGCGGGTGGTTTAAGAGAACCAATGGAATTGTATAAAGGGAAGGTTTGGCCAAGTATTACTAAGATAAATGAAATTGAAGGAGAAAAAATTATTTTCTTTAGTCATCATGAAGATTTTAATGTTGACGACAAAGAATTCTTATCATTATCTCAAATTAGAAATATACAAGGTACGGCTTTCTTTGTACCAACAAATATGGTGAATTATTTGACAGAAGAGTTTTGTAAAACAATTGACGAATCTATTGATAACAAATATATTGGTAGTGATGAAAAAGTTTTTGACATTACTTATGTAAGAGATAAATCCAAATATCATTTGGTTAAATGTACATGGAGAGAATACTTTAAAATATTTGAATAATAAAAAACCACCTATTTGGTGGTTTTCTTTTCTTCAGGTTTCTTTAAACCTTTCTTTAATTCTTCTTTTTTCTCACGAGCGATTTGTTCAAGTTTTTTATGTTGCTCGGAAATTCTTTTCTTTTCCTCTTCGGACATTCCAAATACTGACATGATTATATTGTTTTATTATCTATTATTTCAATTGCATCATCTTTTTTATGTTTTAACATTTCACATTTTTCATATTCTTCTCGGTCTTCAAAAATAAGAATTAAAGCATCCAATATTTCAATGTAAAGTTGTAAATCATTATCATAAGATAAGATGGTACACGTATTATTATAATCATTTAATATCTCATTGTCAACTGCAACCATAAAATTCGATATCATCTCCAATTCATCTTCATCATAATTGTCGTTATGTAAGACTCTTGTTGATTGTAAAAGAAAGTTGGATGACATACTCATACTATTATCATAAATATCACTCATATAGTGTCTTTTAATTTTTTATCTAATATCCTGAAACATTCAATAAACCCGTCCGTTTCAGTTTCATCTCTGGTTGTTCTTGAATCTTGTGTTGGACCAAATACAATACCATTTTTAAGTGATATAGTAAAAACCCATTGATGTGGGGTATACATTTCAATGGTTAGGTACACACCTTCTTTATCAAAAAATTGATATAATTTTTTTGAGTCGTATAACCCTAAAGTTGATAAACTAATAACCCCAACATTTGGGAACATAATATCCTTAAACCTTTGAAAGGCAATTGGATATAGATATTCAATAACATACCAATCCATATTATTAATAATAAGAAAAATATCTCTATTTTGTATCTATAAAAGGTATAATTTTTGATTTTGATTAAAATCAATATAATTATGATTGTTTAGCCCATGTACATAAGAGAATTTTATTATAATGACGACAATAGAATATTGTACGTTGAATTTTCAACCGATAATGACGGTGACGAGACATATCGTGTTTTAGAATTAACTATTGAGGACGTTATGTATTACTCTCCCAGTATTATTCATGAAAATGATATGTATAATATGGAGGAAAATGATGTCATTGAATTAATTGACCAATATTCAACGGAAAATGATTTACCCGAAGAATCAATTTTGTAATATTTATAAAGTATGAGTTTTTTAACAGACGAGAAAAAGGAAATATTAGACAAGTTTGTCCTATTTGTAAAGGAACAATTGGAACTTGAAACCGTTCCTACCATCAAGATCCAAAATCATAGAGATGGTCTAAAAACGACTGCAAACTACGATTACACCAAAGAAAACAAGATTATTAAGGTATGTGCTAAGAACCGAGCATTAGTTGATGTATGTAGAAGTATTGCTCACGAAATGGTTCACCACAAACAATATGAACAAGGACGTTTAGAGAAAAGACCACCCGATATCGGTGGTGAGATCGAGGACGAAGCGAACGCTAAGGCCGGTCAGTATATCAAAATGTACTCTAAAAAAGATCCTAATATCTACGAAGAATAGTTAAATCTTTATTTTTAACCCAAAAAAGGGTATTTTTCCCTATACCAATATCGTTTTCAAAAGTTTTATTGGATATTTATAAACTATGAAGTTGGGCTTAACCGATAAACAATACAACAATTTATTAAATTTAATTTTAGAACAGGCGGAACCCCCTGCGTCAGAACCTGAAGCTGGTACATCAAGTAAACAGTCTGGAGGTCAAGGATATCCTCAAGTGGGTAAATGGGAAAGTGGTGTTACAAGAGGTCCCGGTAATCAAGTTGGGGTAACTAAATGGGCTGATGTGGTTGGAGCGAAATTGAATAGAGGTAAAGCTAATCCATTAAAAGAAATTAAGTATACAAAGAGAAGTCTTTTACGTTTAATGAGTGAACAGACACCTATATCCGATAAGGATACTCCGGGAGTTAAAGTGGGAGATGTAAACACGAGTGGGTTTTTGGGATCAGAACAACCATCAGAACCCATTCCTGCAATACAAAAATATCCAAATCAGTGTCAATATTATGAGTATGGTAGATGTCCATTTGAGATGAAAAACAGGGAAGGGGAAATATATTTTTGGCATTATCATAGTGTTGCACCTGTTGGATTTTGGACTTACGTTGGTGAATTACACGGAGAGGTACCTGGTTTAGGGGATTATAAACTTGGGAACTATAATTCAAATGATTTTGTCGGTAATAAAAAAGACATGATGGATTATTATGAAAATGAACTTGATTGGTGGTTGAAAGAAAATATGGATACTACCTTAGAACAGTGGAAAAGATATCAAAATAGATTAAGTAAAAGTGGTAAAGAAGTTCCTAAAGGATTTGATCCTGATAGATATGACGAATATTTAGCTAAAATCGGCCCAATACAACAACAAATCGATACTATAGAAAAAAAACATAAATCTAATTGGAATCCATTAAAACCAAATTTTGGACCCGGAGGATATTGGGACAAAAAAGACTTAAATGTTTTAAATAATCTTAAACAACAACTTACAAATATAACAAATGAATATTCCAATAATGAATTTAGTTATGGTATCACTAATGAAGAGTTAGAACAATATAATCAAAGGAAAAAAGAAATTACAGTTGAATATGAAAAAGAGGTTAATGAAATAAAGGGAAAATATGGATCATATGATCTTGATCGTGCGGACAATACAAGAACATACAATCAAACCGCATATGCCGAACTTCCACCAGAAAATAATACACTAAAACAACAAAGAGATCAAGAATTATACCAATTGCAACAAAAATATCAAAAAAATTTAATGGAACTTGATGTGGTATTTGGTAAAGATGACTTTGGTAAAGATGTTAGTATGTTTGGTCAATCATTTGATAAATTTTGGGATAAATGGGGAGGGGCCATACAGACAGTAGGTAATATTGCAGTCATTGCACTTTCGGGTGGTATTGCGGGTATGGTTGAGGGGGTGGTAGGGGCCGTTGGGTTTACGTTCACCTCTGGAGTACTTAGAGCTATAGCACCTTATGCGGTGGATGCGACTTTTAATGCATTAGTCGGTACATATCAAGCTTCAAGAGGTAAAAATGAAAATGCGGTCATATCTTTTTTATGTGCAATGATACCGTTTATTTCATATGGAAGAAATGTTGGTAAGGTATCTATTGAAGTTGCTGAAGGGTTATCCAAAAAAGTTGCTGTAGGTAAATTTGACACTAAAGAAAGTATGGAAATTTTTATAAAGGCATTAACACCTGAAGAAAGATATATTTTTAGAGATGTTATGACATTACCAAAAGAATCAATTAAAGCTAATTTTGATAAGGCAGTTAAAGAACTTAGTAAAAAAATGGCAGGAAATGGTGTGAAGGTGGCTAAAGCGGGAACTGCAGTATGGTTACCTAAAATTTTGAAACAATTAGGATTTGAAGCCGTACCACCTACAGCGGCAATGATAACTAACGGGTTTTTAAAAGTGATTAAAGATAGTGGACATGCGTATACCCAAGATGAACTAATAAGAATTAAACAAACATTAAAGAATATAGAAAAGGAGGGGTTAGCTAAACAATTAATGATTTTTGGTGAAGCTAGTAAAATATTAAAAGAGACAAAAGTATCATCTAAGAATAAACCCGATTTAGTGAACTTATTAGGGGCAATCCAAAGTAAACGTCAAAAAGAAATACCTGAACAAGAAGCTGAAAAGTTTTTTACTGAAATGACCGAAATAATGAAAAAAGGTAAAAATTAATAAAATATAACAAATATTTATATAAATGAAGAATAGTAAAAATTTATTGACCGAGATATTAAGAGTACAAGAATTAATGGGGGTCAAACAACTAATAAGTGAAGAAGGAGGTAAATTTGATCCAGTGGTGGAATTTTTTAAATCTATGTTGAAAATATCGGCAAAGGATGTAAAATTCACAAAAATGTTTGATGAGGCTTTTGAACATATTAAATATAGAAATTCTGAACTTTTTGAAAAACTTAAAAAATCATTGAACTCTACTGAAATTTCAGTTAATGGATTAAAAGGTTTAAGGAATTTATCATCTATTAAATCTTCTGAATTAAAGGCCATGTTAGAGGAATTACAAAGTGAGATGATTTCGTACGTTTTTACCAAATACACCGATGATTTTATTGAACTAGGTGATGATATAATTGAAGCTTCTCTTGTTGGTAAACCTCAGGCTAAAAGAGTATATGATTTTATGGTAGATTTGGCCGAAAAAGGTCAAGCAGAAGAATTACAGATTGCCATCCAAAAACAAAGAGGTAATTTCCCATCTTATGTTTTGGATCATATTCAAAATACTAAATTCATACAAAAGGCGGAAGATGCTGTTGTTGATACAATAGGTAAGACAGGTGATGAAATTGTAGATGACGTTAGTGATGAGATGATTGATCAGATTATAGACGCTGGTGATAAATCTCTATCAAGGGTTAAAGAATTTTTTGGATCGGCTTGGGCTAAAATTGTATACGGTTGGGATAAAATAGGTGATTGGACATTATTATTAAGAAAATATAGTGGATTAAATGGTCCATTAGAAGGTGTTTTCACTTCTTTTCCGTTTAAACAAGTTGCCAATGCACCTGGACTTTCTATCATAGCTAAAAAAATGCATCTTACTTATGATAAATTAATGGTAGACCCAATTCAAATTAAAAAAGATTTAGATGAAATTTTTAAAAGAATTTTAGTTAAACTTGAATCGGGAACGAACACTGACATTACAAATGAACAATTAGAATTAACAGCAAAATTTTCTCAATTTTTAGCAAAAAGAAATGAGTCACATAAAATAATTTTTGATGAATGGATGATTTTGTGGAAAGAAGATGATAGATTAAAAAGGTTATTTAACCCAACACAAAAAAGACCAACAGGTCAATTAGATGCCAATAAAAACCCAATATTTTATGACGTTCCAGAACCTTTATATTTTAAAAATGGATGGAGTGATCCTAAGTTTATACAAATGATGGAAGCATTTGAAACTGCTAAAGGAAACAATGTTGGTGCAATAAAACAAACATATAATAAAATATATGGATCAATACAATTAGCAAAAAATTTAATAAAAATAATACCACATAGAAGACCTACAATAAAAAACTTTATGAATTATGGTGCAAATGTTTTGGAATTGATTCAAAGATTAATAGGTGCATTAGTGGTTTATACTCCAAATACATATAAAGAAGTAGCACATAATGTTAGAGTTTTAGGTAAAGGTAGATGGTTTGGAGTTGGTCTTGGACAAAAAATAGTGATGTCAACTATAGATATACCATTAATATTAGCCTCTTATAGAACTATTGGTTCATTCATTCAGGATTATGTTAATAGTAGAAGATTAGCTCAAACAAAACCAGGACAACCATTACCTAAAGAGATGAAATGGTGGTTATTGAGTGATGAAGAATGGTCTATAATGACTAGTGGTCCAGATGGGGATGCATTCAAGACAACTATATCATTTTTTGGTGAAAGTTTTAAAAAATTTAGTATAACAAACACAAAAGAATTAACAAATTCAGTTCTTCCATGGACAATAGCGGGGTGGGCGTATTTTGAAAAATTTAAAGGGGATTGGAAAGTAAGTGATTTCTACGATCAATTCAATTCTGTTGAGTCAAATAGTAAAGAAAATCTGAACAAAGTAAATACAGAGGCAGTAAAAGATACAAATCTTAACAAAATAGTAAAAGATAATAATATACAAACATACGAAGAAACAAGTAATAAAATTGATACTGCACTTAAAACTAGACCTAAATTAGTGCCGACTGAAGAGGCAAATTATTAATATGGAAAATGCAATAGATAGAAAAGCAAATAGACGAGCCCTTTATAATAAAGTTTTTACACAGTTTACTAATAAGAAAAATATTACATTTACTTTTGAAGAATGGGAAAATTTATTTTTTCAAAATGAAGAAAACTGTGTTACGGGTAAGGCATCTCCTGCTGATGGAAATGGTTATGTAAAACAAGGAAATTTATTTGACATATTAACACATGTAAATAAAAGAGGAAAAATAATTAAAGACGAGTTTTTAAAAAATGGTAGTTCAGAATATAATTCATTGAGTGACAAAGTTACATTTGTAAAAATATACGCTTGTTTTGATTTTGATTGGACAACCACAAGTACCACAAAATATTGTGGTAATGCTGAAAAATCTAAAACAGATACTAAAACTAACACTAACACTAGTACTAGCACAATAAATTTACCTGACTATATTGGAGCGTTTAAAACTAAAGAACGTGAAATATTAAATATTATAATGAGTGGTGAAAACGGTATACAAAAATTAAAAATTAATGCCGAACATTTACCTTCAGGAATGAATAGTTTTTTCTTAGAACAATCATCGGATAAATATACTTTTGATGTAAAATTACCTTCAGATGTCTCCTCAAAGATTGTAGATTTACTTAAAGATAAAAAATCAACTATAAAATTTGCAAATGACTTACAATCGTTTGATTATGATTTAGCGGGACTAAGAAAAGGTACCGCAACTAAAGTTAAGTATGTTGAGAATAAAAAAACAGACAATAAAAAAAAGGTACAAGACGATGATGACGATGATGATACTAATGATGGAAACGTTATTATAAACAAGAAAGTTTATAACTATCCTGATGTTAACGTTAAAGACGAACCACCTATAGAGGGTAATAGAGATTGCGACGATTATCCATTCAAACCTGGATGTATAAATGATGATATTGGAGATCTTAATCTAATGTTTTTTAACGATCGTAGAGGTAACGTTTTTGGTACTCGTTTATTAAAAAAATTAAATTCAATGGGACTAATTAGTCCTAACGATAAAAATCCAGAAATTACTCCAGAGATATTCAATCAAGTTATGAGTAAATTCAAGAAAAATGTAATTAAAGAATCGGTAAAAAAAGTTTTAAAAGAATATACCAATAAGAAAAAATAACATATTTATAAACAGAGTTTGGCGGTTTGGTCGCCGTTAAATGATAACTCTGTAAACGAAAAGGAGGTATTCTAAATCTCGACAAAGGGTCTTCGGACCTTTTGTTGTTTTATAGAAAAACCCATCCGAAGATGGGTTTAAGGTGGAGACGAAGGGAGTCGAACCCTTGTCTTTCCTGTTCAACAATAAATGACTACACGTTTATTCAATTGGTTCTCAATTGACAAATAGAAGGTTAATATCAGGAAACCATCAATACTGTTCCTAACCGGATTTTCAAGAGCCGTCAAGTTTGCTCCAACACTCTAGGGTTATGTTCCACCGAAAGGACTTCTGTTCCTAGGTTATATGTCCGTCGACCCGTGCGTAGAGGCTAATCTAATTAGGCTGCTACTTTAGAAGTTGCAAGAATACCTGCAATTTCCATTGTGTTGTAAACGTTGTCGTTTAATTTTCTTCACCGTGGATTTAAGTCATAGATGAATTCTGACTACGTGCCATTTACCCCTGATACCTGAAATCAAATCCAAGGCGTCCCCAGTAAATAGAATACAAATATAGATAAAAAAGGGTTAAAAAACTAATTTTAACCCTGAATAACCTATATGTTAGAAAAAAATTACTTAGTAGTAGTTTTCTTAGCTTTTGGTGCTTTATCAGTTACTTTTTTAACTTTAGCTTTAACTTCCGCTACTTTCTCTTTTACAACTTTAACTTCGGCAACAACCTCAGTTTCTAATTGTTGTAATTCAACGGCCTTTTCAGCCATAGTTCCAGTACCTAAAAGTTTCTTAATTAAATCAATAATTTTTTTCATAATTTTTCTTTTATATAAATATATCAAAAATGACTAAATTGTCAAGGGTAGTTGTTTTTCAAATAACGATTCAAACAGTAGTTTATTCTTTTCCCATTGCTTATTAGTCATACCTACAGATTTATGAGTAATCCCAAATTTGGTGGTTAAACCGACTTTAACACCTTCCATATAATTCTCAACACAGAATAAAATATCATAGAAATGAAACCCTTCAAACTGTTCGTTAAATTCCTTCTTTAGAATACTTTTATGAACCATAAAGAACAAACCATCCACAATTACAACATCTTTAAGAACATCGTTAAATACCCCCTTAGAATAATGATTTACGTGTCTTTTACCCTCATGAAGATGACCAACTACGCCAAACATATTTTCACGGTTTTGCCACCACATTCCACTCGTTAATTTATCGGTCCCCGCAATCCCAATAATTCCATATTCAGGATGTTTCTCAAATAACTTAACAATCTTAGGTGTCATATTAGGTGTCTCCAAAATAAGGTCATCGTGCATGAAAACAACGATGTCGTTAACACTTTCTTTTAACCCTTTGTTATAGACTTGTGTTAAAGACATTTCACCGTTATTTTCATACATCAATATTTCTGTATTTGGATGGGAAAACATTCTTTTTACATGATCGTAATATGTCGGATCAATTTTTCTTGTGGATATAACCACACTTACAACTTCATTATTCTTCGACATATAATACTTGTATTTTACCGTTAATTTCAACTAAGTCAACAACGATTGGTTTATTGGTTGGTTCATATCCTGTGGTACATATCGCCGCATTTACAAATACAGTTTTTTTACCGTACTGAACCCCATATCCCTCGTGAATATGACCAAACACATTTACCAATGGATTAATTTCACCAATTCTATTTATTAAACATTCACAACCAACGTGTGTATTTGGTTGTCTCCAATTATTAACTAAATCTCCATATCCATTAGGTGGACTATGTGTGATTAAAACATCCGTATCCTCAGGTATCATATTCCATTTCTCCTGTAATTCAGTTCCTAATCTCGGTAAGTTAAATGCCCAATCATAGAACCAAGGTTGCCAAGGACTACCATAAAATTTGATAGGTCTTGAAAATTCGGGAGTTTCAATTGTAATAAAACTGTCCTCTAAATAAGTCACGTCAGATTGTGATAAATTTTCAGGAGACATTAAATGACTTAACCATTCATATGTACCTTTATAAGAAGGTTTATTAATTCTTTCAAAACAATAATCATGATTACCTGATATGAATATTTTTTGATCCCATCCACCTAAGTTTTGAAACCAATCGATGAAATCTTTAACATCTTGTTCTCCACCTTTATTTGATAAATCTCCCGCATGAATTAATATATCACCTTTTGGTAAAGGATGTTCCATCTGATGATGAAGGCTGTGGGTATCTGATATACATACTAATCTCATAAAACAAATATACAAATTATTTTCGAATATGCATAAAAAAAGTCAGAATTTCTTCTGACTTAATTTTGTATAGGCCGTATGGTTTTACATACATTCACCACCACTTTGTTTTTCTAAACAAAGAAAATAAAACTCTGAGAATACAAGTTTTAACAATCGACTTAGGAACATTATTTGTTTCTTTCCCTTTCCACAACCTTTTGAGTTGTACCGATCAATGACGGTCAATTAGATTAACCAATCCTAAAGTCATCAGATACTCTTTTATTACTTATTACTCAACAAATCTGCCGACCTGTTTCAACCTTGCGGGTTTAGAGAACTTTCTTAAAAATCATATTGGGATTGAGTCCCTTTATGGCCGTGAACCCCTCACGACTAAGTAGTCACCTGTCTCCAATGACTGACGAACACTTTTTCTTGTTATATTTAAGTTGTTAAACCGTAATTAACAAAATTTAGTTATCCGAATTGGGAAAGTAGTGGTTCGTCACCTAGCCAAGTTATCTTTTGAACAACTCGATACTAAACTACTCTCTGAAGTGTCCCCACCTCCATATTTTTGGTTTCCTTCGAGATTAAACCCTTGGTAGGATTTATTCAAGGACACTAACAGCACCACCTGTTTTTTGTCATACCTTCCATCTTACGATGCTACGGTTTTAAGACCACCATTGTATTGAATTACGCAATAATAAAGTCGGATAACTATACTTCTTACATTAATTCTATGGATTATTCTTATTGATGTTCCCATCTCAACCAAACAACTCGGATTGCTTGGTCATCCAACCCTTTCGCTACGGAGTTACCCTCACTACTTCAGGTTAAATGATATTCCACTTGTCTACTCGAGATCCATTTCTGAATCCGCAACTTACCCCAACCAAGGGTTTGTCACTTTATCCCACTTTCGTGGTTTATTTTATTGACTATAGACGGCCAATATTTTTATTCAAAGAACATTATCTTTTGGGTTATTCACCCTTCTTTTACAAAGATAAGAAACTATTTCTAAAAAAAGAAATTATTTCTTAATTATTTTCTACTTTATTTTTTTTAGACTGTTTTTTAGATGATACTTTATTATCACTTTTACCAGTTTTATATTCTGGATTCTTATAAAGTTTATATTCGGTTTTAGGTGCAAATGCCCAATTACCTCCTTTAACTCTTAAATCTGCTTCATTATTATCGATTCTTACCATTTCACCGATTTCATGACCCTTACTTAATTTAATTAATTTAATACATTTCATAGTTTACCTCCACGTTTTTTAAAAGATAAGTAATAATATTTTAAAAACAAAATTTTATTCACATTTTCCACAATTTATTTTACAAACCTTTAGTTCGTTTCCACTACCTAAATCGTTATAAATAAACTTATCTAATATGTTGGTTTCCAATACTTCTTTTAATTTTTTACCCTTCAATGAGAAGCTGTCAAATCCCAAATCTAACATTTTATTTAATATTTCTTTTTGAAACGAGTTTTCAAATCCATCCGAATAATTCATTGATATTGATATATTAGGAGGTATTAAACAACACGGCATTATCATTTTATTATATGTAATAAATAAATGATAATCATCCGATTTAAGATCTGACGGATTTGAATAGTTTTTTGAATAACATGTTTGTTTTTTAATTAAATCAAAATTATTAATTTCATTTTGAGTAAAATTGTAATCGGTTCTCTCATACACTTTAGAAGTCCCTTTAAGTTCTTGTGATTTTTTAAAATCACCAATTTCTAATTCTTTAACAGGTATTGATGGAAGAGTATTTTTTAATTTTTCAAGGTCATCAAATTTCCATATTGTGTCATAGAATGGAGTATATTCTTCATTTTTAATTTCAGTTAAAAAATGAGTCAATTCACTTTTCATATTATGAACTGAAATTTTACCACCATTTGAAAATGGTTTTTTAAGTAATAGATTACCTTTACCTAATGATTTAATAAAGTCAATCATCGGTATTATTTGATCCGTAGTTTCAGACCACATTAAAAATTGAATAAATAACTTTTCTTTTTGACAATATTTGGTAAATGAATTGATGTTTTTAAGTATATTATCCCATTTAACATTAACCCTATATAATTCATTTTTTTCTCCAATACCATCTAACCCAAACATAATTTGCACACCTAATTTACCTAATTCTTCATAATCATTACTATTACCAATACCTCCATTGGTATTAATATTAACGGCAATTTTTGGGTTTAGTCGAATAAAGTATTTGATAATTTCTACCACATCTGGATTACCCATTGGATCTCCAAAATTACCACAAAGAGTTAATGTTTTTAAATTTGTTATTATGTCAATATCAATCGTATCAACAACATCATTTATTGACCAATATGTGTGTTCAAAATTACCGTAATGACCGAAACGTCTTCTTGAACAAACAGTACAACCAGCATTACAAATTGATGAGATTTCAAAATCTAAATGTTGGATTGATTTTATGTTCATTTTTAAAATTTATTTTGAATGAGAATAATCAATAGGGACAGTTCCTTCACTTCTGTCTTGTAACTCCGTACCAACTCAGCACTATTGATGTTTGATGGATGAAAAACATCTATTCTTCTTGTGGACTTCCATCGGAGTCCCATATCTTACAAAAATCTACTACCTTGTCTTCTTCTTGCTTCTTCAGCTTCTCTATACCAACGAATCCACGTTAATGCTACATCAATTGGTGCTAAGACCCAAGCCATCATTATCACCATAATTGTATCTAACTCAGGTGAACCACCTGTTGGATCGTTAGAATACCTTTTGTTTAAATTTTTAAACAACTGGTATAAACAATAAATAATACAAATAACATAATAACCTAAAAACATAATATAAATTTTTTATAAATTACGAAAAATATCCCAAAAAACAAAATAACATTTAAATTAACATTTGCTTAAATTCCGTATCTGAAATTAATTTTTGATCATATCCAAAAAAATAAGACTCATTTGAGGTATACTGACATACTTTAGAATATTCATTTTTAGTTACTTTATCATTATAGTTTATGTTCAAATGATGTTCCCTTTGTCCATATAAATTTTTAAAATATGAATAGAATAACATAAACATAAAATTAAATTCAGCAGGAAAATCAGACAAAAACGGAAATTCTATAGTGTCAGTATTAAATGCAGTTTTTTTTAATTTATCATTAAACCCAATATTTTCTTTAATTATGGTGTTATTATTTGATTTAATAACATCGTTTATAGATTCAATTTTGATAAATTTAAAATTATTTTTAAATTTATTTTTATATAAAAGATTTAAATCTCCGTCAAGTACCTCTTCCTTAAAAAAAGAATTATCGTAAAAAAGTAATTGTGAACTCTGAGGTATGTAATGAAAATCATCACAAAATTGTAAAAATGTCCTATAATTTATAATATACGAATTAATGTCAGTTATTTTGGAACTCCTTAAATAATCATTAATTTTTATTTTTTCCTCATGATCATTATCAAATTCAATCATTTGTTTCATCCAAAAATATGAAGAAAAAAAACGATCAATAGGGTCTCGTGTAAAAATTATTTTTTTATCTAAAGATGTAGTTGTGTCAAATGAAAATTCAATTTCAATTTTAAAATGTTGAAATAAATGACTTAATGTGGTATAAATTAAAGTATGTCCATTTTTAACAGGTATAAAAAAAGAGGTATTGTATTTCTTTAAATTAAGTATTTCCATTATCTAATATATATCGGTATTCCCGACGGGATTCGAACCCGTATTACCTCCGTGAAAGGGAGGTGACCTAACCCTTAGTCGACAAGAACAAATAATCACTCAAATGGGTATTTGTTATAGTATCACAATCGGTGCACTGTACTCTGGTTAATTACTCCGTCTGTACCCAACAGCTTTATGTTGGCTTATAATTGGCTACTTTACTATAACTCACATTTTTATTTGTGATTAAAAAAGATCCCGTTTTTTTTCTACATTTAGCCCAAGCACCAGTAGGTCAGTGTTTTGGGTTTTGACGCGAGAAGTCTACAAGGTTTCCCCATTAGACCGTTACCACGGGCAAACTCTACAGCGGAAGCGTAGGGATTTGAACCCCAGATACCTTTCGGTATGCCAGTTTTCAAGACTGGTGCAATAAACCGGACTCTGCCACACTTCCATTATTTATTAGAAACAATATATCCATTATATTCCAATACTTGAATACATTTTTCTAAAAATTCTTCTACAGAAATGTCACTTTTCATTTTATTTATCGAAAAACTTATTAATCCCGCATTTTCTATAGTGTTTTCACCACCTTTAGATGCCGGTGTAATATGATCAATACTATATGATTTAGTCTCATATAAATTAATTGGTTCACCCGATAAATAACATTTAGGTTCGTTTCCTATTTTTAACAAAAAATCTCCTATATTAAAAGTAAGTTCAGGTTTAGTAATTGATATTTTTGAACCTTCCCTTCTTTGAAAATCTCTAACTTTACTGAGAACTCTTTTACCTAAATTATTCCTATATCTAAAATCATATAGTTTTTTTTGTAAAATAAATTCAGGTTTAGATGTTCTTTTAATACTTCTATTTTTTGTTTTTTCTTTTTGGTTATCACCCAAATAATATGAAATTGTCGATTTACTACAATTCAATTCTTTCATTATTTTATTATAGGTATAACCTTCTTTTTTTAATTCAATAATTCTATTTCCAAGCTCTGTCATGATATTCTTTATATATAAATATCAGGTTCGAACTAAAAAGTTAAAAATCGAACTTCTTATTTCAAAGAACGTTTGCGGAACAGACGAGACTCGAACTCGCGACCCCGGCAGTGACAGTGCCGTATTCTAACCAACTGAACTACCATTCCTAATTATCACATCAAACAGGGATTCTACTTCCCGCAGCACGAAATTGTATCTTACTTAGCCCTACGTTAGCGGTATGGGTACCTGAAGATATGATTTGTGGGTGAGTTTGGATTCGAACCAAAGACCTAAAGTTTATGAGACTTTTGCTCTAAAACCAGCTGAGCTACACACCCTATTAGTCTTTTCCTTACCTCTTAATAACCACATTGCCATCCCGGTGTTACTGCCGGGTGCTTACCACTTGCGTGGAGTGATTATCACGTTGCGCTCCCTGAGGGTCACGATCCCCCGACTTCAAAATTAACAGTTTTGCGCTCTACCAACTGAGCTAAGGAAGCGTGTTTGATTCCAACCCAACTTAAGTTGCACCATCCGTGTCATGCACTGGTTAACAAAGTCCTCGTTGAGTTAGTTTCAAAAAGTTACAGGTTTTTCGTACCATCTATGTACATCATGTCCGAGACTGATTCATGAATCGGAGGTTACTTTTCGCTTAATGGTTAATTACTCCAACTTATAGTAACTCTACTCTCACCGTTCTACATCTAGATTCAAACGGATAGTTGAGATTCATAGACAGTGGGGTCACACCACCGTCGTCACCTGTTGAGCCTAAGGTCAGATTCGAACTGACGACCTGCTGATTACAAATCAGCTGCTCTACCAACTGAGCTACTCAGGCTTATTTTCTACTATTTTATGTCAAAGAACCACTTATCTTACAAAGATAATAAATAAATTCGGATATACAAAATTATTCTTAAATCTTTTTTTGAGGTCTCGGGTAGGGTCGAACTACCAACTTGAAATCCGTAGTTTCATGTGATCACCATTTCACCACAAGACCATTTTAGTTGCGGGACCGGTAGTCGAAACCGGAAAAACACAGCTTATGAGACTGGTCGGGAACCCTCCTCCCCGCAATTTTGGATGTCCCTCGTGGATTCGAACCACAGCTAGATGGACCAAAACCACCTGTACTACCTCTATACTAAAGGACAATATGTACCCAAGGTCGGACTCGAACCGACACGTCTCTCGACACGGTTTCTAAGACCGCCGTGTATCCCATTCCACCACTCGGGTATTGTTGCACCCATGTAAGGACTCGAACCTTCATCTTCGGTTTTGGAGACCGACGTTCTACCAATTGAACTACACAGATATGTTTGTCTAGATGGCTGGATTCGAACCAACGTGTTCTGCTTTCCAAAAGCAGCGAGAAAAGCCGGACTCCTCTACATCTAGATATAAAACAAAAAACCCCGAGATTTTTAAGTCTCAGGGTTTTTAATATTATTAGTTAAACTTACATTTAACCGTGATTAATATCTCCGAGACATATAGACATAGGACGATCATTCCAATTTTGTTGGTTCATCGGCGACGTTGTATATAGGTTTTGTCTCATTGAATTTTGTTTAATTTTTGTTTCTTTTTACAAAGATACATATAAATATATACATAAACAATAAAAGGTTAAAATATTTTATAATCAATTATGAATCAATCGATAAGAACTGATATTTATCAATATGACAAAAATAAAGGGACTCTCTCTCCTTTTATGTACTTTGTTCTTGGCATTCTCTTCATTTGCTCAGGACACGCAAAAAGTGTACATATCTGGCGTTGAGAATAAAATCAAGATTGGTCGTATGACATCTAACCGAAACTTGGCTTTCGGTGTTAAAAACATTTTCGAAGAAATTTTACAGGATAAGGATTTCACAATCGTAGAGGTACGTAGTGAGGCTGACGTTTTATTAAACGTTGATTTATTATTTTTTGACGTTAATAAAACTAAAAGAAACGTTTCAGTATTTCATTCTAATGTTGAAGAAACATTGGTAATAATGAAAGGTACTATCACCGATAAATCAGGTAAAAAATTAAAAGAGGTGGTGGCCGAAGAATCAAGTTCAGAAATTTCTACGTCAACGTTAATCACTGACGAAGGAAGTGGACAAATAAACCAACAGGCATTGTCTTCAGCAATTAAGAAGACATGTGTTTCACTTGTAGATAAAATATTTTTAAATAAGAAATGAAAAAACTAACATTATTAATGGGATTATTTTTATTAATGTCCCTATCATCATTCGCACAATTAACTATCAGTCAATCATTAACACCAACAACGGGTTTAAAGGTGGGTGATACAATTACCGTTAGATATAATCTAACAAAAGGTCAGGTAATCGTAAATCCTCGTTACCTTTGGTTTAGATATCAATTTAACAACAAGGCGTTGACTTATCTTTCAACTGAATTTAATCAGGGTGCATCTACACAAACATTCTACACAGGTTGGAACAACTATAAGTTCACACCGAATACTAATAATAACGCTAGTGATAATGAATTGAATGTTCAATATGGTTTAAGTCCATGGAATTACACAGTAAATTCGGATTGGAATGTCGGACAATTAACCATTCAAAGAGCAGACCGTTCTATTGATGGGTTACTTGCAACTCAAAAGTATATTTTAAAAGATCAAAACACATATGATAATATATTCAAAATAGATTTGGCAACAGGTACCGATACAACTGGTGCTGTTGTTGGAACTATCTTTGGTGGTGGGTGGTCATCCATATCTAATGTAGTTGGTAACACGTCACAATTCAAAGTTAGAGTGTTATTCCCACAAGGATATACGATTAGCGACCACAATGTTCAATTGATGAGATTGAAAACAGATGGTAGTGGTGACATTGATTGGTCACAACAACCAATTACACAAAAAGCGTTGGATGCAAGTGGTGAAGCAATATTCACATCAGGTGTTAAAGTTGGTGATTCGGTTGGTGTATTTATATCACCCGCATCACAAAAGACTTGGATGAATAATGTAATCACAGTTTCAGATGCATATAAAGCATTCTTAGGTCATTCTCAAACTGATATTAGTGGAACCGCAAACTTCTTTACAAGACCTGTTTTAGAAAGAAAAATAGGTAATGTAACAAAAAATGATATGACATTCAACGAAGCTGACTCATATAACTTATTTGCATATGTAATCGGACAAGATGTATCAATAAATGCATTCATTCCGACATCAACTGCAACTTCTTGGAGATGGCATAGTGGTTTATTAAATCAAAGTTGGTTAGATGGTGTTACTAAAAATAGAGTATTAGTTACAGCACCATCACAAACTGTTGATGCGGTATTTGCATGGGCAGGTGACTTAAACTGGTCACACTCATCTCATCCTGACACAATTGCAACTAGAATTACACAAGGTAATTTTACAAACTCAGTAAACGATAGAAACTTCCAATCACTTTCAGTGAAATCAATGTCATATACTCAACCTACATTTGAAAAAATGACATTGGGTATTAACTCTACTTTAGAAAATGGTAAAGTTGTATTAACTACAACATTAACAAAAGAAGGATTGGCAGGTTTACAAGTTATTATGAATTATGACGAAAGTAAATTAACGTTGGATAATGTTTCATTTGATGCGGGATCTACAATTACAAACTTCTCAACTCGTGATGGTAATAGATTAACATTTGGTTCAATTGATCAAATGAAAACTGCGAGAATTAAAGTAGGGACACCGTATAAATTAATTTTCACCCCTAAAGTTCAATTAACAAATACCGCAGGTTTATTCTTCTTTGTATTAGCAGACGCGGTTGATGGTTTGGGTAAGAAAATTGATTTGACAATAGAATAATTTATGAAAAAACTATTAGTAGTATTATTTTTATTTATATCATTTTTAGGGTTCGGACAGAGTGTATCTGCTCCGGACTCTAAATCGTTTATACCATCCACAACTGCACAAGATGGAAGTGGATTCGTATTAAGTGGATTTAGTGCAACATCTACTTTGTTAGCATCAATCAGTTTAATAAATCCATCAACAAATACTACATTTTATTTAACTACAACAACGGGTTTAACTGCAGCAAGTGGATTTACTTTAAGTGGTAACAAAACTCGTTTGGTTGTAACGGGAACGATGGCTAATATCAATACCGCATTGGAATCGTTAAAAGTTAATACAGGTTCAGTAGTAGGTAATGTTCAATTATCAGTAGCGGCAACTGTCAACCCCGTTGGGTATTTCTACAATGGTGTTAATGGACACTTTTATAGACCTATATCAACCGGAGCAACTTATACAAATGCAAGAACACTATCATCTCAACAAACATTCAAAGGACAGACAGGATATTTGGTAACAATTACTTCTGCGGATGAAGATGCTTTTATATTTGCTAATGTTCCACAAGCTAGTATTTGGTTTGCATTAACCGATGAAGCAAGTGAAGCTAGATGGACAATCGATGCTGGTCCTGAAAACGGAACTCTAATTAAAATCAATAACGGACAACTAAACGGAAACATTCCTGGTCAATATAACAACTGGGCACCTGGTGAACCAAACAATAGTGGTAACGAAGATTATGCAGTAACTAAATGGGGTGGAGGTTCTCAATGGAACGATTTACCAAATCATTTTAGTTGTGCTTATGTAGTTGAATTTGGAACTTGGACTAACCCTGATGACCAAACATTTACAGAATTTTATACTAATAGTGTAACTCACTCAAACGGAGAAGTATTAAGAGCATCATTCAATGTAGATTTTGGAACTAATGTAGATGAAACTAAATTTACAGCAAAAGGATACACATATACTAACAACACATGGAATATAGTAAACGGAACTGCTAGACAATTGAGTGGATTGGGTAAAGTTGATTTAACTACCTTATTAGATACTAATAAAATTGCTGGAAATGGATATAGAGCAACAACCTCTACCGGACAAGTTGAATGGGCAATAATAAATCCATATAATGAAACTTTGGGTGGCCATCAATTATTAATAGACGAAAGAGAATTCGACGGAACAGGGGTATCCCCAAATAATGTAACATCAATTAAATTATTTGACATATACGATGGACCAGTTAGTGTTAATAGTGTAAGTGGATGGTGGAAAACATATGTAATTCCTGGCAATTTGACAACCAAAATAACTTCATCTACGTTTCAAGCTCAATTAAGATTACAAGATGGTTGGTATGGAACAAGAGCCGAATTTACTTTCTCACCAATAATGTCATACAAATCACATGGAATAGAATTATCTCATTCAAATCAAACTGAGTTAAACACATTGTATAGTAGTATTGTGAGTGTGGCTGATGTATATTTAGCATTCAAAGAATTAGCAGATAGGGGTATATTAGGAAATCAAAGTGGATTAGGTTTGACAAATGGTATTCAGTATTTGAATGCAGATGTGGATGGGAATGGGGTATTCAATGAAGCGGATACCTACAAATTATTACAACATCTAACAGGAGTTCAATCACTTTCACAATCCACTGCATTAACTTATTTAATGAAGTTATACAATAAATCAGCATATGATACAATAACAACATCGAATTGGGGAACTCAATTTAATTACACTCGTAACTTAATTCCATTTACATTAACTAGTTTGAATAACACATATAATTTAAGTGTAACTTGGTTAGGTGATGTAAACTTATCACATTCAGCACAACAAAGTGTAAGTAGTGTTGCAACTAATTCATATAGAAGTATGAGTGTATTTTCATCACCGATATCAAATGAAATCAATGCATCAATCTTAACTGAAATGATTGGTGATAGTGTTTATGCATATATCACAATTGACCCAATAGGACAAGAATTGGTAGGAACACAATTCAAATTAAATTACGATAATAGTTTATTGAAATTTAACAATGTAAGTTTCAAAACAAAAGGTTTTCCTACAAATTATGGAACTGACAAAGGTGATTATATCAATTTAGGTTCTTTAATTACGGATGGTGGAATTTTGGATAATACAACTGAATATAGAATATCATTCACATCAAAAACAAAATTGGATAACATATTAGGATTGATTTCAGTAGATACAACGGATGCGGTTAGTAAAGATGGTAAACAATTAAAAGTAAAAATAAAATAAAAAATTATGAATGTATCGTTTGATTATAATGAAATGAAGAATTTTATATCACACACAGGTAAATATAAAATCGTAAATGTTAAGTGTTTTATTATAGTAGCCGGTAGTTGGTATAATCAATTTAGAAGAGAAGAAGAAGAGGTAGATATGGAAGTGGCTTATCTAATAGATGATATTGAAACTGAAAAATGGATATTTGATGAAAGATATAGGAAAAGAAAAGACGAACTTATGATGTGGAGTATCGAATCGGTTTTTTATAGAGAGTACAAAAGTAAAATATTAAATTTATTATATAAGTGAAAAAACTAATAATCATATTATCCTTACTTTGTATAAGTTTTGTTTCAAACGCACAAATCGTAAAACCTGATACATTACAATTATCACCAAAAGAATTATTTGGAGAGAGTGATGATTGGAACGATGTGGGTATATTGCAATCCTATGTTAATTTTTCAAAAGATGTTCTCTCATCATCAAACCTTTCAGTTGGTATAATTGGTAGGCAAGTATCTACAACTCTTAATTTAGGTTACAATAAATCATCTATGAATGGTCAATGGGCCCACACATTTGCGGCATCAATAAATCCTATATGGAACTACTATGGAGTAGGTTATGGACTTAGTAGAAATACAGAAAAAAGAACAACAACAATACAAACATTTTATTCTACGGATTTTGATTTCCAAAAAGATATTACATTATCATTTATAGATGTGTTTAGAACAAAAAAGTATGGAACATTCGGTTATAGTTTAACAGCATCAAAATCATTTTGGGGAACTTATCAAGGTGAATGGGAAGGAAAATATACGGTAGATGAAAATGGTGATTTTAAAGATTTAATATATCCACAAATGCCGGCATCATCCGAACTTTCTTATAGAGGTATGGTGATGTACACTTATACATTGAAAACAAAAAGGGTGAATATTTCACCGCAAATATTTGCAATGAGTGATGTATATAAAGTATTTAAAGATGGTACCAAATCGGATTTAGCATATGTAGATGATTTCAATTTGGATTTATATTATGGTACATCTATTGATTGGAAAATAACTAAAAGATTTGTGTTGAATACTAATATTAGATATAACACAACTTGGGATAAATTAAGTGAATCAGTTGGTTATAAAAAAAGTAACCCAATAATGTTTATGATAGGAACAAACTTTCAATTTTAATGAAAAAGATAATAATCATATTAATTTTATCGTTGGTGTCGTGTAAAAAAACACAAGTTCCACCCACACCACAAACCATAAATAAAGAATTTTTCAATTCACGTGAAAATAACGTTAAAAATGGGGATATTATTAATTTTACCTTAACCACAGTTGGTGTTTATACTTTAACAATGATTGATACGGTTCAAAATCAAGTTATTACCAGAGAAAAATTCACAGGTAAAATTGGTATAAACTCACTTAAAATATTTACAAAAACTTTACCGACAAAATACCTAAGTGTCGTTTTAAAGGATCAAAATAATCAACAGATAGGTAAAACAAGAATAACAATAAACTAAAAAATAACAAAAAATGAAAAAAGTATCTCTCGTACTCTTCGGTTTAATTCTACTTGCTGGATGTAGAAAATCAGATTTTCCAACACCTCCTCAATCAATTAGTGATGATTTAAAAATTGCTAGTTTATCAGGGTTAAAATTACAAACTGCATTTGTAACAAGTGAAGTTTCAATGAACATAAAAAGTGAGGCATCTCAAACTGTCACTATCAAAATCTTTGATATTGCAAATAGAGTAGTGTCTAAATCAACAAGCGAGGTAAAATCAGGTGATAACATATTGAAGGTATATACCTCAGCATTACCGTCATCAGGATATAGAATTGCAATTTACGATCGTGCCGGTAATATGTTAGGTATTACGGACTTTAATAAAATTTAAGATAATTATATAAAGACAAAAACACAAAATTATGGCAGAAGAAGTAGAACAAGAATCAACAGGTAAATCCTTTAAAGGAATTATTATCACATTAGTAAGTACAGTTACATTAGGTGTAGGTGGATTTATTACGAACAAATTAACAGGTGGTGGAGATGATGAAAAACCGGCAGTACAACAAGCGGCTCCCGTAATCAACATTCAAAACACTCAAAACCAGTCTCAATCGGCGGGTGGTGGTAAGACAGTCATTATTAAAGAAAAGGAAACTGTTAAAGAACAACCAAAACCTAAGAAGAAAGAAGGTGATGAGTTTAAAGAAGAAGCTCCAAAGTGGTAGTATCTGTAACAGGATACCAAATTGGGACACTAATCTTTACGATTATAATAATGGGGTTTTCAATAAAGACGACCTTGGATTTAATAAAAAAAGAAAAAAATGGCTGATCAACAACCACCAAGTGGATTTAAAGAATTATTAGCAAGTATGATGAAACGTAGATGGTTCATCACCGCCATCGTATTAGGTGGATTCATGATTATCATAATGGGTATATTTGGAGCAATTCTAAATAAATCTGCAATCGAGGGAGAGTGGAAAGAACTTTTATTATTGTTATTGGGTGCTTTCATTGGTTCTTATGGTAAAATCATTGACTATTGGTTTAGTGATACTGATAAGGATAAAATGTTAGTTCAGAAAATGGATGAGGAAGACGGTACATCATTAAGTAATACCGCGGATTTACCAAATAACCCAATTGTCCCAATGTCAACAGCACCTTTAGTTTTACCAACAACACAAGATACGGTAGAAGTCGAAACTCCACAACAAAGTGATGAAGTTATTACTCAAGTTACACCAAAAGTAGGTGTGGAGATTGATGAAGATGGTGATGGAACTATGGATGGTTTAGATTTTGACGGAGATGGTAAAATTGATGAATATTTTACACACAGACAATGTGAACACGTTTGGGGAGACTTAGACGGTGATGGTACAGAGGAGTGTTTGAAATGTGGTAAAGTAAAAGATGAATTTGCAGAAATGCATATGGAAGGATAATAAACAAAGACAAAAAATAAAAAACTATGAATTTTAAACAATGGGTTATTGAACTTTTCAAAGATGAAAGAGGTTCTATATCGGTAAAACCGGTAATTGCAATGATAGGTGCTATGTTCCTATGTATTACGATGATATTAAATTCGTTCTCTCACGCGGATTTTGCTCCATCACCTGAATTGGTTAACGCGGTTATGTTAATCACAGGTATTGGAATGGGTGCAGATACTTTAGATAAGTTCTCACACAAAAAGAAAGAAGAAACAGAAGGTTAATATTAAGGAGGGTTTATCCCTCCTTTTTTTTTGTATATATTTATTAAAAATGATTATATGAAAAAATTAAAAGAAACATTAGCTTTAAGATTTGTTCAGTTAGTTTTTGTATGGGTAAACTTGGCACTAGCATTTCAAGTGTTTATGTTAGTCACACATTTTACTAATCCAGAATTAAGTACAAAAATAGGTAATGAAATAATGTGGAAAATTGACGGGACATTCAAAAATGACCCTAATAATATATGGTACGAAGGACCATCAAAATAGTAGATAATGATTTTCCCAAAAAGAATTAGTAATAATATTTTTTTTAAAAAAGAATTTATTGACGGGTTGTTACTAAATGTACCAAAAGAAACCATGAACTATTGGGGGGTTTCGATTATTGACACTAACAAAATAGAAGGGGGAATTCGTTATATCAATGGCATAATAGATGTTATCTATATCGTTATAAATTGTAAAAAAGGGGTTGATCGTTCAGAAAAATTAATAAAATTCAATTTAATTGAACAAAATTATGTTTTTGATTCTTTATACATAAAATATGATATTAAAACTGATTCTCCGTCCTTTCCAATTGAATATAGGTACGATAACGATTTAAACGTAATTGCGACATATAAATGGAATAATAACATTAATGAATATCTTAGAACAGGTATTCTTACCACACAATATAAAGATAATATTAAATTAAAAGAATATATATTATGTGCAAATAAAAAGGTACCCGAATCATTTAAAGAACTAACCGATATATTGATAATTCCAGAAAGTATTTATAATAATGATATAGAATACTTATCTGTTAAAGATAATCAAGAATTATTATATTATTATATTAAATAAAAAAATATGAAAAAAGAACAAATTCCTACGGGATGGAAAGGTGGTTTTCCCTCAGAAAATCAAAAACAAATGTTATATCCTACTTCGGATTTAACTTCATTACCTATGTTGGGTAATATGGATAACATCGATTTACTACAAAGACAATGGGGTGTTAAATGGCCAATGTTTAGTTGGAATACTCTAAATGGAGAAAAGGATCCAAAGCGTTGTTATGTACAATTTGCTCCTTATATCTCAAGAATAGGATATACCAATGAAGGTAGAATTTATTCCATAATCTGTCCTCAACAAGGGATGTGGATTGGGGATGAAATTTGTATCAATGTTGAAGTAACAGTTACAGGACAAAGAGGTTGGGTTAATGAAACCACAAAAGAAATTTCTGCAGATATGATGGTTGAGGGAAAAATTTGGTTAACACCAAGTGAACATCAAGGTAGTCATTTAAAAGCAATTTGGCCATTATTAAAATACGGATCTCACAAATACCCTATCGACAAAGAAAACGCTATTCGTGTTGGAACACACCTACCAGGAAATCCTAAAGAACCTATATTCCAACTCGGAAAAGGTCTATCCTCAAGATTTAAAAATCCAGAATATGCTTTACACGAAGAAGGATCATTTACAACAGGACATATTGATGTTGAGATAGGAGGAATGATCCCCACAAACGATGAAAAATTAGATAAGTTTAATCAATATTTTTTAAACATTTTTAATATAGCTACGGGTAATATGCTACAAAAGGGTAATGTATTATCGTGGAATTTATGGTTTAATTCACCTGAGTTAGTTTCAGTTCCTGAATGGAAAAATCACGCTGAATATTGGCGTACTTCTATAAACGCCCATCACGGTTCACCAGGTGGTGAGGGAACAAGTGCAAGATATTTTGACGGAACATATTTTGACACTAAATCATTTGCTGTTAAAGAGATTGTTAAAGAAATTTTAAATCACACCGTAAAAAATTCCGTGTTGAGGAAGGTTTTAATATTCACTATAGAACATTTCCCTAAAACAATTTTGGATATGTTTTTAAAGAAAAGTAATAAAGATAAAACAAATACATAATGACAAAAAACGAAATACTATACAATGTCGGTTTAACCGACAAAGTTTATTCAGAACAAAAAGATATTGATTTTAAGGCACAAAGATTAAAATTAATTAAATGGATTGAGGATAAAAAATCAGATACTCAAGGATTTGTTGCAACTAAAGACAACACAATTTATATTGTGTGGAGAGGTAGTTCTTCTAAAAAAGACTTCCAAAACGACGCATCAATAGATAAGGTACCTTTTGTTGAGGAAGGTGAAAAAGTTCACATTGGGTTTAAATCTTGTTGGGATGCCGTTAAGGACGACACATATAAGGCTTTAGATATTGCACTTAAAAACTTGGGTCAAGAACATTCAATTGACAATATTGTTGTTTGTGGACATAGTTTAGGTGCCGCAATTTCAACCTTATGTGCATATGAGATCTATTCAATTTATAAGTCAAATAAAATTATATGTTGTACAATTGGTAGTCCAAGAGTTGGTAATAAAGTGTTCAAACAAAACTTTGACAAATCTCCAATTGAATCATTAAGGATTGTAAACAATTTAGACGTTGTTACTCGTGCTCCAAATATCGGATATCATCATGTTAATACCGAATTACGTATTGATAGTGAGGGTAAAATCAAAAAATGGATGATTGATTGGCAAAGAGTTGGTGAATACCTTAAAGCCGTATTTACAGGTAGGACAGCTAAAGATCATATGACAAATAACTACATAAGTGCATTAAATAAATGGAACCCATAAAAAAAATATATGAAAAAATTATTAACATTATTAATCGTTTGTTTAGTAAGTCTTGTTGCAAATAGTCAAACAATAGGTAAGACTAAGACAGAGGACTTTAAGGCGGACTTTGAAAAGAAAAAAGATATAAGTGCTTACTTAGATTATGAGGGTCCTCAAATACCCGTTCAAATCCTTAAATGTGGTATTTCTGACGAGGTGTATGAAATGTACCCTGAATTGAAAGAAAAACGTGTAGGTTTGGGTGTTGCGAATATTTCTATGGAATACCTTGAAAACTTAAACAGATTCAAATTTACCGAAGATAAAACGGAAATTAAGAATCGTATGGTAAAACAATTTCAAGCGTCTGCCGCAGGTATTTCTGAAAACAAATTAGACGGTCGTGGTAAAATCAATTTAGCCAAGTATTTTGTAACTATTGAGTGTTATGACTATTCCGTATCAGAAGACGAAACTATCAACCTAAAAGACGGTATTAAGGACAATATGGTTACTCGTATCGGTTTACAAGTTAGATTTACAGATGCGGAAACAGGTTTAGTGTTTGCAGGTTCAGGTTTAGGTGAGGCTAAAACAACGAGAGAATTAACTCTATTGTCTGACGCAACTATAGACCCAATAAAATTTAACCAATCAACTATCAGTATTTCAACCAAAAAAGCATTAGACATTGCGGTTGCAAATATCCTTGATAGAATGATTAAAAAAGGTATATTCACAAAATAATGAAATACGAAATTGTGGACGTCCCACAACCTGAAAATTGTGAAAAATGTACCCCATGTTTAAGAATAAGATTAATGGAAATGGGGTTTATTACAGGTGAAAAAATTGAATTTGGAGAAAAAAGGTTAGGGTTATACACGGTTAACATACTAACCGAAAACGATCATGTTTCATCGGTCGTCGCATTAAGACAAGAAGAATTAGATAGAATATGTTTAAAAGGGGTTTAATAACCCCTTTTTTAGTATTTATATAATATGAATAAGTTTTATAGAATATATGATGATAGAGTTTTCTTTGGTGTATGTGGGGGATTAAGCCACAGAACCAATATAGATCCATTAGTTTGGAGACTATTATTTTTCTTTCTAATATTTTCACCATTACCAATAATAACAGGATATTTATTAACCTCAATTTTAACTAAAAGCGTATGAAAAAAGTTTTATTAGTTACAGGATTAATTTTTATATTAATTCTAATATGTACTTTCATGTTAAGTGCACAAGTGTCATCTTGGAGAAGTAATCCTCCACAACAAAAAACTGAAACACCAAGAGTTCAACCATCTGTATCACAACAAAATAATGTGAGTCGATGGAGAACACAAACCGCACCTATTAGACCAGGTGATAAATATGAATTACCACAATCAACTCGTAGAGTTAGAGTACAAAATTGGGGTAGACCAAATCCCTACGGTTACTATTGGAGTAATTGGGGTTGGTATCAACCATTCCCTTATATTTGGTACGATGACTTTGGATGGAGACAACGAAGTGTAATTCATGTATATGAAAATGGTAGAAGAGATACGATTAAAAAAGAATCGGTTTATACCTCTTTTGGTATCGGACACACAAATAATAAACAATCGTCTTTTTGGGGTGCTGTAGGAAGAAAGAAAGGTTATTTTATTTTAGATTATACAATGTCTTACGATATTGACCAAAATAAATTTTACCCGAATGGTAGAATTAATGAAGTGGATTTCCCATTAAGTAAGAATGACTTTATCAAAGAAGGAACTTTATATCTCGGAGGAGGTAAAAGATTTGGTAAGTTAGGTGTTCACGGAATGATTGGTTTTGGGAATGAGAATATCAGATATCAAGGTAAAGATGATCTTGGAGGTATATCTTTTCCTAAATCAAACTCAAATTTTACAACACTTAAATTTGGTATTATAAGAGACTTCAATTTCTTTACATTAAAATTAGACAGAGATCCAATAAGAAATTTTAATCAAATATCAATAGGATTACATAATAAGTAATGAAAAAAATAATATTACTCATTTTTATTATTTTTAACGTTTTAACTTTAAAATCACAAACGTACACACAAACTTTTATAGATAAGTGTACGGGTGAAAAAAAAGTTGCAACAACTACCATGATAAATGGTAATGCTCAAGTTTCATTTTATAGTCAAGTTAGAACATTTACACCAATTGAAGTTCAGACAGGACAATTACAAATATGGTTGCAAACAACATATGCCACATATAACTCTTTAGCTTGCCCTACTAGTCAAGTGGTACAACAAACTGTACAGAATACCGTAACTCAAGCAACTTCACAAGCGGCAAGTGCTGCCGCATCAAATGCAGCTTCAAATGCCGCAAGTTCGGCAGCATCTTCTTCGGCGTCCGCTGCCGCAAGTAGTACCGCATCATCTGCGGCTTCAACCACAGGTTCATCTGTATCAAGTAGTGGAGCATCCACTTCGTCATCAGCACCACCTCCAAGTTCATCATCAAGTAGTTCATCATCAAGTAGTTCATCGTCGTCTTCGTCTGAAAGTAGTTCATCATCTTCAAGTAGTTCTTCATCTGAAAGTAAAACAGAATCTAAATCAGAAACTAAGAGTGAATCTAAATCAGAAGAAAAGAAATCGGAAAGTAAGAGTGAAGAAAAAAAGGAAGAGAAGAAATCTGAAGAAAAGAAAGAAGAGAAAAAAGAGGAAAAGAAAGAAGAAAAAAAGGAAGAGAAGAAAAAGGAAGAGAAGAAAAAGGAAGAAAAGAAAAAAGAAGAGAAGAAAGAAAAAAAGAAAAGTGGCGTATTAAACCCAATGTTAATTGCTTCAGATTATACCGTAGCACAAAATGCGGATAAAAGTTTTGGTTCTATGTTAGGTTTGGGTTGGAGTAAATCTTCTTTAATGGGAGATGAATCATTTTCGGTAAATTCAATTATTTGGACTAACCTTAAACAATTTGCACTTGGTGGTGGTTATACAAAAATGGATTTTAAAGATGGTAAGTTAAACGCAATACATTCATATGGAGTGACTACGGCGTATCTCGATGGTAATTATATGGCACTATTAGGATACACATGGATTAAACCACATCCAAAATACGGAACGTTTGGTTACAACTTAGGTGTAGTAAATTTATTTTTAAAAGGAACAAAACAAAAATTTGATTATAGTACTGTGACATCGGCAGTTGTGTTTTGGACTAAACCTTATCAGTACAGTAAAAAATTGTCTATATCTCCACAGGTATTCGTAATGTCATCTCCATTGTCATATAATTCTTTTATGGGAACATCTTCTGTTAATAGACATGCAGGATTTTTAATGGGTAGTTCTTTTGATTATAAATTAAGTAAAAGATTTGGATTTAGTTTTAATTATAAAATGAATTTCTCAACTCAACCGTACTCACCAGTTTTACATAACTTCTTAGTTGGTAGTAGAATGGTATTATAAAAAAATCCTCGAAGTAGAAACCTCGAGGATATGACAAAAAATAAATGTACCTCTCTCCTGATACAATGTAAATTTAACTAAGATTTTTTAAAAAGTCAATTCTTTGTGGAGATTCAATACTTGACTACACATTTCGTAATCTTCATTTTCTTCAAAAAAAGGAAGAATATCTCTTTTCAAAACAATCGTTTCACTACGGTGAAATTCAAATTCAGTATTCCAATCCGCGTCTTTAAATTTAGCAGATAATTTTAATACCAAAGATTTTTTTCTTGTGTTTTTAAATTCCTCAAAGATTTCAATTATTGATTTATAAATTTCTTCTTTGTTAGGTTCGTAAAAACTTTTCCAATCCTTATATACTCCATTGATAATCAATTCTTTATAAGGTTTTTTTCTCCTCTTAGGTTGGTTTAGTTCTTCCATATGTTATTGGGTTTAGTTTAGTTTAGAAACGGAGATAAAATTAAGTAAATTTATCAAACAAAAAAAATTATTTATTCGTTTTCCACACTTCGATCCCACTTTGCCTTACGGGCCTCGGGAGAAAGGTGGAAAACTTCATCTATGGTATGTTCAATTTGGACTCTTACACAAGTTTGAGGTAATCTACAATTCATTAAATAATTGTTGATATAACCCATCATATTACCCGCACCGATCGGGTTTGCCGAATGAATGTATATTTGAGGTAAAGGTATTTTTTCATTCATACTCTCACTTACAATATAACGACAACAATCCATACCAGTCCTTTCATTAATGTTGTTATAATCCAACATATAATTATTTTTTACATTTGTATAGTATTCAACCATAGCACCCTCACCTAAATCGTGATCTAATGATATCACTTCAAATGATGACAATCCGTGCAGTTTAATTTGTTTTATAAATTCGTCATAATCTCTCGCAACAATCCATTCAGAATCTTTTGGTGTTCTTATATCATCAAGGTATAATCTCAATCTTTTATTAATTTTCATCTTTTTTAAATGGTTTTTCGTATTTAGGTTTCATTATTCTCCAAATAATTTGATCATATGGTTTTCCGTCCCACATTGCAAATAATATTGGTCTATAAAATGTCTCAACATCACATTTTTCTAAATGTAATGCAAAATCTTTTTTTGTTGGCATTGGGTCTACATCTCCATATTTTCCATATCTAAAATAATCATGTATCTTACCACAATGTTCTCCAATTCTGTATTTGGCATATTCAAAAGAACTCACTTGTTGTTTAACCCACTTGTAAAATTCATCAGGTACCCTATCTAAAAATTCATCCATAGGTTTTCCTTCTTTCATTAATTCCCAAATATCTTTTGATGAAAAATTGGTTAATATTTTATGTAATCTTTTATATTCTTCTCCTTTGATTTTCATACGAAAACCATTTTTAAAACGAATTACATAACCTTCTCTATCTTTACTAATTTCTTCTTTAAGTAAATCATATCCTTCTCCCCATGTTTTGTATGTCATAACAATTTCAAATCCAGATTCCTGCATCCAAAAAATACTACTATCAGGTATTTCATAACCAGTTTCAGTATGTATTGCACCAAGAACAACTAATTTTTCTTCACCTTTATAATCGACAACAATTCTATTTTCAGGATAAATAATTTCAAACAAATATGTATTGTCTTTTCTCCATGCACTAATGTCATGTCTATCAAGAATTTCTTTACCCTTAATTGCCTGCGGTGATGTGAATGATCCGCGTGTTGCGAATATCCATTCATTTTCATAATTAAAAAGAATACCTAATGAACCATCCATTTTTTCATAAACAACATAATCTTCATTTGGAATATCTTCTGGTTTATGTTCTTCATAATTAAAAAATTTCTTAAATGGTCTTGCAACAATATCACCTTTTGAATTAGTAACTAATCCACGACATTGCAAAGTAATATCATCCCACAATCTTTCGTATTGAACTTTAGGAGAATAATTCCATATGGTCAAATCTTTAGTAGGATGTGTTTGTTTATGCAACAAACCATCATTATAATATTTTTCTAATATGTCTAACATAAATTATTTTACGGGTCTGAATAAACCGATGTTGTACGTATATTTTAACCAGTTTATAGACAAATATACACCACATATTTTGTTTTTCCAAATAGATACATGGGAATCGGGATGACAAGTATCAAAATAAAAATAAACAAAAGGTAATGGATATAATGACCATTGGTTTCTATGTAAGTTAGCGTGGAATTTCATCTTAGGTTTTGGATTTACGGATTCAACATAAGAAGAAATAAATTGACTCATTAAAGTTTAACTTGAAATCTATTTTTCATTTGTTGAAGTTTATCTTCGGGAACTCCGTGGACATTTTCATTACCATGTCTGTTTTCAACAATTACTGTATGAACACGATAATTGTATCTTTCCGCCATTTTAAAATATTCGTCCATTTCCCATTCTTGGGTAAAAGTATTCGCAACAACTATCCTAGCCTTTTGTTGTCTCATTCTTTCTGAGCATCTAAATTGACAATAGTTATGTGCTTCTTTTATTTTAGTCGGATCAAAATTGTAATCACCTTCTTTATCTTCAAAAAAATCATCAGCAGATAAAACCTCAGGTTCATCTGTACTTCTAAGTTGTAGTATGATTTTTGCTAATGTTGATTTACCTGAACCAGGTAATCCTCTCAATAATATTAATTCACCTTGTGTCTCGTTTACACTATCCATAGGAGAGATTTAAGATTAAAAAATTGGGGTTAGACTAATCCAACCCCGATTTCTTATTTTACAGCTTCATTAGATACTGGTTTTTCAGCATCTTCTTTTACTGCACCACCTTCAACAGGGGCAACAGTTGAATCCGCTACCACTGCAGTTGTGTCTGCAACAGGAGCTACTGTAGAGTCAGTTGTTTGAGTTGCGGTTGACCCAGAACCACATGCTGATAGTGTTAATACAACACCAAGAGCCAAAATAAATGTTACTTTTTTCATATATAGTAAATATACGAAAATTAAATTAGAAAACCAAATCCAATAAAAAAACCCCAACGAGATGTCGGGGTTTAAGGTCTTTGGGTGGGTTCAACCCCACTTACTTTTGAAAAAAACGAAAAGGTAATCGACAAAGAGAACCTATAGTGATATAAATATATATAACTTTAGTAAAAAGTCAAGTATTTACATTATTTTTTTGAGATTATTAAATTTTCGTCCTTATATTTCAAAGTATATTGTACGTTTTCTAAAATTGTACCTTTTAAAATTTCTTCACTTAAAAAGTCTTCACAAAGATTTTGAATGATACGTTTTAAAGGACGTGCACCATATTCTTCTTGTGAATTCAAATCATAGATTCTATTAATCACAGTTTTATCAAAATTAATTTTGTAGTTCTTTTCAATTAAACGTTTATTCAATCTATTAACTTCAATATTAATAATTTTCTTTAATGTATCGTTATTCAATGAATTGAATAAAATAATATCATCAATACGATTTAAAAATTCAGGATTGAATTGTTGTTTCAACGCCTTTTGGATCATTGTCTTTCTAACTTCGTATTGTTGTTCTTCACTTGATGAGGTTTTAAATCCAACACCACCACCTAAATCAGAAACACGTTTTGCACCAACGTTGGAAGTCATGATAACAATCGTATTTGTAAAATTAATTTTTCTACCAAATGAATCAGTTAAATGACCTTCATCTAAAATTTGTAATAAAATATTGAATACATCTTTATGTGCCTTTTCAATTTCATCAAATAATACAACAGAGAATGGGTTATTTTTAATTTTCTCAGTCAACTGACCTCCTTCATCATAACCAACATAACCTGGAGGAGAACCAATTAATTTAGATACATTATGTTTCTCCATGTATTCACTCATATCAACACGAATAATTTTATCAGGATCACCAAATAAAGTTTCCGCAATTGATTTAGCAAGATATGTTTTACCAACACCTGTCGATCCGATAAAGATAAACGAACCAATTGGTTTATTTGCCTCTTTGATACCGACACGATTTCTTCTGATTGCCTTTGAGATGGTTTTAACTGCCTCATCTTGACCGATTACTTTAGAAGTTAATGTTTCTTCTAATTGTAATAACTTTTTAGTTTCTTTTGTGTCAAGTTTAGTAATTGGAACTCCTGTCATATCACTAATAATGTCATAAACATCGTCTAATGAAACTGGTGTCTTATTATCTTTTTGTTTTTCCGACCATTTTAATTTTTCATCTTCCAGTTTTGTTGTTACTTTTCTTTCTTCATCACGAAGCTTCGCAGCTTGTTCGTAATTTTGATTTTTTACAACTTGAACTTTCTTTTCTTTAATAGTATCAATTTCCTTTTTTAATTTTTCAATTACTTCAGGAATTTTAGATGATACTCTTTTTTCAGAACCTAATTCATCCAACACATCAATTGCCTTATCAGGAAATTGTCTATCAGTAATGTAACGTCCTGAAAGTTTAACAATTGTTTCTAATACACCTTCTTCATAACTTACTTTGTGGAAGTCTTGATATGATGTTGTTAGATTTTTAAGAATTTCTAATGTTTCTTCTTCGGTTGGTTCTTGTAAAACTATTTTTTGAAAACGACGAACTAATGCCGCATCTTTTTCAATGTGTTTTTTGAATTCATCAAAAGTTGTTGCACCAATACATTGTAATTCACCACGTGCTAATGCGGGTTTCAAAATATTAGCAGCATCCATCGCACCACTTGCATTACCCGCACCAACCATAGTATGTAATTCATCTATGAAGATAATAACGTTTGGGGCTTCTTGTAATTCATTAATAATTGCTTTAATTCTCTCTTCAAATTGACCACGGTATTTTGTACCCGCAACTAAAGATGTTAAATCTAAAGACATGATACGTTTATCTAAAAGATTTGAAGGGCAATCTCCTTTATGAATCATCAATGCTAATTTTTCTACTAATGCTGATTTACCAACACCAGCCTCACCAACAATAACAGCATTGTTTTTCTTTTTACGAGAAAGAATTTGTGCAATTCTTTTTACCTCTTTATCTCTACCAACAACAGGATCAATTTTACCCTCTTCAGCCATCTTAATAAGATCACGAGAGAAATTGTCTAAGATTGGTGTGTTTGACCCTTTTCTAACCTTCTTGGGGTTTGTGGTTGGTCCGTCCTCAAAAAAATCTACTGACATAAATAATAAGTTTAGTTTACAGTACAAACATAACATATTCCATACTAAAAACCAAATGGTTGTGTATAAATTTATTTTAATGACAAGTTGTCAAATAAAATTATAAAACTATGACAAGTTGTCTAAATTTATGTGTTGGCAAATATTTTGATAATTTAAGGGTATAAAACAATTTATTATGATAACATTATTTAAAGACCCATTTTTTAGAGGAATAGATACGAAGGGATTTCTATCTACTCCTGAAACTAACATCGAAAAAGATGAATTAGGATACACGGTATCCATAAGCGTTCCTGGTTTAACAAAGGAAGATCTAAAAATTTCCGTTAAAGAAGGTGTACTAAAAATTACCTATCAAAAAGAAGAAGGTGATATTACAAGACACTTTATTGGAAGTTTTGTGAAATCCTATAATATTCCAGAAGATGTTAAAGAAAAAGATATCGAAGGTAAAGTGGAAAATGGTGTTCTAACTATCTCATTACCAATTGATAAGAAGAAAAGTTTAGAAAGATTAATTTCTTTGAATTAAAATATTTCCTCTAAAATTTTTTTTTACGGATATATTTGTGTAGATTTATAATATAAAATTTATACACCATGTCAGTAAAAAAAGAAAAAATCAACGGTAAGATGATTGAGGTATCAATCAAGTCAACAAGTTTAAACAAAGCAACTTACGATGCTTTAAAAGAAAACTTGAGAGTATCTTTTGTAAATGGAGGCATTTACGAATATCAAGGGGTACCTTCTAAAACTTTTACACAGTTTAGATTGGCTAAATCACAAGGTAAGTTCTTAAACGAAAGTATCGCTAAGACTTACAAATACAAAAAAGTTAGAACTATCTAATTAAACTTAAACCCCTCTAAATGAGGGGTTTATTTTTTGGTATTTATTAACTATAATATATAAACAATATAATATGGGAATAATATCAGAAAAAATTGATGGTAAACTTATTACTGTCGTTGTCCAATCATCCAATCTTAAAGAAGCTACTTACAATACCGAAACAGAAGATTTGACCGTTATATTCAATAACGGAAGTATTTATGAGTATAATAAAGTTCCTTGGTCTAAGTTCACCAAATTTAGGTTAGCCGAATCTCAAGGAAAACACTTTAACGAAAACATCGCTAAAGCACATAAGTACACAAAAAAAGGATGAGTTTATTTGAAGAACTTATTGAGGGTAAAAAGAAAGACAAACAAATTGTAAAATCTTTCGAGACAAAAGAAACTTTATCTAATCAAATTTTTGAGGAGAAGAAGGGTCATTTTGTTATGCGTGATGAAATTAAAAAAAGACTTCTTGAGGTATCTAATAATTTTATTGAGAGTTTGGGAGTTGAATTTTTTATTCATGACATCGTTCTTACAGGTTCATTGGCGAATTATAATTGGTCTCAATATTCAGATGTTGATTTACATATCCTTATCGATTTTGAAGAATCCAAGTATGAAATGGATATTTTAAAGGAGTTTTTTGATGCGAAGAAAAACGTATGGAATGAAAAACATGACATTAAAATAAAGGGTTATGACGTTGAAGTTTACGTACAGGACGTAAACGAGGAACATATTTCATCAGGTGTATATTCAATACTACATAATAAATGGGAAATTGAACCTGAAAAAGATAATCCAAATATTGACGATAGAAAGATATTGGAAAAGGGAGAAGAGTTTGGTAAAAAAATAGATCATTTATTACAAAACCCTAAAGAGATTACAATTGACCAACTTGAGGATCTTAGAAAGAAGATAAAAGAGTTTAGACAGAGTGGTTTAGAATCTGGAGGGGAGTATTCTTATGAAAACCTTACGTTCAAATTATTGAGAAGAAACGGATATATCCAAAAACTTTTAAAACTAAAAACACAACTGACGGATAAGAAATTGTCCATAACACAATAATTATACCTAATTTTTCTATATATCTATGTATTTATAGGATAAGAATAAGTATATCTTAACAAATTTAAAAAATGGGAGATTTAAAACCACTAGGAAGTGAAAAATTAAACGGGAATGACAAGTTAAAAAGAATTCTCGAATTAACATACTTCAACAGCAATAAAAATAATAGTCGTTCTTCGAGTAAACCCGAATTAGTGAAAGAATCTAAAAACGGGGGTGTATATGGTGTCGTTAAAGAAAAAGACGGTTACTATGTAAAGAGAGGATTAAATGAATCATCACTAGATTATATCGGTGGAATGTTCATGAAGAACAAGAATAAGTTCTCTTCGTATGCCGAAGCGTTCAAACGACTTGAGTTGTTGCAAGGACAAGAGGAATTACAGGAAGCGACAAAATATGTGTTAAAGCAAAACAAACCTCAACAAGAGGCTCCAATGCCAGAACCACAAATGGATTTACCTCCAGCACCTGCGGCTGACGCATCAGGTGATGTTCCTCCTGCTTCTCCTGAAGGTGGTGAAGCTCCAATGGATGCTCCAACAGACGCTCCTCCTGCTGAAGGTGGTGATGACGCTGAAGATGAAAGTAAAAGATCGTCTTACATGGCTGAAGCTCAAAAATATGCTGGTAAATTAGGTCAAGAATTACGTGATTTACATGATAGAATGGAAAGTGATGATATCAAATACATTTTAAACATGATCATATCTGCGGTTGATTTAGATAAATTATCTGATGAAGATATTGAAGAAATAGGTAAGAAATTTGAAAGAGAGGAAGAAGAAGGTGGAATGGGTTCTGAAGAACCAATGGGTGATGAACCATCTCCTGAAGAAGCTCCTTCTGATATGAATGAATATGATTCAATAGAGGCATTAGATGAGTTTGTTAACACTCCTATGGATACTGACGAAGTAAATTTGAGTAAGTATTCAATTAAAGAAGAAGGTGAAATAGGTGGTGAAGAAGATGATATTCAAGAATTAGATTTAGATGAAATAAAGACGGCGATTGGTGATACATTAAGCAAATATTTTAAATAAAAAATGCATCTAATATATGTCAATGAAATCGGGTCAGATTACAAAGGTCAAAAACAATACGAATTCGTATTCAGTCAGACCACTGAGATTGATATGGGTGACTGGTTCGTTATTCCTGCTTCGGCTTGCCAACGATCTAAATCGCCTGACATCGAATATGTTGATGTAGTTGGTTTATTAAAAGATACAGATTTACAATTAGAATTAGTTCAAGACTCCGATCATTTCGGAGTTATTGATGCTGTAGATGGTGTAATTTCAATGGCTTGGGAAAAGTTTGATTTTGAAAATACAGAACAAAGATTGACATTTAAATTTGGTGAACCAATAGAGAATGTAACAAAGAAATTAAAATCAAGAGGGTTTATCCTCTTAAAAGAAGAAATAAAATTCAAGGAATCATGAAAAGAACAGAATTAATCGGAAGACTTTTAAAAGAAGGGTTTTCAGAAAAAACATTAGTAAACTTTAGCGATAACCAATTAAAACAATTGGCTTCAAGAATATTATCTGAAGAAGATTTGATGGTGTCTAAAAAAGATCCTCAATATCAACAAAAAGTAGCTGACGCTAAAAAACAAAATAAAACTATTGAAGCTTACGAAGAACTTAAGGGAAACCAAAAAGTATTAGATAAGAATGACAATGGTAAAATTGATTCCGATGATTTTGCTATTTTAAATAAAGAAAAGAAAGGTGAAGTTAAAGAAGGTATATTCGGTGGAAAACACAAAAAAGTTAGTACCATCAAACATGACGGACATGAAATAGATGTTTTTTCAAAAGACGATAAAAAGGTATACGGACATCCAAGAAAAGAAGGTTCAAAAAATCAAAACGATAAAGAACGTTTAGTATATAATGATTTAGAAAGTTTGAAAAAATCTGTGAGTTCTATGGGTAAAGGAGAAAAGAATGTAAATTTCCCAAAATCTAAAAAAATTAGTAATCCTGATTATAAATCAACAGTTGTAGATATTAACGAAGTTGATATGGGATTAACCATAAAAGGTTCAAAATCAAGTAGTTCATCTGTATTTGGTGGAGTACCTAAAAAATCAAGTTCTCCTAAAAAGAAACCTACACCTAAGAAAAAAGAAATGGGAGAAGAAGGTGAAGTGGATGAATCTTTACATGGTATTATGATTGGAGCAACTAAAGAAAAATTAAAGAAAGATTTAGGTAGAGATCCTAAAGATCATGAAGTGGAAAAAGAACTTGAAAAATTTGTTGATAGTTGGAAAAAAGATAACGAGTCGAAAGAAAAAAAGGGAAAAAATCCCTATAATCCAGGGAAACCACCTAGTCCAGATTTTAATGGTTATAATAAGAGAAAAGAAAAGAAAGAAGGTGAAGTAGAAGAGGGTGATTATCACAATGAAAGAAGTGAAAAGGCATTAGAGAAATCAAAAGAAGATTTCCCACAACTTAAAAACGTTAAAAAATGTAAAGAGTGTGGAAAGGTAGAGTCTAAGTGTAAGTGTGAAAAAGAAGAAGAAGTGGATGAGTTATTACGTTTTTATGATGATGACGGAAACCCAATAAAAAATAAAAAAGGTGAACAAGACGCGGTTTCTACAAAGGATAAAAACTTTAAAAAGAAAACCAAAAGTAAGAAATGTTCAGATTGTGGGGAAGATACAAAAGATTGTAAATGTGATCACAGTCATTTAGATGAAAATAAAACAATAAAAAATTGGGTTAAAAGTTTGGTAGAAAACAAAGAATTTCATAGCTTTACGTCTAAAAACGAAATTATGGAACTTATCCAAACTAAACTTACTGAGTCTGAAACAATGACACACGAATTTGGTCCTAAAGTTAAAAAAGGACATAACGGTATTCCTGAGTTTATGACTTATGACGCGATTACAAGTGCAGAACCAAAAACAGCACCAAGTAAACCAGAACCATCAACTAAACCTGGAACAAGACCAACACCAACAAGAAGAGAAGACCCAAGAAAAACTCCTTTTCAACCTGGACCAGGAACAAACCCTAAACCAAAGGCTAAAATAGCTGAGGAGAAAAAAAAGTAAGTTAAAATGCAATTTTCTAAGAAAAAACTCTTATCTTTAATTCAAGAAAATTTGAATGAAATGCCAATGGATTTTGATAGTCAGGATAGACCTGACCAAGGAGTACAAGATGACTTAGCTGCGGGAGAAACCCCGTTGAAAAAGATACCTTTCCCACAAACAGGGGATGAACCTAACAAGAACTTCCAAGAACTATTAGCTTCAGAAAGATATAGACAAGTTGTTGCTAAAATGAGACAATATACCGGTACAAATGCTACTATTAGAGGTACACAAGGTATGACCCCATTGATGCAACAAATGATGAGTGCTCACAACCAAATCTTACAGTTTGAACAAAACCACAGAGGAGAATTAGAAGCGTTAGCGATTGAATTAGTTATGAAGGAATTAGGTATTCCTGAAGGGTCAGTTCAATATGATGCAAAAATTATTGGTATGGGGGAATTCAACCCTGAAGATTTTAATCACGACCAAGAAGGTGAAGAAGAAGGTGGTGAAGAAGAAGGTGGTGAAGAAGAAATGAATTTTGGTAACGAAATTGAAATCGTTAATGATTTAGAAAAACTTGACTTAGAAAAGGCAAAAAGAAGATTTATAAATACAATTATACAAGGCGCTTCTAAAAGAGGTCATTACATGTATCATTATGCGGAAGAGAGAATTAGTCAAATTGTTGGTAACGACAGACTCATTGGACTTTATGGTATTATGATGTCTGTGAATGATGCATTATATTGGCAATTACCTAACGACACTATGAAAGCTATGGGTCAGGCCGGTAATATTGCAGGTAGAGAAGATGTTGATAGACAAACAGATCCACCAACAGTTAAAGCGAGAGCGGTAAACTTCCCAGTTTTAATTCATGAATTAATTAAAGGAACTTTAGAGTTAGTTGCAATTCAAGGAAGACCAAGAGATGAAGAAGGTAATGAAGAAGATTTTAGCGCCGTTGAAGATAGTGAAGACACATTAGAAAAAGAAATGTGGGATTTACGTTTAGGACCTGCAATTTGGGACAGAATTAGATCTAAATTCCCTGAAGATGTATTAACAGATGAAGATAAAGGAATTATCCAATTAATGGTATTTCAACATATATTTAAAAAACCAGCAAAGGAATTCTTAGTATTCATGAAAGAAATAGTTTCTAATACTGAAAATGGAAATCGTTTAATGGAAACATTGGTTCGTGCAATTGAAGAGGATATCAACAATTACGATTACGAACAAACAATGGCGGAATTTGACGAGGACTTAACAGGTATTAGTGATGAAACAGATAACGATGAATTAAAAGATTTTATATTAGGTATTCCTGGCGTTTCATTGTCTAATGATGATGAAGAAGACGATGATGATAGTCTATTTGACGAGTTAGGGTTAGACAGACCTACGAAATAATATAAAGGTGGTTTACAATAACCACCTTTTTTTGTATTTATACATATATGAATACTAGGACACAACAGTTAATGGAATATGCGAAGATCATAAAAGATACTCCGTATGCACTTAGAACGTATTTACAAACATTCGATAATACACAGAAGAAGTATGTTCCAATGGACTTGTTTGAAGATCAAATTCAACTAATTCAGGACTACGAAGACTACAACGAAAATATTACAAGAAAGTATAGACAAGCCGGTGTTACAACAGTAACGGCAGCATGGTTATCAAAAAAATTACAATTAGCAAAACCCGATAATCCTGAGAGAGTCTTACTTATTGCAAACAAACGTGATACTGCGGTGGAGATGGCTAATAAGGTTAGACATTTCTTGGAACAATGGCCTGAATGGTTAAATGTTGGGTTCTCACCTGATAAAAACTCAGAAAGTAGATTTAGATTAAATAACGGTTGTGAGGTTAAGGCGGTCGCGACATCAGCGGATGCCCTTCGTGGTTATACACCTACGATACTTGTATTTGATGAGGCTGCATATATTGAAGCGGGAGATGATTTTTGGGCGGCGTCTATGGCATCACTATCTACGGGTGGTAAGATTATTCTTATCTCCACTCCAAATGGTTATGACCCTATCTACTACGGTGTTTATGACCAAGCATTACGAGGAATCAATGATTTCCATATCACAGATTTAAGATGGTTTAAAGACCCTCGTTATACTAAAGATTTACGTTGGATTAAATGTAAAGATATCTGTCACTATATGTTAAATAGAGAACAGTATAATGATGATGAAGTCGTTTTATATGACTTTGACATGAAAGAATATCTTAAACTTATTGAAGATGGTTATAAACCATTTTCATCTTGGTTTGAGTCTATGTCTAAGAAATTTAAATATGATAGACGTAAAATTGCTCAGGAGTTGGAATGTGATTTCTTAGGATCAGGAGATGGAGTTATTCCAAGTGATGTACAAGAAAACATAGCTAAAAACATGGTTAGAGAACCCATTGAAAAATATATGCAAGGTACATTTTGGCAATGGAAGGAACCAATTATAGGTCATCGTTATATTATGGGTGTGGACGTGAGTAGAGGTGATAGTGAAGATTTTTCTGCAATTTCAATTATTGATTTTGATGATAGAGAACAAGTTGCCGAATATATAGGTAAAATACCTCCCGATGATTTAGCTGCTGTTGCATATAAATGGGCTATTCTATATGGTAATGCGTTTATAGTGACGGATATCACTGGAGGAATGGGGGTTGCAACGTCGAGAAAATTAACTGAGTTAAATTATAAGAACGTTTATGTTGAAGGGGTTAATACTCAAAACATTTGGGACTATAATGCTAAGGCGATGGAGAAAATACCGGGACTTAACTTCAATAATAAAAGAACACAAATTGTTGCCGCATTTGAAGAACAACTTAGAAAAGGATTTATTGTTAGATCCGCAAGATTATTAAATGAACTTAATACGTTTGTTTATTTAAACGGAAGACCTGATCACATGAAAGGTACTCATGATGATGCCATTATGGGATTATCTATGGCATTATATTCCGCGGATATATCATTTAATCTTTTACAGAAAAATGAAAATGCTAACAAAGCAATGTTAGATTCTTGGACTATGACAGAAAGATCATATGAAACGAGTAAATCGTTTTATTCATATGGTACTGCATTTGATCAAATTGGTTCGATGGGTACGGATAATAATAACTTATATTATCAAGATAATTCAATGAATGTTAGTAAACAAACATATCAAGAGAACTCGTGGTTATTTGGGGGTAGACGTAGATAACGTTTAGTTTATCATTATTTTAGTTTATATTATAAAGAAAAGTATTTATATAGAATGGCAAATCAAAATTTAACTGTATTTCAGAAATTAACAAAGATGTTTGGTTATCCAGGGAAACCTCAAGTAACACAGGCACCTACCTTTAATTTCAGTAAAGATGAATTACTAAAAACAGACAGTAGAGAAGAATATGAAAAAGCAATGTTACAGGCTCAACAGAGTCAATACATTGCCGATAAATGGACTAAATTAGATCAGTCTCTTTATAACCAATCGGTTTATTATGAACCAAATAGATTGGCCGCTTATTACGATTACGAAGCTATGGAGTTTACTCCTGAGATATCAGCAGCATTAGACATATATGCGGAAGAGTCTACTACAATGTCAGAAAAAGGTCAAATTTTAACGATCTATTCTGAGTCAGATAGAATTAAAGAAATATTAGAGGATCTCTTTAACAATAGATTAGACGTAAATACTAACTTACAAATGTGGACAAGAGGTGTTTGTAAGTATGGTGATAATTTTGTTTATTTAAAGTTAGATCCTGAGAAAGGTATTGTTGGATGTCAACAATTACCAAATATTGAAATTGAAAGATTGGAAGGTGCCGCGGGTAAAACTACAACACAGAATAAAGATTTAAAAGTTCCGTCAAGAGAATTACGTTTCCAATGGAAGAACAAAGATTTGGAATTCCAAGCATGGGAGATTGCTCATTTTAGATTATTAGGTGACGATAGAAAATTACCATACGGTACTTCAATGTTAGATAAGATTAGAAGAATTTGGAAACAACTTTTACTTGCGGAAGATGCCATGTTGATTTATAGAACATCGAGAGCACCCGAAAGGCGTGTATTCAAAGTGTTTGTTGGTAATATGGATGATAAAGATATTGAATCTTATGTACAACGTGTTGCAAACAAATTTAAAAGAGATCAAATTTCTGATCCACGAAACGGTCAAGTTGATATGAGATATAATCAAATGGCAGTTGATCAGGATTATTTTATTCCTGTTCGTGATCCATCACAAACAAACCCAATTGAAACTTTACCAGGTGCGCAAAATTTAGGTGAGATTGCCGATATTGAATATATCCAAAAGAAAATGTTAGCCGCATTACGTATCCCTAAAGCATTCTTAGGATTTGAAGAAGTTGTTGGTGAAGGTAAGAGTTTAGCATTAATGGATATTCGTTTCGCAAGAACAATCAACAGAATTCAAAAATCTGTTATTCAAGAGTTAAATAAAATTGCATTAATCCAATTATACCTTTTGGGTATGGAGGATGAATTAAATAATTTCTCATTGTCATTAACTAACCCATCAGCACAATCTGATTTGTTACGTATTGAACAATGGAAAGAGAAAGTTACACTTTACAAAGATGCAACATCGGATCAATCACAAGTGGGTATCTTACCTGTGTCTCATACATGGGCTAAGAAGAATATCCTTGGATTTAGTGATAGTGAAGTTATGTTGGATTTACAACAACAACGTTTAGAACGTGCATTAGGATTTGAATTAACAAATACTCAGAATGTTATTAAACGTTCAGGTGTGTTTGATGAAGTAGATGCTAAGTATGGTATTCCTGAAGAAGATAGAGAAAAGGCAATGGAAGCCGCGGGTGGAGCTGAAGGAGGAGGAATGGATATGGGTGGAGGAGGAATGGATATGGGTGGAGCACCACCGCCACCATCAGGTGGAGGAGAGGCACCATTGAGTGAATCAACATTACAAAGAAAATCTAAAAAATCTAAGATTTTAAGTATGTTGGGAGAAGAAAAAGAAGATTTTAATATTCTATTTGATATGGAAAAGGCTCAACAGAATATTTATGAAATAGAGACGAAAATAAATGATATGTTAAACGATTAAAAATGAACAAATTCGGGGTTATTAAAACCAAATTATTAAATAAGTTAACTGAATCTTACGCTAAAGAAAATAAAGCTGAGATAAAAAATATTTTAACAACAATTAAAGAAAACAAAGATTTCAAAGAAATGTATTTGTTTTACGAAGAAATTGAAGGTAAAACTATTTCAGATAAAGAAACTGCAAAATTATACGTTGAAGGTTTAAGTACATATTTTGGTCAACCGATAGGAAATTGGAGTAATTTAAATGTATTTTGTGAATCTTTAAACAAAAGATTAGGTGATGAAGAAGTAACAACAAATGAATTATATGAGTCTTTAGATATATTATCTGAAAAAGATTCATTATCAAATATTGAAAAGAAAGTTATTGCTAAAAAGAAATTAGTTGAACATTTAACAACTAAAAAAGAAATTACAGAATCAAAAGAAACTACATTAGTTCCTAATGAAACTTTATTAAATGCTGTGTTAGCAAACAATTTCAATGTTTTATATTCTAACACATTATCCGAATCACAAAAAGAAGAGTTAAAAAATATTTTATCAATTTCTTATGACGATTTAATTACTAAAAGTAATGAATTGGCCGAATCAGTTATTAAACAAGTATCTACACTTTTAAGTGAATCAAATGATACAGATTTATCCAATAAATTAAAGGCGGTAAAAGATGAGGTAACTCAGATGTCTCCGTCGAGATATAACTATTACAGATTAAACGAATTAAAAAATGGACTTAGTTAAGTCCATTTCTTTTTTGTTGTATATAAACTGCTTTTAACTTTTCAGTTCTTTTCTTAACTGAAGGTTTAGTAAAGACTTGTCTTTCCCTCAATTCTTGAACTTGTTTAACTTTTTGAACTTTATGTTTGTAAGTTCTAAGTGCAGTTTCTATACTTTTTTCTTTTGATAAATCTACTATAATCATATATTATAAATATACTACAAATATATGAAATTATTTTTGGTTATTCCAAGTATTTTCTTTATTTTTTATAAACACCATAAGAAATAATAATATGAATAATTAATGAAAACAGGTAAGTATATCCCTTTAGGGACTTACAATGATGTAAAGATCGGTTATGGTACCGTAGATTTTAAAAATCTTAAAACCATTTACTTAAAGTTAAATTCGTGGGTACAACCCGAAAATGAAACTGATGATTTTGATCACATGATTCATAAATCAAGAAGAAAAGTTAAAGAAATAATCTATAATCTTAAAACCCCTTATTTTAAACAACAATCTATTGTTGACTTAGATATTAGAACAAAGGGAATTAAATTAGAAAAGAGATCTTTTATGAACTTGGAAATCACATTATATGTTGATAATCAGTTCGACGTTAAATCAAAAGAAATTAAAAATAACATAAAGGATATTCTAATTTATGTTATAGAAGATGGTCTTTCTGATAAAAAACTATTCAATTTTTACAAATCCAAAAAATAATAGGGATATCGATGTATTTATAGTAATAAAATCTATAAATGAAGATATTAGGACCCAAAGAACTTGGAACAGGAATTTTAATAGAATACGACGCAGGACACGTATCTCCAGACGAGAACAAAAAAATTATACAGGAAATGAAGGGTGTGGACTTCTCAGAAGACCTAATCCTTTATGCTGTCTTACAAAAATTCGATACTCCAAATAAGAACGGAAGGATATATCCTGAAATGTTACTTAAAAGAGAGAACGAAAAATATCAATCACTTATTAAGAAGGGAGGAGCATTAAACGAATTAAATCACCCTTCATCTTCACTAATCGATTTAGATAGAGTATCACACTCAATTTTAGAAACTTGGTGGGACGGTAGAATCCTTATGGGTAAAATCAAGTTATTCACTTCTCCTGGATGGAAGAAGATGGGTATCGTTTCAACCAAAGGAGACCAAGCTGCAATGTTATTAATGAACGGAGCAACTCTTGGTATCTCTTCACGTGGTGTAGGATCACTTAAACAAGTTAAAGGAGAAAACATCGTACAAGATGATTTCGAATTAGTTTGTTTTGATTTAGTATCATCACCATCAACTCCCGGAGCTTATATTTTTAAGGACCCATCAGAAAGAGACCAATATCAAGAAGCTGAAATCAAGAAACCAACACTTGACAGTAGAATGTCAAAACTTATGGGCAATTTAGATACATTTTTATCTAAATAATAAACTTTATAGGGGCAGTAATATTAAAAAACACGATTTTTTACTAAATCGTAGTATTTATAAGATAATAAAAACAATTAATTTTCACAATGAGCGAAAAATCAATTTTAGAACAAGCGTTACTTCAAGTGCAAAATCTTGAAGAAGCAGTTAAGCAAAATGCAAAAGGTATACTTGCTTCAACAATGAAGGAAGAACTTAAAGATTTGCTAAAAGAATCATTGGAAGAAGAGGAAGATGTTGACGTTATGGAACAACCAGAAACTGAAACTGATCCTGAAGGAGAGGAAGAACAAGATGTGGCAGCTGACGACGAAGAAACAGACGATGAGTCTGAAGAAGACGTTGATACAGATGTTGATACAGATACAGACCTCGATAACTTAGACTCAACAGATGACGTTGATTCAGATGTTGACGCTGACGTTGACATGGATGATATGAGTACCGATATGGATACTGATATGGAATCTATGGATGACGAAGGTTCAATGGATGATGAAGACGTTATGGATATGACAAGTGCTTCAGACGATGAAGTTCTTAAAGTATTCAAAGCTATGAAACCAGAAGATGGTATCGTAGTTAAGAAAGACGGTAACAATGTTGAATTCGGTGACGGTGAAGATGAATACATTATCAAATTAGATGGTGAAGATTCTGATGTCGATGCTGGAATGGACATGGGTGCTGACTTTAGTTCAGATGTTGATTCTGACGTTGATTCCGACGTTGAAATGGATGAAATGGATATGGATGTGGATGCTGATATGGACACTGATACAGATGTTGATGGTGAAATGGAAGCTGACGAAGAAACTATCTATGAAATCGAATTAGACGAGGAAGATGAGGTTGAAGAACCTAAAAAAGTTGAAGCTACTGAAGCTGCACGTACAAAATCAAACCCTCACGGAAACAAGAATGGTATGAAAAGAGCTGGTTTACCATCTAAAAAAATGTACAAGGCAGGATCTGGTATCAACGAACAAGTTGAAACATTGAAAAAACAAAATGCTGAATATAAAAAGGCATTAGTATTATTCAAGGATAAACTAAATGAAGTTGCAGTATTCAATGCAAACTTAGCTTACGCTACACGTTTGTTTACTGAACATTCAACTACAAAACAAGAGAAATTGAACATATTAAAGAGATTTGATACAGTTTCTACTATGAATGAATCTAAAGGTTTATTCAACACAATCAAAACTGAATTAGGTTCAAAAACTACGGTTACCGAATCAGTTGCGACAAAAATCTCTAACACTCCATCAACATCTTCTTCTACAGAGGTATTATCTGAGTCAAAAGCTTACGAAAATCCTCAATTCAGTAGAATTAAAGAAATGATGAGAAAAATAAAATAAATTAAAAACAAAATACAATTTTAAAATGGGAGCATTATTAGAATCAGGTATGGTAGGTAACATCGGTCTTAAGCACCTTAGAGTTATCAAAGAAGATACCATCAAAAAATGGGACGAATTAGGCTTTTTAGAAGGTCTTGACGGTCACCAAAAAGATAACATCGCACAATTATATGAAAACCAAGCGTCTTACTTAATCAACGAAGCAGCAGTAGCTGATGCGTCTGGTTCTTTCGAGACTGTAGTTTTCCCTATCATTCGTCGTGTATTCTCTAAATTATTAGCTAACGACATCGTGTCTGTACAAGCTATGAACTTACCAATCGGTAAATTATTCTATTTCATTCCTAAAATTCAGGAAAGAGATGGTAATGGTCACTACTCACCTTATGGTGGTGCGAACAACGATTTAGGTTTACCACAGAACGCACAATCAGGTTATCCTGCTGGAAAGAGAAGTTTATATGATCGTTTCTACGAAGCTAGTGACGATTTAGAACAAGGTCTTTTTGATTACTCAAAAGGAGCTTTCTCTGTTCAATCATTAACTGTAAATGGTTTCACAACTTTCTCTAATGGTGTGGTTGATGTTAGTACAAGTGCAATTGCAACAGGTACAACAAAATCAAATGTTATTTTAGCATTATCTGGTTTCACATCAGCAGGTGCAGGTAAATTAAAAGGACCAGACGGTAATGAAATGGATTCTGAAGAATTCTTAGCTTCATTACAAGTGTTCACTTCAGATGCTAACTTATTAGCTTTCTTAGGTGCGACTACAGGTACTTCTTTACCAATCAATATCGTTACTCAAAAGTACGGTAAAGGTATCGTAGAATACGGTGCTAAAACAACTAACTCAACACAAAACTACTATGATATTTGTGATGCTGATGGTGTTATCTATGTTCAAGTAGATTTACAAAAATACAGTGCAACTGCAGGTTTCGTTGATTACGTTGTAACTGGTTCAACATTAGCTAGAACAGAATTCAACGCATCTTATCGTAAGTATGCAACTTTGGAATTTGAAGAGCAAATTGGTGAAGTATCTTTTGATTTAGAATCAGTAACAGTTTCTGTAACTGAAAGAAAATTAAGAGCTAGCTGGTCTCCAGAATTAGCACAAGATGTTAGTGCATTCCACAACATCGATGCTGAAGCTGAATTGACAGCTTTATTATCAGAGCAAATCGCTGCCGAAGTTGACCGTGAAATCTTACGTGATTTACGTAAAGGTGCAGCATGGAAAGCTAAATGGGATTACAATGAGTGGAAATACGGTGGTGCAAACGGTGCAACTTTACAAGGTTACACACAGAAAGATTGGAACCAAACTTTGGTTACAAAAATCAACCAAATTTCAGCTCAAATCCACAAAACTACGTTAAGAGGTGGTGCTAACTGGATCGTTATTTCTTCAGAGATTTCTGCAGTATTTGATGATTTAGAGTATTTCCACGTTTCTAACGCAGAACCAGAGCAAGATCAATATAACATGGGTATCGAGAAAATCGGTTCAGTAGGTGGACGTTACCAAGTGTATCGTGATCCTTACTTCCCAGCGAACAAGATCTTGATTGGTCATAAAGGTAAGTCTTTGTTAGATGCAGGTTATGTATACGCACCATATGTGCCATTACAGTTAACCCCTACAATGTACAATCCGTTCAACATGACTCCGATCAAAGGTATCATGACTCGTTACGCAAAGAAAATGGTAAACAACCGTTACTTTGGTATCATCGATGTTCAAGGTATTCAATCTTTCGGATTAGATACATTAAGATAATCTTAATATTATCAATAGAAAAACCCTCGAGAAATCGGGGGTTTTTTATTTTTGGTATATTCTAAATAAAGTTGTATATTTGTAATATGGAATACGAAAACCTACGTTTAGACATACTAACCAAACTCATAGATGAGAGGGGAATTGTATGTAAAAACAAGAAAGATGTAATGATTGAACACCTCAAAATGGACGATGAGGGGAAATATGTTCGTGAAACTACCTACGAAAAGTGGGAAGGTCGGTTTTTGGTGGGTATAGACCTTAAAAACGGACCTCATTTAATACAAATGGGTAAGTTAGTGGAAAAGAAAGAGGCGTCTCCTAAGGGTCTTTATGCATCAGATAGAGTATATTTTCTTTCTGGTCAAAAATTAATTTAAATTACCAAGTTCTACAAGCCCAATATCTTGGTTTCCAACGTGGACCTGGATTTGAACAATTGTGTCTCGCTCTAAATGATTTACGTCTTTTTGGGTTATTTTTTTTAATAACCATTCTTTTACCTTTTGCAGATTTACCACCAAATCCAAAGTTTACTTTAACGACTTTACCTTTGTCGTTTTTAACATAAACTTTAAATTTCTTAACGTCTCCTTGCATAATTTTACCTAACTGAACTTTACGTCCTTGGTATTCCGCTTCATTTAACATATTGTTATATTCGAAATTAGTATTTTGTACTGAACCGTCTTCATCTTCGTAAATTAATACGGGAGTTTGTTCGTTATATTCAAATAGTCTTTCGAATTGATCTTCTGATATTTGTATTATTGTTCTTTTTTCCATATTTTCATCGAATTTAGTCATAGTTGGTTTATTACCCTTTCCCACTTTAGGATCTTTTTTTTCAGCTCTTCTTTTTTGTGAAGTCATTGCTTTCTTTTCTTTTTTACTGTAAGACGAAGCAACTTTAGGAGTTTCTTTAGAAACTTTTTTTGAAGGTCTACATTTTGGATATGATTTACCGTCAGCATCTTTTCTACCACACGGTGGATGTTTACCGTTTACCTTTTTACTAACATCAACCCATTTTTCTTTAAACCATCTTCTAAGGTCTTCTTTTAAAACCTCACCAGATTTAATGGATTCTTCTATATATTCTTTATCTTCTTTTGAAACGATAATTCTCATATTATTTACATTTTCTCCAACCACCACCTTTAGATTTGTAATTTTTTGCCGCCCATCCGTTTGCATATGCTGAAGGATAAACATCAAATTTTCTTTTAGCCGCCGCTTTAGATGCTGCCCATTTTGCAGGGTCTGTAGGACAATTCTTACTCTCGTCTATTTCTTTTTCGGTAGATTCATTCTTAGGTGATTTACCTTGCTTCTTCATATTAATTGCAATTGCCGCTTGTTGAGCTGGACTACTTGCTTCGTTTGTTGGAACACAGTTTGGTACCATTTTTCCGTTTTTCTTCTTACCACCAACTTGTTTATATCCATCCCAACATTTTTCATCAAGTTGATCTTCTTCATTCATACTAAATTGATCCATATCAGCGGTTACATCTTCTTTATCATTACTTTTAGTTTCATTCATAAAGAAATCAAAAACTTGATCCATGTTGTTCTTTGCCTCAGATACGTGATCATCAGCCCAATCGTGACCATTCTTAATGATTTGATCTAACTCTTGTGGATCCATTTTCATCAACATCTCACATTGTCTGTGAATTTGTTGTAAATTACTGAAAAACATGTAGTTTTCAGTTGATTGATTTTCCTTTATAATCTTAGTGATATATTTTCTAAGATCGTTTTCTTTTAGTTTAATTACTTTCATAATATATAAATAGTTTTATTTTTCAGACAATATTTCAAACTTAATTGATTCGTTATAATAAATCTCCTCAGTATGTGTTTTTGCTTTAATTTCTAAATGGTACTCTCTCGGAATATAGTTATTTGTATCAAAATAGAATGAGTTTTCATTAGTCTTATCTAACAATGTCCAATCATGTACATTGACATCAACTGTTCCTTCCTTAATATATAATCTATAATAAACCTCATCAAATAACACTGATTTTGGTACATCTAAAGATTTAATTGTTACAATTACTTTTCTAACATCACCTTGTTTAATTTTCTCACCTTGTTTAATGCCAAAGTATTGAATTTTATAACGTTGTAATTCTGTTTGATTTTCCCCGATTGTATATTGTGATGTAAATGGTTTCGGTACAAATTTTTGTCTAATGTCCTCAATTTCAATACCGTCAATTGATAAATCAGTCCAACGATCGTAGAAAAAACGTTTACCATCACATAAATTACCATCAATACCTAAGGTTACTCTATAAACACCCTTTTTAACATGAGATACTGATTGTAGATTGTTTAAACCACTTATAACCGTTCCCGTTGAGTCTAAAATATCAACTCTTGGAACTGTATCTAAATTATAAAAATTAGTTCCTTTAGTTACGTATAAATAAAGATGGTTATCCACACCTGCCGCGAAATTCAACCTATTATCGTCTATTCTATCATTTACATATGTCTCAACATATGGTTCAAAGAACGTTTGTGTATATTTTGTAAAAAATGAAACTGATTGTTCAAACATAGGTGTTAAATCTTGGAAAGGAACCGAAAACGCCAATCCAAGTCCTTTTAAATTTCCTAATGTGTTCCATTGTAACATATCATTAATATATGAGGTGATATCAACATTAATATCTTCATTACCGTTATCAAAATGGATAGTTTCAATAATTGTTGGGTTTTCGGCATATATACCTGATGTAGACCAACTATTTAATGTAGTCCTATCGTACCAAGTTGATGGTCTTTGATCAAATACTTTTTCACCGTTTAATGTATCGGCGTTAGTATTAACATAATCAAATCCAACTCCTTCATCCCAATATTCACCAATTTCAAATAAAATTAAATCAAATGATGTTGCTCTATCTCTACCGGTCGATCTTAATTGACCTTTAAATGCCTCATCCCCAAAAATACAGTTGGTTAAATGTAAAGTATGTGTGATATTAGTAAGATTAGAAAATTCACCAGTATTAAATTTATTAATTAAATCTGTAAAATCTACTTTAAATATGAATTTAGAAAACCCACCACCATAATAGATCTCAGTTGTAGGGTTTTTAGCCGTATTAACCTGAGAATTCTTTATAATTGTGTTGTTCTTCTCAAAATAGGAACGTATATATGACATCTTTTTTATTAATAAATATCAAATTAGTTGATTCTAATCGATTTATTTAATATATCATTTTCAATCGTTTTTAAAAGTTCTTTTAATTGATTACCCTCATTATAATCATATTGACCTGAAATTGACATTAATGGATTATGTCTATGTGTAAAAATTACTTCAATCATCTTATTAAGTAAGTTTAATAAGTTTTCCCCTCTTACCGTGGAGAATGTGGCTGGTTCAATCTTTTTAATATAATCTTGTTGTGTTAACTCATACCCATTTAAATCAAAAAACGGTACTGGATTATTAGATTCATTTGTACCTAAATCGGTAGACAATAAATAAAACTTATCGGCCATTATTGCTCCAAACGTTTGTTCAGGACTATTAGGGTCAATTTTAACTCTTTCTTCAATTGACTCAACCTCTTTAATTTCATTTTTTGCTTTAGTTTCTGACCATATCAAACCGCTAGATGGTCCAACCCTTAAAACATTTACATTATTTAATATTGTTTGTCTATTATCTCTTTCTTCTTGAGTGCTTAAAGAATCTGTTTTAAATTTTTTGGTAGGTCTAAAATAAAAAGGATGCATGTCATCCATGTATTGTGATAAATTATAATTTTCATCTAAACCAAATAACCCTTTTTCGTGTAATATAAAAATATTATCTCTTATATCTTTATAAATGTCATTTATGGAATTTACTGTGGTTGTTAATGTTGGTGTTGTTTGTGTATCGTCTAAATTAATTAATTTTATTAATGAAGATGTTGCATATGAATGCTCAGTAAAATAATTACTTTTAAACTCGTCCCCAAAAGGAGTGATAACTTTATAGACAAATAGTCTTATTGTTGCAGGAGATTCATCAGACACATTTTTTAATCCACCTTCTTTATATACCTCATACTCGACAATATATTTAATATCTTTATTTTCACTTACATTATTTTTAACAACGACCTCCTCTATTGTCATCTTTTTAGGGAATTTTTTAAGATATAACCTAGATGATTTTTTAGCCATTATTGGATAATCTATTAAAACCGCTTTGTTCGACGCACTTGCGGCACCTTTAGATAATAACTTACCACTTCTTAATTGTAACCCATTTTCGGTAAATAATATATCTGAATTATTTTTACCATATATTGCAAAATCTTTTTCTTTTGCAAATGTATTTTCAGATTTTTTATTAATGTACTTACCCCCAATATTATTTCTTATGTTTGGTTTATGTAAAACACTAACACCATAAGTTGTATTTGCCACTTGTTGTGAAAATGTTTGACCGTTATAATCATACATTGTTGTAAATGGACCCGCAATATATTCAACATTTACAGTATCTTTATCCGTATTATATTGAATGATTTTTACCGATTGATTTATTTCAGGAATAAAATTAATGTTATTTGGTAAAAATGGATTTGCAATAAATAAATCCCTGTCACTCCAAGGTTCATAATCTATAGCCTTTTCTCTTTGACCTGGCATTTCGTTATAACGAATAACTCGTATTCTACCAATTCCTAACGGATCAACATTATCTACACATTTACCAATATCTATTATTTTCATTTCCCCGTATATCTTTTTTCAATTTCTTTATTAACCTTATTATATAAACTCTCAACACCATCTAAATGACGTGTTAAATCAATAATTAATTCTTTTGTTTTTTCAAATTCCTCTAATAATTCATCTGCAACAATGAGTAAATCTTTATTAGATTTATTTTGTACATCGTTTGCTATTTCAATTAATTTTTTACTTTCCATATTATTAGTTTTTCATCAATGCACCTGACATAACTTGACCAGGTAAAATAATATCTCCTTTTAAAGAAATCATTTTTTTATTTGTTGATAAAAATGGTGTAACTGCCAAATTATCCGCCATTCCTTCTACATGTGCTGCGGTTGATAATACGTGATAATTCGCTTCTCCATTAACATCACCTGTTGGTATTCCCATATTTTGCATCTTTTCAGTTATGTCCATACTTGTTTTAACCGCACTAAATCCAGGTAATTTATCCGCCAACAATAATAAACTTGCAGGTATGTTACCACCACCCGAAGCATTTAATGCACCACTAATTGCAGCACCAATCGCAGCAATTAACGCGGCACAACTATCTAAACCATTTTCTAATATTTGTTTTAATAAAGCAATTAATGCAGATATAACCAAATAGTATCTTTTTAACTTATCTCTTAATATTTTTCGTATGATTTTAATTAAAAAGTTTTTAAGGTCGGCTTTAACTCTCTTCCAAAATTCTCTAATAAATTTCCAAAACAACTCTTGTATTGTACATAAAAATATATTCTTAAGTTTTTTTAATAATTCTTTTGCATCCATAACGAGATTTTTAGCTAAAGCATTAAATTGTTTATAAATTATTACAATAGGTAAAAACATTTTAGGTGATATAATACTCATTACTAACGCCTTAGGAATATTAATAATAAATGATAAATTTAAAGATATTTTAAAACTTGGTAAATCAATTGAAAAATCAGATTGTTCATATGCATCGGATGCCGATTTGTCTAATACACCGTCTATCCACGTTCTTCTGTCTTTTTTAGATTCTAAATAAATAAAATCTTCCATATGTACCGTATTGTACGGAACTTCATAATTATTACAATCAACAAATCTTAAAACCTTCCTTCTTCTTGCATCCTCTTCCTCTAAATCAATACCCTCAACATCATCAAAATCAAAATAAAAATCATCATCAGATTCTTCATCATGAAATAAATTTGTTGGGGTTGATCCTGTAACCGGACCGTTATTACAGAATGCAAATATTTTACTTAACATTCTTTCCAAATTGTTTATTGCCTCATCTAAAGATGGTGCAAAATCTAATGGGTTTTCCATACCACTAAAAGAACCTCCAGCACTAATACCTGTTTTATCCGCCGTAACACTACAAGCCTTTAAAGTCATTAACATGGCCTTTTTAATAATTTCATTCAAGTCAGGCATTTCTATACTTGAGTAGTAGTCGTTAAAAAAATCACCGACATTTACGTTACCATAAGTAATATTTCCCCCATTAATTGTGGGTTGAGTTAAACCTGTAATATAGAATCTTTGTTGATCAACTTGCCAAGTAGAATTAAATAATGTTTTATTACTCGGTGTATCAAATTGAAACTGATTACCTATTGATGTTGTTGTACCCCCACTAATAAAAGTTTGATACATTTGATAGTTGGGTTGTACATAAAGTCCGTTTCTTTTTTTCGGATTTTCATACATTATTTTACCGTAATCACTATCAGGAGGAACTTTAAACATTCCTAAAAAATCAATTTCTTTTGGATATATGTAAACCTCATCTCTTTCTTTAGTTCCACCCATAAATTGGTCGGTTCCACAAATACCATCGTTAGCAAAAAAGGCATTTTTAACACAATCCATTAATATTTGTTTTGCAGAGTTTTTAGTAATCTCCACCGAATCTAATACGTGTTGTCTAAGTCTTTGAGTTGATTGAAACCTATCAGGATCATTCACTGTTCGTCCAGACTCTAAAAATTTATTAACAACACCTATTACCTCCTCAAATATATTTTTATTATTTAATTTTTTCTTTTTTTTGTTAGCCAACTTTGATTTAAGTTGTTCTAATTTTGCATTTAAATTTGGGAGTTTCTTTTCAAATTTTTTAAGTGTATCTTCAGGATCCAAACCAAAATTTAGGTTTGCGTTATCTACCGTTTTTTGAATAATGTCAATTTGGGTCTTTATTTTCTCAAACATTATAATGAATAGTTAGTTGATTTATTGTCGTTTCCGTCATTAACCAATCTATCCAAAATCTCACGATCTTCGTCAGATAAAGTCAATTTACCCATAGAACCTCCACCACCAGGTCCGCCAGTGGTTTGTTTAAGTAAAACACTTTGTAATTTAACTAATGAAATCTTCTTCTCGGTACAATCGTTAAGGATCTTCTGTTGTTCTTTAATAACAGGACCAATTGTACTCATGTCTTCTGCGTCCTTCATAAAACTCATCATTTTTCTCAAAATGGTTGAGGCAGTGTTTCTATTCTCAACGACATCGTTGTAGATCTCCTGCATTAAGGCTAACGCCGAATCAACATCTAATGTAATATTGTTTCTTTGTGTTCTCATATCAATAAATAGATTTATTCTAAAAACCCACCCAAAATACCGTCATATAGTTTTTTATAACGTTTAAGGGAGACTCTAATCTCTTTTGTTGATAAGGAGGTCATTTCTCGTAAAGAGAGTAAAATGAGATTCTTATTGAATTTATTCCCGTCACCTACTTGAAAAATCTTATCGAAGTTTCCAAAGATTTCCAATAACGCATAACCTAATTTTCTTTCGTTATCAGATAAGTTTTTCTCTTTTTCTACAAAATTTTCTAAATCTACGGTAAGTTTTACAATTACAGATGCATAATCAACAATGTGCTCATCGATAACAAATGACAATTTTGGATCATCTTCAAAATCTGAAGAAATATCGTCATATGATACTTGTCTATTTTGTTCTTTAGTATCTTTCTGTATTGCTCCCATAAGGTAGTTTTTACAGATCGTACCAAAGTAAGAATAAGCTTTAGTATTTTTTGTGTGATCAAACTTGTTGATCTTGGTTATAAGAAAAGACATAGTGTCTGTATGAATCTCTTCAAATTCCATGTCTTTTCTATAAAGTTTATAACGTCGAATAATTGATTCGACCATTATAATTAGGGGTTCTCGTAAATATTCGTTGAATATCTTGTTTTTTTCTGCTTCATCAGTACTTTCTAAGTAATTGACTACCGCCTTCTCTTGATCCTCCCCAAAATATATTTTTTGGGTTCTTGGTCTTGGCATTAAGCTATTTCATAATTTACGTCTCGTTTATTTTTAAAGAAAAATTCTTTCTTCGCGGTCTCCAACCAAAACTTAGCTTCGTCTTCAGTAAGTTTATTAGTATCGTCATTTTTATATAACCAAAATAATGAATCTTCTCTGAAATTTAAGTGTTGGTATCCTACTTGAGGAACTGTCATAATTTTAACATTATTATGTGTTAATCTTAAAAGAAACTCATATCCAAATGTTAATTTAATATTTTCTTTTAATGAACCGTTATCTTTAATAACTTGTGTTTTATATAAACCTCCACTAATTTGATAGTTTTGAAAATCTAATAAAACTTCATTATCCAAAAATCCTTGTTTTTCTGTGAACCCGTAAGCCCATGTTGATTCATTTGTAAAACTTACAAATTTACCTTCATTGTTAATATCTTTTACTACAGGTAAAAAAACATCAACATCGTTATATTTCTTTTTATATTGATCGATAGATTTTAACCAAATAGGTTTATACTCATCATCAACCTCCAAAATACTAAACCATTCAGTATCACATTTTTCAATACCCAAATTGATTTGTGAACAAAAATCTGTTTTACCATTATTTGCCACAATATTAATTTCTAATAATTCAGATAAATTAGATAATTCATTTTTAATTGACGGAGGACAAACAACTATCAATTTAACATCTTCGTAAAATTGTTCTACGGATTTAATTGAGTTATCCAACATTACACGATAACTGTCTTCAATTCTATGTACAGGTAAAATTACTGTTATATTTTTCATATTATTCTTGTTCTTTTTTTAGATTTTCTAATGCCTTTGTAAATGTTTCAACTCTTTTATTTGTAAATGAATTGAAAATTGATAAGATATTATTTTTAGTTATTTCAGTTTCGTATGGTAATAAAGTATCTTTCATTTTTTGTTTAACCTCATCAGTTAATTCAACACCATCTAACCACGCTAAAACATATGTTCCTAAAATGTCAACTAATTTATTTTCGTCATATGTCCACATTCCATTTTCAGTTAACCAGTCAGGTTCTGTACTTGGTATTTTACCTATCACAGGAACATTAGATTTCATAGATTCTAATGGAAACGTACCAAACGTTGACTCATCATCTATCCACAATGAAACCATACATTCTTTTAAACCTTCAGAAAATTCTTCGTATGACATTTGAACCATATCTCTAAAAGTAATCCAACGTAAATGTGGATACTTTATATAGAACTCAGAAATTATTTTTCTATGTTTAACTCTATCTCTACAACTAATTGCAATGTAAGGTTTTACAATATCTTCAATCTGTTTAAAATTATCACCAATAATTGGAGGTACAATGTGAACTAAAATTTCAGGGAATAATTCTTGAATGTATTTTTTAGATGCTTCCGTTGTGGTAATAACTCTATCAATTCCATAATCACTCCAACGACTACCAACAGGTAATGTTTCAAAAATATATTCTTTTTGTTGTACTAACATAACTTTAGTACATCTTACATTAGCCAATTGTTGTAAGACATTTGAATAATATTCAGGAACAACAATAACGTCATCAATTAAAATATTAATTTTATCTTCTTTAATTGAAACAAGTTCTAAAACATCATATTTTTCACCTAACCATTCAGGTTTAGTGTATGACTTATCTTCTGTTAAAATTTTTGGATTTGATCCATTTTCTTTTAATGTTAAAGCCATATCGTAGATATGTTTTATTGCTGCTCTAGCATTGTTTTTAGTGTCGTACGTTAAAAAATATATAACGTTCTCTTTTGTTTCTAACCTTCCTAAGGCTGATTCAAGTTTTTCTATGTTTTCTTTACTCATCTTCGTCTTCTATTAAAATTTGATTTTTTATTAATGTGTTAAATGCAATTCTGAAAGATACTGATGTTCCTTCTTGTGCAAATTTCCCGAGTTCTTCATCTACGTCGTCAATTTCACCTAAAACTCTATCCAAACACATTTTTATAATTTCGTATTTGAATATGTTTACCTCAGTTACTTCTGTTCCGTCTTCGTCTGGGATTGTTCCTCCTGTTCTACATTTTTCTGTGATTCCATCAAGGTCAATGTAGTAGTTTTTTCCAAAGATTTCAACCATGGTTCGTTTATTTCTGTTAATTTAGATATTTCTTTAGGATTAGTAAAGAATTGATTATAAGTGGTATTGAATTTAATTCCAGTTTTGTTCTCAGGAATTAAGTCAATAATCTTTTTATTGTCGGTGATCCATACATCACATTTACTCCAAGAATCTTCAATATCCTTAGTTCTAATAAATTTAATATTATTACCAAGAAAACCATTCTTAGATAAAAAGAATAATGTTGCGGGTTTTGATTTACCTAATTCATCTAAACCAATTAATGTAAAATTGTGTTCAGGGTTATCAAATAAAATTTTATGTAAATCTGTGAAGGTAGTTGAATAACTCAAACCAGCATGACCAAAAACTTCAATAGGATATTCAATAAACAAAAAGTTTTCAAATTCTTCTTGTGATTGAAATTTATAAGAATTTAATAAATTATCATTTTGAATTGGTTCAGTAACACCATATTCAAAAGTGTTTTCTTCTTCCTCTTCTATAATAATATCACTATTAAAATAGGACTCATTATAATGATAATCAAATTTTTGGATTGTGTTTCTTAAAACCCCATCAATACTAATGTATATTTCCATTGTAAAAATATACAATGAATTGAGTTATAAGTAAATACTAATCGTATCTATTCAATATTTCTCCGATGATTGGATTTCTTACAATGTCTTCCATACCAAATTCAAAAATACCAATTCCTTTAACATCTTGTAATCTTTTCTTCGCATCAAATAAACCAGATTTTGTTTTGTCTCTGAATTTATCCGATTGTTCAAGATCACCCGAAATAAAGAACTTAGAGTTAAAACCAATACGAGTTAATAATAACTTAATCTGTGATGGTGTTGCGTTTTGAGCTTCTTCAAAAACAAGGATCGTATTATCTACGTTCCAACCTCTCATGTAAGCAAGTGCTGCGACCTCAATATAACCTTGGTCTTTTAACTCCTCACGAGCTTCTTTACCTATAATCTTATTTAATAGATAATATGATGGATAAATGTATGGATCTAATTTCTCTTCTAAACCACCAGGAAGTGATCCTAATTTCTCTTCAGCTTCAACTGCGGGTCTAACTATGATAATCTTCTCATACTTGTTAGAATCGTCGTATAATAGGTCTACGGCACGTTTCATGGCTATATAGGACTTACCTACACCTGCCGGACCGAAACATAATGTAATTTGATTTTCTCCAAGAATATTCCAATAGGTTTCTTGGTTTTTGGTTAAGAACTTTTCTTTAGGACGTTTGATAATTTGTCTTATCCTATCTTTATGTGATATTTTCTTCTCTTCTACTAATACGGGTGGTTGGATTGTTTTGGTTCTAGTTTTATATGCCAAAATTGTTAGTTTTAAAAGTTCTGTTTATTATTTAATATGTTTAAAAATTCTTCTGATATTATCAGGTAAAGAATTAATTGGTATTAATTTACATTTAATAGTATCTAATCCTCGTCTTATTGCTTTTTGAGCCCTATGATGTCCATCTATAATTGAAAGAATATTACCCTCGTCATTAACAAATATCAATATGGGATATTGTAAATCTGCCATATCTATTTTTTGTACCTCACTATTATCGTGATCCCATGTTAATAACATATGTTTTAATCTTTCTACTGAAATTTGACTAACTGAAATATGGTCTGTGGCAATTAATAAATCCATAAGGGTTATTTTATCCCCTTCTTCGTTTTGCCAAGATGTATCATGAAGTCCCTCATTAAGACCCATTACCTTCTTTATACGTGATATGTTTTCTTGTAAATTCATATCATATAAATATCTCTATTTTCCCGTAGATCCAAATCCACCAGACCCTCTTTCGGTATCAGATAATTCAGGAACTTCTGTCATATATATGGTAGGATAAGGTAATATGATAATCTGTGCACCTCTTTCACCAACTTTATATTTAATTGAATCTAACCCTTGAGTTTTCTTAAAAGTTGCTTGTAATTCACCTCTATAACCACTATCAATTACACCTACACAATTCGATAAAATTAATTCTTGGTTTCTAACTGATGAACGAGGGAAAACTAAACCTACGTATCCTTTTGGAATTTCCATAGCAATTCCAAAACCATAAGATACACTAAATGATGTATTTTCAATTTCTTTTGTGATTGTTAAATCCATACCAGCATCACCAACTTTCGAATAAGATGGTATAACGGCATTTGGATCTAATTTTTTAACTTTAACTAATACCCCCTCACTTACAACTCCACTATTAATTGGTTGATTATTATTCATTGTTTGTTCATTAACTTCAGGTGTAATTAAATCAGATTGTAATTTGTTTAATAAATCATTTAATTCCGAAACAAAATTCAAATCAATTTCTTCGTCTTCATTATCTGATCCGATTGTTTTTTCAAAATCTTCTAATTGTTTTAAATAATTTTCAACATCTTCTTTTTCCATGTTATTTAATTTTCTTTTCTTCTAACCATTTATCTAACGCCTTAATTCTTTGTTTAAGACTATCATCTTGTGGTCTTAGACAAACCTCTACAAATAATTCAGTTATCCGTATTAATTCTTCGACCGTAACAGTAACACCAACCGATGTGACATAGTCTAACGCCATTTTACTTTGTGATTGACGCATGATTTGTATTTCACGACTATAGAATTCCATATCAGTTGGTGTTTAAATTGTTATTTTGTTTTGTAATACTCAGGTGTGTTCTTAGAGTCGATAATACATTCAATTGCCATTTTTGCAACTGAAATACTCTCGCTTGAACGAACGTCTCCAGCTCTGTATTTTGATGCAACAATTGTTGCTTCTTCTACAGTCTCCGCTTCAATAATGTACTTTAATTTTTGAAGACGTGGGTTTCCTGCTCTGTCCATTTGTTCGGTTTCATAACCGATTGTTACTAAATAATGCATGTTGTTCTATTTTATTATTGATTTAAAAAATTCTACTCTATCTTGACATACTTTCTTTAATGAGTATGTGTCTTTAACTGTTTCATATAAACGATTTCCTAAGTCCTCAATCATATTTGGATTTTCAACTAAACGTTTCATATGTTTTGCCCAATCCTTATGATTCTTTTTTGATCCTACTAATAGTGCGTTTCCTTTATCGTTAAATTTACCTTCATCTACTGCCGAAATTAAATCTATTGTAAAAGGATCAACATCACTTGCGATGATTGCCTTTTTAAAGAATCCCGCTTCAATTACTTTTAATTGTGATTTATTAGCATTGAACATTGAATCGACTAATGGTGCTAATGATACGTCAAAAGTATTATAGTTTGTCGCGTACGATGTAATATTTTTTGTCCATCTTCTTCTATACGGTTCGTTTTCATCGTTATAGGGAGTTTCTAAAAATGTTTCTAAATAACTTTTATATTCAGGACTTAATACTTTATAATTGTCGGTAAAAAATTGTTCGTATTTATACCAAACAGTTTCCAACGGTTGAATTGGTCTATTTCTTTGTTGTTTTGTTTCTGGATTAATTTCAGTAACAGTTCCCCTTGTATCAAACCCACATAAAACAAATTGAACTTTATCTTTAAAATAATTATGTATAGATGAAATTCCGTTCTCCATTAATTCTAAATCATAAAGATGTGATGATCCACCTAACCAACCAAATCTAACTTTATCAGATTTTGTTGTTTCGTTTTTAAATTGTGGTTCTTCTTCATTAACAGCATTTGGAAACACGGCAACACTATTGATCTTTAAACGATCTTTAATTGTTTTTGCAAAAATTGGAGTTGTCGTTGTTACGTAATCAACCTCTTTTAACATTTCAATTTTCATCTCACCAATCTTATTATTCTTAATTGCATAATACATTGGGTGTCTTTGGTCAACAAACCATAAATCATCGATATCCATTATAGTTAAAATACCTTTTGATTTTAACCATTTAATTCTTTGAATATTATTATCGTGATTAGTTTGATGAATAAATGTATGAAATACTACAATATCATAATTTGAAAATACCTCATCGTTATCCTCCACATTGTAAGAGATATCGACATGGATATCATCTGAGTGTTTATCTGAAATGAATACAAACGGATCCATTATTCTAAACTTACCTACACCAAACTTATCTGATGGGATTGCTAAAATTCTAATTTTTGACATTTAAATTAACTTATATGTCTAAAATATAACTAAAAAAATTGGAAAAACAAAATTACTTGGCTTTATTTACACCTGTAATTTTACCCTTGAAAATTGAATCACCCACTTTTAATACTAAATTCTCATTAATAGACGATGTTGTAGATGCGGTAAGGATTTGGTTTAATTTTTCATCCATTACCTTACGAACTGTATTTTCAATAAGAACGGCAATTGCGTTCATATCTATATTTGAACTAACCGATTGTCTTTGTTGTGGTTGTGATTTTTTTGATGATGACACACCTTCTTGTTCCATTAAACGTTTTGCCCCTTTTACAAAATCCATATCTAATGTTTCATTTAAAGAAATGGACGGCATTTGTTCTATTGGGTGGTCGATCATCGCTTGTTTAATTGCAGGAGATAATTTTGAGTTCATTATTTTATCAACATTCATATTACCACCGACAGGTCTTGTATTAGTTTGTTGTGGAAGTTGTGATTCCATCAATTCAGATGGGTCAGATAATAACATTTCACTATTAACATGACCTCTTTCGAAGTTTCCTCCATCTACTTTATTCATTACTTTCTTAGCTTGAACTAATTTTTTCATTAAATCGTTTTGTGATATTGCTCCTTGACCTTGTGACATACTAATAAATATTTTATACTATAATAAACTATTTTATGAAAACATTAAACGCTTAATGTTCTTAATGTTTTCCTGTAAATTTTTATTTTCTTCATCCTCCTCAGGATTTGCAACAGGTTTTTCTGTTGGTTTTGGTTCTGGTAATTTTTCCTGTGATTGATTAGTTGGTTCGACACTTTTTGGTTCTGAAGGTTTTGGTTCCTCTTTTGATGGTACCACTAATTTTTCAGGTTTACTTTGAGGTTTTGGTTTAGGTAATTCGGTTGTTTTTGGTTCTTGTGGTGTTGTAACTTCCGGTTCCGTTGGTGTCGGTTTGGTTGTTGGTGCCGTAGGTTTAGTTGTGGAGGGTTTAATAATCCTTGGTTTTTTAACTTCAGGTTTACTTGTCCAATCCGTTGTTACATATGTAACTGTCATCGAGTTATCATCACCTTCTTTATAATCAGGTCTTTTTTGATCAAACTTTTCATCACTTACTTTTAAATTACCCATACGACTAACCATAAAAGTTCTCCAACCTGTTTTATCAAATCCTTTTTTAGAAACCGATGGTGGTTGAACATATGCTCGAACAACTAAATTACCTCGTTTACTTAATCCCAACGCCACCGCTTCAGCATCAATTCTATTACCTTGTTTAACACTATCTTTTGCAGGTTTTTTAGGTCCTGAATAGAAAAAAGAAATCTTATTCCTATTTTTGATTGCATCAACGATAGGTTTAGTTTTCGATGTCCTTAAGATATTTTGTTCTTCAAGTATTTTGAAGATTGTGTTTGTAAAACTCATTATGTTGTTGGGTGTCTATTATATTCTTTTTTAGAGTTATAACTATTCTTACCAGTATTTTCTGTTCTTTTTAAAATATCTGTTTTAGAACCTACAGTACCATTTTCATCTTTAGGACCTTTACCATTTTCATCACCATCAGAAATTGCGTCAGGGTTTGTACTATTATATTGATTCTTTTTATTAAATTTATTTTTAACCAAATTTTCGGTTCTTTTTAGAACGTCAGTTTTTGATCCGACTTCACCTGTTTCACCTTTTTGTCCTTTACCAAACTCATCTCCGTTAGAAATTGCGTCAGGATTATTAACACCATATTGATTATTTCTACCATAAGTGTTTTTACTCATTAATAAATTTCTATTCGCAATATCAATCGATGTACCTATTGCAACATTATCATCTACTTGACCTCTACCTTTTTCATCTCCGTCCGCTAATGCATTAGGATTTGTTAAACCATATTGATTATTTTCATTATATGAATTTCTACCTAAACTTGAAATTCTATTTTGAATATCGATAGACGATCCAACTTTTCCACTATCACCTATTTGACCTTTACCTTTTTCATCACCATTAGATAAAGCGTTAATATTTTGACTATTATATAAATTCTTTTCATTATAAGAATTTCTTGTAATAGATTCTTTTCTAAATTGTTCTGATATCTGATCTAATTTTGTTGCCATATTATAACATTAATTTTTTTATTCTATTAACCTGTTCAAATAAACCTGTTAATTTTATTGACGACACTGAATTTTTTTCTGAATTAGAATTAAATTTAAATGAAGGTAACCAACTTGATTTTTTTGTGTGTTTCTTTAAAAAACTATTTTTTCTTTCTCCTGTGGTACTTGAAATATCATCCGCTTGTTTTCTACCTTCTTTTCTATTTTGAATTAAATCTCTTTCTCCCTGAAGATGTTGTTTAGACCATGTGTCCATTAAATCACCACCAGCCAAGTCATACCTAACTCTATCGGCAACTTTATCCATACCTTGTATGTCATGAATAATTCGTTTAAGTTGACCATACGTTACTTTTTTATCGGTTAAAAGTTTTTTTGCTCTCATCACTCCATGCACATTTTGACCATTAAGACCGTTAACCGTGTGGTTGATCTTATCTAAAATATTCTGTGGTAAATCAAAATCCCTATTTTTTAACTCTTTATTCATTATCGTCTTTAAGTCCTTTCAAAATATGGTCAGGTTTAAGACCATAAGTTTTCATACTATTTTTAAGTGATTTTATTTGTTTTGCAACTATTGGGTTTATTTCAACTTCCTCGACCTCTTCTTCTTTAGATAATACATCGTTATCTTTTCCCTTTTGTTTTAAAAGATTATCAATATATTCTTCCATGAATTTTTTAGGGTTTTCAACAATTCTTTGTTTTCCGTCAGGTAAACTTGGATCGAACCCTAATTGTTTTGCTCTTTTATCTTGTTCCTCGGGATCTTCAATACCTAATTCATCATAAGTATCTTTAGCCTCCTCATAATCAACATCGTCAGAATGTAATAACTTATCTGCACCTAAAACCTTACTCATATCAGACTCACCCCAATATCTTCTATAACCCATACCTAATTTTGGTGATATCGATGATTGACCTGCGGCCGTTAATGCAACTTCATCACTTGTAGAATCTGAAGTAATTCCCTTTGAATTAAAATTACTTGGTTTTTTACTTGTAGCAAAATTACCTGCGGCATCCACGATTTCATCCACTTCTTCTTCTTTTTCTACTTTATCGGGGATTTTATCATAATCTGTTTTATCAGAGAACTCCTTAGCCCATTTGGACCATTTCTTCTTTTCTTTGTTAGGTTTACCCTTTTCATTCGCCTTAGCGTAGAAGAACCTTTGTTGTGCTTTTGAAGCAAATTTCTCCTCAATTACCTGTTTTATAAAATTATTCATCTAAATAGACTTTTATATAAATATCAAATGTTATGAAAGATATTTATATTATAATGAATAGACAGAATATTTTAAACTTTTATGGATCTAAATTGGATTTGAAGTTAGATTCATCGGAACTTTATGACTATCAATTAACCACAAATGAGGTTGATTATGATACAGATGTGTTAGATTTATCTACCCCAATCACATATAGTGCACTTACAATTGACTCAAGTTGTTTAACTACAGACTTAAACGATCAGAAACCATGGGTTGTTCCGGTTAATAGTCGTTACACAGGTGATACTTGTGATTTTACGGTTAGAAGAAGAACAGAAAAGGGTTGGACGTTAGATTTTATCTTTAATAGAGAAGAGGTTAGTTGGTCTGATGGTAATGTTTTTTATTATTTAGGGACTGATGACAATTCGGATACATTAAACTATTTGGATAATAATCTATCATTTCAATTTACAAATGATGGTAAGGTTAAGTGGGTTGCTCATCGTTATTCAGGATATTGTGATACAAATTTAGAGTTTACCGAAACACACTACATGTCAAACGGAATGACACCTGTTTTATGTGTTACAGACGATACTAAAGATTTTAATTTAACAATTGTTTTTAATAGATATAAAGAATATGATGGATGTGACTTAGAAAATGAAGGAGGTTTTAACGATCTAATTCAAGGACCACATCCTGTTGAATTTATAAAACCGTTAACCGGTGTAACTGCAATGACGTCAACTCAAATTGTTGAGGGGTACACAATTACAAATACAGTTAAAGATTGGTTAACAGGTGCAACTATTACAACCGAATATGTTGAGGAATTAAATAAAAAATGGTCTGACGAAAGAACTAAAAGATTGGGAGATTTAAAATTCTATTTAAATGGAAATTTAATATACACCGAACATAATTGGGAGGAAGTAATTCCATCATATAGAAATGAACAAACAATAATTCAAACTTGGGGTGGTGGACAAGACTATTCGTGGTTTGGAACATACTCAACTTGTGGATTTAATATTAAATCAATAAAATATTATGAAGAACCATTAGATTTTGTTCATGTTAAACATAACTTTAGAACAAGATTAAATGACTTTGATTTTGAAATATGTAATGCACCTTGTGTGGATGATGTGAGAGCATACGTCCCTCCAACGGCAACACCGACAGGAACACCTACCCCAACACCAACTGTAACACCGACCAGAACACCTACCCCTACCGCCACACCAACCCCACAACCAACTAGTACATCTACACCAACACCGACTACAACACCTGTAAGTTTAGGATTTCAATGGATGACCATTAACTCAATTACCGATTCAACCGCATCAGGTATAGGTCAAAACAATATTACTATTTCAATTACACAAAGTGGAGGTGGTATGGAAGAAGAGGATCCTCCAGGTATGTATGAAGCCTCAACATTCCCTCAAGAATACAATGTTCCAGATAGTGGAACTCAAATACGAAATAAAAAAAATGGCGTGTTTACCGCAACATTTAGTCAACCAGTTCTGAACCCTTTAGTTGCTTTCGCTAGTGTTGGTAATCCAAATAGACCCGTTCCGGTTATTGTTTCTTCACCATTCACACCAATTTGGGGTCAAGATACAACATACCAAAATCTAGTAAACGGAACTCAATATAGTCAATTTACAGGAACAGAAGGATTTAATATTATCCGTATAGATGGTACACTAAGTAGTGTGAGTTTTACCTATACCGTTCCAGAATTCTACTGTACCGTTTGCTTTGGATTCGTTGATCAGAATATTCAACCTACCCCAACCCCTACACCAATTTAGATAAATTTAACAACATATAATGGACAATTCATATAAACAAAATATTTAAGGTATGTCTTGGCAGATAAACGGTAAGTTCATTTTAGTCCCAAAAAACCAAACACCCTCACCAACAGGGACACCAACGGCGACGCCATCACCTACAAGTACACCCACACCCACACCCTCACCAACTCCAACTCCAACACCGTTATTTGACGGATTATTGATGGAGAATGGGGAATATTTATTACAAGAAGATAACAGTAAAATCATATTATAATGGCAGATCAAAAAATATCCCAATTAACGGAGGTAACTAACCCAAATCCAAATGATGTAATTCCTATCGTAAATGGTAGTGAAACTAAAAAAATAACGGTTGCCAATTTGGCGGTTGCCGGTTCATCAGGAACGTCAGGTTCTAACGGTAGTTCAGGCACAAGTGGAAATAATGGAACAAGTGGTACGTCGGGATCGAACGGTTCAGATGGTACTAGTGGTTCTAACGGTAGTTCAGGTACAAGTGGTATAAATGGAACCAGTGGAACTTCAGGTGTAAACGGCACATCAGGATCAAGTGGTACATCAGGTTCTAATGGTAGTAGTGGAACATCCGGTTCTAATGGTTCATCAGGAACTAGTGGAAGTAACGGTTCATCAGGTACCAGTGGAGTGAATGGAACAAGTGGTACTTCGGGTTACGTAGACAATGATTGGTTATATTTTACACCATCAACTGTAACCATACCATCAACGGGAAATAATTTTATATTATCGGGTACCACAACATCAAATGGTTCGGTATCTTATAATCAATCTACGGGTATTATAACCTTAGCGGCAAATAAGACATATAAACTTAATGCTAGTTTTGCATTGGCAAATAATATAAACAATGCTGAAACACAATATCAATGGATAAATGTAACCACAAGTAATACTTTAATAGGAAACCTAGCAGGTGTAATAGTTGTTAATAGTAACGCCACAGCAGCTTGGCAACCATTAGCGGAGGCGATTATTGTCACAACAGGAACAACACAAGTAGCCCTAAGAAGTACTTTTAGTAATTCAACTGGTGGGTTTAGCACAAGTCAGTGTTTTATGATGGTAACCCAAATAAATGGTTGGTCAGGTACAAGTGGTACATCAGGTTCTAATGGTAGTAGTGGAACATCCGGTTCTAATGGTTCATCAGGAACTAGTGGAGTTGTTAGTTATACGGGTTTAATTACAACAGGTTCAATTTCAACAACTCAAAATATTACAGGTTCGGTAATAATAAGTGGTTCAATGAATATAATAACAACTACATTACAAGTTGGAACTGGAAGTGGTGATGAAGGTGGAGAAATTTTATTAGCAAAATCACAAACAAACAACTCACTTACAGGTAGTGGAATTACAATTGATTCTTATCAAAATAGATTAAGAATTTTTGAACAAGGTGGAGGTGCAAGAGGTGTATATCTTGATTTAAGTAAGGCACCCGCCGGCGTTAGTGGTGAATTGACGTGTAAATCAAGTGGAATAGTAAATGCCGGAACATTTGTAACATTAGATAATATTAAAGCAACTCTAACATCAAGCGGTAATAGGGGGTTGAGTGTTGCAACAGTATCTGGTACAGTTACAGGATTTATTTCGGCTCATTATCAAGGTATTGGGGGTTCATCAGGTTCTAATGCTAGTAGTACTAGTTTATCAACAAGTGCAACCACTTCAATGTTTAGTTGGAACTTTACTGGACAAGGTGATACATCTACCTACATTTTAAGAGATGATACAAACGATAGAGTGTATAGAATTATTTTGATAATCGGTGGCACTTATCTTAATAACTTTATTTCAATAGAAAGATTACACTAAAAATTAAAATAGACAGAAAATAAAAGTATTTATATAACATAATGGCAACAACAAGACCCTTCGCATACAACACAGGATCCACCATAGATGGAACAACACAATTAGGAAACCTTGCAATAGGTGTTTCAGATCAAGATTATTCATTGGACCCTGGTGGGGTTAAATGGTGGATGGGACCTGATGAAGAATTAGGCTATATTATTGCTCACGAATCTTCATTATGTGACCAACCAACACCTGTTGAGGTGGATGCGTGTCTTGGATTTTGGAGATCAGATGTTTTAACTGAACAGTCATTTGTTGATTTGTTTAATATTATTCCTCCAAGAGTTGGTCAAACAAAATTTACAAGTGGTAATAGTGCTAAAACATGGTTAAACGATAATGGATATTGGACGTCTTATGGTGAGAATTTACCAACACCAACTCCGACATCAACATCGGGATTACCAACAGCCACACCAACACCAACACCAACACCAACGGCAACTAATATATCCGCAACGCCAACACCAACATCAACTGACATACCGGCGACTTCCACACCTACACCAACCGCTACAAGTGTATCACCAACGGCAACCCCAGTTCCACCAACTAATACACCAACACCTACAGCAACAAATCCGGCTTGTGACATAACATATAATATTGTAGATATTACACCAACACCGACGGCAACAAATCCGGCTTGTGATGTAACATATAACATTGTTGATACAACACCAACACCTACACCAACACCAATTCCACCAACAGGAACTCCTACACCAACACCGACATCAACTAATACACCAACGGCAACTGCGGTACCTTCACCGACTAATACACCAACCCCAACACCAACAAGTACTTCTGTTCCGGCAACACCTACACCAACACCAACATCGGTACCGGACCCAACTGCGACACCTGTTCCACCGACACCTACACCAACAGATGTAAACACATGTAGTGGTATACCATATACATTAACAAATACATGGGGAGCACCAACATCAGGTATTACGTTATGGGTATCAACTAGTGGAAGTACAGCATCAAATCAAGTTAATAGATTGGCAATTTCACAACCATTATTTATAAATAAAATAGACAATAATGGTGTGGATAGAACATCGTACTTTGGTGCGATAACGGGAAATACATTTACTATGACAATATGTCAAAATGGAAATTCCGCAATTTATTCAGGTATAACCGGATCTCTTGCATATAATGGAACAAGTTATTTTCAGTTTGATGCGACTAAACTTTCATTGGTACAAAGTTCTCCAGTTTCGGCGTTTACGTTTAATGAATTAGTTTATTTCGATATAACAGTGGGAGGTTCACCGGCACCAACATCTACGCCAACGGCAACAAGTGTACCACCAACTAATACACCAACTCCGACACCTACGGCAACTGAAGTACCCTCACCAACTAATACTCCAACCCCAACTGCTACCGACATACCATCTACTCCAACACCGACACCAAGTTTATTATTTCAAGTAGTAAACAATACAACAAGTAGAACTATTACGGACATAAAAATTAGTGGTATTACACAAACATTAACAAGTGGTTCATATCCAATTACCACAGGTCAACAAGCTGGTTCATTAACACATCCATCATTTGATGGTGTACCACCAAATATAATGATAGTATATGTTGGTGGGTCGGGTAATTTCGTATATAATATCAAACAAAACGGTTCAGTTGCGTGGAATTATGTTGGTGCTATGAGTGGAAACTTCATTGTACCTCCAATCACATTTGATAGTACTGATGAAATAATTCTTACAATAGAAAATTATGTTTCATCAACACCAACTCCAACACCAACTAATACGCCAACACCAAGTTAAACTATTTATAACATATGGAATTCTTTATAAGACAAGGGGCATCTGACCCAATATTAAAGATGAGAATGATTGACGACGGTAAAAACGATAAGTCATCATTCAATGAAATGTTAGCAAGTGGTACTACAATCACCTTTGAAATGTCTGATGTGACAACGGGAGAACCTATGGTATTAGGATCTGAATGTCTTTTAACCAATAGAACAAAGAAATATAACTATACAACTGACGAATATTATATCACACATAGATTTACAACCGAACATACATCACAAGTAGGAAGATATGAGGGTAAAGTAACAATTACGTTTGATAATGGTAATATCCTTATCCTACCCGTTAAAGAAAAACTTTACATCAATATTTTTTAATACCCCATTTTTTAATTATATTTATTAATGTAAACAAGGCAAACTGTGGTTTTCCACAAGCTAATACGTCACATTAAAAAAATATAAAACATGAAAGAGGTTATCTCTCAGGAAGTTATTGAAGGCTTCCTCAATGGTGGCGACGATGAAATGTATATCGTTGGTGTCGAATACGACTATCCCACAAACACAATCTTTAAAATTATTCAAGACCCTGAACAAGGGAAAATCGTTAAACCTGACACATTTACACCGTTCTTATGGGTAGGTGATTTGACGGGTATGAATTTCTACGGAGATTCAAAGTCAATGCAGAAAAAACGTATGGGTGAGTTTGGTATTCTAATTGAAAAGTTAGATACTCACGGCAATGAACGTTTAGAAAATGGTATGACCCATATTGTTAGAAGTATTAAATCTTATACGGATTTAGTATCATTCTTTAGAATGGGTGGATTAAATCCTTGGGATGAAAAGTGTAGACATTTATTTACTATCTTAAACCCCGTAGAACAATATCTCATACAGAAGAAAAAAAGATTATTTAAAGGTATTGATGATTACGGTGGAGTAAACAGATTTGTATTCGATATTGAAACCACAGGTCTTGATCCTGAGACTTGTATTATTATATTGATTGGAGTTAAGGACAATCGTGGTTTAAATGAAACAATTCCTGCATTTGGTGAAGACGGTGAAAAGAAATGTATTGAGAGATTTTTCCAATATATTAAAGACTTAAAACCAACCATTGTTGCGGGTTATAACTCAGCCTTCTTTGACTGGCCGTTTATATTAAAACGTGCTGAAATACTTGGTGTCGATGTTAATGGTTTAACACAAATCTTTACAACGCAAGGAATGAAAGAGAAAGAAGGTATGTTAAAACTTGCTAATGAAATTGAACCATATAAACAACACGTTATATGGGGTTTTAATATTATTGATATTGCACATTCTGTAAGACGTGCTCAGGCAATCAATAGTGAAATTAAAAGTTGGGGATTAAAATATATTACAACGTATTTGGAAAAAGAAAAACCTAATCGTGTGTATGTAGATGGTGCAAAGATCTCTAAAATATATTTAGATAACGAAAGTTATTATGTAAATCCAAAGACAGGTGGTTATAAACAAATTGGAGAACCCGGTACAGAAAATTTAACACAAAAATACCCCGGCAAGTTTGAGATATGGACAGGAAGAAAAATTGTGGAACAATATCTAGATGATGACTTGTATGAAACTATGGTCGTAGATGATAGTTTCTCTCAATCAACATTTTTACTTTCTAAATTGGTTCCTACCACGTATGAAAGAATTGCAACAATGGGGACTGCAACACTGTGGAAAATTATCATGTTAGCATGGTCATACGAACATAACTTAGCAATACCGGCAAAAGATGAGAAACGTGCATTCACAGGTGGATTATCTCGTTTATTAAATGTGGGTTACGCAAAGAACATTGTTAAGTTTGACTATTCATCACTCTATCCATCTATTCAATTAGTGTATGATGTGTTTCCTGATTGTGATGTTATGGGAGTACAGAAATCAATGTTAAAATACTTCCGTAATATTCGTATTAAATATAAAAACTTAGCCGGTGAATTAAAGAATAGTGATCCTGTTATGTCTGAGGTATATGATCGTAAACAATTACCAATTAAGATTTTTATCAACGCATACTTTGGTTCATTATCAGCACCACATGTATTCCCTTGGGGAGAAATGAATTCAGGTGAAACTATTACCTGTATTGGTCGTCAGTGTTTACGTATGATGATTATGTTCTACATGAAGAAGGGTTATAAACCTCTTGTAATGGATACGGATGGTGTGAACTTTGAAACACCTGAGAGTGCAAAAGATGCTGTGTATGTTGGTAAAGGATTAAATGAATTAGTAACCGAAGGAAAAGAATATACGGGTATTGAAGCACATACTGCGGAGTTCAACGATATATTCATGAGAGGTGAGATGGGTTTGGATATTGACTATGTTGCACCGGCTTGTATTAATGTTTCTCGTAAAAACTACATCATCAAAATGATGAAGAAAGGTAAAGAGAAAATTAAATTAACGGGTAATACAATTAAATCAAAAAAATTACAAACATATATTGTTGAGTTTTTAGATGAAGGATTAAAGTATTTGTTAAATGGTGATGGACATTCTTTTGTAGAATTATATTATGATTACGTAACAAAGATTTATGATAAAGAAATTCCATTATCAAAGATTGCAAACAAAGCACGTGTTAAACAAAGTATTAATGAATACAAAAAGTATGTAACTAAAACTACTAAAGCTGGTTCATTAATGTCACGTCAAGCACATATGGAATTAATTATGAGAAGTGATTATCCCGCAGGTTTAGGAGATACAATTTACTATGTTAACAATGGTTCTAAAAAATCATCAGGTGATGTACAGAAAATTACTAAACCAACAAAGAAACAACAAGAAGAATTCACCGCAAAGAATGGTTATCCAATGCCAAATGATTTTATTGAAGTGAATTGTTACATGATTGACGAAAAAGAAATATTAAATAATCCCGATTTAAAAGGTGATTATAATGTTCCTCGTTATCTTAATAACTTTAACAAACGTGTTGAACCTTTATTAGTTGTTTTTAATCCGGCAATTAGAGAAGATATATTAATTGAAGATCCAAAAGATAGACAATACTTTACAAAAGCACAATGTGATCTTGTGAATGGTTTTCCATTAAAAGAAGAAGGTCAAGATAAGTTAGATGAGGTTATGACTTTATCTGATAGTGAAGTAATATTTTGGAATAGAGTTGGTCGTGATCCTTACTTTATGTATATTGAAAATAGTTTAGAACTTGCTGACCAATATTGGGTGGAACATAATAGAAAAGTTGTTACACTCCAAGCTGATAGTATTAAATCTAATGAAGAAGAAATAATCGAGAATAATAATCACGATTATGCGTTTCATGCAATCGAAAGTTAGATTACAATAATGGATGAAGGCATTGCTCTATACTTAAGTGCCTTATTAAGATTCTCCGCTTCGTTACCTTTCCTCTCAAGGATTTTATCGGGGCGGAGTCTTTCTAATCTAGCCATAAGTTCTTCCACTAATTTAGACTTCTCATCCTTACCTTCCGTAATTAAAGATTGGTAATCTAGTTTAACCTGACTATCGGGAACTTGTAAATCACCTGAGAATTTACCCCAAATACGACCTAATCCTTCCTTAGCATACGCAATCAAATATTTTCTAACCCAATTTTGTGCGGGTTTATTTAACGATTCCCACATCAATTGTTCAGTTTCAACATCTGAAGGTAATTTAATAACATCTTTGTTGTTTTTTAAACAAGTATCTCTATCCATAGTATCGTAGTACCAATACCAAACGTTATAATTCTTTTGAGCTATTGCACCAAAATCAAATTTACCACCGGGTACATTATACAAATGAATTAATTTTTTTCCTTCAGGTCCAGCTGTAATTCTATATGTTAAATCACCACCAATTAATCTATTTTTCATAGATCTATCTTGCATCCTTAATAATAAATCAAATGCTGGCATCATAAAATAAGAACCCGCATTACCCATTTGAGCGAAGCCACCCATACCACCAATACCCATACCACCAAGTCCACCAAATCCTGCCATAAACGGATCAACAAATGAATCGTTTAATTCTGCACGAGTAAACCATAATAATTCATTTATTTCACGACCGGCGGGAATTTCATAAACTTGAGTTCCACCTGTAAGTGTAAAATAATCTTTTTTCAATTCCCAATCTCCCCCTGCTTGTAAACCTACAATTTTGGAATATGAGTGAGTATATTGTGTTTCGTAATCTAAACTTCTTGTTGTGAATGCTCTCGATAATGATTGTGTATCTATATCTAATCCAGCAAGTGCTGACCACTGAGATTCAATCAACCAATCACTAACGTATTGTTCGTATTCAGATAAAGCCAATTCCATGAAAGTATCCATTTGTTCTTCGGTAAGTTCAATACCACGAACTGGCATACCTAAAAGGTGAAATACTTGTGTATATAATTTATCCTTTTCTGCTGGTGAAATAATTTGAGACATAATTTGATTTATTAATATAAATATCCTATATTTCTATTATGAACGAGAAACTAAACGAATTATTCAGTATCTGTGGGATTAACGACTTCATATTCCACTTACAAAAAGAGGGAGAAACTAACTTTATAAACTATACTTTAGACCCTAAAACTATTGTAGTGAATATTCCCGATATTGAAGATAAGGAGTTGGATCGGTTATTAACTGATAAAATTAAGGAATTAAAGGAGACTTTTAAGTAGGTCTTTACTGAAAGATTCCGAATATTCTCCGTCACCCATTACTTGGTCAATGACGTTCTTTTTCTTTTGTAAAATATTGTAAATTACTTTTTCAATCGTATTCTCAAAAACGGGGTAATAAACCAATACACTATTCTTTTGTCCATAACGATATGCTCTATCTTCACCTTGTGAATGATCTGCCGGTACAAATGATAAGTCATTCATAATAACAACTTCAGCGGCGGTTAAAGTAATACCAACACCGGCCGCCTTAATGTTACCGATGAATACTTTTATTTTATCTTCGTTTTGAAATCTATCAACCGCATCTTGTCTTTTATCTTTAGACATACGACCATCAAGTGTTACAGAATTCTTTTTATATTTGTCATGTAACATATCAAGTGTCATAGTGAAGTTAGTTAACACAATAACTTTCTTTCCTTGTTCTAAACATTTATCTATTAATTCACAAGTGTATGGAATTTTTTCATAAGAAATAAGTTGTCTAATTTTCATTAAACGATTTAATGTAACACTAATTGTTTCGTCATTTTTCTTATCATTCGTAATTCGTGTAAACTCTTCTAACTCTTCATCGTACATTCTACTTGTAAGTTCTACAAATACGGGAGTGACAATCTTTTCTGGTAAGTCAAGAATATCAGTTTTCATTCTACGAAGAACATATGATTTAGTTCGTTCACGAAGTTCATCTAAATTACTTGCACCGCTTGTATTCCATACCTTTCTATTACCGACTGTGAATTGATAACCTTTACAATATCTACGAACATATGATTGCCAATTTAATGTTAAAGGTGAATCGACAATTTTTAATAAGTTAAAATAGTTGATTGGTCTTGATGTCATTGGTGTTCCCGTTAATAACCACACTTTAGGGATTTGTTCTAATACATCATTTAATAAACGTGTTCTATTTGCTGTAGTATTTGAAATATAATGTGCTTCATCTACAATTGCCAAATCAAACTTTTCATTTACTAATAATTTATAATCATCACTATCTTCACTCTTATCCGTTGTATGATAGTTCTTAATAATATCATAATTGATAATATAAAAATCAAATGTAGATCCCCACTTACGTCCTTCAACAATTAACACACGTCTATCTGAATAGTTTGCTATTTCTCTTTGCCAATTAATTTTTAATGAAGCAGGACAAACAATTAAAACTTTATGAGCACCACTTTCTAATGCTCCAATAACCGCTGACGTAGTTTTACCCAAACCCATATCGTCAGCAAGAATAAACTTATCATTTGCCAATAATTTTTCAATCGCCACTTTCTGATGTTCCATAGGTGGACGAACGTCATATGGACTATAATCAATAACTCTATTTAATTTCTTTTCCTCTTGAACGATTGCCGCCTTAGGTAACCACATTGCATGATTTTGTTGACGTTCAAATACTTTACCCCAAATATGATACGCCTTATCAGACTCACATAATAATTTCTCACACCATACTTTATCGGGTGGTGTTGGTAATAACATATCTTCCATTAATTTCTCACCAAACGTAGAGACGATATTGATATGTTTACGTGCGACTTTAGGTGTTGTATCTTTATACTTGATGACATACTCCGACTGTGGACGAGTTAACTTAAAGTTTTTAACTTCCACAAATTTGCGTTTGTATTCTAATAAAACATTATTAGATCCCTCATATTCATTTAATATATCCCTTGCCTCAACCTCGGGTATTTTTCTTTCCATCGTATTATATATAATATAACTAAATAGAATGTATTATTAAACTATTTATTAGGATATGAACAATAAACTACCAATTACTCGTTTAGGTAAATTCTTCTCTCAGGACGACTTTGATATCAATATCCAGATGGGTCAGGAGTATCTACACGGGGATTTGAATATGAAATTGGTCTTATATCGTGTTGATAGACAAAAGACCGATAATGACGACGTATACGCTGAGGCGGGTATGGACGAAATTAAGTTTTTTCCACCGGTTGAGTTTAATGCGTTGGTTAAGATTGAAGAACCTAAAAATTCTACTTACACCAAAGGTCTTATGAGATATAACGAACCAGGTAATTTAACATTATCAGTTTATATCACACATTTACAAGAATTAGGAGTTGATATTAGATACGGTGATTATATTGGTTATGCAGATTCGGAAGAAAAATTAAGATATTACACGGTAACAAATGATGGTAGAGTAACGTCAGATAATAAACATAAAATGTTTGGGTACAAACCACACTACAGAACTGTAGTTTGTGCTCCAACACAGGAAGGAGAATTTAGAGGAGTTTAATATGGGAATACCTAAAAGAAAAAACATGATTGATGTTTACGGTAGTAAGAATACTTACGAGGGTGAACATATAGGAAAAAGAAGACAAGAGTTATTGGATAGAATAACTAAGTCAGATTCTTTTTTACCTGATTCCATTTTACATGATGATTTGGACAGAGGTATGTTAGATTATGTTAAAAACACTTTTAAAGTTGTTTCTGACGGAACACAAATACCTGTTATTGATAAAATATTAACAATCCAAAGATGGGGTGAGTTTACCGCAAATTGGGAATTTTCAGATGGAGATGGAAATGTTAAATTACCTTTCATTGCAATTATTAGAAAACCCGACGCTCAATTTGGAACTAATCCATCAATTCAGAGAACTATTCCTGACAGACATCAATTCCATTATGCGACAGTTCCAACTTGGGACGGTACATCTGTAGGTGCGGACATTTACAAAATACCACAACCAATACCGTGTGATATAACATATGATATTACAATTGTTTGTAATAAGTTTAGAGATTTAAATAAGTTTAATAAGATTGTTTTACAGAATTTCTCATCTAGACAAGACTACACACAAGTTAAAGGACATTATATACCAATCGTTTTAGACACAATTGAAGACAACACACCAATGGAAACTTTGGACGGTCGTAGATTTTATATTCAAAATTATAAATGTACGATGTTGGGATTTTTAATCGATAGTGATGAATTTGAGGTGAAACCAGCTATTAGTCGTTCTTTCATTGTTAATGAATCTTTAGGTGGAGCTACATTCAAGAAAAAGTATATTAGTAAATCTATTGATATAGTTATATCGACAATTATTGCAGGGGATAATCAAACAACCTTTACGGTCGGTGAAAGTATTACAGTTTTATTTAATGTTGCGATAAACGGTATTGTACAAGAAAAAAATGTTCATTATAGACATTTAGGCGGAACATCTAATATAATATTTGATTTAGCTGGAACACCTGAACAAGGAGATATAATAACAGTTAGTTATTATAAAGGTAAGAATAATAAAATGTATGATCAATTCGGTCATGAATTAACGGTAGGTAGAGAAAGTTTTACCTTTAATGGTGTTAGTTTATCATTTGACCTTGACGAAAAGATAAGTTCAATTATTAGTATCACAACTAACGGATTGGTGGAGTACAATGACGAAGGGTACCAACTAACAGGTAATAATCAAATTACTTTAACAAGTGCACCCGTAAACGGATCTAAAATAGATTTTGTTTATCTATATTAATCGTCCCCGTATATGTCCTTCTTTTTAGGTTTACAAAGTTCTTCTATATGTTTTTCTAAAACTTTATAGATTTTTAAACCATTCTTATCACAATAATTTTTTAACATTTCGTGATGTTTCTCACTTATTTTAACATTTTTTTGAGTGTTTTCCATATAAAAGATATTAAAAGATAAATAACTATCTTTTTAATAAAAGTTGGGAAATCTTTGATAAAAACAAAGATATTTATAAGATAAGTAATAAAATTAATTAACCAAACAAAAATCAATGGCAAGTAATAACAGAGTTTTCGTGTCTCCAGGTGTCTACACATCTGAACTCGATTTAACATTTGTAGCACAGAGTGTAGGTGTTACAACATTAGGTTTAGCGGGTGAGACTTTAAAAGGTCCAGCTTTCGAACCTATTTTAATTTCTAATTTTGACGACTTTAAATTGTATTTTGGTTCAACATCTCCTGAAAAATTTGGTGATGGTAATCCAAAATATGAATTAGGTTACGTAGCAAAATCGTATTTACAAGAATCAAATCAATTGTTCGTAACAAGAGTATTAGGTCTTACAGGATATAAACCATATAAAACATTCGGTATAAAAACTATCGGTGGTGTTATTTTACAAGAATATGTTAGTGGTTTTACCTTTGAGGTTAATACAGTGTCAAGTACTACTTTTGACAATACACCTCAAGTTTATGAAAAATTATTTGATAAACCGGCGTATGATGGTAAAACAATTACCGAATATATTATTTCAAATTTTAGTGGTTTTACAAGTGCTGATGCCGGTAAATGGTTTGTTTTAGGTAAAATACCTGATGGAGAATCATTACCAAGTGCCTCAAAAGAATTAGTTTCTCCATTAACTGGAAAATATAATTCTGAAAATTATAACACTAAAGAATGGTATAATACATTGTTTAATTTATCAACACCAGGAGATACAACAACAGTAGATTCCGTTTATTCTTTTATATTTGAATTTATAAGTGAAAGTGGTTCTACTAGATTTGACGTTACAAGATATGAATATGATGCACAATTAGCCGAAGACTATCATAATGTGGTGGTTGCAGCTATTAGACCAAGAGGTGTTTATAGTGGTCAAACGTTAATTCATGAAGTTACTGGTAATACAAGTTTCACATTAACTGAAGTTTCAGGTAGTAATTTAAATTTCAATCCATTAGGTGAATTTACAATTAATGTAACAGGTTTCACAGACGGAGCAAAAGAATTTACATGTACATTTGATACAACATCTTCAAAATATATTTCTAAAGTATTAGGAACAGAACCATTTGATAAAGATCGTGGTAATTATCCTGTTTATGTTCACGAAACATACCCTAATTACTTAATGGCAGCATATCAAAGAGGTTTAATTAGAGGTATCTCTATGGAAGCTTCTTATGAATTAGAAGGTAATAACTTCTTAGATTCTTGGGATACCACAATTTCACCAATGGTTGTATCTGAGGTTCGTGGTGGTAACGTTGCGGATTTATTCCAAGTTATCACAATATCTGATGGAGAAGCTGCAAACTTCCAAGTTAAAGTTAATATTCAAAATATTAATTTAGAAACAATGGAATTTGATTTAGTAGTTCGTGATTTTAACGATACTGATGATAATCAAGTTGCTTTAGAGAAATATTCAAGATGTTCAATGAATCCTGATATGCCAGGTTATGTGGCTAAGAAGATTGGTACATCTGATGGTGAATATGCGTTAGTATCTAAGAGAATTATGTTAATGATGGCGGACGGTGCACCTGTAGATGCTGTACCTGCAGGATTTAAAGGTTTTGCGAATAACGAAGCTTTTGGATCTGATAACGATACTTTTGGTAATATTATCTACAAAACAAGATATAACGACGCGGGTGACGTTGAAACATATGACGTATCAGGTGCTCCGAATATTGAATCAGGAGATAAAGTAAGAAAAGTAATGTTAGGTTTATCAAGTACATCTGGATTTGACCAAGATTTATTGAAATTTAAAGGTGCAAGTGGTACAACTGAAACATTTGGTTTTCACTTGTCAACAAATGCTTCAACAATCCTTGATACAAACGGAAAACAAATTTTCCAAACTACATCATACGATTTAGAAGGTCAAACAGAAGAAGACACAAACAAATTAACAAATATTAACTATCGTAAGTTCTCATTCGCAGTTTACGGTGGTAGAGACGGTTGGGATATCTATAGAACAACAAGAACAAATACAGACGCTTATATCTTTGGTAAAACAATCTATAAGTCAGGTCATACAGTAAACGGTGGTGTGTTTAGTTCAAATGTAGGTAATTCTGATTATTATGCTTACTTACAGGCTATCAAAACATATGAAAACCCTGAGGCAATTGATATTAACGTATTTGCGACCCCTGGTATTAACTTCCAAGAACATAGTTCATTAGTTAACCAAGCAATTGACATGATCGAATCTGATAGAGCGGATTCATTATATATTATGAACTCACCTAATATCACAGGTGCTACCGCAACTGATGAAATAGTGTCTTCTTTAGATAATGCTTCAATAGATTCTAACTACTCAGCAACATATTGGCCTTGGATCCAAGTAAGAGATACAGATAACGCAACTCAATTATATATCCCACCAACAGGTGAGGTAGTTAAGAACATTGCCTTAACTGACAATGTGTCTTATCCTTGGTTCGCAGTTGCGGGTTATAGTAGAGGTTTAGTAAATGCGATTAAAGCGACTAAGAAATTGACTTTAGACGATAGAGATGTATTATATAAGAACAGAATTAACCCAATTGCAACATTCTCTGATACAGGTACCATTATTTGGGGTAATAAAACATTACAAGTTAGAGAATCGGCTTTAGATAGAATCAACGTAAGAAGATTGTTATTAAGAGCAAGAAAGTTAATTTCGGCAGTTTCTGTGAGATTATTGTTTGAACAAAACGACGAACAAGTAAGAAACGAATTCTTAAGATTGGTAAATCCTATCTTGGATGCAATTAAGAAAGAAAGAGGTTTATACGATTTCCGTGTAACAGTATCTAACGATCCTGAGGATATTGACGCAAACACAATGAGAGGTAAGATCTACATCAAACCAACTCGTTCTCTTGAATTCATTGACGTAGAGTTCGTGATTACTCCAACAGGAGCTTCATTTGAAAATATCTAATCTAAAAGGAGATATAAAAAGAAGAAGGGTATCAGAAATGGTACCCTTTTTTTATGTGGAATGCTCCACGTGGAACGTTTTATATAAAGAAAAAATAATTATACTTTACCCAGAATACTAGAACTAGATATTCTAGTATTTATTAAGTATATATTATTTATTAAAGTAGAGTATTAAACTGGAACTATATACTGGGGCCTGTAAAAAACTACGAAAAATAATTGACATAAACAACCTTTTTGAGATAATTAATTCAAAATAAAATTATTTTCCTTTTGGATATATTTATTAGAAAGTAAATAACTAACAAAATTTAACAAACACACAATATGGCCGATTTATTAATGAAAATGCCGACACCTTACGAACCAAAAAGGGTCAACCGATTTATCGTAAGATTTAACTCATCTTTGGGTATAAACGAATGGTACATATCTGCAGCTTCTAGACCAAGTGCTAAAATCAACTCAGTTGCAATTCCTTTCTTGAACACTTCAACATATGTTGCAGGTAGATTTGAATGGAACGAAATTAAAGTGACTTTTAGAGATCCAATTGGTCCTTCAGCATCACAAGCACTTATGGAATGGTTCCGTTTACATGCTGAATCAGTTACAGGTCGTATGGGATATGCTGCAGGTTATAAGAAAGATGTAGAATTGGAGATGTTAGATCCGACAGGAGTTGTGGTTGAAAAATGGTTATTAGAAAACTGTTTCTTAACTGACTTAAACTTTGGTGAATTAGATTACAACAGAGATGAATTAGCTAATATCACATGTTCTTTGAGAATGGATAGATGTATTTTGATATACTAATATTACAATTTTTCATATACGAAAACTGATAGTTCAAAAGATTATCGGTTTTTCTTTTTTAAAAACTTTACTTTAGACTAGTTATTAAGTAAATTATAGTATTATGGAAGAAATGAGAATAGACCCAACAATTGCGTATGATGTGGTAGAATTACCTAGTAGAGGTATTCATTATACAAACAAAAAAAAATCAGTAAGAGTGGCTTATTTAACAGCTTCAGATGAGAATATACTTTCATCTCCTAGTTTTTTAAATACAAATACTGTAATTCCTGAACTTTTAAGAAGAAAAATATTGGATAAAGATTTTTCTATTGAGGAACTTGTTGAAGAAGACAAACAGGCAATTTTAATATTTTTAAGAAACACATCTTTTGGATCTGAATATATGGTAACAACATATGATCCAAAAACAGATAAAGAATTTGAAGTAAAAGTTAATTTAGAAAGTTTAAAACTAAAAGATTTTAATTTAAATGAAGATTCTAATGGTGAGTATTCATATTATTTAGATAAAAGTAAAGTTGATGTTACATTTAAATTTTTAACCAAAAAACAAGAAGATGAAATTGAAAAAATAAAAGAAAGTTGGAATGGTAATGGTGTGGCTCCTGTTATAACAAAACAACTTGAAATGATGATAAAATCATTTGGTGGTGTAAGAGACGCTTTAAAAATTAGAAGTTTTATTGAATTAATGCCAATTAAAGATTCCCAAGATTTTAGAAAATTTATACAAGATAATAAACCAGGGTTAGATTTAACCCAACAAGTAACAACCCCATCAGGAGATACAATCCAAGTTAATATTGGGTTTGGGGTAGAATTTTTTCGTCCTTTCTACGGATTATAAAAAAATACAATTAGATGAAATACTCTTTTTAGTTAAAAGAGGGTTTAGTTATGGTGATATCCTTACTATGCCAGTTTATTTACGAAGATATTATGTAGGGTATCTAATTGAATTAGAAAATGGTACATAGTTGTATTTATAGGTATGCCTAATTATTCAAAAATTTTAAAAGAATCAAGAAACGCTCAAGAAGCCATTGATAAATGGAAAAGTCAAAACAATAGAGTAATTGACGGAGCAACTGAAGCGTCTTTTAGAAATGAACCGGCATCATCATTTAAAGGAGGTAGTACTATGAGTAGTGGTGATGAAGAAGTATCGGGTACAATATCTAGTCCGTATGATGTTTTAAAAGCAGGTAGAGGTAGATCGACCATATCTGAAATGAGTGGTCAATATAAAGTAAAAACAGATGACTTAGGTGGATTTAATGTTGAAATAGAAATATTAAAACAACTTAAAAGAGAATCTGATTTACATACTGAGATTAATGAAAAAATGGGTATTACTGGAGAATTGTCCAGAGTATTCAGAGATACCTTATTAGATACGGTACCCAAGGCTGCATCACTTAACTATGATATGGGGAATATCGCAGAAATGGTAACCCAATTATCGGCAAATACAGGTAAATTTAATTTAATCGCGGAAAGAACATTAGAACGTTCATTTGAAACTGCTAGAGCATTCGGTTTAACATTACCTCAACTTGCGGATGCGATGAGTGAATTTGAAAAAGTTGGTTATGGTGCCTCAGATACACTTAAAAAAATTAATAAAGCGGGAATTGATACACTTAGTCTTGGTTTAAATTCAAAAAAACTTACACAAGAATTAAAAGATAATATTGGTAAATTAAATGAATATGGATTCGCAAATGGAGTTGCTGGTTTAAATAGAATGGTACAAAAGGCAACAGAATTTAGAATGAATATAGCCGAATCATTCAAATTGGCGGATAAAGTAATGAATCCCGAAAGTGCAATTGAATTGACTGCAAATATGCAAATGTTAGGTGGTGCAATTGGTGACCTTAATGATCCACTTAAATTAATGTATATGGCAACTAATAATGTTGAAGGTTTACAAGACGCATTACATGGGGCGGCCGCTGGTTTAGCAACATACAATAAAGAACAAGGAAAATTTGAAATAGTAGGTGCTAATCTAAGAAGAGCAAAAGAAATGGCATCTCAATTAGGTATATCATACCAAGAATTTGCGAAAGGTGCGGTCGCGGCAAACGAAAGAATTGCTGCAGGTGAAGCGTTAGCCTCCAAAGGATTTAATATTAAAGATGACGAAAAAGAATTCTTAACCAACTTAGCACAAATGAAAGATGGTGAAATGCAAATCGTTATCCCAAAATCATTAGAAGATAGTTTAGGAAAAGAATTAGGAGGAGAAAAAGAAATTAAACTAAGTCAATTAACTAAAGATCAAATAGATAAGTTAGTACAATATCAAGAACAGTTAGAGAACAAAACCGCAGAAGAATTGGCTAGAGATATGTTCAATTCATCAAAGAACATAGAATTATATACACAACAAACGACATTAGCATTAACAAAATATGGTAAAGATATAACTTTAGGTAAAAATGAAAGACCTGACGGTCCTTTAGAGAGTTTATCTAGATTACAAGCTAAAGGAGGTAAACTTAAGGCGGATTTAATATCGAATAATCCTGAATTTTTAAAAAATCTTTTTGAAGAAACTTTTGGACAGGCTTTTCAAGGGACAAATGGTTTAATAAATGCGGTTAAAATGGGATTTAGTGGACTTACAATTGCGGGAGAATCTCTAGTTCAAAAATTAGAACAGTATATAAAAAATACTCCTAACGAGAAATATGATAAAAAGGTGAAAGAAGAAGAGAAATGGAATGAAAGTTCTAAAGTTAAAGATCGAAGAGTTACATTTAATAATAATCTTAAAATCACACATGTAGGATTAGGAGACGGTACGATAAGTGATATCACCAAAACAGAAAAAGGGTATTTAACCGGTTATGATGATTGGGGATAATATTACAATAAAAAAACCATATATTACCTATTTATAGTTAAAAGAATATAATGCCAAAATACCTAGATTTTGATGCTACTAAGGATTTTAGGGATAAAATGTTAAATAGGACATTAAATCCTGTTTATGGAAAAAGTCCGTCCCCTAAAACTTTTACAAGTTCTAACTATAGTATCCAAACTTTAGGAGATAGTCCAAATTTATTATTACCTCAAGTTGATGGTAATAGGTCAAATGATCTATTAATACCACAAAAATCAAATGTTTTTAAACCAAATGAATATTTTGTTAAAGACAGTATTAATGATATACCTAGAAGAGCAAATTTAAATTTATATCCATATTTTATCCAAAGTGACGATAATTTAATCGGTATAATGTTAACTAAAAACTACGATACCGAGTCTGAATTATTTAAATTTGCTGCAAATAATATAAGAACCAACCCACAAGGTCCGGTTTTAGCGAGAATCAGTAAAAATCTTAATACCGCAATTAATGCAAAAAATAAAATAGGTGAGGCTTTAGGTGGTAATACAACTACATTGATTAATATTATTAGAGGTAAACAACCTTTAATTGAGGGAAATGAAAGTATCACGGTATCAAGTAGTTTATTAGGTAAAGGATTTGATTTTTTACAGACAGTTGCAGGAACTCAATTACCTTTTAGTACAATACCAGGTGATTATTTAACAAATCCCCGTAATCCGATTAATATAAGACCGACTAATGTTTCTACAGGAACAAAGGTTTGGCAAGATTTAACAGGGGTTTTAGGGTCAATAGTGGGTATTCAAAGAAGACCACTACCATCAAGAAAACCATCTGATATTTTGATTGAACACATGGGTGAATCATCAAAAAATAGATTATTTGATTTATTGAGTTTTTCTAAATACGCACCAAATTACACAACCACTGCGAGATCACAAATGTCCACCAATGTTGGTAGAATCCCAAGTCAATTTGCACAAGGAATTAAGAACGCATTAGGAATGGAGGCACCAAATAGTGGTGCATATATAGGTGATGATAGAGAAAATGATGTAAAAAATGCCACCACAGATTTGTTTAGTGGAAGACCTGTAAGAAGTAGTTATTATCTTACATTAATGTTTGATAAAGTTGCTGCAGAATTATTTCATAAAAATAGAGGTATTACTGAAAACGGACCAATTGGTGGTAATTTAACTTGGTTAAGTAAAAATGGAACAACAAAAGACATTAGTTTTCAATATATTAATGAAGACATATCGACAAAATATAATTTTAGAGAGGATTCTATTTTAAATATTACACAACAAATATTAGACTCAAAACCACAAAATGGTGGAGATGCTTTATCACATATAGGTCACGTATTAGATCAAACAAGTAGATATTTTAAAGATGGTGATACATTAATTTCCAGAGGTTCAGGTGTACGTTATATGGATAACTCAGGTAAAGATATTGGTGTTGAATATGCTAGAGTATGGACAAAAGATAGACCTTATTTTACATATGGTGATACAATGCCATTATGGAAAGAAAGTGTAAAAAAACCATATTATAATGGTGCAACAGGAGGTACAGGAGATACTACTAATAGTAAAAGTAATTTTTATAGAAGAACAGGTATTAGAAGATTTGATGGTAGTGTAATGACAAATCCGTGGAATTTAAATATTGCACCAATGTCAGACGGAACTACAAATCCAGAATTTCCTGGATCATCTAATATAATTAAAAACCCAAAAGGGAATGGATTTTACGCTAAAAAATATATGTTATCTATTGAAAATTTAGCATGGGCGGCGTCAACACTTCCGGGTTATACTGTAAATGATTTACCATTTTCAGAAAGAGGACCAAATGGAGGCCGTGTTATGTGGTTTCCACCATATGATTTGAAAGTGTCTGAACAAAATAGTGCAAAATGGGAACCAAATACATTTTTAGGTAGACCAGAACCAATATATACATATCAAAATACAGAAAGAAATGGTAGCTTATCATTCAAAGTAATTGTCGATCACCCAAGTATATTAAATTTACTAATAAGAGAACATTTTAAATCTGTTAATGATGAAGATGTTGATAAATTTTTAAACGCATTTTTTGCAGGAGCAAAGGATATTGATTTTTATAGTTTAATCAGACAATATTCACATTTAGATTCGGACGATATAAAAATGATTCAAAATTATCTAAATGACGGTGGAAGTCCTTCAGATATAAAAAGACGTAAAACAGCAACATCATCACCTACACAAGATAATCCAGGTGGAAGTGATAGTTTTGATGCAAATAAAGATAAGGTAAATGAAACATTAAATTTTTATTTTCTAAACGCCTTTCCTGAAGCCGGAGACGACTTATTTAAATCAAATATGTCATTTGATTTAGTAAGTAATGGTACAATTTTAGATACCAAAATTCAAGAAAAAAATAAACAATTATTAAGAGAGTCATTAAATAAAATTATAAACAGTACCGACACAAAAGATATTGAGGATAGAGAAAGTATTTTTAAAAGAAAAGATATTCCAAGTGATCAAACAGGTACCACAATAAATAAAAAAATAACAGAACTTGAAAATATTTTTACCGAATCAACCACATCAAATAGTAAACTAATAGATATATTAACAAAATTAAAGAAAGATTTAAAAGATGAAAATATTGAAGGAGATGTTGTTGTAAATGTTAGCTCATATACATCAAAGGCGGGAGAGGAAAATTTAAATTTTAACCTTTCATTTAGAAGATCACATTCTTTATTTTTATATCTTTTTAATAATATCAAAAAAGACGGTACTAATATAGATTTAAAAAAATGGACGTTTTCAAAATTAGAGTCTGACGTACCGGCAAAAGGAAAAGAAAGATTTGTTATTGAAAAAGAATTTTCAATAAAAGAATTAGGTTATAATGGAGAAGGAAGTGTAATTTTCAGATCAAACAATTTTGGTGCAGATAATAATTTACAATCAGGATATTGTAATACTACAAATTATAATGACATTTCTTTAACATATTATGCTCCGAGTTCATATGGGTGTAGATCTACAGAATTTATTATTGAGTATGCTAAATCTAAAAAAGAAGACAAAGCATCAAACGCCTCAGTAAAAAATTCATTAGGACCTACAGGTAATATACCAAGTAGTAATACAAAACCTCCAATAGATGTGATGAAAAGAATCATCATGAAGACTTTATCTGAACAGTATTACTTTAAAAAGTTGGAAGAGACTTCACCAATGATTTACACATCATTAAAAGAAAAATTAAAATATTTTCATCCGGGTTTCCATTCAATGACACCTGAAGGATTAAACTCACGTTTAACATTTTTACAACAATGTTTACGACCTGGTAATACAATACCGGTGAAAGGTTTATCAGACAATTCAGATATTAACGCAAGAAATACAACATTTGGACCACCACCTATTTGTGTTTTAAGAGTTGGAGATTTTTACAATTCAAAAGTTATTATAAAAGATCTTAATATACAATTTGAACAAAATGTATGGGATATGAACCCAGAAGGTATTGGTATCCAACCAATGATTGCGGACGTAACAATGCAATTAAGTTTCTTAGGAGGACACGGTTTAGAAAAACCTGTAGAAAGATTACAGAATGCTTTGTCATCTAATTTCTTTGCAAATACTGAAATGTATGATGAAAGATCTGAATCAACCAATACTAAAATGGGAGGTAAAGATAGTGAAGACTTTACAAGGGAATTTTTACAAAGTTTAAATGACACACTATTACCAATAACTGGTTTAAAAGATAGTAATGGAAAAGGATATACTGAAGGTCAATATATTGGTACAATTTCTCCTTCCGATAAAACGATAGATTATACTACATTAATAAATGATGTATATAAAAGTGTGGAACCATATTTTACCACATACGAAAAAATGTACAATAGTTTAACAAAACAATATGGACATAAAATTGTGAATTTGATGGTTAATAAAACTGAAAGAACAAATAACAAATATGACATATATAGTTCTTCGGGAAATACAACACCAAATCAAGTTTTGTTATTTGGTAATTTTAAAGACACCTCACCTTTTTCAAAAACTATTGAGACATTAATTGTAAGATTTGAAGTATATCTAACACTCCAAAAAGAAAACGAAAAGTACTCAGTTTTAAAATTATTAAAAATTGACGATGATATAACAGATGATCTTAAAGATTTTTATGAAGAAGGTCTTTATGATCATTTTAAGACATTCTTTAAAGAAAAAGTTGGAGATTTTGCTTCATCTAAAATTGCAAAAGATTATGAAGATATAAGAAATAAATTAATTGTAAGTTTAGATAAATTAAATACCGTTATTAAATATAATGCGGATTTTAAGATAGATAAAAATAAAATTTATAAATTAACAATTACAGGAGATACATCTGAAATGTATAGTGAATATAGTTCATGTATGGATTTCATAAAAAGTAATGAACCTAAAATGTATAAAAAATTAGATACATCATTATCTAGTTCATTGGACGACGAAAAAATGAGGGATATTATCTATACCGTTTTTTATAATGATTATACGAATGCGTTGGATAATATTGAAAATCAATTTGATACGGAAGATGAAGAAAGTTCTAAAATTGTAGATAAGATTAGAAGAAAATTAGGTAGAGATTTTTATGAAACTAAAGATATTAATATGGGATTTGGTAAGGTACCAACATTAAAAAATTCTAAAAAAGTGTCATTTGATTACACAGATGAAATATTAGATGAAAATGACGATATTAAAAAACTGTATTCTACACAATATAAACCATCGGACGATAAATTAAATTATTATAAAAAATGAGTAGGGATTATTTCGACAGATATCAATTTTTCATAAATGATGGTAAATTTAGAATTGTACCGGGTATTGAAATGCCTATAAAAGGAACAGACAAATATATACAATATAAAAAAGGTAGAGATAGATTGGATAAAATATCACAAGAATATTACGGTTCACCCACCTTTGGTTGGATTATTATGATGGCGAACCCGACTGCCGGTCTTTTGGAGTTTGACATTCCCGATAATTTCTTTTTAAGGATACCATATCCATTAATTAGCTCTTTACAAGATTATAAAAGAGGTGTAGAATTGTATAATCTATATTATGGAGAACAATAAAATTACAAATACGGAAGATATACATGTTAAGGTCGATCAGAATAATTTAATTTATATTGACCCAAACTCAACTATTGATAGTCAAGGAAATATATCACCTAGAAATATAAAGGCAGAGAATTTAGTAATGTATGTTAATTTAGAGGCGGACATTATACCCAGATCTATTTTAGCGGCGGATAATACAACAAACACATTAACTAGTATTGCAAAAGGAACATTAAATTTTTTAAAAAATAATGATGGAGGTGATTATGATACTTCTTGGACTAACTCTTTTTTAAACTCAGAAGAGAAAAAAAATGGTTCAGGAACACTCACAGGTGAATTTTTTCAATCAGATAAATCGGGACAAACATTTGGTATTGACAATATTACAATTAATATAAAAGGATTTAATTCAATTCCTACAATTAATATTACATTTTTAGATGTGAGAGGTAAAACTTTATTTGAATCACCTGAAAATTCCCCATATAAGGCATTTTTTCACATCCCATGGCCAATATTTTATTTAACGGTTAAAGGATTTTATGGTAAAGCAATTAGATATAGATTACATATGGTTAAGTTTACAAGTAAATTTAATGAGTCAAATGGTAATTTTGAAGTTAATACATCTTTTGTTGGATCAACATATGCGTACTTATCTGACATTCCATTACAGGGAATTTTAAATGCACCATATCTTTTTCCATATGAATCATCAAAAGTAACAGAAACAAATACAGGTACAAATAGAGAAAAGGAAACTGTAAAAAAATCAACTAAAGGATATGAAATATTAAAAACAGTTTATAATGAATATAAACTTAAAGGACTTATAAAAGAAGATTTTCCGGTTAAAACATTAAAAGAGGTAATGACAATATCTAAAACATTAGATACGTTATTAGAAAAACAAATTTTTGATCAAGTTGTAGATATGAGAATATTCGCGGGACTAAAACAATTCCAAGAAGATATTGATAAATTTGAGGAAGCAGTTATCGGATGGGGAAAATTAAATCTTGAATCTGAACCGGAACCATCTTTAACTCAATCAACAACAGACCCCAATAATCCAAAATTATTTTTTTTAGTTAAATCAAACCCAAGAACCGATAGGTCAAAAGGTATTGATGGGCCAGATGAAGATGGAACGTTTGAACATTTACTTAAATTTTATGGTGATAAAATTAGAGAAAGTCAATTATTAAGTGATGTTATTCAAAATCAAAAAATTAAACAAAACCCATTATTAAATAAAACCGGATCAAATTTTTCAACTAAATCTTTAGGTATCAGTAAAGTTGGTAATATGGAACTTTACATTGACGATAAAAATCACCCAAATAAATTTATTGGAATAGCAATTCAAAAACTATTAGATGATGTAAGAGAAATTCGTACAAAATTCGAACAACAAAGAGAAAAATTACAACGACAAGTTGAAATTAAAATGAATGAAATTGTTAGAGATAAAACTAAAGGTTTTGGTTTTGAACCTACAATTAGAAATATTTTTGCGGTTATTTTGGCAAATGCGGAGGTTTTAATACGTTTAATGAAAGATGTACATAAAAAGGCATTTGATCAAGCTGAAACTAGAAAAATGGTAGTTTCACGTTTTTCTAAAGAAAGTATGGGAGATTCAATTTACCCTTGGCCCGAATTAAAGGCCACAGTTAAAGGTAAAGAAAATACTATTATATATCCAGGAGATCCAGATTGGCAAGCATATTTAGGTTCTGAAAATGCACAAAGATGGCCTGAGGTTGCTTTTCTAGAAACATATATTGGTGTAACAACAAATAAAGTAGACCCTTTAGCGGAAAAAGAAGCATCCATTAATAAACTATCAAATACCATTCAAAATGATAGTGATATTAAAAAAATAAAAAAGATAAGTACCGCAAATGAAGTGGTTAATATATTACCATATGTTAATAAAAGTCCAGATTCTTTTATTTATGAATTATATGAAAGATCATTTCACTATAGTGTAATTGAATCCTTTAATAAAACGGCAACATGGGAAAAATTAGCAGATTTAGAATTTGGTAATATACAAGAATCTGTTGAAGATGAAAACGGGTTAAGAAAATTACTAATACAAAATATAAAAGATAAAACAACATTAATATCTCAATTAGAAAAATTATCTCCTTTTGAAAAATATTCATACTATAAAGATAGTTTACCTACTACGGATTATTTAAAATCTTTTTATGAACAATCATTTATTATTGAACAATACGTTTCATCTAATAGTGTTGACGATAAAAAGTTATACCAATTTTTAGATGAAGAATTACAAAATTTCACACCAGAAACTTATAGAAAAAACATTTATCCATATTCTTCAAATGTTTATTTAAATTATATTAGTACGGGTGTAACATCTATAACCGATTCTTTATTGAATTGTAGAAATTTCTTAAGTGTTGACACAACACAAGGTTTAGTTTCTGGAGAAGTTAATCCATTATTTTGGTTAAAAAATGGAGTCACATCTAATTTGTTTTCTAAAAAATTTACATTAACTAATACTAAAGTTAATATTTTAAATACACCATTTTTTCATAGACAATTATTTTCGGATTTTAACACTATTGGAAGTTCAAGTGGAAAATACGCAGGTTCTGCTTATTTGTTATTAAATTCATTGGCCTTTACTGATTTAGATGAAATTAAAATTGGAACAACTAAAACAGATTCAAAACCATATACGTTTTTAACATCATCTTTATTTAAAGAAATAGGTTCTTCTCAGTATGTACCTTACCATTTAATTTTAAAATGGGGGTCAATATACCACAGACACAAAAAATTCATTAAAGAAGGTGTAGATATTATTGGTGACGTATATGATGGTAATAGTTTAGTAAAAGAAGGTGCAGTTAAAACAGGTTCAACCGAAACATTAATTGGATTTCAAACAAATAAGTTAGACGGACGAACATTTTTTGATAATGGAAATGATTTAGTTTTTGAACCCGAAAATGGTACATACGTAAGTTACGAAGATCAAATTTTTGAACTTGACCCGATATTTGATCCTGGAATTACTTTTGTAGTTACGGGACATACCGACGTAGGAATACACCCTTATTATGATGATATATTTTATAATATCGTAAATGGAGAAAATTATTTTGATTTTGTAACTGGAAATACTACCGATTATTATAATAAAATAACAGGAGGAACATTAAATTTAAAAAATGATGTTTTAGCATATAGTGGAGGTACATTATATTATTGGACACAATATGTTGATGATAGTAAAGTAAACAATAAAAAGAATACATTTACATTATTACCATCTACAGGAGATAATCTTTTTAAAGGTAAAAAACAATCATTAACAAATGTTAATGAAAATCCATTTTCAAACAATTCGTTTGAAATAGAAGAACAAAATAATTTTAGAATAGTTTGGGACGATGAATTAATCAGTAGTAATTTTAGTGGGCAAACATTTGCATCACCTATAGAACACACAACTACAATTTCGGGAAAATACGGAATTCAAAATATAACCGATAATTATAAAAAAGTTATGGATTTAATTGCTACATTTAATCCAACAATTTTAGATGAATTTGAAAAATATTTTTTATTGTTTGCATCTGAAAAACTTAACTTAAGTGTTTCTGATAAACCTTTTAATGGAGTAGTATTAGATAAATTTCAAGATTTATTAAAAGAAATAGTTACAGTACAAAAAGATGTAAAAAATTCTACATCTAACCAAATTTCTATTTTAAAAGAAAAACAAAAAACTAAATTAGAAGATATTAGTAAATTAATTTTATCAAATGATAATTTGATAAAAATTACAATAGGTAATCCTAAAGAATTTGATCCACATACGTTAATTGGTTTTATAGGTGTAGATAAAAAAAATACATTTAAATACAACACATATAAAGGTGAATTTGATGGATCTCAGAGTGATGAAAATGTTGATTTAATAAATCTATATTTAGGACCTGAACCCGAATACGGGGATTATCAGGATTTCTTTATAGATAATAACATAGAATTTAACGAGGAAAACGTACAAATTTTCAGACCATTAATTTATATATATGCCGGTTATAAAAATAGTAGTTTTTATAACACAACACCAAACTTTAAACAATATCTTAATGAGTCTATCTTTACCAAATCGGGAGGAGTTGATGAAAGATTAAATACATTTTTACTTACATTAATACCTAAGTTTCAAAAAGAATTTAAAATTCAAGAAGACCCAACTAAAATTACATTTTTTGATGGATATAATAATAAACCATTAAAAGTTGAATTGTATAATTTCTTTAAATCCATGAACGATAAATGGATTGCCGGTAATTCAATTGGTCAAAGATCGTTGTTAGAAGAATTTTTATTTTTAGATAGGGCCAATAAAGATATTGGAAATGATTATTATTTTGATTTAACAAGGTTAACCAATATGGGAGACCCTAAAAATTCAAAACAAAGTTTATATGGTGCTTTATCAATTTTACTACAAGGAACGGGATTTGATATGAGGGCATTACCGGCTTATATTAATTTTTATGGAAATACTTTTTCTAAAAATCCTAAATTAGTACCATCAAAAAGAATTGCACAAAATCTATTTGGAACATTTTTAGATGTCGATTATCAAGAGTCTCTACCAAAAATTGTAATTCAATATGTTGGTAAGAATTCGACAAGACCTGAGATGGAGAAAAAAGGTAAATTTAAATTTAGTGACGATAGTTTTAATGTTGGTAATGTTAATAATAATCCACTTATGGTTACTTTACCTAAAGTATTTAAAACAGGCGATTTAACAAAGTCTAACAAAGTAGTTGCATTTGAAGTAAGTTTTGGTGACCAAAACCAAAGTATTTTTAAAGGAATACAATTAGATCAAGCTTCAATTAAAAATACAAGTGAATCTTTTTATGTATTAGAAAACTTAGCAAGATCCGAATCGGGTTCGTCATCACATAATGTTGATATCGGTTTATATGATTATTATAGACAGGCCTCTTATACTTGTGATGTCACATGTATGGGAAATGTTATGATACAACCAACAATGTATTTTTACCTTAAAAACGTACCAATGTTTAAGGGAACGTATTGGATTAGTGAGGTAGCACATTCAATTAAAAGTGGATCGATAACGACTACATTCAAAGGATCAAGAATACCGTATACGGCTCTTCCTGATTTAAAAGATTCATTTATGTCAAGTTATCGTACATTATTTGATAAATTACAACAAAAGGCAGTTAATAGAGTTAATGGTGCGGATAAGGTTACAGAAACAAGTAAGACCATAACAAATCAAAACGGTGAAAAATTCACATTTGATATGGGAGATTTAAAAAAATCACCTTCTGGTGAAAAACTTGTCGAGGGAGATGCTTCATTTACACCTCAAGCGGGTATTCCATTTAACGGATATGCAGATTTTAGATATATTACTAAAGTCAAATATCCTAATGAAAATAGTCTTTGGTTAAGAGCAATTGTGGCTAGAATGGGTGAGAAGAAATATCCAATAAAAGATGAAGTTGTCATGTCAGTAGTTTCATCAAATAGTAAAATCATAACAAGTCCTAAATTTACGTGGAAACAAGCGTCTGAATTTACAAACGATTATTATTTTTATGCAACAAAATTCTTATTTGATAAAGTACCCGCATCAAAAGTTACAACGTTAACCTCAACGTTTTTTAATCCAGCAAATAATGTAACAATTATAGTTCCACCAAAATATGAATTAAATGATAAAACCACAACTCCTATTGAATTCTCAGGTCCAATTGATATAATAAGAGATGAGGAACCATATGGTATGGTATTATCTTCTAAGTTAATGTTAGACTTAGGTTTACAAGATGGTGATATTGTTTACTTCAATGTTGGATAATAACTAAACTTGGGATATTTATATTAATAAAACAAATATTATGGAAAATAATAGATTAAATAATACCATGGATCAGTTTTTAAACCCTAAAAAAGTTAAAAACGTATCTAATGATGGTATGGAAAGAGAAGAATGTGATTTGGTAACGGGAGAATGTTACACAATCAGAGAAAAAGACGGAATCGTTGAAAGAATAAATAAAAAATACGTTACAAACGACGGAAGACAATTATTACAAGATTAATACTATGTTAGAGAAAAAATTATTAGAAGAAGTAAAACGTTTTAATTCCATCAATAAGTATGGTAAGAAAATGATTATGGAGCAAGACGCTCCTCCTGAAGCGCCAGCTGAAGATCCATTAGGAGACGTTCCTCCTCCACCTCCAGCAGGTGGTGACGCACCAACAGACGTTCCTCCTCCACCTCCAGCAGGTGGTGATGCACCAATGGGTGACGTTCCTCCCCCACCTTCAGCAGGTGGTGATATGGACACACCTCCAATGGGAGATGCAATGGGTGGTGATACTGAAGAAATTGATATTACAGATTTAGTTAATATGACTAAGAATATCAAAAACGATCTTGAAAGTAATAAACAAGACAATTCTGCAGTTATAAATAAAATGGACGATGTATTCACTAAATTGAATGACTTAGAAGGTAAATTGGCTCAAATGGACCAAGTTATGGCTAAGATCGATCAATTGGGTGCGACGGTTGAGGCTAATAGACCTAAAACTGAAGTTGAGAAATTAGAAATGAGATCTTTAGATTCATATCCATTTAACGAAAAACCACAAGAGTTTTTTTCACACAAACAAAGTGAAATGAGAGCGAGTGGTAAGAATGAGTATGTCTTAACAAAGGACGATGTTGAAAATTATCCGGTTGACCAAATAAGATCATCATTTAACCAAGAAGACCAAAAAGATGAATATAGCTTCTAAAATAAAGTTCCTTATGGAACTTCAGGCTCAAGTTAAGATTAACCATTGGCAAACCAAGGGTTATGCAAGACATAAAGCTTTCGATGAACTTTACGGAGGTTTAGTTGACTTAACTGATACATTTGCAGAGGCTGCGATGGGTAAGTACGGTAGATTTACATTGGAGAATGACGATAAAACATTAAACATTGTGAATTTAACCGAATTAGATTTAAAAGAGATGTTACAAACATCTAAAGAGGCTTTAATTCAATGGTCAAGTGAGTTCGATTCGACAGATACGGATATAATGAATATACGTGATGAGATTTTGGGATTATTAAATAAAATAACATATCTATTAACATTAGATTAAAATAAAAAAATAAGAAATGGCAATAACAAACGCATCGACAAGACGTACAACTTCGGTTAATGCATTTACAGGATTAACATATGTTGATACAATAATAGGTACTGCAGCAAGTAACGGACTTTTTTCTGTTGTAGTGGAAGGTAATTATATTGATGATACAATCACAGGATCAATAGTAAGTGCTGGATATGTAGTAAAAAAGAAATTTGACGATATGGGAACTTACCCAAGATATACCATAAATTGGTAATCTAAAAATACTTTAAAAATAATTGAACCCAGATTTTATAGTCTGGGTTTTTTTATGTATATTTTAGTATAAATGATTTTATAATTTAAATTTTAATTCTATGAGTACATTTGATGCAGTACTTGCACAGTACGAGAAAAACAAAAACGCCACAGGTGGCAACAACAACAAGATATCCTCTGAGGATAGATTAAAACGTTATTTCACAACCGTATTACAAAAAGGTTCTAAGGGTGAAGAAAGACGTATCCGTATTTTACCTACAAAAGATGGTTCTTCACCATTCGTAGAGGTAAAGTTTCACGAAGTTCAAGTGGACGGAAAATGGGTAAAATTATATGACCCAGCACAAGAAGGAAAACGTTCTCCATTAAATGAGGTTTACGAAGGATTGATGATGAGTGGTGTGGATTCTGACAAAGAATTGGCACGTAACTATCGTTCTCGTAAGTTTTATATCGTTAAAGTGATCGATCGTGATCATGAAGCGGATGGAGTTAAATTTTGGAGATTTAAACATAATCACAAAGGTGATGGTGTTATTGATAAAATCTTCCCAATCTTCCGTAACAAAGGAGATGTTACCAATCCTGAAAATGGTCGTGATTTAATCTTGTCTTTAGCCTTAACAAAGGCGGGTACAGGTAAAGAGTACACAGTTATCAATTCAGTATTAAACGATGATCCAAGTCCACTACATACTGACGCAGACGTCGCAAAAACGTGGTTAGATGATGAGTTAACTTGGTCTGATGTTTACTCTAAGAAAGGTGAAGATTATTTAGAAATGGTTGCAAGAGGTGAAGTTCCACGTTGGGACACAGCAAGTAGCAAATGGGTTTCTAATTTGACAACAGAAGAAACTATCGGAGCGGTGAAGACTTCTACTCCTGTTGTTGATCCACAAGACGATGCAGATGTAGATGGTGATTTACCATTCTAATTATTAACGGAGGGGTGGAGATAACGTCAGAAACCCCATTTTTAAAAACAAATTATGGCAGGTATTAAAAAAACAGACTTTTCGGCAATTAAGAAGAAATTCTCTAAAGAAGCCGAGTACAAACCAGATCGTTTCTTCGATTTGGGTAATGCCTTCTTGGATGCATGTGGTATTCCGGGTCCTGCAATGGGTCACATCAATATGTTATTAGGACATAGCGATACGGGTAAAACAACCGCACTTGTAAAGTCGGCGGTAGATGCTCAAAAGAAAGGTGTTGTTCCTGTGTTTATTATTACTGAACAAAAATGGAGTTGGGATCATGCTGAATTAATGGGTTTTGATAGAAACGGAGATTATCTTTTCAATAGTGATTTTGAATATATCGAACAAATTACAGAATATATCAATGAACTATTAGACGCACAAGAGAAAGGAGATTTACCTCACGATTTATTAATCTTATGGGATTCAGTAGGTTCAGTTCCATGTAAAATGACTTACGATGGTAAAGGTGGTAAACAACACAATGCGTCGGTTTTAGCTGACAAAATTGGAATGGGTATCAACCAACGTATTTCAGGTTCAAGAAGAACAGATAAACCTTATACGAACTCTTTAATCATTGTTAACCAACCTTGGGTAGAATTACCTGACAATCCTTTCGGACAACCGAAAATTAAAGCAAAAGGTGGAGAAGCAATTTGGTTAAACTCAAGTATCGTATTCTTATTTGGTAATCAAAAAGGAGCGGGAACAACGAAAATCTCTATCACAAAAGATAAGAGAAAAGTAAAAATTGCAACAAGAACAAAAATCTCTATCATGAAAAACCACATCAATGGTTTGGGATATGAAGACGGACGTATCTTGGTTACATCACACGGATTTATGCCAGGTAGAGAAGATTCTGAAGAGAAGAAATCTATCGAGGATTATAAAAAAGAAAGTGGTGATTACATCAGTAAGATGTTAGGTGTTAATGTTACAGACATCACAGACGTAGAAGTTGTAACAGAAGAAAGTGATCTTTAAATTTAACAAATGTCGGTTTTACTTGTTGATGGGGATAATCTATTAACTATTGGTTATTACGGAGCGAAGAATGTGTTTTACAAGGGAACTCACATCGGTGGTATCTACCACTTTCTAAACACCCTAAGAAGATCTTTTGAGGAATACCAATTAGACAAGATTGTTGTTTTTTGGGACGGACTTGAGGGTTCACAAACCAGAAGAAAGATATATTCTCACTACAAGGAAAATAGAAGACAAAGAGTTAGAACAGAAGAAGATTTACAATCTTACTTATATCAGAGAGATAGAATTAAACAATATCTTGAAGAACTATATGTAAGACAAGGGGAATTTGAGTATTGTGAGACTGATGACAACATCGCTTACTATACTCAAAACTCACCCGAAGAAAGAAAAATTATTTATTCATCAGACGGGGATTTAACTCAACTCGTTTCAGAAAACACACAAGTTTACAATCCTTCACACAGGAAATTATATTCACAGAACGATATAATCATTTACGATCACGAAGAAATCCTCATAGAGAATGTTCGTTTGGTTAAAATGATATGTGGAGACTCATCAGATAACATTGCGGGAATAAGAGGAATGGGACTTAAAAGATTATTGTCTTTGATCCCTGAACTAAGAAATCAACCAATTACAGTTGATCAGGTTAAAGATAGATGTAACATATTATTTGAACAAGACAAACACAATAAGTTAATTGCTAATTTATTGACAGGTGTTACAAAACACGGAGTACTTGGTGAGGAATTCTTCGACGTAAACCAAAGGATAGTAAGTTTGGACGAACCGTTTTTAACAACTGAAGCAAAAGAGACAATAGACCTACTGATTAGTGAACCATTAGACCAAGAGGGTAGATCATATAAAAACGCGATGAAGATGATGCAAGAAGACGGACTCTTCAACGTACTACCAAAATCGGAAGATGCTTGGATAAATTTTTTAAATCCTTTTCTAAGATTAACAAGAAAAGAAAAAAATATAAACAACAATATAAAAAAAACAATTAAAGTAAGACCTTATGAGTAGAGATTACCAAAACCAAGACAACATAACAAAATTTGAATTTTTGTTGTCATTAGAAGGACATATCGTATGTCAAAGATTTTTTAACGTTAGAGATCATGTTGATCAGGCTAGACGTTCTATGGATCTTCACTATTATGTAAAAAATATTTGTGAGGATTTTATGGAAGATTTGAAAATAAAAAGTTCCAACTACCTATGTGAGAATCAAAACTATATTCTTCATTCGGAGGTTGTGGACGAGTCGGCAATTTCAGAAAAAGAGTATTTTTTGTTGGAAATTAAGTTAGGTGAGGATGTATTTATTCAAAGACAATTCCCCGCATATCTTTACCATCCAAAGGCAAGATACACGGTGGATATCCGTCCAAGATTGAAGATAATTTTGTCAGATTTAACAGACATTTTGTCTTCGGAAGAATTGGAAACAAGTTATTTAGGATACGAATTATAAGAAAAAACAATATATAATAAACACTATGGAAGAAAGGAATTTTGGGTATTTGGGATTTTCGTTTCAACAGTCCCTTATCAAAGCAATTATTGAAGATAAGAAGTACGGAGAAACAATTATTGATGTATTAGAGAGTAAGTTTTTTGATAATAACTCATTTAGATTTATTATGGAAAACACAAAGGAGTTGTATAAGAATTACAACAAAATCCCTGATTACAATACATTGGCACAGAAAATCATGGCAGAAGGTGGGAACAAAGATTCATCTAAAATTCACGTAGATACATTAGAAGCAATTAAAAATAATGAGTCTCAAATTGAATATGTAAAAGACACAGCACTTAATTTCTGTAAACAACAAAACTTGAAAAGAGAGTTGAAAAGTGTACAGAGCATTATTGAAAGTGGTGAGTTTGAGGCTTACAATAAGATTGAGGAAATCATTCAAAAAGCATTACAAGTTGGTATTTCCAATGATGAAGCAACGGATGTGTTCCATGATATCGACGGAGCATTAGAAAAGGACTTTAGACACCCATTACCGACAGGTATTGTGGGAATCGACAACTTACTTAAGGGTGGGTTAGGAATCGGAGAATTGGGGGTTGTATTAGCTCCTACTGGTACTGGTAAGACTACCTTACTTACTAAGTTTGCTAACACCGCATATAACTTAGGTTATAACGTTGTACAAATTTTCTTTGAGGACAATCCAGGTAATATTAAAAGAAAACACTATACGATTTGGACTGAAATTGCTCCTGACTCTCAACCTGAATTTAAGGATGAAGTTAAAGCTAAAGTAGAAGAGGCTCAAGCTAAATCTAAAGGTAGTTTGAAGTTATTAAAATTGGCAAGTGATAATGTTACTGTTTCTGAAATTAAAAATAAAATCAGAAAGATGAACTCAGAGGGTGGAAAAAAAGTAGACCTATTGGTATTAGATTATGTTGATTGTGTATCAACTGATAAATCAACTAATGGTGAAGAATGGAAAGGTGAAGGTTCTGTAATGAGAAGTTTAGAGTCTATGACATCTGAATTTCAAATGGCAATATGGACCGCAACACAAGGTAATCGTGAATCAATTTCATCAGAAGTTGTAACAGGAGACCAAATGGGAGGTTCAATTAAGAAAGCACAAATTGCTCACGTTATATTATCTATTGGTAAAACATTAGAACAAAAAGAACATAATTTGGCAACACTTACGTTATTAAAATCACGTATAGGTAGAGATGGTGTTGTTTTCCAAAACTGTAAATTCAATAACGAGTTCCTCCTTATTGATACAGAGTCTCAAAATACTTTATTGGGACATGAAGAGCAAAAGGTTCAAATAAACGCTAACAGAGCCGCCGAGGCGTTTAAGAGGAGACAACAAGTGGCGAGTAAGTAATTAATAAACACAAAAAATAAAGAGAACACAAATGCAGAAAGGTAAAAAATTTCTGAGTGACTTGAAGTTACACTCAGATTATTTTAAATGGAAAGAAGATGAACAAAGGTACGAAACATGGGAAGACGCATGTGAGAACATAATTGACGGACACAGAAAAAAATATGTGGATTATGATGAGGCAATTGAACCATATTTACAATCTGCCGTTGAAAGTATGAAAGATCAAGCTGTATTAGCTTCACAAAGAAACTTACAATACAGACATGAACAAATCATGAAACATAACACGAGAATGTTTAACTGTACATCAGGACACATTGCTCGTAATAGAGTATTCCAAGAGATTTTCTATTTGGCATTATCTGGTTGTGGATTCGGAGGTGGATTATTAATCCCTTTCGTAAACAATTTAAGTAGAATCCAAAAGAGAACTTTAGGAACTAAAACTTTTTATATTGAAGATTCAATTGAAGGTTGGGCAAATGCGTTAGGTGTATTATTATCATCTTATTTTGTTGATGAGCAACCATTTCCTGAATATGCTGGATATGAAGTTAAATTAGATTATTCTTTAATTCGTGAGAAAGGTGCGTTCATTAGTGGTGGTTTTAAAGCACCTGGTCCTGAAGGTTTAAAACAATCTTTAGAAAAAATTGAAACGTTAATTGAAAAGTGGATTACAACAGAAGGAGATAAAATTCGTCCTATCTTGGCGTTTGACATTATTTGTCATTCGGCAGATGCTGTATTATCAGGTGGAGTTAGACGTTCAGCGTTAAACATGATTGTAGATCCTAATGATGATGAGATGATCCACGCTAAGACTGGTAATTGGAGAATGGAAAACCCACAAAGAGGTAGAAGTAATAACTCAGTTTTATTATTAAGAAGTGAAGTTAAAAAAGAACAATTTAATTACTTAGTACAATTAAACGATGGAGCAAATGATATTGGTTTTGTATTTGCCAATAGCTGGTTTGATATGTTTAACCCATGTTTTGAGATTTTAAAAATCCCTGTATTAGATACAATTGATTTTGGTAAAATCAAATATGATGAAGTTGATCAATATGTTAAAGACAACAAATCTAAGTTTGGTATTCAAGGTTGTAACTTAACTGAAATCAACGCAGAGAAGGCAACAACAAAAGAAAAGTTTTTAAAGGCTTGTAAAGACGCATCTTTCTTAGGTACATTACAAGCAGGTTATACTAACTTCCCTTATTTAGGTGAAACAAGTAAGGCAATCTTCGAAAGAGAGGCTTTATTAGGTGTTAGTATTACCGGTTGGATGAATAACCCTAAATTATTTAATGCCGAATTATTAGAAGAAGGTGCACAAGTTGTAAAAGATGCTAATAAAGAATTAGCCGCAGTAATTGGTATTAATCAAGCAGCAAGAACTACATGTGTAAAACCATCAGGTAATGCCTCAGTTGTATTAGGAACTGCGTCAGGTATTCATCCTGAACACTCTGAAAAGTATTTCCGTATTATGCAATTGAACAAAGAAAGTAATACAGCAAAATGGTTAGAAGAAAATATGGCATTCTTATTAGAGGAAAGTGTATGGTCTTCAACTAAGTCAGATTACGTTGTATTTGTTCCTGTTGAAAATCCAAAAGTTGGTTTATTCAAAAAAGATATGAAAGGTATTAAACACCTTGAATTAATTAAATTGGTTCAACAACATTGGGTAAATGCGGGTACCAATCCTGAATTATGTGCTTACATGCCTGTTAATCATAATACGTCTTGTACGGTTATTATTGATGACAAAGATGCAATTGTTGACTACATTTGGGAACAAAGAGATTTCTTCACCGCAGTTAGTTTCATGTCAGACTACGGAGACAAAGACTTCAATCAAGCACCGTTTACATCTGTATTAAATTTGGATGAAATTGTGGAAACATATGGTAAAGGTTCAATTTTAGCTTCAGGGTTAATTATTGATGGATTACATTATTTCCAAAATAACCTATGGTTAGCAACAGATACTTTATTAGACGATTCAATCCAAGTTACCGGAACAAGAGAACAAGTATTATTAAAGAAATATTGGTTGTCAAGAGCGAAGAAATTTGCAAAGAATTATTTCAAGGGTGATTTGAAGAGGATGGTTTATTGTTTAAAAGACGTACACTTATTCTATAAGTGGGAAACCATCACTCGTCAATTTAAAGAAGTTGATTTTGGTACCATTTTAGATAAACCACAATACAAGAACATTTCCGATTATGCGGCACAGGCTTGTAGTGGAGCACAATGTGATGTAACAAGTATCTAATGAAATTGGAGGAAGGAGTGGATTATTATATAGATGAGAAGTCGGGACTTATGGTCCTGACTTCTTTCTTTTTACAGAAGAGAGGGTATTGTTGTTCCAACGGGTGTGCAAATTGTCCGTATGACCCACCTCACATTATTAAAGGAAATTCAAAATTAAAAGAGGATACATAACCATTTTGTGTTTGTTTATATTTATTGAATATGGCAGTAACATACGGTATCGATTATCCATTTAGAGACAGTCCTAAGGGAGATTATTTGAATATGACAGAAATCCCCGAAAAAGAGATTAGAGCTAATCTAATACACCTTATTTTAACAAAGAAAGGTAGTAGGTATTATTTACCTGATTTCGGGACCAGAATATATGAGTATATTTTTGATCAAAATGATTTTGTGACATATAATTTAATTGAAGAAGAAATAAGAGAAGGTGTAAAGAAATTTATACCAAATTTAGAAATAAACAATATATCTATTATGTCAGCGGAAGATGACCCAAATGAAAATAGAAGTATTTCACAAGATGAAGATCAAAGACTTTTTAGAGTTTCTGAATCGTCCAACAAACCTTACACTGCAGTTGTAAAAATAGAGTACAGTGTAAATAACGGATCATTCTCAACGTCCGATTTTATAATTTTAAACATATAAGATGAGTAAACAAATATCATACGCAACAAGGGATTTTCAAGGATTAAGAAACGAATTAGTTAATTTAACTAAAGATTATTATCCTGACTTAGTTAAAAACTTTAACGACGCATCAATTTATTCTGTATTATTGGATATTAACGCTGCGGTTGCCGATAATCTACACTTTCACATTGATAGGGTTTGGCAAGAAACAATGTTGGATTTTGCACAACAAAAACAATCATTGTTTCATATTGCTAAAACATATGGTTTAAGATTACCAGGAGTAAGACCTTCAGTTGCTTTATGTGATTTTTCAATTACGGTACCAACACAAGGAGATAAAGAAGATGTAAGATATTTGGGATTATTAAAAGGTGGTGCACAAGTTTCAGGTGGAGGACAAATATTTGAAACTATCGACGATATCGATTTTTCAATTCCTTTTAATAAAAAAGGAGAACCGAACAGATTAAAAATACCAAATTTTGATGCAAATAATAAAGTTGCATCTTACACTATTACAAAAAGAGAACCTGTTGTTAATGGTATAACTAAAATTTATAGAAGAGTTATTAATCAAATTGATCAAAAACCATTTTTAAAATTATATTTACCTGAACAGAATGTTTTAGGTGTTACATCTGTTATTCATAAGGACGGTACTAATTTTGGTAGTAATCCAACATCAAGTGAATTTAATAACGTTACTAATAAATGGTATGAAGTTAAGTCATTAATGCAGGATAAAGTCTTCATTCCAGACCCAACTGCGGTTTCAGATAAAGATAATTTTACCGCGGGAACTTTTATTGATGTTAGTAATAAATTTGTTACGGAATATACACCAGAGGGTTATTTTTCATTAACTTTTGGATCAGGTACAGTTAATCCATTGGATAATTTGGATAACTATATGACGGGACAATTAAAAGTTAATTTAGCTAGTTACCTTAATAATCTATCGTTAGGAACAACACCAAAACTTAACACTACTTTATTTGTAAAATATCGTGTTGGTGGAGGTAAAGATAGTAATTTAGGGGTAAATGTTATCACTAACGTTGATGATGTTGAATTTATAGTATCAGGACCGGTTTCAGCATTTAATACACAAACAATAAATTCATTAAGAGTAAATAATGTTACACCTGCGGTTGGTGGTGCTGACGCTCCAACTATAGAAGAAATACGTAATATGGTTTCTTATAACTTTGCAGCACAAAATAGAGCGGTTACTCTAAACGATTATAAATCGTTGATTGAGACAATGCCGTCAACATACGGTGCTCCGGCAAAAGTTAATGTAATGGAAGAAGATAATAAGATTAGAGTTAAATTATTATCATATGACGATAAAGGTAATTTAACTGATACAGTTTCTAATACATTGAAAAACAATATATTATCTTATCTTTCAGAATATAAAATGATTAATGATTATATTGATATTGTAAGTGGAGAAGTGATTGACATGGGTTTACAAATTGATTTAAACATTGATAAAAATACCAATCAAACAGACATTATACAAACAGTAATCGAAGACGTTATTACATATTTTGATTATACTAAACGTAAAATGGGGGATCCATTATTTGTTGGAGCATTAAATAAAATTATAGGTGGTGTTTCTGGAGTTGTAAATGTAATCGAAACTAGAGTTTATAATAAAATAGGAGGTGAATATTCATCTGCTCAAGTATCACAAGCGTATAAAGATAATACAACTAAAGAAATAGGTCAGTCCGATAATATCATCTTTATGAAGTCAAATCAAATTTTCCAAATTAGATTCCCAAATAAGGATATTCAGGTAAGGGTTAAAACATTAGGAACGGCTACATTTTAAATGTTTTTTTAGTTATAATAATAGAAAATCACATAGTTTCTATTTATTATAAGAATGATGCAAAAACATAGAATTTCAACCAATTTAGGAGTCGATCAAAAAATTACAGTCGAATTAAAACAAGATTTCGATGTATTGGAGATTTTATCTCTTAAATTCTCTCAATCAGATATATATACATCTATATGTTCAGACTATGGTGTTGTTTGTGGTAGAGTTACCGCCAATAATGGTTTTGGTCTTGGTAATGCTCGTGTTTCTATTTTCATACCTTTATCTGCAGAAGATGAAGAAGATCCTGTAATATCAAAATTATATCCATACAAAGAGGTTACAGATAAAGATGATAACAATTACAGATACAATTTATTACCAAAAAGACAACAACATGGTGGCCACGCTCCCACAGGTACATTCCCTGATCAAAGCGAAATTTTAGGGAGAGAAGAGGTTTTAGAGGTTTATGAGAAATATTATAAATTTACGGTAAAAACAAATGGTGCGGGTGATTTTATGATATGGGGAGTTCCGATCGGAAACCAAACCGTACACGTTGATGTAGATTTATCAGATATCGGATGTTTTTCATTAAGACCAAATGATTTCCAAAGAATGGGAATTGGTTTGGATCAATTTAAAAATAAATATAGTTTTAAATCTTCAGAGGATATTGATTCATTACCTCAAATAGCAACATTTGATAGAGTTATAGAAGTTTATCCTTTTTGGGGAAACGAAGATTTATGTGAAATTGGTATCTCAAGAACTGATTTTGATTTATCAGATAAAGGAATTAATATATTACCGAGAGCATATCTAATAGGAGGAACTTACACCGATAGTGCTAAAAATGCAATTAATAAAAATTGTACCCCAAGAAAGAAAATGGGTAGAAAATGTGATTTAGTTGTAAAATCAGCAAAGGTTGAGGCTATAAGATTTAGTCAAATTAAAGATGAATATAATAGACCATATTTACAATATCTTAATTTTGATGAAGATGTTCCAGATGATGGAGGGTTTGTAATACCAATTGTAATGAACATGGATTTTGTTATTACAAATGAGTTTGGGGAAAATGAAATCACAAATGATCCAAATAAAGGTATCGCAACGTCAGGTTGTTATAGATTTAGATTTAACATAAATGATCAAGGATTAGAAAGGGCTAGACAAAACGCCGATTACTTAATACCAAACGTAAGAGAATATGGGCATTTTAAAACTCCATCGGACCAAACTAGTGAATGGTTAATTAAAGATGAATCATATGCGTTTTCAACAAATTATAACGATTATTGGCCAGATGCTTTACCATTAATTTTAAATAACGAAGACGGACAGTTTTATCCAAAAGATTATTTTTATAGATTTAGTTATAATAAAGTTTACACGGTGTCGTCTTTTCAAGGATCAACACAAGCACAAACGGGATCATTTGGTTTCGGAAATAATAGATATTTGGGGTTAAAAGATTTAGCACCTGGAGAAGAAGAAGATTGTACTGATAACCTAACCCCACCTGTAAATTTTGGTACTAAAAATTATACTTTTCCACTTTTAATTGCTGACATATTGTTATTGTTAGAATATCTTTTTAATTTTATCACTTTATTATTTTTTAATTCAGCATCAAGATTATTACACGAAACTGCAGATTGGGCTTTAGATCGAGGTTGGCCAATGGCACGTCTTGGTAAGTATCTAAAAAAATTGGCATATAATTTACAAGATAGTGGACAAAAAGGGTTAGGTCTTATAACTTATCCTGAATGTGATGAATGTTCGGCTGGAGAATTTGGAGCAACTAGCAATTTTACCGAAAAAAGAATTAAATTTTGTAGAGTAGGTACTGTAAAATTAATTAAATCACAAGTAGGTCAGGGAGGTAGTTTAGAAGCACATGATATTAGTTTCTCCACTTCTTTTTTAAAGGGAGCATGTATTGCATATAACCAACAAAATAATATTATTCCAAGTGGAGGGTTCGGTGGATTTAGACCGGTACAACAAAATTATTATTTAAATGACACCTACATTGAATTAACAAAAACAAACACGGAGGGGGGTTCATATTTTTGGGAAGAAACACTTATCGATATTAGTTGGGATTTAGGTTATTTAGGATCTGGAGGAGTTAACTCAACGATACAACATTTCAGAGATGGTACAGGCGAATATTCCGCAGAAACAGGTTGGTTTTATCCTGGCATTTATTATAAATATTATGATGAGGATGGTGTTGATTGGTCAAGTGGAGGACCGTCACAAGGTATAGTGAATGTTGCATTAGAAAGTGGTTGTGATATATATGATTCACCTTATAATGAAGCTTTAGTAAACAGATATTATACATCTGAAACAGGAGATAGATCACCAATTTTACCTTCAGCTTACAATCCAAATACAATGGATTTAGTTGGTGCAAATTTAACAGATGATGGAAAATTTAAATTAATAAAACAATATAGTGATAAATCTTATTCACCATTCACACCATCAGGTCAATCAGAATTTAAAGATGGTATGTTTTACGTTGTCCCCGGATCTCAAACAAACGCAAGATTATTAGGTATTTTAAAAGAACACCGTATTAGAAAAAGAGTTGGTAAATTATTTTGTGGAGGAATTGTTAGTTATTCATATATAGATAACTGGTTATCAGGTTCTTTATATTTTTATCAGTTTAAAGCTAAGAGAGTGTTTAAAATGGTAGAAAGTGCAATTAGATATTGTAGAGAAACTGTAAGATTTGTAACGGCAAATAAAGTAAATAGATTTTATTATAGATCAACACCAATATTAACGGGAACAACCGTAGGATTTGTCGGTAAAGTTGAAAATAACGGACTTACTCGAAGATTAGGTCACCCAACCACATTTGTAGATTTAGGACCTAGAGATGAGTTTATTAAAGAAATATGTATAGATAAATCATTAGATCCTAACTGTTCAATATCAAGAAATATTGGCCCTACATCATATAAAAATTTTGGTGAATTAATGGGTCTCGCAATTAACTATAGACTCGACACTTCAAATAACGACTATAGTATTAATAATTTTTTTGATAACACAGGGTTTAAAAATAATGGATTTCAACAAGTATTAGGTGGTGATATGTTACAATTAATTTCTATCAATAGTGAAGTGGGAATTGAAGAATTTGATTTACAAAGTCCAAAGTATTTGGGTTATTCATATCAGTATTTAGATCCTGATTTATATCCTGATGTGTTTAAGAAAACAGGTATCGATGGAAACCAATATTGGGGACCCGTACCTATTACTTTTGAATTAGATGATTCAGGGGAAAGAGTTAGACTTTGTTTAAACGAACCTGGTAGATTGGGTTGGGATTCCAATACATATGGTTCATCACAAACAGTTCCATTTTATTTATGGGATAAGAAAGGTTATGGATTTGGTGGAACATCAGAAGCAACCGCAGATAACCAATCTTGGGATTATATGAATGTGGAATTACAACCATTACAAGGTATGACTAAGGCCTACGATTACTATGGTCAAAATGATGATGACTCAGATAAGTATATGTTATTACCTATGACAAATAATTTTAGTGGATTAACAATAACTAATATGAATGTCACAGGTGTTGAAATTGAATTTGATGATATAATAACGGGAATAACCTCTGGAACCACAATTGAAATAGGACCAACAACAGGTAATACATTATATAACGGAGAATATCCTGGTTATACAATTTTAATGGTAGATACGGGAACATTAGAAGAACCTCTTACAGGTAGATTATATGTTAGAATTGGACCGGCAATGGGCAATAGTATTCATTTAGGTAGAACAATAACAAATGGATTTTATAAAATGAGCTGGACTCCAAATATGGATTTCATGATATTACCTAAAAAAGATTATTACTCAACCACGACAAAACAAATTTTGTCAACACCGTTCCAATTTTATTTCGGATTGAAAGCCGGTAAAACCGGACTTGATAAATTTATAGACCAATTTGGTCCAAAGGGAGCGTTCCCATCAGCTGAATAATGAAAAAGAAAGAAATATTATTACCTACTGAAAGGTATTTTAAGGCGGAAGAACAGGATCTTAATTTAAATATAAAATTAGAGAATGATGAAACTTTATTAAGAGAAGGTGATAAAGATATTGTTTTAAATTTAGCTGAATTATATAACGAAGAAAGAAACAAAAGTGCTAATTATAAAATATTTGGTAAAATAAAAATGGTATTTAGAAATATGTATTCCGGATATACCGATTATACGCCACTATTAAAGAATTTTTATTTAGTAAATGACGGGACATCAGAAAATACCGCCGATAGTACTATTGGATTTGTTCCATATAACGAATTTGCATTTCATAGGAATGATGTTAAAAGAGAAGTTTCCACACCTAAATCAGGATCAATAATAGGTATCCCTAATAACGTACCTAGTGTTACAATACCATCTGGTAATAGATTTACAGGACATACGTCAACAACAGTAATGGAAGCCCCGTATAAAAATTGGAATCTTTATTTAAGTTATGTTTATACAGGACAAACGGATTTCCCAATGAAATATACATTATCAGGGGACACTAATGGTAATAAAACATATTCATTTAACTCTGGAGACGGAATACCATTTAGAGTTACCGATGACGGTGGAAATTATTACACTTTAACATCACCAGTGGAACATGGATTTAGTCAAGGTGAGTATATTATATTATCAGGAGGAACTTATACAACATATTCAGGAATTACAACAGGTAAGACATTTTATACAATTCCAATAACAAAAGATACTGAAATATATAGAATTTTTTATATTGATAATGTCGGTAACGAAATATATGATTCAGAAAAATACGTAATTAATATTTTAAAAAGTGAATTTACATCGGGAACAACATTAAGTTCTGTAGTGTTAGGTAGGAGGTGTAAAAACATTAATGATATAACAGGAACAACATCCCAATATTATGTACACAAACATAAAACATTATCAACAATCAATGATTATATTTTAGATAAAGTTGGTTTTGAAAATACAATATGGGAAGATGAAAGAAAAATTTTATTTGAAAATACTTTACAAGAAAATGACATTCTAGTAGAAAGAAATAGACAAGAAACTTTATTGTTTGATTTTAAAAATAATTTTACATTATCAGGAATAACAAATAATTTGGGATACACACCAACTGAGGTATATGCTAGTATTATTTTTAAAAATGAAAATGGATTTTTTACTTACCCACCAAAAGTAGGTTATAAATTTAATTTTCATAATGATTGGATGGATAATCAATTTAGTGGTTCAACATCAAACGAAACAACAATATCAACAAGAACATTTACAGGAAATACTTCAGGATTTACATTTATAGGTGGACAAGTGACTGGTTTAACAAAGGGAACAGTTTTAACCGGTGCATTTGTGGAATATAATAGAGGTGAAATTAAAGAAAGAATTATTAGTGAAACATATCATAAATTTTCACATAGAAAAACAACAGGAGACGGAAAAAGGTTTTTTGACCATTCCCAAGATCAATCAAGTTTTTATTCTGGTGCAACAGCATCTAATCCGGTAGGATATTATTATCAACCACATCATAGAATTAAACTAAGAGAATTATCACCTTACATTGAAAGTTCAAAATTAGATTCAACACAACCACAAACTTTAATTGATTTACCTGAAAATACCATTTTTGACAATGCGGAAAAACTTTGGAAATGGAGAGATCTTTATGATCACGGATTTATTGATCAAGAAGGAAATGGAACAAATTTTCCATTTATGAATAATTCACATTATGTTATGAAAAATATTAATTTTTATTTAAGAAATGAAAATTCATATATAAATAAAAACGATGAGTTAATTGGATTTAATAATTATAGAAATAAAACTAACTGTTAATGGAGATATTAAAAAATAACACTAATTTAAATGTTGTTATTAATACTGAACAAAATTTTAGGACTGATTTAGGTTGGCAGGAAAACTTTGCAGATTTTGAAAAGGAAGTTTTAGAAGACATTGTTAATCCGGCAAAGAATTATGAAACAGTTAGATACATTCACAGACCTTATACAAGTACAACTGAATTATTACAATGTGATATTTGGTTTAGTTTTTATTTTATTAGCGGATCAACATACGTACAAGATTATTATTCGGACAATGTACAAATAACAACAAGAGAGAATGAACTAATGTTGAGACAATCAACAGAAAGTTTCTTTAGATTAGAATTTTATAAAACACCCGGTACTGTAACTAATGGAGTACTAACATGCGATCCCCCAACAAGACAAAATAGAAGATTTGTTAATAGTAAAAATCTTTCTTTACCATTAGGTGAAAAGTTTTTTTATGAACCAGAAAATTCAGGTTATTATATTCATTTACCAATTTTTACAGGATCAAATTATAGGAATAAAGAAAATATGTATTTGTTTTGGTTTGATGATGAAAGTGTATTAGAAGATAGTAATTTAAGTGGAACAACAACTTTGGATAGATATATTTTTACAAAAAACGTTACAGGAAACACTTCATTTTTATTTGTTAACGAATTCAATCAAATAATTCAAGTTTTATTAACGGGAAATACACCAACGATATTATCGGGAACAACAGGTCAAACATTTGATATTTCAGGTGTTAATTATTATGTGGAAAAAAGAAGTGACGGATCACCGTACTATCACGGAATGAATACATTCTTTATGACCGCAAAATTCTTTAATGGTAAAGATGGTAGTATTTTAGATTTTACTAATTCAGGATTTACTACAGGTCATACTGTAAATGAATCTTCGGATATGTACTATCAAGTTGATTTTGATAATTATGAAAGAACATATCAAATATACAAATATAGTGGAGGTACAAAAGGAAGTAGAGTTGGAACTAGTAATACAAGTTTAACAAATACAATTGAATTTTACGAAAAGGGAGGTGCAATTAAAATGACACCATTACCAACCGCAACAACACCTATAGGAACAACACCCACCCCAACACCTACCCCAACACCTACACCGGCGGCCGTTCAATATTGGTATCATTTAAAAAGATGTGACGCAAATGTGGTTGAATATTCTATTAGATATAATCTTAATACTTTTACAATTGGACAAATAGTATATGGTCACGACACACATTATTACTATACTGTAACAGGCAGTACTGCAACAACAAGCACAAATCCAGGTTCGTCAAATATATTAATTGACACTACAACATTTACTAGATGTGAAGATACACCATATTATGTACAGACAAGATCTAAAATAACATTGGCGGATATACCATTTTATTCTGGTTTAACATCAACAGATCTTATAAATAAAGTTTGTAACAAAACAATTGGCCAAATTACTGAAGGTACTGCAACTTCTTTAGATGTATGGGTAGATGATGATCCATATGTATTTGGTACAACATATACGGCATATTTATCAAGTACAGGAAATACAATATATGTGGGAGGCAACAGACATTATGGAGTAATTGAAAATAATATTATAACTTCAATTTTATTTATTTCTAGTAATAATTCAGAAAATAATTTATATGCGTGGAAAGCGTGTGGAGAACCATTTAATGAAGATGACTGTTTTGTTTATGTAAATAACACTGCGTATACTTCTTTAGTAGATTATAAAGATTGTTTTACACAAACATGGAATTATTCATTTCCTGTTCCACCATATACTGGAGTTTGTGCGGCGTACGGAACAGTCACGGTTATAAGTGGTGCGGATTTAATGAAGACAGAAAATAGTTGTGGACCAACACCTACACCAACACCATCTAGTACTCCAACACCAACACCTACACCAACACCATCTAGTACTTCCACACCGACACCAACACCTACACCAACAAGTGACGGATCTACATCAACTCCAACACCTACCGCAACACCCACACCAACACCTAGCCCAACATCTAATTGTGTAACATCTGTACAATTTGAGGTTGATTTGGGAGGTCAAGTTAGATATGTGGATTGTTGTGGTAATACACTATATCCCAATTTCGGTATTGGACCACAAGTAATAAACGATTGTATTCAAATTGATTCATTATTTAGTACAAGTGCGAGTATTACGGACGTATCTTATGGATCAACGCCTTGTAGTTGTGTGTCAACCCCAACCTCAACACCAACTAGTACACCAACAGTAACATCATTACCATATACGGTAACAGGAACGTATAATACCCAAGGAACTGTAAATGGGGTTGCAAATGGAACTTTAACCGTAAATAGTGGAACTGTTACGGTTACATTTGAAGTGTTTTCAGGAGTATGTTCAGGATGTTCAAATACTGGTTATTTAACAGAAGGTGCGAGTTTAACAATAACTTCGACAAATACACAATTTCCAAAAATAGAATCACAATCATTTAGTAAAGGAGTTGGGGTTCATGATTTTACAATAACAAGTAGTCCTGATAGCGACAGTCAAAAATATGCTAGATTAACTTTCTCATAATATATGAAAAGAAACGAATATAAAATATTAAAAAGAGAAATACCTGATGTGAATTTACATTCACTTACAGGACAATATTGGTTTGAATATAGTAATCAATGGTTATCTTGGGTTACAGGATCACTTCGTATTCCTGGTATGACACCTGAAACAGGTAGTTTAGTACACGATATTAGATGGTATTCAGGTATAACATATAATTTAGATGATACGTTATTTTATAGTGGTAAAACATATATTTCATTAAAAGATAGTAATTTAAATCATATTCCATCTGACGTAAGTAGTTCATATTGGAATGAAATTGAACAAAGAGCAATAAACAATACACAAGGAAAATATTATAAATGGAATGGTAATTCGTGGGTTCTATATACAGGTCCTTTAGGATATGATTACGTTATACCAATTGCTCTTGAGGCAGACGCCGATGAAATGGGAGTGTTTTCTTCTTTTGATGGTTTTATTGAACAGGTGGAACAAATTGTAAATTTTTCTTATAAACAAAGTGAATCTACAATTACAGTATATGGTACAATGAATCCTGATAAATTAAGAAAAATAGTAGATCAGAGTTTTACAATTAATTGGGGAGACGGAACTACAGGTTCTTTAGGTGTTAATAGTGGAGTTCTTTATAGTAATTTTCCATCTACAACACATACATATACCACAAGTGGACAACATTTAATAACAATAACGTTAGACTCCCCTTGGTCAAAACAAAAAACACAAAAAATAGTTACCACACCCCAGAATATTACGGTATCAAATCCAATGGGAACATTTACAGGATTTACAATCCCAAGTGACGGATCTAATTTAAATTATTTAAATGATTATGAATACGCCACAGGTTATACTGCAACACCGTCAAAACCATTTAAATTCATGGCCATCGGTCAAAGTAAAATTGGTGATTTTAAAAGATATGGTGAAACTGTACCCCGCGGAGTTGATTCAGGTTCATTAACTGACGGAACAAAGTATACAGGTTATACCGTAAATGGGTTATATTATATGGACAGAGAAGACGGTTTCACACAAATAACGGGAAGTGTATCGAATTATAGATTCGGACCAACAAGTGGTTATACATATGAAATTAGTGGAGATACTATTAATACCATACCGTATTTAACTACAAGTGGAAATACAACTGAATTTGAAACCGAATATGATGTGATAAACTACATCACTCAACATAGATTAACAAGAAACGAACATTTCATTGGGTTTATCGATGATCCAACCGTTTATTCTGACGTTTTTGTGGAGAGAGGCCGACAGGGAGTGATGGAAGTTAACTTAAGATTGGGGGAAATTGACAATATGAGTGAATTAGATATCTACGGAAATGGATATTTTAAGGTAAGAAAACAATAAAAATTATATTTATAATAAAAGTTTATGGCAGTAGGATCATACGGAATAGTTAGACCAGCAGATGTATCACCAGATGACGTAGAAATTCTATATCATTATGCGGCCGATAGAGTCGCAACAACGGGAGTTACACTAAAAAAATTAACATCAAATCAGGTTTTAACACCAATTTTACATACGGGAACAACAACTACAGATACGGCAGCAGTTGGAACTGAGATATTGGGAGGTTTATATAATTTACAATTAAACGCTACTGATTTTAGTGAATTAGGTATATATACACTTTATATAAGACCAAAACAATTAAGAACAACCGTTATGGATTGTGGTGTTTTAGCATCGTTACCATCAGTTAGAGGAGTTGTTGTGGATTTATCAAACGTTCCATCTGCCGATAGAAATAAGTTTACACCACAAGGTTTAGTTGGTTATAGAATTGAATATATTAATCCAAATGATAATAAGAAATTACCTAACTTTTATAAGATAGTAACGTCTTCTTTCTTTTGTACTCCTGTAACGGCAAACTTAAATACAACAACACAAAAATCTGTAAGATACCAATATAGTGAAGGAGCTACAAACTTTATGTTTTTAACGGTAACACCGTCTTCAGCACCTTCAAACAAACCAAATACGGTTCCATTTATTGGTAGTCCAGGTCAAAAGATCATTTTATCAAACACATATGTTAATCCAACAACAATTGAGATTGATATGGTTGAACATGATGCATCGACACTTGCAAATGCTCTTTACGGTAATCAAACTAAGGCGGTTGCACCGGGTATATACACAATCTACGATAAAGAAAATAACATATACAGACAATATAATTTATTCGAGATCAAAGACGACTTTAATGAAACTCTTTATGAGGTTAGAGAAAAGCGTACTGATATTGATGAAACTTTAAACTTTGACACAATTACTAATATCTAATGGCAAAATATAAAGTTCCGAGTCAAGCTGCGAGTGGTGCTGATACATTCAGTGATAATCTAGTTGGTAATCAGATTACCAATGGTACCAGTCAATTGACTAATACTAACTTTGCATTAGATAGTGAAGTAACATATAGGGACACCAAAAATTTTAAAACAAATCCATTTTCAGATTTTTTAACTTTAGATGATTTAAAAAAAGAAACTGACACATTATCTACAGATGAGATTGCAAAAAGAAAAAAAGAAATTAAGTTTAAAGGTTCTAAAAGCGATGCAGGTAAATCTTTATTTGGTTCATTAAAAAATAGATTAGGAATCTCTACAAAAAATATTATTACAAATTTCCCCGCGGGAGTTTTAATCGATTCAAAAAGTTATACTAGTGTAAGTGGATTTACGGCAACAAACATAGAATATAATAAGTTAAACAACACAACACAATTTGATGTTGAATATGGTATGTTATATAATCCATTTGGTGTTATAATGATAAAACCAAATAGTAAAGATGTAATTAAGTCCACCAACCCAATAAGAGATTATTATAGTTCATTTAAAAAATATGTAATATCACTAAGTAATGTATCATATGATATTATATCATATACACAACCAAATAGTGATAATATAATTAAATTAAGAGTAAGTGGTAAACCGTTTACCGAATCTACATATTCATTAGATATTTTAATTAAACCAAACGATGGAGTTGTTGAAGAATTCTATAATGGATTAGATGATTTAGAAGAATCATTATTAAATAGAGAAACCTCACCAATCTATACTGCGAGTTTTAAAGTACCGAGAGATAGTTTTGATAAAAGTAAAACAGAATTAATATCGGTTAATTATACTTGGCCAACTTCGGATAAAGATAATTGGAATATTAAAATTGCGGGATTGGAATACGATACGTATTTAACTAATTTAAGTAATATTGCAGATGAGATTGATGATTATAAGTCTAATTTATTTGTAAGATTTTTAACATCACCCCAATTATTTGAATTCGATAGCCCTGATCAAAAGGCGGAAGCCATATTTCAATTATATGGTCAATCATTTGATAAGGTAAAAAAATATATTGATAACATCGCTCACATGAGAAATGTAAGTTACGATGGAATTAATAACATACCCGATGTATTGTTAAAGAATTTAGCCAACACATTGGGTCTTGACACGGTTAATTTAATTGATGAAAAAGGATTAGACGAATTATTATATACAAAAACATCACAACAATATTCTGGTTTAACTTCAGGTAAGTCATTAATTGATGCTGAATTTGAATTCTATAGAAGATTATTAGTAAACTTAGCTCACATCTATAAATCAAAAGGTACTAGACAATCATTAGAATTTTTCTTAAGATTCTTAGGTGCACCTGACCCAATGATTAAAATAAATCAGTATGTTTATAAGGTTACCTCATTACCAAAAACAACTAATTTATATAATTCTATTTATAATGCCGTTGCCGGTATAATAACAATGAAAACTGGTGTGTTCTTACCAACAGGAGGAACTATAGATGGAGTTGTTTATCCATATTACTCATATTATACGGGATCAACAACAGGTAGTACGTTATTAACTATGGATAATTATCCAGTTGATTTAACAACTTTATTACCAAAAGGAATTACAGGATCAACAGATTATTTTTTTCAAAAAGGTTCAGGTTGGTATGATAATACCACTAATCACAAATCACCAATGGTGATTGATACTGATTTATCTAGTGGTACTACAATAGACGGTAATTTTGTATTAACAGGTAGAACAAAAACTGCGGTAACTAAAAATAGTGTTCGCACATACGGAGAAGATTATTTTGATGTATATAGAACATTACCTGGTTTAGATTTAGGATTTGGTTTAGAAAGTGTAATAGATAATAATCAAACAGAATTAGTAAGTGATACATCGGGTTTAATATTAAACCGTAAAAATATTCAAGTTTACTTATCATCAGCTCAGGCTATTGATTATGACATATATCGTAAATCAAGAGATTTAGAATTAACATTTGGTACTAATAGTTTATTACCACAAACAGGTGTAACATTTGCGGAATATGTAAACAAAGTTTTACATGATCAAGTTAAGAATTCACACACGATAAAATATAAGAAAAATTATATTACCTTAGAAGACATTTATCGTGACTACATTACACATACCGATTTTACACCATACACATTTCCTGATGTGAATACATTCATTGAAAAAATGAGTCCGTATTGGACTAGCGTCGTAGATCAAATTATCCCATCGACAACATTATGGACAGGTGGTAATCTTATTGAAAATAATATTTTTGCTAGACCAAAGTATCAATATAAATTTGGGTGTCAACCAAAAGAATTTACTGAAGAACTATATCCAAATTTTGAATTGGCAATTGAAGAGGATTTAGAAACACTATTAGGTGAAGAAAATAATTTAAGAGGATTAATTGATTTAACGGGTATGACTTACTATCCCGTTATTGAAATTGATGGAACAACATACGGAGGTAATACTTACCAAGGAGGTATTCATAAAATTGTTATTAGTGGAAATACAAACACATCTAATACTGCAAAATTATATAACACATGGACTTTAACAGGATGTACTTCAAACGTTAGTTTCCCATTAATATGTGACTATAAAGATTATGTAAAACCTGACATTGTTAAAATTAAAGAGTTATGGAAAAGTTCATTAACAAACTTAATTAATTCAATTAATACAGGAACAACAATATACTCTGCGGGTTATGAAAATTATACACCATATTTAAACGCAACGAGTGGTACCACTCGATCAACACAAACAAGACCAAAATTAAATTATACATATTTTACGGATATTGACGGAATTGAAAAAATTAAATTTACCTCATTAAAATACGGAGCACACGATTGTTCAGTTAATGAATATTTTTCATATAGATTCTATTCAATACCAAACGTTAAATCAACCTCATATTTAGATATTGATTTTTCAGTTAAGTGTGATGTATTCGACGAGAACACAGAATTATGTGAATTAGTGGGAGATGTTATTGTAAAAATAACAGGGGCAACAAACATAGGAGTACAAAAAAATGGAATAACAGGATATCCTGTATTTGTTCATTATAATTGTGAAACATTACAACAAAATTTAAATAACCCAAGTATTGTTATTAAACCGACAAACGAAGATGTTTGTACTTTAATTATTACAGGTGTCACTGAAGTTGATGATATTGATTTAATTTTTACGGATGCGGCAAATAGTGAAATGAAAGTTAAGGTACAAGGATTACAAGTCAAAGCAATACATGATCCTTTAGTAAGAAGTCATTTCCAAGAGTTTAGTGTGTCATCATATAAAGATGTTGAAACAACATCAGTCTTAATAGACACTCAATATGGTGTAACCTTTTGTGATAACTACACAGGATGGACAATCACACCAAAAATACAAACAAGAAGTTCATTTAACTATGGATTAAAAGATAATACAACAGTATTAGTGTATAGTGGTGCAACAAAAATTAAAAAATTAGTAAGTAATTTATCTGTTGGAGATGAATTAGTTTGTTTAACATACAACTCACCCGAATCATTCTCATATCAAACATATTTGGACGGTAAGAATAATAATGATTACTCATTTACATATACTGAAGTTTCAAAAAAGATTACAGATATCGACTGTTTAGGTTCTGTTAAAAAAAGTGTCATTGTTGCAAGACCATCTAATGGAAATTCAAATGGAACTAATGACGAAACTTTTGAAGTATTACCAACTACAAGATTAAGAATATTCACAAATAAAGATGTGAATGAAAATACTTTAGAAGTTTCCGAACTTAAAAGTCATCAATTTGTTAATAGATTACCTGAACATATTCAAGTAAAATCAAATGAATATATTGAACCATGTTGTGATCATAAACCAGATCCATATTTAACAGGTGATTATATAATTAATCAAGACGGTGAGTTATTGGAAGTTATTAGTGTTGATTTAAATTATTGTGATTTAAGTTTATATAGAAATATTAATGTAAGCGGAACAACACCATCAGATTTAATTTTATTTAACGGTACAAATAGTACACAAATTTTATTACAACATAAGTATCAACAATTTATTGAAGTTGATTTTGAACAACAACAATATTATACGGATTCTGAAAACTGTCCAACAACACCGACAATTGCAAGTTTAGAAAGAAATTATGGTGTAGTTTGTGATAGTACACCAATAGTCCCTTGTGGAACAGTTTATACAATACCAACTCCATTACCATCACCAACACCTACTTCAACAGTTACACCAACCGCAACACCTACTCCTACAACGAGCCCAACACCTACACCTACACCAACTAGTACACCAACTCCAACTGGAACACCAACTCCTACACCGACACCTACACCGACAGGTTCTAGTACACCAACTCCTACACCAACAGGAACCCCAACTCCAACACCTAGTTCAACTCCAATTTGTGGATTTGGTGTGGACGTGAATATTATTACAGCAACACCTACACCAACACCTAGTTCAACTCCAATTTGTGGATTTGATGTAGATATTAATGTAATTACCGCAACACCAACACCTACACCATCAGGAACACCTAGTTGTTTATTTGATGTTGATGTGAACATATTAACAGCAACCCCTACCCCTACACCTAGCCCAACAACTGATTGTAGTTTTGGTGTTGATGTGAACATATTAACAGCAACCCCTACCCCTACACCTAGCCCAACTCCAACACCAACTAGTACACTTAATTGTGTATTTGATGTTGATACAATTATAATAACAGCAACCCCAACACCAACACCTAGTCCAACTAGTACACCTATAGTGCCAACGGCAACACCTAATTGTGCGTTCGATGTTGATGTGAACATAATAACCGCCACACCAACTCCTACACCAACACCAACTAGTACACCTATAATACCAACACCAACTAGTACACTTATAGTACCAACAGCAACACCTAATTGTGCGTTCGATGTCGAAGTAGATATTATTTCTGCAACACCGATACCTACTAGCACCTCAATAGTACCAACCGCAACCCCAACTAGTACACCAATAGTACCAACTGCAACACCAACATCAACTAGTACTTCAACACCTACCCCGACACCAACTCCTACACCAACTAGTACATCTATACCACCAACCGCAACACCTAACTGTGTGTTCGATGTTGATGTGAACATTGTTACCGCAACTCCAACTCCAACTAGTACACCTATACCACCTACCCCAACATCAACACCGACACCAACACCGACACCAACACCAACACCAACACCAACTAGTACGCCAACCCCAACACCGACTAGTACACCTGTACCACCAACACCAACATCAACACCTGTACCACCAACACCAACATCAACACCAACATTCCCTGATTGTGTAACGAGAGTTACCTTTGATGTCGATAGTCCTGGTGATGTTAGTTACGTAGATTGTTGTGGAGTTGGAAAAGTTGTTACTTTTGGTGGAACAGGTTTGGAAGTAATAATTGATTGTATACAATACGGAACATTAATAGGAGCGGGAGCACTTATATCATTTGTTGTTTATAGTAATACATCTTGTAGTTGCCCACCAACTCCAACACCAACCCCAACTCCTACACCAACACCAACTAGTACACCTATACCACCAACTAGTACACCAACTAGTACGCCGGTATTATATTCACATAGTTTAGGTTTTGTACAAGGAGCATTTGAAGATCGTTATGGTCCGGCGGCATGTTCAGATTACGTATTTAGTCCAACAACATATTATTCTAATTGTTCGACGTTGTCAAATGGTTGTTATTTATATTCAAATAATTCAGGATCACCAGTAAGTCAATCAGGTTGGTTCTCCAACGGTAGTTCCTATTGGGTATTAGATGGACCGGGTTTACCAATAAGAGCACAAGCACCTTGTCCAACAACGACCCCAACTAGTACACCTATACCACCTACCCCAACATCAACACCGGTACCACCAACATCAACACCAACACCTATACCACCGACTAGTACTCCAATACCACCAACGCCTGTACCAGCAACTTCATTTACGGCATATATTAGTGTAGATGATGGATCAGGATCAGGAGCCAACGCATGTAATGGGGGAAATTTCAGTTCATATTTTGCATATCAATTTAATGGATTTTATGGAACAATGTGTGATGCTAATAGTTATATTGAAGGTGCTATTATTCAAGCAGAAATTGATCCAAACGGGTATTTTTGGTTAAGTGAAGGATCAGGACAATCAAGATACTTTAGAAAATACGGTTCAACAAATAGAGCATATCCACAAGAGGGTTGTGTAAACTGTCCAACACCGGTACCACCAACATCAACACCAGTACCACCAACATCGACACCTGTACCACCAACATCAACACCGGTACCTGATCCAACATCAACACCGGTACCTGATCCAACATCAACACCGGTACCTGATCCAACATCAACACCGGTACCAGCACCAACACCAACACCTGGAACATCATATACATATCGATTAGGACCATCATACACATTGGCAAGCCAAGCATGTACAAATTTCGGTATGGATTTGTATACTGAAGTCTTCGCAGCAACGAATGAAATAACTGAGGTACAACAATTCTTCACAGATTCTGGTCTAACAGCATTATATTTAGGAGAGAATGAAACTCACGCATTTCAATTAATGGATGGAGCTTTTCCAATTGGTATCTCATATTCAGGAAGAATTTCATACACAGGACAGGTATCGGATAGAACATTCTGTGCGGAACAACCTTAATAAAAAATAAAACAAAATAAACAGATATTTATAAAAAGAAACAAATAATATGACAATAACATTTACATTAACATCTGGATCATCAACAACATCTGCAGGTCCATTTAACATTTCAGGAACAACAAACGGAGGTGCATTAAATGGTGTATCAATAGCGACAGGAGTAACCAAAGCACAATTATTAGCGGGACATATAGTAACAAATGTTACACCTGAAAACATAACAGGTGGAACAATTGCAAGTACAGGAATTGCTTGTCCTTCATCAACAACAAATTGGTACGTTACACCACCACCAACACCAACAGCAACTGCTGGTGTAGTAACATCATATTCATATCAATTAGGACCATCACACACAAATGCAACTTTAGCTTGTAGTGGTATTAATGGTGGTCAGGGAGAGATTGCAGATTTCTTAACCGAAGTATATGCTGCGACAGATCAACCAGGTGATGTGACACAATTCTTTACCGATGCTGGTTTAACAAGTGGTTACGGTGGAGAGAGTGAAATTCACGGATATTTCAGAACTGGAGGTCTTCAAGATTATACAGGACGAGTTTCACCAAGTGGTTTTGTAACAGAAAGAAATCCTTGTATTGCTCCATAAAATTAAAAAATACATAACAATATTAAAACCCCTTTATTATGAGGGGTTTTTTATTTAAATTCCATATAATACTATTTATAGAGATATGGGTTTAAATATTAGATTACATAACATAAATTTAAAGAATAACTTTAAATTATCATATAGAATTGGTAATACCTCAGGGGATGTTAATACAATAAACTCAGGTTATACCAATTACACTATTGGTGCAACCTTGAGTGGAAATACAGTCTACCCCTCAAGTGATGTGAGAGATTACGAAACAAACCCAATTATTTTTACTGGTGCAACATTCAATACACAATATTGGTTTAAATTTTTAGATCAAACAACAGGTTTATATACAATTGAAAATATTAACACACACGAAAGTAAGTATTATGAGTGTTATGATAAGATAGATTTTTATGTTACCGTAACAGGAGATATTTGTGATACACCTTTAAATGGTGATGTATTTAACCCAACAATTACATTATATGATTATTTAAATGATACCGGTTATTACGGTAACCATTCATCGATGACGGGATCGACAGGTTCAGTTTATAACGTATATACAGGAAATACATCAGATATTAATGGAACTTCAACAGGATTAATTAAATCGGGAGCAACAACAAATCAAAGTAATGGAATTATACATTCATTTAATTATACGGTAAATTACCCACCAACATTACCAATGCAACCATTATATGTTTTTGTTGAACATATGGACGGAAGTGTATGGAATGGTAATAACACAAACCCAAAAAAACAAGGAGGTTTTGAAGTGAAAAGAGTAAGAATGGAAAATATATTTGATTATGTTAGTACTAATGAAACTCAAACACCATTACCAACTAGTACTCTAATGGCAACACCAACTAGCACACCAATATCACCAACCGCAACACCAACTAGTACTCCTATTATATCAACTAGTACACCAACACCTACACCAACTAGTACCCCTATAACACCAACTAGTACACCAATTATACCAACTAGCACACCTATAACACCAACTAGTACTCCTATAATACCTACTAGTACACCTATAACACCAACTAGTACACCTGTTTCAACAACTAAATTTATTGTTAAAAAATGTGCAGGTAGCGGTGGAGATGGTGTAACAAGTTATAAAGTCCAAATTGCACCAAATGCAACACTAAATAAATCTTATACATTATATGGTGGAGTGGGAGTACCTGCAGATATGGATGGTTATAATTGTTGGTATGTTGAAAGTACTGTAACTGATACCACATCACCTGATTATACTTTAAATTATCATGCGGAATATAACGATTGTGGAAGTTGTAGTTCAGTTTCATTACTAGTTTATTCGGGTAATTCATTACCAAACGTATGTGCATCAACAACCGAAATAACAGTTTATTATAGAGGCACATTAGGTGTCGATACGATTTTATATACTACATCAAATCTTTCAGATGAAGTGGAAACTCCAGGTTATTATAAATCGGTAAATAATGGAGATATTTACCACGTAGGTGTTGCTGGTCAATATCCATATATACCATCACCAGGAGATGGTTGGATTACTGACATTCAACTTTGTCCAACACCAACTCCAACACCTATTCCATCTTATACATTTAATTTATATGTAAGTGAAACAAGTGGCGCAGTTGCTTGTGCTGGAGGTGACACACCCGCAGGTTCTTATCATCAATTTGTAATAACAGGTAATACAACTAATTTCTGTACATCAACATCATTTACTTGTGATTTTATAACATCATATGATCTTTATCAATTTTGGGTTAGTGATGGAACTAATTCAAGAAGTTTAACAAGAAATGGTGGTCAAGGTATTGAAACAGCATCACCTGATGGTGCTTGTTCTGTATGTGGATCAACTCCAACTCCTACACCGACTAGTACACCTACTCCAACCCCAACAGCAACACCTTCATTACCGGCCGGAGTTTTAGGTTTTGGATCTTCAGATAGTAATTACCAACAATGTGACGGACTTAATAACTATGAGTATAATAGAACATACTATGTTGATTTTACAAGTGCAAGAAGTATGGGTGGATATGTTGTTGTTTATTTAAATGATAATTCAAACATACAATTACCATTTAATCAAAGTGCCACCTCTGCATCTTTAACCGTTTCATGTGGATGTGGGTCAGACTGTGCAAGTATAGAATATGTAATGAATGTAATATATATCACACCAACCCAAACACCAGAACCATTATTACCTACATCTACACCAACTGAAGGAGGTGGAGGAGAGGTTCCACTTGAACCAACATAAAAATATTAAATAAAAAATGAGTAAAGGAATAAAAATAGATTTTGGTAATGGAGGTTTCACTTATGATGTTTACACATCATTAAGTAGAACGTCTTGGAGTGATATACCATATATTTCTGGATTTACGGGTCAAACTTTAACAATTAATACTGATTTATTAGGTTATACGGGTATTACGGATACTGTTTTATATGTAAAAACAACTTGTCCTCATTGTAAACCACAAATAGTAAAAGTAAAATTAGAACCGGAACCAATATCATTAACAGGATCTACTGTAAATGGTACGTGTGAAAATTGTGGTGATATCGATGAACCAGAATGTAACGGTGCAATTACTTTATATGTTTGTGGTGGAGTTAGACCATTTACATATCAATGGTCAGGAGCGACTAAAAGTGGTAAAGTTATCACATCAACAACAAAAGATTTAGGATATTTGGAGGAAGGTAATTATAATGTAATAGTTTCCGATAGTTATGGAATAACAGGAACAACAGGTTTTACTATTGATGTAGCACCTTGTAATCCACCGATAAATTTAACAGCGGTAGCACCTATCATTTCAACCCCAACACCAACACCTACACCTAGTCCAACACCTACACCTACCAATACATCAACCCCTACCCCAACACCTAGTCCAACACCAACACCTACACCTACCGCCACAGATAATGACGGAAGTATTTTATTAGTCTCTAGTTCATCTAGATCTTCGGCTTGTAATGAATATGAAACAGGTACAAAAGTTAAATATTGGGTTATGGATGGTGGAGGATTACAAACGGGTAATGTCTTGTGTCAAAATAATAACTGTTCAACTAAAGCACTAAATGGTTTTTATTCTGACGGTACAAATTATTATGAAGTAGGATATGGAGGAACAGGTGAAATAATTAGTCAGGGACTATGTAGTGCTCTTGGTAATACAACAATCGGTTTAAGTAGTTCCGCAACATGTAGAACCGTTGGTTCTTGTAACGATAACGCTACTTGTGGTGTTAGAATACCAATATTATTTAATAATGGAAGACCAAGTGCAACACAAATATTTGTCACAGTAACATCATCACAAAGTGGTGCAAGTGTTTCTATATATAACGATTTCGGAGATAATGCTACTGGTTGTTTTCTTATTTATACTGAAAATAGTGGTTCTGGAACTATAGCGTTCACTTTAACACTTAAAACTTCCCCTGGAAATGAATATATATGTGATAGTGGTCTAATAAATTTATCACATAATAATGGGGGACAACCTTGGAGTATGTTAAATGACTGTTAAAAATAGTAAAATAAAAATATAAAATGGCACAAACATTAACAATATCGTGGGGAGCACCTAATAATGATAATTCACCACAACAAGTGACGGGTTATACTTTAAGTTATAAAAAGACAAGTGAAAATGTTTACACAAAAATAACGGGAATTTTAAGTGGAACCACAAGTTATGTTTTAGGTGGATTAGATGGAGGAACAAACTATGATATTTGTGTACAATCAAATTGTACCCCAAGTTGTGTTAGTGAAAAAGTGTGCACTACAAAAACAACAAACGCAGACCCAACCCCAACACCAACTAGTACTTCCACACCGACACCAACACCTACACCAACCCCTACAGCCACTAGTACACCAACTCCAACTCCAACCCCAACCGCAACACAAACACCAACTCCAACTCCAACATCTAATTGTGTAACATCTGTACAATTTGAGGTAGTTAGTGGAGGTGATGTTAGGTATATAGATTGTTGTGGTAATACACTATATCCTCCCAATTTCGGTATTGGACCACAAGTAATAAACGATTGTATTCAAAATGGTTCATTATTCGCAGTTGGTGCAAGTATTACGGATATATCTTATGGATCAACGCCTTGTAGTTGTGTGTCAACCCCAACCTCAACACCAACTAGTACACCAATACCACCAACCGCAACACCATTTGCGACAATATTAAATAACGTTTATGTTAGTGATCCATTAACTAGTACTCCAACCGAACAAGATTTAACTTTAGCAATAGAAGACGCTTGTGAGGGTAATAGTAATATTAATACATTCTTAGGTGGTCCTGCAACGATGACAGTATACGGTTCCAGTATTTGTGATGCGTCCGCTATGTTTGATCCAAGTACAATTATTCAGCAAGATGTGACATCAGGAGGAATTATTATTTTAAGACAATTAATTAATAATTTTGGTGGAAGTGGAGGAAATAAATTATGGTACAGAAAATTCCAAAGATCTGTAGGTGTAAATGTTAATATGTATACACCTATTGGTGGTTGTTTAGAGTGTGGAGTACCAACCCCAACAGCAACCGTACCGCCACAAATTACAGTTAATATTTACGGAAGACAAAATATTCCATATAATGCCGTATCAAATAATTTACAATTAGTTTACCAAACATATAGTTCAACTTTAGGCCCACTTAATCATACATCATCAGGTGTACAAAAATCATTAATAGAAGGAGAAACCTTCTTAGTAAGTCCAAATGTAGATGCTGGCGGTTATTTGAATTTAGGTTTGTATTTAAGGGAGACAAATGGTGCATGTGATTATCTTGAGGTTAATGTAAATGTATTTGTCGCCGGTGCTTATTTAACAAGTAGATTTACTGACTCTACAGGTTCATTATTAAGCGATTCTGGATGTGGTTTAGAAGGATCATTGAATGGAGTAGGTATACCGGTAAGTCAAGCAATAGATGTATATATTAGCCCAACAGCGACAGGTGTGTGTTTTGGATCTGCTCTTACTCCACCAGGGTTAGAGTGTTTAACAACCAATGAATAAAATAAAATAAAGATATTTATAACATATGAGTTTTTTAAATAGTAGTAATTCAGAATTTTTATCGGCAAGAATAACCTCAAGAGGTAGAAATGCCATTGCAAAGGGTAATTTCAATATTGAATATTTCCAAGTTGGAGATTCTGAATTTGACTATAATTTACCTTTTACAGCATTAACAGGAACCACTAATCACCAAAAAGTGTTTACACCTTTTGAAAATGAAAGTGGAGTAAAATACCCTTTTTCATTAGATAGTTCCTTATCAACAACATACGGTAATCCAATTTTAAACAATTCAATTACACCAATACGTAATGTTATGGGACCTGCGGGGTTTGTTTCTGATTATAAAACATTAGATGATGTAACAATTGCTTGTCCTGTTGAAAAAGTATATTATTCGGCAATAACAGGAACAAATACTTTTATTTTCACACATACAAGTAATGAGGTTGATTATTTAAATAAAGTTAATCAATTCCAAAACGCGGAATATGTTACATTGGTTACCGATCAATTTGGAGGAACTAATTTACCTATAATAACTGGTAACAGTAATAGTTTTATCTATAAAAAAGTAGATTTTAATATTGTAACGGGAATAACAACAGGATCGACAACCGGTTATACAATAACATTAACATTGGATAGAAGTACCCCTATATTAACAGGATTAACAGGATACGCACAAGTAGTCCGAAATAAATGTGAAATTGAGTATCCATTATCAAATGAAGTATCTCCTGTTTGTTCACCTGAACCATATGATCCAATGGGACAATTAAATCCATGGACATTGAATGTTGTTTGGGGACAAAAACCAATTGGTGGTGATTACAATGGAACAGACGAAAGTCTATCTGGTTATACAAGTAATCAATTTATTTCTACTAAAAATTATTTAGGTTATACAACAACAGGACAAACGTTTTCTAATTTTACAGGTGGAACAATAACAGGTACCACATTTAAAAATTCATTCAATGAGTTAATTGAAGTTTTACCAACAGAACAAAGAGTTATTGCAATTATTCATTATTCTGAATTAGGTGATTTAAGAAATGACCCTGAAAGATTTTTTAAATATGATGATTACATTAGTAGTAAAACAGGTATAACAGGAGATGATTTATCTGTTATAACAAATGAAGATGGTGATGATATTAGTGATACTGATTATTTTGAAATTTATATTCCTTTCATTTACTATCATAGAAATACAACAGATACATTTGGTGCGAAATTTACAATGGATACAATTGACTATTATGTTAAACCAGTTTCAGGAACAACAGGTTCTAGATTTGAATTAAAGTTTAGATATTTGTTAGATGAACAAAATAATAAAGTAGGTAAAGTATTTGTCAACAATAAGATTGTAGTATTTGATGATCAAGAATTGGTTGCAATTTTAGATTACAGATCAAATAGAAGATATACATTACCTTCACCAAAATTAGGATTAACACCAAGTGATGGTGTTGCGGAACATTCAATGTTACCGACAACAGGTATGACAGCTTGGGTTACATATATGTTTGCCAATACAAGTGGAGATACTTTAAATTCATTACCTTGTAATTATTTTAACAAAATATCAAGTAACACTATCCCATCACAAATTACAATGAAGTTTAGTGGAAATTCATTTTCTAATATGTCAACATCATTGTCGGGAGTAAAAGACGGTTTTGTTGCAAATAAGTTCTATGCGTTAATTCAAACAGGAACAACACCATCTCCAAATCAATGGAAGAAAATTGATATAACATCTCAAATACCTGGTTACACAACAGGTTATATTAATCCAACAGGATTAACAGGTGTTTCATTTACGATTAATTATTCAGGATATACAGGTGGAACTTATTTTGATTTTGAAGATCATATGTCGGGAGTTACTTCAGATTATTTATGGAACACAACAGGTTCTACAACACAACCACAATTTGGTGACGAACAACCATTCCCTGGTAGTATTAGATTTGTAAGGTCAACAGACATTCAACAAATGAATTTCTTAGTTAACTTACCGTCAACACAATTTACCACAACACAAAATCCAACGTGGGTAAATGAAAATACATCGGGTAAACCATTTATCACTGAAGTTGCGTTATTAGATTCTAATAAAGAACCATTGGTTGTTGCAAAAACATCTACACCGGTAAAAAGAACGGGAACACAAGTTTTTGCGGTAAAATTAGACTTCTAAAGCTTTACTATTCAATTAATTTGATTTAATTTTTACTCTATGAGTATAGATATTAATTTCAAAAACAAACCAAAGATTTTAGGGTTGGATATTTCCACTAAAACTATTGGATTTGCATTGTTTGATATGTCAGGTTCTAAACTATTGGAACTAACACATTTTTCACCAAAAATTAAACCACAACCCGAAGATAAGATCGAAGAACTTATTAAAAAGGCGGACGCGTTTAAGAAACATTTAGAAGGTTATAAAGATATGGGGATAGTTCGTGTAATTATCGAAGAACCATTGTTACAGTCAAATAATATCTACACAATTGGAACATTATTACGTTATAACACATTGATACTCAAGAACTGTTATGATGTGTTAGGTGTGTTACCAACATTTATATCAACATATAATTCAAGAAAATTTGCGTTCCCTGATTTGGTTGGACCAAACGATAAGGGACGTAACGTTTTGTTTGGTGGTTATCCAAAAGACATTGATAAGAAACATGTTATTTGGGAACACGTTAACAATGTATGTCCCGATATCAATTGGTTATATGGTAAAACGGGTAATCTTAAAAAAGAAAATTATGATATGGCGGATGCCGCTTGTTGTGTAATAGGATATGTTAATATGAACAAACAAACATCTTAAAATATCCGGCAACTAAAGTTTTACTTTACGAGTTGTAAAAGATATATTTATATTAGGACGGGACTTGTAGAAATACAAGTTTGGTTGGAGGGAGTCGAGGTGGTGTTCGGCTCCCATTTTTTTTTATCATACTTTTTTATTATATTATAATCATGAACACCGAAAAAGAAGTAGATTACTCCGCGGTATTTGATATTTTAGAAGATATATTTGGTGACTATAAGAATCATAATGATTATAGGTATCAAGTATCCTTTGACTGCCCTGTGTGTTCACATGAAATTAAAGGTTTAGATCAAGGAGATGGGAAGGGTAATCTTGAAGTCAATTACAAATACGGTGTTTATAAATGTTGGGTATGTGCTGAGACACATAATACTCATGGATCAATCTATAGGTTGATTAAAAAATTTGGTAATCCAAGGCAACTAAAGAAATATCTTTTATTGAAACCTGAAGATGACGAAGAGATTGCTAATAGAACTTACAAACCTGTAAAATTACCAAAAGAATTTATACCATTTAAAGATGCTAGTATGGGTTTAAAGATGACCCCACAATACAAGCAGGCATACAATTACATTAAAAAAAGAAACATCACTGATTTGATGTTGCAGATTTATAATATTGGATTTTGTTATAGTGGACCATATGAGAGTAGAATTATAATTCCATCATATGATGAAAATAAAAGATTAACGTATTTCATTGCTCGTTCTTATTTACAGAAGACAAAAAGAAAATATATGAACCCCGAAGCACAAAAGGAGATCATTATTTTCAATGAGCATTTGATTAATTGGGATGAACCAATATACATTGTGGAAGGCGCGTTCGATAGTATTTTCATTCCAAATGCAATTCCAATGTTGGGAAAGTTTATGAGTGAACATTTATTTATGAAACTCTACAATAATGCAAAAAAAATAGTTATAGTATTAGATCCTGACGCATGGGAAGACCAACAACGATTATATCATAGATTAAATTGTGGAAAACTAATGGGGAAAGTGTGGAGTATTAAATTAGAAGGGGATAAAGATATTGCCGATTTACAAGGGAACTTAAGTGAATATAAAATGAAACAAATAGATTAGATTATGGGTAATAAAGTTAATAGAGTTGATATGGATGGGTACAAACCTTCAAATACGTATAGTTGGATACCAATGGACACTAAAGAATTATTTGAAAAAAATTTAAAAGATAATCCATTAGATGAATCTTTAAATTATTATTTACAAAACCCAATAAAATATGAATTAAATAATTATGGATTTAGAACTCCAGATGACTTTAATTCTGAAGATGAGGGGAATGTTTTTTTAGGATGTTCACATACATTTGGAATTGGTCATCACTTGGAAAATACATGGTCATACAAAGTAAACAAATATGTTGGTGGAAAATTTTGGAATTTAGGTATTGGAGGAACTGGTGTTATGACACATTATAGGTTATTAAAAGAATTATATGAAAAATTAAAAATAAAAAACATATTTCACTACGCACCAATGTATTGTAGATACGAATTTTTATTTAATGATAAACCAGAATCGATTTATGTTGGGGACTTTTTACCTGAAGGAAATGTAGTTATAAAAAATAATATACAAATGAAAATGGGTGATTTTATAATGGATTCTTTAATCAACAAAAGTCAAATGGAAATTACTTACAATACACATATTGATGCAATTAAATGGTTATCACATGAAATAGGATGTGATTATTATGTAATTGACGAAATTGAATTAATAAATAATGACGGTTCATTAAGGGCGAGAGATTTGAGTCATCTTGATACTGCTTATCAAACAGTTTTAAGTGAAAAGTTCATAAAAATGTACAATGAAAAAAATAATTTATAAATGAATTTAAAAGACATATCATTAGAAATTAATGATTTATTAGAAAAAAGAAGAAAAGAATTAGAATTAACATTCATAGAAGAAGAACATATTTACTATATGAAAGATGTTGACGGAGAGATTAAAAAGAACTTTCCATCGGTATCTAAAATTGTAAAGAAATTTCATAAACCATTTGACGCTGATGGTATGGCACTTAAGATGTCAAAAGGAGATCCTGAAGGTCAAGCACAATTACTTGCTGAATGGAAACAAGCCGGTGATTTATCTACTAATATGGGTAGTCGTGTTCACTTTGAATTGGAATCTGAATTGATTGGTCGTTTTGATAACTACAAAGAAGTAAGACAACCAATATTCACAATTAACGAAGAACAACAACGTAAGAGTGATAACATGATTAAAGCGGGAAAAGAATTTCTCGATTTAATGTTAGAACGTGGTGGTGTATTGTTGGATACTGAAATCGTATTAGGTGACCCTACCGAACAATACACAGGACAACCAGATAAAGTATGGTTGATGCAAAACAAAGAGAAGGATGGATTTGGTTTTGTTATTACAGATTGGAAAACAAACCAACCTAAGAACTTTGAAGTTCATCATTACACAGGTAGATTATATCCACCATTCAACAACTACCACGATAATGCATTAGGTCATTATTATTTACAATTACCATTGTATGGTCGATTGTTGCGTAAGATGTTGGAAGGAACAAAATACAATGACACTAAATTATTGGGTAATGTTGTTGTCCTATTAAAAGATGATGCAACATTCGTTGAATACAGAGTCCCACATCAAATTAATAACGCAATCCTAAACATGGATTTATCAAAATACATTTCAAGATGGTCAAAAAAATAATTCATATTGCCGACTTACATATTCGCACAATTCAAATGCATGATTTGTATAAAGCACAATTTGAAAAATTATTGAGTGAATTACGAGTCCATCATTGGAATTGGGTTGAAGAAGGATTAACTTGGGATAATGTAAGAATTGTTGTTGCCGGTGATATCGCACATCAAAAGATTAATATATCAAATGAACAATTGATGTTAACGAGTTGGTTTATTAAAGAATTATCTCATTTAGGTAATGTGGTGATCATACCCGGCAATCATGATTTTTTAGAAAACAATACTCAAAGGTTAGATAGTATCAGTCCTGTCGTAGAATTATTGGACAACGATCAAATCCATTATTATAAAGATAGTGGTGATTATATTGATGATAATATCCAATGGGTCGTTTATTCGTTGTATCAACACAATGCTCGTCCTGAATTTACGAAAGACGAATCAAAATTAACAGTTGGATTATTCCACGGACCAATTATGGGGTTATCAACTGACTTAGGTTATGAGTTTGAAGATGCATATGACCAATTAAACTTTGTTGATTTGGATTTATTGTTATGTGGTGATATTCACAAGAGACAACAATTCACATTACCAAATGGAGGTCATGCAATTATGGTTGGAAGTTTAATACAACAAAACTTTGGAGAGACAGTTAAACATCATGGGTATGGAGTATACGATGTAGAATCTAATGAATATGAATTTCACGATTTAGAAAATGCACAACCGTTTCTACACTTTAGAATAAACGATATCAAAGACATAGAAAATGAAACCGAAGAGCACGTTAATCTTGGATAATGAGTTTATTCAATATTGTGAATTAAACAAAATAATTAATGTAGATAAGTTAGCACAAGAAACCTTCAATAGAGGGTTTTCTTTGTTAAAGTATGGTGAGACACCAAATGGTAATAGAACTAAAGAAATAGTTGAAGTCACAAAAGAGGTAATAAAGGAAGTGATTGTTGAAGTTGAAAAGATAGTTGAAGTACCTATTGAAGTTATTAAAGAGGTTATTAAAGAAGTAAGAATAGAGGTACCAATAGAGGTCATTAGAGAGGTTGTAGTTGAAAAGAAGGGTAAGACTAAGACCGTTACAAAAGAAGTTATTAAAGAGGTTCCCGTTGAGAAAATTGTGGAAGTTATTAAAGAGATAACCAACAACGAAGAGATTGAAAAGTTGATGAAGGAAAATGAGAAACTAAAAACAGATTTAGATAAGATAACATCGTCATTAGGTAATTTGGGTAAAGGTAGATACTTGAAAAACAGTGACTTAGGATCATTGTATGACGAATAAATTTCCGGCAACTTACTTTTTTTTACAAAATATTTTATCTATATTTTAATAATATAAATGATAATATAAATGGCAAAAGTTTACAACGCCGGTGGATTCGATGATACACCATCGAGACTGGCAACAATCAAATTCCTAAAAGAAGTATTCAATTTAAATTTTGAATTAGGTACTCGATACGGTATTGATACGGTATGTATTGATGATCCGACTTGGGGCGCTGAAGTTGAACAATCTAAATCATGGTCAGGTGATTTTTTCTCATCACAAAATAAAGGACTCAATAATAAATCTGGTTTAGGATTTATGACAGTTAATATTCCTTGGTGGAGAAAGGCAAAGTATTGGGCACAAGATAATCCAGGTAAAGATAAGAACATGTATGTGAGAATGAATAAAGACGCCTCACAAGTGATCGTTATTGAAGCGCAGGCATTTCATAATCCTGAAATGTGTTTAGAATCACATTTTAAAACAGGTTGGATTACAACTGGTGAAGTTGAGGAGTGGAGAAGTTTTAGAAGAGAACATGTTAGAGTTTTTAATTTAATAAACGGAGTTTACGTAGAAGATAAAATTGAAGTATTATGTTAGGATTATTGTTTTTCGCGTTCGCAAGTTACGGAATGACTTGTATACTTGTATGGGGTTCATTGTTCAATTCCACAAGAGAGTGGATAAAAAAACATTCTAAGTTTTTTGGGGATCTTTTTTCGTGCACCCTTTGCACCTCGACGTGGGTTGGCTTTTTTATGTCACTTGTTTTAGGTGGTTTAGCTAATCATTATTTTAATAATCTACCATGGTTTATATGTATGTTCATAGATGGTATGTTTTCCGCTGGTAGCGTTTGGCTAATTAATAGTCTGTCCGAATTTTTAGAAGAAAATCGTATTAAATAAAAATAATGAAAATAAAAAAAACAATAATATATAGTGAAGAAAATCCAAAATCGGAAGATTTAGAAAAAATATTTAATCATTTAGGACTAACATATGATGAAAATATGATTATTAGAAAAACAGTTAAATCTAAAAATAATAGTTCTTTTGTTGACATTTTAATTGATAAAAATGATGAAATATTTCTTTGTGAAATAACACAAACAAATGAAAAATCAAGTAGAAATGGAAATTACCAACGACCACAAAAGTTTGTTCAATCAAGTCATTATTATCCTAATTCAAAAAAAATGATTTATGTTAAAGGAGGATACATTGTTAAAACTGATTCATCAAAAATTGCGGCATCATTATATTATTTAAATAATATAATATGTAATTATACTGAAGATAGTGAGAAATTTCCAACAACATTAAAAGATTTAATTGAATTACAAAATTCAGTAAGTGGACCAAGTCACAACACACCAATAAAATTAAAATTAATTGATGGTATATTAAATATACAAATAAAGTTAGAAAAAGATCATAAATTATCATATGATCCAAACATTGGTTATTTAAGTAGTATTGCAACAATACCAAATAGCGGAATAAAAGAAGTAATAGTAACAAAACATGGATTAGATAAAAATATTGTTAAAAAACACAAAGGAAAATTATATAAAAACTTACAGTTAATGGGTATTAAGGCAACTTTTGTTTTTGATGATGAAAGTATTACTTGGGAAGTTGATCCAAATTTTAAAATGAAAGATAAATATTATGTCGAAATTATTGACGGAGAGAAAGTAGCTATGATTAATTTTGAAAACGATTTTTTAAAAAATAAAAAACATATTGATATATTATTTAAAAATTATGCGGGATGTGAAAGAGAAAAGTTTATTGATTTTAATGGAAATGAATATACAGTTCCCAAAAAAATTCAAATACCTGATCAAGTTTTATATAATAAAAATAAAAATATTTTACTATTTATTGAAGCGGAAAATATCGGAAACACACAAAACGGACTAAAACAATTAAACACATTTGATGAGTTTGAAAATTGGGTTAGAAATGTATTAAAATTTGATAATGAAATTATAAGAGGAGTTATTACGGATTATTATAATACGCATTGTAATAATCAAAATTATTTAGGTAACTATCTCAATAAAAACGAATTTAAATTAAATGAAATCTTATATTAAAAATATAGACATGAGAGAAGGTATTAAAGAAATACCTGATAAATCAATTCAATTAATATTAGCCGATTTACCATATGGACAAACAGAAATAGAGTGGGATATAAAAATTGACATGAATGACTTATGGAATGAATGGTGGAGAATATTAAAAGATAATGGAGTAATTGTATTATACGGAGTACAGCCATTCACATCTTATTTAGTTCAGTCACAAATTAATTTTTTTAAATATAGTTTGGTTTGGAAAAAAAGTAGGGTTGGTGGATTTGCACAAGCACCGTATAGAGTTTTAAATCAACACGAAGATTTATTAGTGTTCTCAAAGGCTGGAATGACAAAAAATTCAAGGAATAGAATTCTTTATAATCCACAAGGAGTTGTTGAAGTTAATAAAACAATGAAAGGTAAGACTGAAAATGGGCTTAGAAAAGGGAGAAAGGCTCAAAGTGATTATGTACAAAAATATACAAATTATCCTACATCGATACTTGAATATCCTAGTGACGGAAAACCCATTCACCCAACTCAAAAACCAATAGATTTAAATGAATTTTTAATAAAATCATACACGAATGAAGAGGATTTTATTTTTGATCCTTGTTATGGTTCAGGGTCCGCAATAATTGCTGCTAAAAATATTAATAGGAAGTATATTGGATTTGAGTTAAATAACGAATATTATGAAAAAACAAAAAATATTATAAATGGAGAACATAACGTTATATAACGGTGATTTTTTAAATGAAATCAATAAAATAGAAGATGAATCTGTTGATTTAATATTAACTGATATTCCCTATAATATAAGTCAGAAAAATAATTTAGGTGGATTCGATAAAAAAAATAATAGAAATCGTGTTGGGTTAGATTTTGGGGAATGGGATTACAATTTTAAAGTTGAAAATTTAAGTATTTTACAACAAAAATTAAAAAAGGGAGGATCTATTGTTATTTTTAGTGCGTTTGAACAATTAAGTGAAATTATAAATACATTTAGTGAATTAGATTTAAAAGATAAATTAATATGGGAAAAAACAAACCCATTTGTTAGAAATAGAGATAGAAGGTACATATCTAATATTGAATTTTGTTCTTGGTTTATTAAAAAAGGAAAATGGATTTATAATAGACAACATCAAACATATGAATCATCGGTATTAAAATATCCATCGGAAAGTGGAGGGGGATTTGTAAGGTATCACCCAACACAAAAAAATCTTAAAATGGTTGAATATCTTTTAAAAATTCATAGTAATGAAAAATCGTTAATTCTCGATCCATTTATGGGAGGAGGAACTGTAGGTGTTGCTTGTAAAAAATTAAAAAGAAATTTTGTAGGTATTGAAATTAGTGAAGAATATTATAATAAAGCGAAGATTAGAATTGAAAATATTAATGAGTAATCCATTTATAAAGGTAACATGGGAAGATGTCCCCGAGAATTTCACCCCTGAGAAAATCAGAAGAGTGAAATCTTATTTTGAGAAGAAATATAATGCAAAGACCGTTCAAGTAATTACTAAGACTTTAACTAATGTAAACCAAACACGTTTAGAATCATTAGAGGCATCTGATAACATCTTAGATCATCAATACCAAAAGAAATTGATGAAGGATTTTCTTTCCGATAATGAAATAATCATTAAGGAGGAGTTAATGGAAAGATTAGATAATAAAGTAAATTCCCAAATAGATAAATTAAATGAAAACAAAGTTAGATATAATAAATGGTATATTAGGAAAGTGGAGTTTTCTAATTTTCTATCATTCGGAGATAATAACGTTATTGATTTTACTGGGTTGGACGGTATTACGGTAATTGAATCCACACCTAAGAACTTTGGTGGTAAGTCTACATCATCAGTAGATCTTTTAATGTTCTTATTCTTCAACACAACAACTAAAACAAAAACTAACGGAGAAATCTTTAATAGATTTACCGATAAGAATGATGTAAGTGTTCGAGGTGAGATTACAATTGATGGAGATGATTATGTAATTGAGAGAAAAACATCTCGTAAGATGAGTAAGTCAGGTGAATATACTGTTAAGAATGATTTAGAATTTTTTAAGAAAGCCGAAGATGGATCTATTGTAAACTTATCAGGTGAACAAAGAAGAGAGACGGAAGCATTTATATCTTCAGCAATTGGAACACAAGAAGACTTCTTATCAACCATCTTAACAACTGGATATAACTTAGAAGAACTTATTGAATCTAAACCAACGGCTCGTGGACAGATTTTAACAAAGTTCATGGGTTTAGAAAGTCTTAAAGCAAAAGAAGAAATTGCTAAAGAGATGTATAATGATTGGTCTAAGAAATTAGTATCTAACACATATAACAAAGTTAGTTTAGAATCTGATAATGAAACACATAAAGAAAGTATTACTAATTCTGAAAGTGAGATTGTTAAATTAACAAAAGAGTTAGGTAAATTTGAAAAAGAATTAACAAAGTTAGAAAAGAAAAGAGACGAAGTATTTTTAAAAAGAAACAACGACGTAGATAAGGAACTTATCAATACCAATCCAGTTTTATTACAAAGAGAAGTTACTTTTTTATTAACTCAAAAAAATGTAAGTCAAACAAACGCCAATGGAGTTAATGTAATCGAACCATCACAATTCTACGATGAAGACCAACACAAAGAGTTAAGAGGTGAAATGGCAAACCTACAAGGAATTGATGTTGTATCCAAACATGAAAAGACCCAAAGAGAAAAACTAATTAAACAATTTGAAGAAGGAACAGTTTGTCCTACTTGTAATCGTGCGTTAGATGAAGTAGATCATACGGATGAAATTGAAAAGATTAAAAAAGAAATTGAAGACATCATTAAAGAAATGGAATTAAATCAAATACAGTTTGATTTATTAAAGGAACAATCTGAAGGGTTTGATAAATTAAAAACTGAATTTGAAAATTACGAAAGAAATAAACTTCGTAAAGAAAGATATGAATTAGAAGTAGAACAAAAACAATTGGAAATTGATAGTAAACAAAAAAGATTAGACAATTACGAAAGTAATAAAAAGAAACTTGAAGAGAACCAAAAGATTGATGCGGAAGTAATTGCACTTAAAACTAAAATAGAAACCGCTAACGGAGACATTAGACAAACAAATACGAACATTGAAAGACATACCAACAACATTACAAACATGAATGAGAAGATTGGTATTAATGAAGAGTTAATTAAAAAGATTACAGCGGAAGAAGAATTATCCGCCGTGTTTAAAATATACTTAACTGTATATGGTAAAAACGGTATATCCAAGATTATTCTTAAAAATATGATTCCATTAATCAATCAGGAGTTGTATCGTTTGTTAGTTGATAGTTGTCATTTCATCTTAGAGATGAATATAAACGATAAGAACGAGGTCGAATTTATTATGATAGATACTGAGACACGAATAGTTAAACCTCTTAATGCTGGTTCCGGTTACGAAAGAACAATATCCTCATTAGCACTTCGTAGTGTATTAACCAAGATATCATCATTACCTAAACCTAACATTGTAGTTATGGACGAGGTATTCGGTAAGATTGCAGACGAGAACTTGGAAATGGTGGGTGAGTTCTTTAAAAAGATTAAAAACTATTTTGACCATATTCTTGTCATATCACATAATTCTTTAATACGTAATTGGTCGGATAACATCATTATGATTAAAAAAGAGGAGAATGTATCGTCTGTGGATTTTATTACAACAAAAATTTCTTAGTTTCGAATATCTTAATTATATTTGTCCTATAAACTAAATTTATGACACCAAAAGATTACCAACAGTTTGGTCTTTACGCAAAAGACAAGGGTATTAGTTCGTTGAAATTGGACTATTACAATCAAAAAGTAGAAAACAGTTTAACTCCTTACATCTTAGAGGAACGAAGCTTAAATGTAACCGTTATGGACGTGTTCTCACGTTTGATGATGGAACGTATCATTTGGGTTGCGGGTGGAGTTGATGATCATATGTCCACAATCGTTCAAGCTCAATTGATGTTTTTGGATAGTATTGACAGTAATGACATTACAATGCACATCGACAGTCCAGGTGGATCCGTTAAGTCGGGTCTTTCTATGGTAGACGTTATGGATTACATTAAATCCGATATTAGAACCATCAATACAGGTATGGCTGCGTCAATGGGTTCGGTCCTATTAGGTGCGGGTACCAAAGGTAAAAGAGGTTCATTGAGATTCTCTCAAACCATGTTACACCAATCATCAGGTGGTGCGGTTGGAAACATCCAAGACGCTGAAATCAGTATGATTGAATGGAGAAAAGTTAACAATATCCTATTTGAATTATTAGGCGGATATTGTGGTAAACCAGCGGAACAAGTTAAAAACGATGCGACTCGTGACCTATGGTTAGATGCAGAACAAGCACTTTCCTATGGAATTATCGACGAAATCGTAGGTAAAAAGAAGAAATAAGGTCAAAGGGAGATAAAACTCCCTTTCTTCATATTTATAATAAAACATATAATATGAAGATTGATAAAACAAACATCTTATTAGTTTTGATTGCTTGTTTGGCGGCTTATACCATATTCCAAAATCAAGGTATAAAAACTGACGTTGCTGGTTATAATGCTAAAATTAACTCTTTACAAAAAGAGATAGATTCAGTTTATACCGCAAATAAAGAAATCGACAATCAAATCGAAAAAGTTGATAATCACATTGTTAATGTTGATAGAGATATCGACAACGTGACAAAAAACATAACTATTATTAAAAACAACACAGATGAAAAAGTTAACGCTATTACTACTATTGGTAATCTTGAGCTTGAGCAGTTATTCACAAACAGATACAACTAAAGTTATTGTATTAGATACGACTAAAGTTACCATACCAACAAAAGTTGCTAGATTAGTCTACCAAGATTTACTTCGTTATGACGGAGCAAAATTAGAGATTGTTGAACTAAATAAAGTTATTAGTTTTAAAGATCAACAAATTGATTTATTTAAACAAAAAGATACATTAAAAAATGAAAAGATTTCTAATTTGGAAGTAATCATCAATAAAAAAGATGAACAATTTGGATTAGAAAGACAAAAATCTGAAAGTCTATTAAAAGAATTGAAAGGACAAAGAAGAAAAACTTTCTTTTATAAGGTCGGATCTTTTGCTGGAATAATTATGACATCTTTATATCTTCTTAAATAAATAATGAAACATATCTTAGACATTAGAAATATAATAATTGTATTATTGATTGGTGTTGCAGTTGTGGAATTTATAAACCCAAAAGGTATTATGCCACATAGAACATTAACTATTCATGATACGGTAGGATATGAGATACCTGTACACGATACAGTGGGAATTGAAGTACCTGTTGAAGTAGAGATACCAGTAGAAGTACAAGTTCCTTACGCAGTTCATGATACGTTTACAGTATCTAATCCAATTGACACTAATGCAATATTAAATTCAATTGGTATGAAAATGTTTAAGAAGGATGTTCTCAAATTACCAAATAATGTTGGAACAGTTACCCTATTTGACACAATATCAAATGGTAGAGTTTTGGGACGTTCATTTAAAAGTGATATTAAACAAAAAGTAGTTAGAGATACAATGTTCTTAGGTGATGCAAGAAAGAACTTATATTATATTGGAATTGACGCTAAGTTAGATAAACCGAATGTTATCAATCTTATCGGTGTTGGATTTATTATAAAAGATAAAGACGCTAAACACCTATATAAAATTGGAATTGGGGTATCTAATAAAGTTGGGCCAGATGGAACTAATGGAGAATTAGTACCATTTATAGGGGGAGGAGTTTATTGGAACGTAAATCGTAAGAAATAAATCACAATCTTATGATGTCATATTTGTTATTCATTTATGGAGTTTTTGAAGACGAGCAAGATATTGAATTTTTTTGTTTAGATATCTTGGGTAAATCACCTTTTATATTATCTGTTAGATATGTTATCGAAAATAACCAAAACGTTATTGTCTTGTTTGAATCTTATGATGATCACGCAACATTATCCGAAGAGATTAATAGTTTATCTAAGAATGATAGTGTTAAATTCTATTTTTTAATTGAAAAAAATTCATTAGTATCAGTTTTTTTACCGGAAGTAATAAGCGATTTTTTATTTAAACCGTCGTCTTCGGATCCACTTATGATTAAAGTTGAATATGAAAAATACACTGAAGTACAAAAGATTGATTTAGAATTAGATAACGTATTAGATAAAATTGACTTATATGGAATTGAAAGTCTAACTCCCGAGGAAAAAAAGTTCTTAGATAATTTTGAAAAGTAATATTTTTTACTTATTTTTATACATACAACTTAAAACACCAAACAATGAAAAAATCCATCCTAAACAACACTGAGGAGATACAACAGTATATAAAAGATATTCGTAGAATACCTGTAATATCACACGAAAGACAAGAAGTAATTTTTGAAAGACTTAACGATAAGACCATAACTAAACATGAAAAGAAATTTTTATATGATGAATTAGTTGTTGGTAATTTAAGATTTGTAATATCAGTTGCTAAAATGTTCCAAAATCAAGGAATGGATATTATGGACATTATATCTGAAGGTAATATTGGTTTAATAAAGGCCGCAGAAAGATTTGATCCGACAAGTGGGTTAAAATTTATTTCTTACGCAGTATGGTGGGTTAGACAATCAATCATGGCGTCTTTAAACGAAAATGCGAGAACCATACGTCTACCATCAAACTTAGTTCAAGAGTCACAGAAATCTAAAAAAGAGGAATTAAACGAAGAAGATAATTTTTTTATTAATAATAGTGAAGAACCAGTATCAAGTGGTTTACCATATTGTGTTGGTTTACATAGAGAAATTAATGAAGATGGGGATCAATTAATTGACATCATTCCAAATAAAGAGGCCGAAAGACCTGACGCAATTGTTAATTCACCTGAAGAAATAAAGAAAAAAGTTGCGGCAATGTTAAGTGTGTTAGATGAAAGAGAAAGAATTATCATTGAGAGATATTATGGTCTTACAGGTATTGAATCGAACTTAGAAGACTTAGGTGAGGAATTTGGATGTACAAAGGAACGTATTAGACAATTACGTGATAAAGCAATTAAGAAGCTTAGAAATGAGAGTTTTGGTCTCTTAAACTATTTATAGAACATGGATAAATCGTTAAAATATTTGGTTGGTATATCTGCAATAGTTATTGCGGGATGTGCTGCTTATTTTTCAATCACAGGGTTAGGTATTTTATTTGCGGGTGCATCTGTATCAGTAATGGTTATGGCAGGATCTTTGGAGTATGCTAAATTAGTTACTGCCACATATCTTAAACAAAAATGGAACGTAATAAAAGGTTT